TCTTGGTGGGTTTATGTTATTTAAAACTGAGACATTTAATAGACTTGGTGGATTTGATGAAGAAGCAAAAGTTGCTGAAGATTACCTGTTATCAAAACAAGTATTCAGTGATAAGTTCAAGATAATGAATACAACGGTATTCACACCACCAAGAAGATTTGAGAATAAGGGACTATGGTATATGACAAAACTAATGGTTAAATCATTCTTCAACAGGAACAATAAGAAGTTCTTTTCAAATCATAATACATATTGGAAATGAGATATAGGACAATTATAATGAGTGATTTACATTTGGGTGCAAGACAATCACAGATAGATAAGATATTAAAGTTTTTAGAAGAGAACCAATCAGATAAATTAATTCTAAACGGAGATATAATTGATGGTTGGGCATTAAAGAATGGTGGAAAGTGGAAGAAGGAACATACAAAGATATTCAGGAAGTTTATGAAGAGGTCAGAGAAAGGAACGGAGGTTATATACATAAGAGGAAACCACGATGACTTTCTAAAACCATTCATTCCATTCACATTAAACAATATAAAGATTGTAAGAAAGTATGTCCACTATGGTATTGATGAGAGAACATATTTTTGTTTTCACGGGGATGTATTAGATTTTGTTGTTATGAAGGCAAGATGGCTTGCAGTGATTGGTGGATGGTCGTATGATTTTGTCATTAAGTTAAACACGATATACAACTACATAAGAAAGAAGTTTAATCTACCATATCATTCACTGGCAAATACGATAAAACAATCTGTAAAAGGAGCAATTAACTTTGTATCTGATTTTGAGGAAAACGCAAAAGGTCTAACAAAACAGAAAGGATATGATGTTGCTGTGTGTGGTCATATCCATCATCCGAAATTAGAAAGTGATTATATGAATTCAGGTGACTTTTGTGAGAACTCCACTTGTCTTGTGGAGGATTATAATGGGGAGTGGAAAATAGTGGTGGTGTAAAATATTAGTTAGGTATTCTCAACTCAAATCTTAGAATCTGTCACATGGATGTAGGTGTTTATAACCTCCATTTGTAGGTAATTCTCAACTATGTTCCTTTGCTTATTCACACTATAAATGGTGTTTATAACCTTCATTTGTAGGGTATTCTCAACTAAGTTGTTCCAGTACAAAAAGGTGTCGCGGGTGTTTGTGACCTTCATTTGTAGGGTATTCTCAACATTCAAGGCAATCTGCAACAAAGCGATGAAGGGTGCTTGTGACCTTCATTTGTAGGGTATTCTCAACCCATCTACCTATAACTGATTCAGAATCAGATTCTTCCATAGAAAAGAAGGCAGAAATTTCGTCAATTAATTCATAATATATTCCACACCAACCATCATATTTATCATATCTAATTTGTCCATATTTATCACTCTCGGAATTAACGAAGTATATTTTATCTCCTTTCTTAATCTGAATAAAGTCCTGATTATCCAAGTACTTAAAGATTACTTTGTCAATCTGAGATTCGGTTATTAGGTATTTCATATGATATAAATATTATTTAGATGGAATCAGCAACAAATAACAATATAGAATTTATATTTTGAACCCACATAGAAAATTCAATCTCCACACCTAATGTTTTACCAACCCATCTACCGATAGTTTCCCTAGCATCATAACCTTGCATAGAAAAGAAAGAAGCGACCTCATCAATTAATCCTGTATATATTGCACATTTTTTATCCTTTTTAAAATATCTAATCTGAGCATATTCATCACCTTCTGAATTTACAAAGTATACACCATCACCCATTTCAATCTGAATAAAGTCCTGATTATCCAAGTACTTAAAGATTACATTATCAATTTGTGATTCTGTGATAAGATATTTCATATTATAATAAATATGACACCACCATTAATGATGTTGATATTTATAATCGCTTTTAAATTCATAACCTTTACCACAGTCAAAAAAACAAAGAATGGTCGGGGATGATAAAGGGGACCTATCATCAACTATGGAAGCCATTTTAAATAATGTTTTAACAAAAGTATCAATCTCTATTTGTTTCTCAGAAGATAAACATTCATCTGATGTGAACTTACAATAATAAAGACCTCCCAAATCCTCACGACTAACTTTAACATTATATAGAAATGGGTATTCTTTTAAAACAAGGTTATTAATTAATTTTTTAACGGCGGATATCATATAAGATAAATATATTAGTTAGGTATTCTCAACATAATGCAACCCACTGCTCCATAACGCGCTGGGTACCTGATACCTCCATTTGCAAGGTATTCTCAACCCATCTACCGATAACTTGTTCAGAATCAGACTTTTGCATAGAAAAGAAGGTAGAAATTTCATCAACTAATTTATAATAAATTCCACACCAACCACCCTTTTTATGAAATCTAATTTGAGCGTATTTATCTCCCTCAGAATTAAGAAAGTATATACTATTTTTCTTTTCAATCTGAATAAAGTCCTGATTATCCAAGTACTTAAAAATTAGGTTATCAATCTGTGATTCGGTGATTAGGTATTTCATATGATGTAAATATTAGTTATATCTATCTAATTATAATTTCTTTAACTCTCCTATCCAAAGTATTTTCAACCCATCTGGCGATAACATATTTAGAACTATTAAATTCCATAGAGAAGAATCCAGCAATCTCATCAATTAACTCAAAACTCATGACACACTCACCACTTCTATAATATTTGATTAATGAATCCACAAATCCATCACCCTCAGAATTAACAAAGTAAGTTACATTACCACTATTCATTCTCTTAATAATAAAGTCCTGATTATCCAAGTACTTAAAGATTATCTTATCAAGCTGTGATTCTGTTATTATATATTTCATATGTATAAATCGAGAAATTGCTCTAAAGTTAATCCAAGTGGGAGAATACCAAGTAAATCCATAAAGTCGGACTCTGTATATCCATCACCTTTATTATCAAGAATTAATGGGTTATTTGAACTATAATTCATTTGATATAATACCTTACGATTATCATCCAATTCTATAAGATACATTGGACCATAGTTTTCCATATTAAGTCTTCTTTGTAACCCATCGTAAGTAAAATAGAAATCAAAATCATTTAATATCTTATATAAGCTCGGGTCCAATTCAACACGACCTGTTAAGTCAATATCGAACTTATCTTTAATAACTGACTTTAATTTAGATTCGGTGATTAGTAGTTTCATGTTATTATAAATATTAGTTAAATGTGAACCTTCAAAATTTCGGACTTACTGAAGACAACCCATTGTGCGTAATTGATTTCCATTTGTAGGGTATTACCAACCCAATTACCGATAATATTTTTAGAGGTGATTACATCTAAAGAAAATAATGCGGAGATGTGTTCAATTAAATTTAAATTTATGTGACACCAACCATTTTTTTTATGATATCTAATTTGAGCGTGCTCATCATCTTCTGAATTAATAAAGAATATATTACTACTTGTTTCAATCTGAATAAAGTTCAGATTATTCAAATATCTAAAGACGGCCTTACTTAATTGTAATTCTGTTATAAGAAATTTCATATAGTAATAAATACAAATATACTCTGAAATTACGAACCAAACAAAGTCATTCCCCCATTTTACTTCGTAAACGTTCCATTCCCCTCGTTTCACTTCGGTCCATTACACTAATGGGTTCATTCCTTTATTTGTTTCCTAATTTCCCCCTTATATATAAGGTCCCCATGAAGACACATAATGTTAGGGGACTTATTATACCCTATATGATATAATATGTGAGAAGTATATGTATTCAGTACCCTAAAGGGTATTATATTATACTATGAGGTATTATACTAAAGGGTATAAAATATGGTGAATATGTATGGTGGTAATAACTTGTCATATAAGGGACAAACCCGTAGGGTTTTGTATAGTATATGACTCATTACCACTTTTTACCACCACATAAATTGTCCATATAAATGTGTCTATTTTGAAGGGGAAAATCTTAAAAGGTCCGTTGAAGTACACATAAAATAACATATTTAAATCCTGTTTATAGGGGACTAAAGTCCCTCACCCGCATTAAGATATAATGATACTTTTTTCTCTGGAGTTTATATATAGTAAAAAAAACCCTTCTCACACTATCAGGAAGACCATTTTTTTCACTTTCTATATTCCATAAGTGGTCACTACACTATCACCAGTGGTAAAAAGTGGGAGACAATACTGTTTTCTTTATGGGGAATATAGTATATATTTAGTAATGTAATGAGGGTAAAAAGTGGTCAAGGGGATTATCCCATCCGAGACCCTCAACTGACATTTTGACAAAATCAAATTTTTTAACATAAAGTTATGAACAAAATTACCCCTGACACTATGACAGACCCCAATGTGGATGAATTGTTAATAAGTTTTTTAAAGGGTTTTAAGATGACCATAGATGAAGTGGGTGACTATTTTGTCATACATTTCAAGGATGGGGATAATAGAATGGGGAAGATGGAGTATAAAATACATAGGTCCACCTTTCAAAAAAACGTATATGTCTTAATGTCATATAATTTCGATAACATGATGGAGGGGTTATCTCAGTTCAAAACCAAGAAGGGTCCCATACAAGTTATTGACAATTATGTTAGAAAGTTTTTTTAAACTCTTTCCAAACCACACTCTTATATTTCTTCTCATTTTTTCTGGCTTCCACTTCAAATGGGGAATCCCAATATCCATCTCTAATAACGGATGATGTGTAATTTCTTTTGAGTCCCCTTTGTATGTGGTGAGTATATTCATGAATGATTGTCTGAACATACTTTTCAATGGTACCACAATTGGTGGGGTTAATAAATATGGTGTAGTCGTAATCATACAAACCATAATGTCCTGTAAGATTATTTCTAATCTTAAACTTGGGGATAGGTTTGTTTCCATGACCAAGCACTTTACGAGTTACCTCAAGAATACCAATCCCAATGGTCCTGAGTTCACGAGTTGTAAATGTATCTAAGTTACGCTTTAGCTTCATATTTGATTTTTCCAATTTGATATTCATTAAGTCCAAATAGTTTTAAAAAAATTTTAAGGTCATTGATTTCTTCTCCCCAACTTAGGGTGGTAAAAATTTCATTTCGGAATAATTCAATTTTGTCAAAGTAAAATCCTATATTTGGTTTACGAGAAAATTCAACCATACATTCTTTAAAGTTAACAACCTCAACATTAACCCTAAGAACTGTTCTACGTTTTAGATTCTTAATACAAAATCCTGTTACTCTAATTTTGGTATCAATGCCATCCACTTTAACAACAAAGGTTCTTTTCTTTTGGACCTTCCTAACAATTGCCCCCAACTTAATGGTGTCAATTCTAAATACGTTTTTTAATTCCATGTTAGTCGATGAATTTATAAGTGATGTTACCAACCAATCCACCTTTTTCATAAGGGATGGTGGCCATATCCAATAACGTCATAATTCTTGTTTTTGAAATTACCTCATCAAGATATACCCCAACTTGCCACTTTCTGTTCTTGAAGAATCTCATTCTTGATGATGAGGACCACCAATTCTTGGCTGGGATTCTATCCTCAGAAAATCTGAACCCTGTCTTCTTCATTGTAATCTCGAAATTGATTACACGATAGTTTGACTGACTTCTGTAATTCCATGAGTCACTTTCAGCAACTGATACAATACGAACGGTCACATCACCAAGACCATTCCAAGTCTGATTGGTAATAAGGATACCGTTATCCTTACAGAATCTCTTAACAATCTTGGTGGCGAATTTGTCGTTTATCATAGTTGGGGTGGTGTTTAATTGTGATACAAATATACGGCGAAGATTTGATTCCCACAAGAAAAATCTTATTTTTTTTATAAGGCAGGTTGGAGTACACACTCCAACTATCAAATGACAGCAGCCCTTGCATCCCCCACGATTGGGGAATATTAGCGTAGCTAAGATACGTAAAAGATTCCATATAAAAAAATAGGATATTAAAAAATTTTGCTGTACCTTTGTGGAACTGTAACGATGAGTCGGGACCGAGTATACTCCAACCTGCTTATATGTTTCCCCCAAACAATAAAGCACCAACACAAAGATATGGCGAATAATCCATATAAACAAATTTAGTTATTAACAATAATCCCCCATTAATTTTATTAAAAAAGTTTTGGCCATGTGAAATTGTTGCCGTATATTTGTACTATGAAATTCAGAATCACCCCCAATCAAGGAGTCGTACTATACATTATAGTTATGACCACGTTAGTACTCATCCTAAAGGGGTGTGGTATTATGTAAGGACCTCTTGCATGCCAAACATATTAGACGGGGGGAGGAGTTATTAAAAGTTATGAACACTCCTCCCCCATAATGGGTATATACCCCTCCCCTCCCCCTACGTACTGACATACCCCCTCCCGTATCCCCCCTTATATATGACATTTTGACTTGTTTTGGGGGGGATAATCCCATCGATAAAATTTTCCAGAAAAAATTTCTGAAACATGACCCCCCATATATAAAAATTCGTGGGAACTCAAAATAAAATTTTTGGAAAATTTATATATTTATAACTAAAATAATATACTATGGGAAAATTTGTAATTACAGAAGAAGAGAAGAAACATATAATGGGATTATATGAGCAGGGACAACCTGTGGATATTAACTATGTTATTTCACAAAGTAATAATGATAAAGGGGATGATTCTTTTTGTAAGTCAAAATCTGATTATGATATTTGTTTAATGGAAAAGAGTATGGATAAAAATGTAATGCTTAGGAAATACTCTTCAAAGAAATCAACTGTTACCAATAGTGGATATTCAATGGTTGAGGAATCAGGAATAAGACAAGACCCTGAAGGTAACTTTATTAAAAGTAGTATTTGGAAAAAGTCTTAATTAATAATATATCTTTTTAATTAACCTCTTGAATTTCTTCAAGGGGCTTTTTGTTTTATAGAACATGACCCCTTTATATAAAAGGTGGGTAAAAGTAAAAAATAAATTTTTGGAAATTTTTTGTATTTATAGTAAACAATAACATTATGAAAAAGATTAAATTAACAGAAAAAGATTTAAACAATATAATTAAAAGGGTAATTAATGAACAATCGGTAAATGAGAAGAACGTTAGTGATTGTATAAGTGCGATGAAGTCAACTATTATTAAGATGATGGATACAATTGTGAATGAGTCTAAAAAACAAAAGTTGGTTTCTACCCCAACTGAACAAGAGTGGATTGAGGCTCAGAAGAGATTACTTAGACAACTTTAATATTTTAAATAAAATTATATATTGGACCCTTTGATTTATTCAAGGGGTTTTTTATTTTTGTACTATGGAAGATAAGGAAAGAATACAGGAACTTGAAGGTGAAATCTTTGACTTGAGGTCTGAGTTAAAGGAGTGTATTGATAGGGAAAGAATATATAGGGAGATATTATCTGAGATTGATGATTCTATTATTAATCTACTTCAAAGAGATAAGGAGAATGAAAGGTTTAGGTTTGATGAGAAGATTGACTTCAAGGAGTATGTTATAAATGTGAAAAAGGATTTGGATGAATATAGAAGGATATATGGTAATATTAGTTTTTAGGAACATGACCCCCCATATATAAAAATTCGTGGGAACTCAAAATAAAATTTTTGGAAAAATTTCAGAAATTTGATTATCTTTGTATATTATGATTAATCAGGTAATTGACAAATACACTAAAAACTTTTTAACTTATCACCATAAGGATTGGTATTGGGTTATTAATCCTGTTACCAATGAATGGGTTGTTAGTGTGGCTAAGACAGGATACATATTTTATAACAATGACTTTTGGTCTACCTTTATGATGGTTTGTCCTTTAGGTAATTTATATGATAATATTAGGAATTGGGTTGTTTATAAATTGGATGTTCCTTTAAGTGAACATTGTTATCCTGATTATATAAATGGAGATTATGATTGGAGGGATGAATTTGATGAATCAAAGATTATTGAGGTTATTAACGATGGGGAGTTGATTACTTCCCATAAACATGACCCCATATCTATAATTGAGGGTCATATGTAAAAAAAAATTTTTGGAAAAATTTCAGAAATTTGATTATCTTTGTAATATGGAAATTTCAAATAAACTAAAGAAAGTAATATTTAAAAAACTATATAAGGATTTATCTCATGTTGATATAATTCCATATAATGATTCCATCTGGTTTATTGATAAGGGAAACTCGTATTGGTACTTTGAATTTGAGAATGATAGTAAGCAACTATGGTGGAGATATGATTTCTTTACTGATTACTTCAATTTATTTTCAATGGAAGAAAAAACATTCGTTCCGATTTTATCTGAATGGGTGGAAAATATATTAAATCATAAGGTAAATGAAATTGATAGACATTTCTTTTTTAGAGGACACATTGTGGAAGAGATGTTAAATTGTAATGTTGAAACAACTTCTTCCAGCTCAACTCCATTTTTTCGGGTGGAAGAGATATTAAATTGTAAGGTGGAAACAACAACGTCTTCTCAAACATTCTTACTTCAGCGGGTGGAAGAGGTATTAAATTATAAGGCGGAAACAACTGATAGTGGTCCTGTCCCGCCAAAATTTATGATTGAACATATTTTAAATAATGGAGGTAATAATATAGAATATGTTGTTAGTTCAGATTTGGTTAATCAGGTATTGGGAAATAAATAAAAAATTTTTCCCTTCGGGTTGCCAATCCCCCTACCCCCTTTTTTGTTTTTAGATATTTATATATAATATGAATACAACAGAACAAGAGCTTAAAGAAATACTTGATTATCAAATTGAGACAATAATAAGAAAGGGAACAACATATGAATTTCAAATCATTGACTCACCATCAATTTTTATTGATGGGGAAAGTTTTTTAGCTCGCACAAATACCGTATCTATAATTAGGGAACATCAATTAACCTCAAAATTTAATTCTATAAGAGAAGAATTTGTGAGCCGAGATGAATACGAAACGGTTGATTTTATATTAACGTCCATGGAATTTATTTTAACATTCTTGGAGGAACATAAAGGTAAAAGGATATTTATTATGGGTGAGTCATTTAATTCTGGACCAAATCCTTTTTTTGTGAGAACTAAAACTATTAGAGCAATAGTGGTTTAATCCCCCCCCCCCTTTTTATTTTGTGATATATTTATTATAAAATATTAATATGAAAAAAGTTGTAAGATTAACCGAGTCTGATTTGGTTAGAATAGTTAAACGAGTTATTAGTGAAGAACAAGTTAATTTAGGGAATCCTGATTTCCCAGAACTTGGTTATACAAGCAATATTGATGACGCGAAAAAGAATAGTGACATTTTAAAATCAAAGTTAGAATATTGTAAATCAATTTCACCTAATGAACTTTGTGTATCAACAGGGTACCATGATAGTAAAGGTTCGATAATTGGTAAATGGATGGGTCTAAATAAGATTTTACAAAAAAACGGATACGAACAAAAAAAGGGTCCCTCATATAAGGACCCTGTAAATTTAAATTTAAATTCAACTCAAGGATTAGAGGGGTCTGGTCCATATATGATTACCGCGATTTTCACTAAATAAAATTCAAAAATAAAAAATAATTTTTTTCCGTCGTTCAATCCCCCCTACCCCCTTTTTTGTTTTGGGATATATTTATCATAAACACTAATATGGAAAATATTGAAAACTATAAAAATAGATTTTATAATCTTATGGAATCATCAATGGGTGATGTCAGGCCATTAATTAATGAAGAGTTATCTGTCGGTAAACAAGTTTTTTTTGATGTTTACAAAGATGATAAAACAAACAATAAATTGGGTTCGGTTGCAATGTTTGTAACTAAAGGTCCTAATGCTGACGAATATAAACTTGAGGCGACTGACAAATCTGAATTTCCTGAGTTATTGGACGGTGTTTATTTGTATAAATTGGGTTATTTAACCACCAAAGGTGGAAAATATATTCTAAGACCTAAAAAATAATAGTTTTAAAAATCATGAAAAAAATAGTAAGATTAACTGAAAGAGAATTAACAAATATTGTTAAGAAGGTTATTAAAGAAGAAAGTTCCCCAAAAGAAAAAAATTTATACACATTATTACATTCGTTAAGAAATTCAATTAACGACGAGGATAAGAAAGAGTCGTTATCCAAACTTGAAGATATTTTATCTATTGTTAGAGATATGGAAGACAAACCTAAATCAAAACGTAAGGTTAATGAAAATAGACATGAAGAAAAAGATATTTTCATATCTAAAGGTTTCAAGGGAGTAAGAAGTGAGTTTGGTGATGAGGAGTATGTATCACCACAGGACATTATTAAAGCGTACAACGATACTGTTGAAGAAGGAACACCATTGGTGAAATATCTTGGACGTGATATTTTTTTAAACGCAGATGATGAGGAAATTGATAAGTATACAGTTCTTGATGAGTTGAACTATGCTATTCTTGGAAGGGAAGAAGATGAGGAAGACGATTATATGTAAAATAATTATCTACAACCCATCCATGTGAGGGGTTTTTGTTTTGAGATATATTTATGAATATGGGAAAATTTATAATTACGGAAGAAGAAAGAAATAGGATTATATTACTTCATAAAACAAGAACATCCCAATTATATCTTACCGAACAAATTACAAGTATTGAGCAACAAACTATGATTGCTTGCGGTGCGGGTGATTTACTAAAAGTTAAAACACTTAATGGTAAAAATGCTCAGGAAGTTGATAATGTTGCTCACACTATCTGTGATAATTTAAAAAATAAGTTCCCGTATGAATACAAAGTATATAGCCCCAATTTTGAAAATTCAAGGCAGGCAGCATCGTCAGTTAAAACTCAACAAACTGCCAAAAAAACTATAGAAAAAAATGTTTCAGATAAAAACTACGAAAAATTTAAAAAATTTTGTGATAACACAAAACTATTAAGCTCATTTAAATCTTGGGCGGATACAAACTCCGCACCTCTAATTAAACAACTTGGGATTACCCAAAAAACTACTTTTTGTGATGTAAAATATTACCAATTATGGTTTGCGAAATTAAAAACCCAATATGTTTCAGGAGAATTTAAAACTTATTATTTGGGAGAAGCATTCAAACACATATATGACTTTGGTCAAGTTAAAAAAGAAGCTTTAGGTAAACCAGATATTACTTCAAAAAGAAGTACAACAGGAGGTAAAGAAAGAAGTTTGGTATTACCTTCAGGTAAAGTTGCGGTTATAAGTGGTGATGGTAGTGAGAGTGTTCGTCTACTTGGCAACTCTGTTGAAAAAGGTGCGTCTATTGAGGTATGGATTGATTTTATATCATTAATTTTAGAAATAATACCTGGTTTTGGCACTTTGGCTTCAGGAATTATTGATATCGCAACGTCACTTGTAAATTTGGTAAAATCATCATTAACAAGTGATACATTTGATAAAGCCATTCTTTTTACAAAAGGGATTGTTGGTTTGGCGGGAGCCTTTATACCTGCGGCTGGAAATGTGGTCGTTATAGCTGTAAAAAAATATTTGAGTGTAATTTCAGATTGGTGGGGAACCTTATTATCAAAACTCACAAATTTGGTCGGTAAAGGTAAAATAACAAAATCTTTGGCTAATAAATTATTGTCTGATGACCTATCAGCAATTTTGGGTGTAATATTTAATAAATTAATTAATTATGTTTCGGGAGTAACCAAAGACTTCGTAGAGAACGGATTAAAGGCGGGACTTGAAGGTGCAATTAATTTGTTAAAAGAAAATTCTTCTTTACCTGGTCTTAACGCTTTAATTGAAATTTTAGAGACGTTTTTATTACCAATAAACGGTTTAGTACAATTTATTAATTCTTCTGAAGGACAAGAAATTCAAAATTTACCAAGAGACTTATCAAAGGCATAATTTATAACCATATGATTAAATTTATAAAATTTTTTTTATTGTGGGTTTCTTCTAATTTATCTATTCCATTTTGGATTGTTGGGCATATCCATCTTGGAATGAATGTTTATGATGACGTAATTGAAATATTATCTTCTATTGGTATGAATTTACTTGTTGGGGTTGGATTTTATCTTGAGTGGATTGAATATAAAAAATAAAAATATGTATTTATTTTTACATGGAAAAAGTTATTTCTAAGATTGTTAAACATATTATGGAAAAAAAATTTCCTAAGTTTATTGACGTTGATGTAAAAAAGGAAAAAGATTTTTTTAATACTTACGTTAATGATGAGCTCAATTATGAATATCATATTTTTTTAACGGTTGACTATTCTGATTTTATCCCAATTAGTAATTCAGGAGAGTGGGATAAATTAAAATCATTTATTCGTGAAATAATTAGAATATCAGGAATTAAAAATCCAATTAGAATTTATATTAATTTTCCTGACGAAGATTAAAAATATAATCTTTTACCACTTGAGTCGTAGAAACTAATATTCAAATCAATATACATATAATCTTTATTTGTTATTAATATATCGTCCCATATTAAATTCATTGCCCTGTCGTATCTCTCATCCAAGTAATCAGAGAAAGATTTTTTGTTAAATAAAAAATCAAAGATACTATACAAATCTTTTTCGCTCACTTCTCTATCATTATAATAATTGTTAATTAACTTAACTTTGATATGTATTTGATTACCATCTCCATCAGAGGTAACGTCAATAAACTCTGAGATTATTTCCGATTCAAAATCAGAATATTTTATTTTTGTTACACTTGAGATTGAATTGGAGATTTCTCTAGTGTCAATTTTATTAAGATATATTTGATTTTTATCCGCATTATCAAAATAAAAATTAAAAAATTGTTTTAAATAGTAGAAGTTTGAAGGTCCTGGTGACGGTGGTGGAGGGATAAGATTTCCAAAAAATAATATTTCAGAATTAAAAAATTCTATAACAACGTATGGATTATAAGATAATTTTTTTGGGTTTGATATATATACATTAATCTTGTTTGAAGACTCGTTGTATTCAGATTTATAAGTTAACCCATGAAGATTGACCTTATTGTCTTTTATTAATGCACTATGAAATTTATTAATTAATTTACTATTAATCATGACATTTAATTATAAGTATTAAATTAATAAATTTTTTACATTTTGACAAATGAACAAGTTATTATTAATATATTTATTTTAATATGGAAAATTCACAACTAGAAAGACTACCTGATAAAGTTTTAATTAAACTTATTAGTAATATAATAAATGAATGTGAGAAAGATGGTGAAGATTGGTTAGATATATATTCAGATGAATCAATCTATGACATATTTGAAACAAATATTAAAGTAGTCGGAGTTAAAAGTGAGTCAATTGACGTTGATTACATTCTTTCTTTAATTAAATTAAATATTAAGGAAAAATTTATCACCCCACTAAAAAGACCAAAAATTGAGGCTTACGAGCAAGATATTTATATATCTGAAACTATATACCAAACTAACGTACATAGAGCTACAGTTTATTCTTATAATGAAAAAGACATAAAAAATAGACTTACTTTTGAAGAAGGTATAGGATATTTTTCACCATTTGATTGGGATATTGTTCATACACAAATTCATGATTCCGAAACAACGGAAATATACTACCAGAAACCTGAAAAAATAAACAAGTTTTAATTTTTTTTATTTAAATTATTTTTTTATATTTGCATCATGAGAATTGATAATTTTGTAAAAAATATTAGTATTGACGAACTTTTAGAATTAAGAGATAAGGTTAATAGTAGAATAAATTCATATGAAGACGGATATTTTTATATCTGTGATGTCCGTTCTTATGGAAGGAGTTGGAAAGAAAATCACGTAAACCCATATACTCTTCAGGAGTTATGTTATCAGTATTTTGGTGATGACGGTATTGTTGATGTTTATACAAACAATCCTGATTTGAATATTGAAAACTACGGGAATGTTAAATTTGTCCCAACAAAAGAAGATTTGGAGAAATGGAAAAATTATACATTTTTGGAAAATCATATTCCTCTATGGGAAAAAGAGATTGAGGAATGGAAAAACCGAGATAATGTCCCGTTTAATCAACGACCACTATTTCAACCCTATTTAAAGTCTGAAAATATTGAAGAATATAAAAAAGAAATGTCCCAAATTGAGGGAACATTTGTGGAACCTGTTAATTTAAAAAAATATTCTGACGACGAATCATAAATGATAACTAGCACTGATAATAAAATAATTGTCGGAGGACAAATTGAAAATAAAATAGATTTCCAAAGATGCGAATCTATGGGAGTTAAACCATACTATTTAGATGTATCAAATGATGGAAATTATAATATGGTTGAGATTACAGAAAAATTACCTATCTCAAAACAATTTATTAGTGTATTTTTATTAAACCCAAATCAGTTGGATGAAATTAATAAAGTTATTGATGGGGTTAACAGTATAACTTCTTTATATCTACAAAAAATTGAATTATTTAAGGAATATATTCCTTCTATATTAGTTGATAAGATAATTAAGTAATTTTATTCTTTCAAACCAAAAGACACTTGATTAATTACGTTTCCTTCAATCTCAAAAGAATATTTCGAAATTTCTTTAATATATTTTTTTATTTCTTTATCGTAGATTATATCTTGATATCTGTTAAGTAAGACAAATACATGGAGGTAGTACATCATCGGACCAATCTCTTCTTCATTGACTATTACTTCATTCACAATTTTAGGGAATTTGTGTTTTAAAGTGACATTAAGTAGTTTATTAATTGCTCCTGTTTCCATATATTATAAAATAAATATATTTATATAGAAAATAAATATGGAACAGTCTAAGCTCGAAAATATACCTGACAAAATATTGTATTTAATAATTAAAAAAATCAACGACTCTATCAATATTGATTTGGAAGATAGTGATTTTATTGAAGAATCTGACAGCATTGCAAAAATTATGGGTATTGGGAATCTTGACTATATTGATTATAACTATATCGCGTCAACATTTGAGTTGAATACGCCTTCTTTCTGGGAAAAAGATAAATTAGAAGGTGAAATTAATAGACCTAAACCAAAATTATATCTTTATGATTGGTATGAAAGAAAAATTGAAACTGTTGAGACAACTTATAGGTTACAACAAACAAGTTATTCTTCAAAATTAGTTGAAGACACAATACGAATGATTGACAATGATGGGAACCTTGAGTGGTACGATGGTAAGGAGATAGATAGAGAATATATTGATGGAGAAACAACTGATTCTGGGTTTATTCAGGGCTCAATCAGAGAAAGAAAATAATAATTACAATGAAACACTCAATCTATAGAGAAAAAATAAAAGACTTAATTAGAAAAAAGTTTAAAGTTGATTTAACTGGTAAAATTTATTTAGTTAAAAGTACATATGACGTTCCTATGTCATTTGACCAATATATTCATCCTAATGTTATAAATAGGTGGATAAATAATGACGAACCATTATATGCGATTAGAATTGGGAAATACGAGTTTTTATATCAAGAACAAAATGATAGGCCATTTGTTGTTAGTAAGGTTGGTGTTGATTTTTCTGAACGAGAATTCATGGATGCTGTTGGATTATCCCCTATTGGATTGACTATGAAACAATTAATTGATATTTATGGTGTAAATTAAAATGAAATATATTATAACTGAAAACCAATTGGATTATATCAAGCATATTAATGATGCTAAAAATATATTTTTTAAATACTGGAATAAAAAAGAACCTATTATTAACGATGAAGTTTTAAAATTATTTGGATTTAATCGTGCAGGTAGAGCAAGATGGGGAGAAATAACAATTACTATTGATATTGTTTATGGGTTTTTAAGAGAATATATAGGGGAGGATGAATCATCAAAAATTGTAAAAAGTTTTTTAGATAAAAAAATATTCGAGATTAATAATTGTGGAGGGTACCGATTCAAATTTGAAGTTCCCGATTATACCATAGATAGTGAAATAGGTCAAGTTAATTTAACAATAGATGTGATTTTAGAAGATAGTGAAGTTACTTTAATTATGACTACAGGTGAAACTATAAGTTTAAAAGATGCAATTGATGATGTTGAAATTGGTTGGGAGATACATGACGAAGTACAAGGATGTGTAATTGATTTTTTTGTTAGTAACTTATCTAATAAAACAGGGTATTCGGTTACTCTAAACGACATTAATTTTAATTAATATGAAAATAGTTTTAAAAGATACTCAGTTAGAAAAGATAAAAAATAAAATACAAGATTTAATTGATTATGAATTAAACCAATTGAGAGAAGAATCTGAAGAATGGGGAATGGGTGAAATGGATGAATTACACGAACTCCAATCTGTTGATAAAATCACTATTGACCATATTACTATGATTGGTAAAATTAAAGTCTATATTAACATTCATCGTGAACAATTAAGACATGATTTTGATAATTTAAGAGCGGAAATACAGTACAGATTAGAAAATTGGATACCAAATATTGAATTATATATAAATGAGATAATAGATGATAGGGAATTTGGGCCAGGAATTGACTGGTAATAAACTATTTATTTAAAAAAAATACATGAAAAATATTGAAGATTATAGAAAAAGATTCATAACTCTATCTGAATCTATCATAGGTAACGTTAAAACAATTTTAAATGAAGATGATGTTGCAAACGCTTTTTATCTTTCGGTATCTGAAGCACCTGGATACCTAATTGGATATAGTTGGTCCGATATAATTATTGAAGAAGGTAAAAGTCCAGTAGTTAAAATTAAAAAATTAGATGAATTTACATCTAAAGATGGAAAGTATGTTCAAACACCAAATAGTATAATTAATTTGGGAGTAACTGCCGCAGATGGGTTAATGTTTGTTTCTTGGAACCCATCGACACAAACTTTTGAAGATAATCAAGTAATGCTACTAAGACAAGGGGGCGGTGGTAATCCAACCTATTACCAAACAACTCCTGTAGGAACTGGAGACGGATTTGAAAAACTTAAAAGTAGTTTTCTCCAAAAAGTATCTGGAGGTGGAGCTCAAAATAAAACTGAAGATGGTAAAACTGAAGGGGCTGGTGGCAACACTGTTGACTTATCGACAGGTGGAGGTTGTAAGGCGAAGATTAGAGCTGAACTAGGAGGATTAAAAGAATTTAAAGACTCGGAAGGGAATTCTTTTAAATTGATTTCAATTGTTAACCCTAAAGTTATTAATACGGCAACTGCAGATGACCCTGAATCTAATCAGGCTTGTTTTGAGCAAGATTACTATGAAAAGAATTTAAAAACTTTTTTATATTTGGACGGAGAGTTTGATGATAGAGGAAGAGGATATGTTTATGACGGTAATGGAAACGCAGTAAAAAATCTCTATATTTCAAATGAGGAATATGTTATATCTAAATTATCTGCCCCACAAGAAAAAACTCAACCAAAAAGTTCTAATGAACAACCTAAACAAGATACTAAAACAAATCAGGGAACTCAAACAAATACCCAAACCAATACAAATCAAGGGACTAAAACAAATACAAATCAGGGAACTCAAACAAATACTCAAACCAACACAAATCAAGGAACTCAAATAAATACAGGAGGTGTACAACTTTCTCAATCCGCCAAAATTAATACGACTAATGACAAATCATTTGACTACGCATTAGACAACGGAAAATATTATTTTAAAGGTAAGGGAACCCAAGCTTCCAAATATCCTAATTGGGTTGAGGCAAAGGGTAATGGATTAAATAGTATTAAATCAAAAGTTAAGTTCTAATGTCATTTACAGGAAATAAAGAAAATTTACCTAAAGAGTTAAATGTATTTTTATCTAAATTTGAAAAAGAATTTGGAGACACCGAGTTTATTTTTAGCTCAGCTGACTCAGAATGGGACGATAGTAGATTATATTTATATCCTAAATTGGATATCGGTAAATGGATGAAAGGTGAGTATGTAGGGCATCCCCAACAATGGGTACAACAACTTTCAAAAATAATGACAATACAATACTTGGTTTCAGTTGTTGAGATTAAGTATTTGAATGGTGAAGAAGAACTAAAAGAATTGATGGATGGATTAAACGAGTGTATAAAAAATAATAACTATAAAGAATGGGTTCATAAAATTTATTTAGTTCAAAATAAAGAAACAGGGAAACCAATAGTTAAAGTTATGTTTTATACTGAGGATGATTTAGAAACTACTTCAGATATAATCTTAGGTCTACAAGATTGTAGAAATAAAATGGGATATAAAAAACCTGGAATAATTGATTTTACATGAGATATAAAATAGAAGACAGTAGATTTGAAAATTTGGTAGATGACTATATTTCAGAAGAGTTCTCAAACCTAAAAATGGAAAAGGCTAATGGAGTTGACGACATGTTTTTTTGGTTTAAAGAAGACAGGACTTTTGTTGTTGAATACATAGATGAAGGTTATGGGTTTAATGAGGACCTATATAATCACATTATGAATTTTTTTTCATTATCTCACGATGACATGGATTATTTTTTAAAAAAATGGATATCTTCTAATATGCCATTTCCGTTTAATGAAATTTATACAGTAGAGATGGGATAATTAAAAAATTGTTGTATATTTGCATTATGAAAAATATACTATTCTTCTTTTTTATCACTATTAGTTTGTTTTCTTGTCGAATTGAAACAAACAATGCAGAAATTAATGTCGAGAATACCGTAATAAAAGGGAGTTGGAAAGTTACACATTTTGAAAAATTTGATAGTGTTTCCACGCAAGATTACTCAGGGTATGTTTTACATTTTAATAATGACGGGTCAATTAATGTTGAACATGATGAAACATTAATCGAAGGAACATGGTCAATTTCTGACCCAAATCCGTACGAGGATTACATACAAGATTTAAAATTTAATTTATTTTTTACTGATGACCCACTAAATAAATTAACTAATAATTGGGATATTGATTTTCAAAACAATAATACACTTAGACTTGTTGATTTCTCAATGACAAGTGGTGAATCAATCCTTCTCGTACTTGAGAAGGTGTAATCACCAATAAGTTAAAAATAGAACCCCATATTTATGGGGTTTTTTATTTTATGATATATTTATTTAAAAAGATTTTTTATGAAAATTTCAGAACAGGAAAAACAAAGAATATTGGAGATGCACTCTATAGAAAAAGAAGTTGTATCAGAACAATTATTCTCGAAACAAAGAGCGGCAATTAAAGGAGCGGCTCAGAATGTTGGGACATATGTTAAAAACGCAGTTACTGCAGGTAAAATTGAAAGAAAACCTAAATTAGATGGTATAGCAACAAAGGCAAAATCTTTGGCAAATGTCACATATAACAGAATAAAAAAAGACATTGAATTACTTAATGGTTATCTTACTGAGGCAAAACCTGAAGGTGGGTACGAGAAAGAAACTGAAAAATTAAAAGAAAAACTACAGGCATTTATAGAAGCTTCAACCGAATACAATAATTTAGTTAGCGAATTTTATAATGGTATTATGAAATATCATGATGAAGTGAATCCACCAGCTAGTGGTGGAGCGAATACCCAAGGACAAACTGCTGGAACAGAACAAGGACAAGCACAAGGACAAGGCGGTACCCAACAAGGTTAAACCAAAAAATAGAATAATATTAAAAATGGCTAAAGCTAAAAAAGAAGGAAAACCAAGACGTAATCGTAAAAATTGGTTGAAAAATATAAAAAGAATTACTCAAAATAACGAAGTCCTTAAAAAAATAAAAGAACAAATATAATTAAACCCCCATTATTGGGGGTTTTTTCTTTAAAGTAATATTTATTATATATGAAAAATATATCATTAACTGAGTCTGAAATAAAAAAAATAATCGAACAAGTGATACAAGAATCTGACGAAAAACGTTTATCAAAATTAAAGTTAGATATACTTAAAACTTTACCTCATAAGGGTACTGAAAAAAAAACTGTCGATGAAATTATACAGGACATTGAGAGGGTGATTAAAAAATACAAACAATGAAATTACTAATTACCGAATCACAGTTAAAGACACTGTTTGACGACATGTCAAAATACCTTAATAATTATTTTTCTGATAGATATGAGATTTGTAAATTCGAATCCCATTATGATGAAGAGTTTCCAATATTAAAATTAAAATTAGATTCTAAATGGGTTAAAAATAATATGAATAATAATATTTTTACAAAAAAAAATGAAGTTAAGGATATTGTAAATAAAGCGAAAAAGTTAATAATTGAAAGATATAACGATTATATCGAAATATCTGTATATGCTGGAAAATGTTGATTTTTTTTTAAACAATTAAAGTATTTATATAAAAAAACAAAAAATATGAAAAAAGTTAGATTAACAGAATCAGATTTAATTAACATAGTTAAAAGAGTTTTAAAAGAAGAAGAGGGTCAACCTACAACTTGTACAGGTAATTATGACCAACCAAAAGGTTCTTTATTCGTTTTAGACGGAAATTTATATTTCCAATACATGGATGAAAAAGGAAGCCCAATTAAGTGTCAAGTACCTAAAAATGAATTGAAAACAAGTTCAATTAAGACAAGATAAAATATGTCAAAAATTTTAACCGAAATATCTCAAATGAAATACCTTTTTGGTTATAAAAGAGGTGTTGTCATATCAGAGCAAGTTCCTGAAGCCTTACTAAAACAAATTAATGATTTAAATGGAAAAAAGGAAACCTTAACTGTTAAATACATGAAGTGTGAAGGAGGGGAAGGTGAAATTGACCCTAAAGTTTTTACATTCTCTAATATTGGTGACAAAATGATTATTAAATTTATATTAGAACCAACTCCTAAAGATGAAACTGATAGTATCTTAACTTGTTTGGGTGGAGATGAGCCAATGAAAGACAAATGTTTTGAGGTTGACCAAGATGGAGAAACTTATATGGCAGGACTAAGAGTCGATTGTACTACTGGAAAGTACAACTAAAATAAAAAATTCAAATAACATAAACCCTCAATAATGAGGGTTTTTTATTTTATATTTGTTTAATATTTATTACATATGGATAAATTTGCAAAATTATTTAAAAAATATATTGATTTAAATTTTAAATCACCTGTTGAATATTCGGTTGAACATAATGACGGAAAATTGACAATATGGGAAATTGTTGATATATCTAAGGCTGATTTAAATCATGCAAATTATGACCCATCATATAGAAAAATTTTTTATCCAAAACGACCAAAAGGAGCTCATATTTTTATTGTTGATGAAAACAGTAGGTTAAATAAAATAAAGGAAGATTTAAGAAAATTTTTTAAATTAGATATTGATTTTTGGACAGGATTTAAACCAATAAATTATGATTATTTAGATAATATTGAAAATAAAATAAAAGAGGCAGTTAAAGAAAACGATTATCCAAATATTGAAGTTGAGTTTAAAGGAGATTTACCAAAAATAGCCTTACTTTTTTCAAATTTACCTGATGAATTAAAAGAAAGAGAAAATATGACAGAATATTTAAATAATTTAAAATTGTATACTAAATTAAAATATAATATTGATATTGATTCATATTCATTAACATGGAGAATTAGGTAACATAATTACTTAAAATTGTAATTAAAAATTTCACAATCAGGATTCAAATTTCTAAAATCAGGAAACATAATATCACCAATATCATTATTATCAATATGTGAAATATGTAGTTCTGTAAAATACGGACAGTATTTTTCATATGTTTTTTTACCCCCAATACAAAAGTCAACATCTAATATGAATGAATCTCTTTTATCTAATATAACTTCTCTGTTTTTTAGTATTGGTAAAGATGAAAATGTATTATACCCAACTATGAGCCTTTTATTTAATGTTAATTTTATAAAATGTGACATATCCCCTGAAGATTTCCATAATAGTTGATTATCAAGACCAATATACCCTAAATTATTTACCGCAATTATACCTTTCATAGTTTTTAATATTAAAATATTTGTCGCAAAATTACATAGTGAAAATATAATTATTTATAATATTTATTAATGAATGGAAAATTTAATAAAAAGAATTATTGAGGAAGAAACTGGACTTAAGCTACAGAAAATTGATAGGTTAATTCTTTCTAAAATTCATGAAAAAAAGAAAGAACTTAGAACAAAGGAAAATATTATCGACTATCTTAAAGAGACCCTTAAATTTTGGGGGATGAGTCCAAATAAAGCTTTGTTATACTATTATCTTTTCACATTGAATTATGACAAGGACGGTAACTATAATAGTAAATCTCCTGATGATTTTTTAACTATTACTGAATTAAATCCTGCAAAAATATCTAATATAAAGGCGTCCGATTTTGTTGACTCCACACTTCCATTTAGAGGGAGTAATTTAGATGGGTTTTGGGAAAAAGATAGTATGGGTACATATCAATACGTTGTGACCTCTTACAGATGGTATCCTATTTTTATTTTTAAAGATGGTATTTGGTATGGTAATACTAATCCTTACTCTAGTTCCACATCAAAACAAATGTCTAATGCAAGACCTGAAGGACAAATAAAATCTTTAACTAAAAGAGAAATTGAACTATTAAGAAGTGGACGTTCTTATGATAAAATAATTGGAACTAGACCCGAGCGATTTGTTGATAGTATGAAGAATGAACTTAAAGATAAAAGGTCATCGATAAAAGTACCTAATACAGATGGTACTATGGTAACTGTTAATTTTATAATACGTAATTTAGAATTGGTCGGAAACCAAGTTGAGTTTGATATTGAAGTAACCTCACTAAAAAATTCAAACGGAGAAAAAGTAAATCAAGTTGAAGGACAATTAAATGATAATATTGTAAATCAAATTACAAGAATATATCAAAACAAATTTAGGGATAGTTTATTAGGTAATGCCCAAACATTAATTAAAATAAAATACAGATAATTAAAAACCCCTCGTTGAGGGGTTTTTAATTTAGTTAACTGAAACGACTTCCAAATCAAAGATTAATTTTTTTCCCGCTAATGGATGATTTGCATCCAATACAACAGTACTATCTTTGATTTCTTTTACTAGGACATTAATTGGTCCAAATTGGTTTTGACCTTGGAGCATGTCCCCCACTTTCGCATCTTGTGGGATTCTATCTTTTTCGATTTCTGAAATTAACATAGGATTATAATCTCCATATGCGTTTTCAGCTTCAATCTCTACAGTCTTTGTTTCACCAACAACCATATCAATTAAACCATCCTCAAATCCAGGAATTAACATTCCCTGACCTAATGTAACATTTAAAGGCTCACGACCCTCTGTGATAGAACTATCAAATATAGTACCATCCTCCAACCTACCTGTGTAGTTTACAGATACATTGTCTCCATTTTCAATTTTCTTCATTTTTAATATTTTTTATAATGATAATTGTTTTAAATGATAAAATCAAATTATTTTGTAAACCATTTCGGAATTTCTCTATTTTTCCATGATGCAAACCCCGACTTAGCCCCACGATAGTAATTTCTGTACGATTCAACCACATCCTCAACTTTATACTCGTCAGGCATTGCTTTGGGTGGTTCAGTAAATCCTTTGTCACAAATGTTTACCTTATTTGTGATACACCACTCAATCACATCTTGGGATTTATGTCTCTTACCATATCGGTATGTATATTCCTCACATAACTCAAGACCCAATTCACATAGGTAAAGATAATTACTTAAACTCTCACGAGTCCAAATAGCACAAGGATGATTTTTGTGTGATAACTTGTAGGGTACTTGGTGGGTAACTTGGTGGGTCACATGGTGGGCACCACACAATAGCTGAGCGGTCTCAAGTATCATCTTGACTACGTGTTTGTCAACGTGATACTGAGCGCACTTCTTAACATCAAAATCCAAAAAGAAAATATTCATAATTTATTTGGACTTACGTTTTTTACTAGTTATATTTTTTTCGTCTTTATAAATAATCTCAACCGAGATAGGTCCAAACTTAAATTTATCAAAATCATAAGTCCAAATACTAATAGTATCTTCGGTTTCGTATTTTCTAATAATTTTATTTTCCATATTTTTTACAAAAATAATAAAAAAACATTAAATTCTGCATATTTATATAAAAAAAAATTATGAAAAAAGTAGTAAAGTTAACCGAAAAAGATTTAACAAGAATTGTTAATCGAGTGATATCTGAAAACAAAAAAAATAATAAAGAAAATATACAAGAAATGGAAAATTTCTTTAATCCTGAAGCTATGAGTACTGGAGGGGCAATTATTACAATGGCACTAACAGTTATTGGTCTTTTGGGATTTGCAGGTTTTGACATTATAAGAGAAACAATTCAAAAACTAAGAAAGAAAGGACAAGAAAAAGAAGCTAAACAATTAGAATCACTTTTAGCTAAAAAAGAAGCGGAAATGGGTGATGATGAAGAATTATACGAATTTTAATAAATTAACTATCAATATTAATTAAATAAAAATCTTCAGAATTCTGAAGATTTTTTTTTGCAATCAAAAAAAAAGTTTTATATTTGTTGGAAATAATAAAACAATATGAAAAACTTACCCACAAAAATTACTGCGGCAATGATGGCATTAGTATTGTCTGTATTGATGTTAGTTTGTTCTCCAAATAAATTTGTAATGACTTTGTCAATCATTTTTATTTTAATTCAAATGTTTGTGTGGGGTAGATTGATGAAAGAAATTAATAAATAATAAAAAACCCCCTATTAGGGGGTTTTTCTTTTAAACAAAACTCATAGTATCCCCAAAATTCATATGATGTTCGTGGTGTTCATCTAACATCATATGGTAAGCTCTAGCTAAACGTGTCATTCCTATACCTCCACCAAATCTTGGAAAAAATTTAAATGATAAAAATTCTTCTAACTCCTTCTCAACTCTTTCTTTGCCAAACAATTCAAAAAGTTTATTGGCATACCCACCATTTTCAATTGTGTAGAACATTTCTCTCATTTTTTCCACATCACAACTTCTTTCAGCCGAGCCAATTGTTTCCTGACCATACATAATAACATCTACTTTATTGAATATCCCATTTGTTCCATGCTGCATATTCCAAAATGGGTTTGTTCTTAAAGGAAAATGTTGTAAAGAAACAACTGAACCCTTTTCTTTCCACATTCTTTGTTCGTGTTCATCTTCAAGTATCTCAACTCCACCGTATTCTGCACACATACCTTCGTATGTTACATTTTTTGGTTTATTGAATCCTAAATACTGTAGTAATTCTTCTTCTAGCTTAATCAAATCTAACATCTTACCCTTTGATTCAAATTCGAACATCGGGAAGATTAATTCATGACGACCAGGGATTGGGTTTTTCTCTTGTCTGTAAGATGTCGAAATACAGTACACTCCATTCCACTCAGGATTTTTTAATAATTCGTACTCTAACCACATTTGACCTGTTTGAGGTAGAGGCCAAATCTCTCCTTGATACTCAAATGTTGCTATTGAATGTGGGTTTTCACAAGCCGCTAAAATAGATAGTCTTGATTGTGTTGGTACTTCCTTGAATCCCTTAGATTGGAAGAAATCTCTCATTTTTTGAACTAGTTCGTTGTAAATTTTTGTGTTTTTCATTTTTTATAATTTATTTTTATTATTATGGGCAAAAAAAATCCTGACAATTGTCAGGATTTTTTATAGTTTATATTTAAATTTCGATTATTATTCATCATTTGATATTAAATATATATATTTTTAAAAAAGTTATCAATACTACACAAATATTTATAGTAAAAATATTTTAAACTATTTATCAGTATGAGAAAATTACTCACAGAGGTCGAAAAAATTAAAGAAATTATGGGGGTTTCATTAAATGAATCTCCTAAGTCAACTGAAGAACATGTCAAGTCAATTAAAACTATTTTAACGACTAATAACATATTAAAGAAAGAAGTGGATGTTTTATTAGATGAGATAGTCAATTTATCTGATGACCAGATAATAAATTTTGATTTATTAGAAAGAGGAGTAAGAAATACTCTTCTTAAAAAAGGAGATAAATTTAAAAACGTATTAAAATACTTTGCAAAAGTGCTAGGTTCTTTAAGAAGACGTGAACCTGATTCATATGAAATTGAACCTGAAATTAATGATTATAGTTTTGAACCTGAAGAACCCTCAATCCTAAAGAAAAAGATATATAAAAAAGAATTATATTATTTACAAGTTGAATTATTAAAATTACAAGAGTGGTTGAAAGAAACTAACAAAACAGTAATTATCGTGTTTGAAGGTAGAGATTCAGCAGGGAAGGGTTCGACCATTAAAAAATTTACTGAAAATTTAAATCCAAGATATTATAATATTATTGCATTGGGAGTACCTACACCTGAAGAAAGACAAAATTGGTGGAAACGATACCAAGATAAAATTAAACCTGGTATGATTAATTTCTTTGATAGAAGTTGGTACAATAGAGGTTTAGTCGAACCTGTAATGGGGTACGGTTCAACAGAGGAATATGAAGACTTTATGGAAAATGTAGAAAATTTTGAGAACTCTTTGGTTGAGAACGGAGATTATTTATTTAAACTTTGGTTTTCAATCGATAAGGAGACTCAGGCAAGAAGATTTGATATGAGACAACAGTCACCATTAAAATATTGGAAATACTCTCCTAATGACTCTAAAATGCAAGATATGTGGGATAGATTTACAGAATTCAAACAAAGATTATTTGATAAAACATCTACTATTAATCATCCTTGGATTGTTTTGGATGCTAATGATAAAAGAGTTTCAGGATTAAATGCCATTAGATATATTTTACAAAATATACCGTATAAAGGTAAAAATGAACAATTATTAGATAAAGAATTTCCTGAAGCAATGACAATATTAAAACCTGAAAATTAATGAACTTAGTTAAGATATTAAGAAATATAATATTGGAGCAAAAATCGGACCCTAAAAATCCTAACTCATATCCTACTCATGATGAGTGGTCCATGCAAGATTGGAAAACTTTTTATGATGCATTAGTTAAAAAATGGGGTAAAGAAAATGACGCAAAAAAACAATTTTTAAGGTATTGGGAACCAATATACCAATCTTGGTTAGATGAACCAGCCGAAGATGAGTTGGATGATGAATCGACAGGATTTAAAGATTGGTTTAAACAAAAAGAAATGTGGAATGGTCCAGAAAATAGACCTTACACAGAGCAAGAATTTAAAGATGTTTTAAGATATAAAGAAAAATATGGTAATAACCAAACTGGTGGATATGCGACACGATGTTCTTCTAGGGCAATAGACTTTATAAAAGGGGAAGAAGGATTTGTTGATTACGCATATGATGATAGAGAAGAAAAAAACCCAAAAACAAAGGTTGTTGGAAAATGGAATAAGATTGCTAAAGATTCAGTTTTAACTATTGGTTATGGTCAAACTAAAATTGGTAATAGATTGGTAAAACCTGGTGACACTATAGATGAACCATCGGCTTCAGTATGGGTTGAAAACTTCATTAATAAAAATATTAATAACCAATTGTTAAGTTTACCAGGTCATGACAAATTAACACAACAACAATTTGATGCATTATGTTCACTAACTTATAATCTTGCAAACAATGTCTCGGCATATAATGGAACTAATTTACAAAAAACAATATCCGCAAATCCTAATTCACCTAATGTAAAAAAACATTTTACAACAAAATGGGAACCTTTAACTTTAGAAAGAAGGAAACGAGAATATAAAATATATAGCGAAGGTAAATATGAACCAATTAATCCTGTAAAAAAATAAAAGATTTAGAAATATTTATATAGTATGAAAAAACAAATAACTCTTACTGAAAATCAACTTGAGAGAATCGTTAAAAGATTAGTTAACGAAAACGCTAGATACGTAATGTCACCTGAAGAATTTTTCAGGGAAAAAAATAAATCACAACAATATACCTGTGATTTCTCAAACAAATGTTTTGTAATTCACGATGGGAATCATCAAATAGATGTTGATGATAAGTTTATGGAAAAACACAAAATCCCTAACGGAATTGGTGGGACTATTTTCCATGACGCTAAAAATATTTATTTCTGTCCTGACTTTGGTGATGATAGACCCCAAAGAACTATTCAGATTTTCTAACATTTCCTCGTATTCGTAATACTAATACAGGAATTGCCATGTCATTTGAATGAATTGAAATTGACTTATTAATATAACCTTCTCTTTTTGAATCGTACGTTACTTTAAGTGGGTACGATTCATTTGTTTTTATAGGATATAGTGGACAAGATACTTTTACCCAAGATACTGAAGGTTGACATTTACTTATTAATAAGGGAGATTTACCAACATTTTTAATATTAAAATAACAAATAGCAGAATCTCCAAAATTAATATTACCAAAATCAAAAACTAATTTATCAACTTCTATTGTTTGTGAAAAACTTATAATAGAAAACATTAAAAATATGAAAACTGATAACTTTTTCATAATTTATAAATTATATTAAATTAATAACCTCAATTTCTTTAGTAATAACTTCTTCATTATTCCACTCATGGTGAACGGATGCCGATTTATTTACCATATCAAATTCAATATATCCTTGGGACCCTTCATTAATTTCCCAACCACCAAAATCGCTCAACATTGTGTATGAAATATCCTCAATTATACCATTTAAATCGGCACTATTTCCATCTATCTCCATTGAATCTACCTGACCACTATCTCCTCCGCCGCTATAATATACTTTAATTTCTGTTACACCTTCTTTAATATATTCAGATAATTTTTCTTGGTAATCAGTTCTCAAATCGTCAAAATCTGTTTCAGAAAAGGCAGATTCAGTACCTTGTTCGTAATAATAACCCCGAATAGTCATAGTTAATTTATCTAAATTAATGTAAAAAACTAATCCTCCGTTTTCACTATAATCATTATCACCGTAAAAAAAATCAGTGTCAAAGTTTTCAATATAGTTATCTAACCATTTTTCAAATTCTGGTATAATTGAAATCTTTCTATTTGTATCATCATCACTAATTTTTGAGTAGCTTAAAGATTCAAACTCTCCCCAGTAGTTTACCTCAATATGACACTCTGTAATTGCATTTGATTTCAAATACAATACTAACATTTTAAATATTTTTTTATCATCCATATTAATAAATATTTTTAATCTTCAATTTTTAATGTTCTAATCATCCAAGTTGGTCTTTCTTTGTTATTAAGGTTATCTATCCATTCCTTAGCTGTCGGGATGTACCCATAACAATCTTCACGAACATGTTGTTCCCCAACATATCTTGTATAAACAGTTCTACCATCGCTATTAATAAAGGACGGGCCAAAAACTTTCTCCATTTCAAAAATACCTTCCGAATGATGTCTAAATAAACGATGCATAGAATGACCGTACCATCCTTTAGTTTCATCTAACCAATTATGTAAATGTAAATAATCTTCAATTTTACCTCCCCAAGATTTAACTGAGGATTTAGAGTGTTCAATTGGGTGTGACATGATTTATCTCTTTTATTGATGAATTTATTAATAATTTGTCAGATATTGCAAAAAATTTGTAGGTATCCATTATGAATAAATTTAATGCGTCAGGAAATAAACATAATGAATCGTCGTCTATTTTTGATACATATAAAGTTACATTACAATTATATACTTTAGATGATGTGGAATAAGAAAAATCTTCAACCACAACATAGGAACATGGTCCAAATACTAACTCAAGGTCTGATTTGGATAATTTATTAATTGCTTTTTCAAAAACCTTCTTCAACTTTGATTCTATATTCAAAATTGTTAATCCTTTGCGAATAAACTATTTTTATTACAAATTTAATTATTTTTTTAATTTCATCAATATTAAAATTCTCATTCATAAATAATTGATTGGAGTTAATGAAGTAAGGTGAAATAGTATTATCACTAGGATTTAATATTAAATTTAAAAAAGTGTCATTAATACCCAAATAATCTTTAAGATTGTTTCTACTACAGTATATTAAAAATTTAAAATTTAATCTGTCATTTTTTGTTTCTTCTATATCAGTAAAAATTATTTCATCGATAATGGGATAATCAATTTTAATATATTTATTAACAATAGTAGATAATACTGTAATTTTATCCATAAATTTGTAATTTATAATGAAGTATAAGTCAGAATATGAATTTTTTCAAAATATTTTAGAAAAAACATCTAAAAAAAAATTTCCATATATTATAGATATTTCTGTAAATGAAGAAGATTTTGAAAAACTTTTAGAGGAAGGTGGCAATGAGTTCTTATATACCAGTTGGTTAAAAATTTACCTTAAATATGATTTGGATTATATTATGTCTCACGATAGTAAAATAACACCATACCTCCAAGACTATATTAATGCGTTATTTTTTTCTTTATTTAAAATAAATATAATAATTTCCTTAGATTTAGTAGCTTCAAGATGAAGATTAATATTAAAAATAACTCAACTAAAAATATAACAAAAGTTAATGTTGTTAAAAATTTTTTAATTTTTTGTCAGAGTAATTCGCCGATAAAAAATAATATTAATATAGTTTTAGTTGATTCTTCATATGGTGATTTACCGCAAGGTAAAATTTTTATACCTTTATCTGATGGCACAATAATAGACATATTAAATAATGTTGCAAATATTTGGATTACAGAATTCTCAAGACAAAGAAATATCCCATGTAAAAATAACGAATCAGAATTACTCGTTAATTTTTTTTTAAGAGAGAACCCTTTGATTAAGAATTTATTGTATATTTGATTTATGAATAAAGATTACATGAAAATTATACAATGTATTAAGTCATCTAAGACTGACAAACATTATGAATCCTGTCATAACATGGTTATGAATTTTGAAAAAAAATTCTGCTCGACTAAAAATGAAGATTGTTCTTACGCTAAAAAATTGGGTATAAACCTTAACCAAAAACTAATTTTAGAAAAGATGAAATTAAGTAGTCTTTAATTTCTTTATTGATATAATTTTAATACCCTTACCTTTATTCTTTAAAGTTATTTCATTTTCATTAGGATAAAGGATGTTGTTTGAAATAGTATCTACAAAATCTACCATATCCTTATTAACCTCAACAGTAAATAAAAACTTATGAACCCCATAACCTGAGGCATATGAGTGTGAGTCTAATAAATCTTTCTTACTAATGGAATAATGAGCACCCAATTCTTCTTTGTTAATATCAGATATGTTATCTGCAAAAATTATTCTATATAAAGTTATTTTATCAGGTAATGAATTAACATGAGATATTAAATTTTTTAATTCTTCTTTAATATCTTCTTCTTTAAAGTCCATGGACTTCAGTAAAGTTTTAAAGTGTCTTAATTCAGATTTTGAAAGTGTCATATTATAAAAGAATAAACAACGTAATTAACAAAAGACCACTACCCTCGATAATTGCTACCCTTCTCCATATTTTTTTACGATTTTTTTCTTCGGATAATTTATTTTCAGTATCAACACGTAAAGATTTTTCTGTTTTAGCTATTTGACGTTGGTTATTTGCTTCAACCTCTAAGCTATCGTATAATACATTTAAATTATCATAATCGTTTCTAAGTTGTTCTACATTTCTTGAGCAGTTAATTGAAAATTTATATAAAGAATCAAAATTTTCTTTATAAACTTCTTTATATTTTAATTTAACTAATAATTCAGCTTCTTGTTTCTTATTGAAGAAGATTCCCGTATCCCCTTGGAATACTATCCTTAGAGGTACCAAATTTTGCCCATAAACTGTCACGTTTATTATTGTCAAAGTTAGGAATGTTAGAAATATCTTTAGCATTTTGTTCATTTTTTTTAATTATATTGTTAATTATTGTTGTTTGCTTATTATCATAAGCAATTTGTAGTTCTCTATTTTTTTGATTTAATGAGTCAACTCTACTTCTGAGTTCCTCAATTTTTTTAGTATCTTCAAAATATACCTTTTCGGCTGGTTTATTGTATAAACTATATACAATTATCAATAAAATTATTATTACAACATAATACCAATACTTATTTAAATTATATATAATTTCAGTAATCAATCCATTAGGAGTTTTCATCATCATCTTTATTTTTACCTTTATTAAATATTTTTTCAATCACAGTTAAACCCATTCCACCTCCTGATATTAAGGCTAAACCGTCAAACATAAATTCAGGTAAAATTTTACCCATAAATGTTGCAACGTATGCTAAGACTAATATATTGACTATAATAACAATACTTACAACTCTTTTAGATGAAACTTCTCCCTTTGCGGATAATAGTTTGGTAAACCAATTTTGTTTTTTTGGTGATTTAGTTTCCATAATAGTACATTTTACTATAAATATTACCTTCCTTGTCCTCTGTAAGGTTTTTTATAGTTTTTAGAACGTTTATTTGACGTTTCTTTTTTTGAAAATCTACCGACTTTTTTACTTCCAAAATTTATTTTTTGAGAATTTGCTGTTTTTGATGTTTTTGCTGCCATATTATAACGTTTATCTTTAAATATCAAAGTATTTATATTTTAAATAAGATAGCTTCTATCATAAACATTAAATACGATTCAATGGATAATGACGACATGGAGGAATGTTTTCCGAAAAAATGTTGCAACAGTATGCTTAATTCTGGCAACATTCTTCAACCCTTTAGGGTTCGACGTAATCTTCAAAATGGTTTTAGATTATACGAATTCTTATTGGAATACAACTTTCATTTTTTATATCGTATCGCTATTATTCTTTGGGTTATATTTCTTGCTTCGAAAATCACTTAATAATGACAAACTTATCAAAAAAAATTAAAAATATATTAATGGAATCTGATTATACGACTGATTCTGATAGACCAACACAACCAAGAGAATTTGAGATAAAATCAATGTTTGGTCAAAAGTATGGTCCTTATATTCCAAACGATGTTTTAAGATATATTCGTAAAAATCCTGCTTTATTTGTTAAAAGGTTATATGAGATATACGGTAATAAGTTACAGGAATATTTAGATAATGCAAAAAATGAAGGCTTAATTGAAATTACAGAATCAATGAAATTTCATTTAGATAACAAAATTCCATTGACTGAAAATGTCTATAGACCTCACTCGGATGCCTTTTTTAATTTAATTAATGAAGCTAGAGAACTACACAAAAAAGGTATTGTACAATTTAAAAAAGACGAAATTGAATTATTAGAATCTGATTTGGGAACCAAAGTTAAACTTTCAAACGGACAAGAAGTTTATTTGGACATTCCAATAGTTGAGGAGTCGTTGAATGAAGCGGAATATAAAGGAAGAAAAGTTCAAATAGGTAAACCTATGAGAAATACTGGAGGTGGTAAAAAATATGTAGTATATGTTAAAAACCCATCAACAGGTAAAGTTAAGAAAATATCTTTTGGAGATGCACATGGAGGATTAACTGCCAAAGTATCAAATCCTAAAGCTAGAAAAGCTTTCGCTTCAAGACATCAATGTGATAAGAAAAAAGACAGAATGACTGCGGGTTATTGGGCTTGTAGAATAAATAGATATGGACACCTATGGGGTGGAAAAACTTATCCTGGATATTGGTAATGAAACTTCCTTTTTCACAAAAAGATTTAACTGAAAATGTTAAAATAAGAACATTTAACCAAGATACAGATTCTGGTGAATTTACATGGCATAGAGATAGAGAAGACAGAATAGTTGAGTTAATAGAGGGTAAAAATTGGTACACTCAGTTAGATAATGAGCTACCTAAAAAACTAACTAAAGAAAATAAAGTTTATATACCTAAAGGTATTTACCATAGAGTTATAAAAGGAGACGGAGATTTAGTAGTTAAAATAACTTTTTTATAATGACAGAGAAAGAAATAGAACTAGTAAATAAATTGTTTAAAAAAAAAGAAAATCACATAGTTGATGGTTCTTTTGGTCAAATTAAACTTTATTATAATTTTAAAATCACAGGTATAAAACCTATGATATCTATTGGTGAATGGAAAAATTATTTAACATGTAATATTACTGTAACAAAAGTAGAAGGGCCTAATGCAAGATTATTCGAGTTGTTACCTAAAATTAATTTAAGGTTAAAAGAATTTAATATCTATATAGAAACTTTAATGAGAAGATTTGGTAACGATGTTGAAAATTCATTAAAGATATTTGACGTTGATAGAGTTATTGTTGAGAGACTTGAATTTGCTGAGGACATGATTGTTGTTGACAGTTTACCTAAAATTGAAAATTTAACCGAATCTAAAGTAAAACGAAATGTTATAAGAAATGTTATTAGAGATATTACTAACATAGTAAAGATTGGTGAAGAAGATGAGTATAACTTACCCTATGACATTAATGGTGAAGACGAGTATTATTTCGATGGGTTGCCCCCATTTAATATATTATTAGAGACAGTTAAAAGTGATAAAATTAGAGGTAATAAACCATATCAAATAGATGCTGATTATGTTATAGGTCAAAATGAAATTAATGTTTTATTAATTTATAAAGAAAATGAATTAAGTAAGTCACTATACAATATGATTGGAGACCTTAACGATTATATCTCTCATGAACTACAGCATTTAAAACAAGAAGATGAGGGTACTATTGATGATAACAATGAATTTAAAGGAACTAACAAGGATTATTTTCTACAAAGAGATGAAATAGAAGCTCAGTATCGAGGGTTTAAAAACAAATCAAAAATAACAAACCAACCCATAACTAAGGTGATAGATGATTGGTTTAAAGAAAATTCAGAAAGATTTGATTTGACTGATGAAGATGTTGAAGAAATTAAAACTGAGATATTAAAATACGGAAATTCTTAATTTTTAACTTTCTCAAATAATTTTTTAATCAAATTATTCATAAGAGAACTTGATAAACTTGTCACTCTCGCGGCTACAAGTCTCTCACCAACTTCAAGTAATTGTTCTAATGTTACATTAGAAGTTTCAATCATTGTTATTAATATTCCTAAAATTGGTATTAAAAATGTAAAACTCGCAATGTTCAGGGCGTTTGAAACGGTTAACCCAATTGATTCTAAAAATTTAAAAAGTGCTGCTTGTAATTCATTTCCTTTTTTTAATGCGGACTCAAAAACTTTAGATAATTTTTTTTCTTTAATTTTTTCGTAGATATTCTTTATGCTATCTACATTATTATAAAATAACAATGAAGTTACCCCTAATGATATCATATAAACATCGGACTCGCTTAATTCAGGATTTTCACCTTTAATAAATGAATTTAACGGACCTATAAATCCTGCGATTGTTGAGCTCCAAGTCAATAAAAACTTAACATCTAACTTAAATAACCTGTCAGATTCTTTCGCCGATTTTTTACCAATATTAACTAACTCGTTAATAATTTTACCTAAATCATTAAGTATTGATTCTGTAATTAATCTTTGATTTGACTCTTCAGTAATTATAACTTTCATTGTATTTATAAATATATGATTGAAAAAATTAATCCTAAATTATCGGTCGGAGATAGAATAATTTGTTTAGAAATGGCCGATGAGCCGACTATGATAGGCCAAAGAGGTACTATAACTAAAGTACATGATAGACTTTTAGATACTCTTGGTTTAGTTTATGATGTTAATTGGGATAATGGTAGTAAATTAACTTTATTAAATACTGATTATTGGACTTCTGAAAAAAATATGAAAAATATACAAGAAAGCTCGGAAAAAGAATTTATGGATAAAATAATGTCTAATGCAGACGTATTTAAATTATTTGATTTAAAATTTTTATTTAAATTTTTAGAAAAATTAAGAGAATCTGGTGTTGTTAATATGTTTGGGGCTTCACCATATCTATATATGGGTAGTGAAAGAATTACTCACGAACATTATTACAACGAATCAAAAGATGAAGAAGCTTTCGATGAATTAGTCGAAATGTCTGATGAAGCCAAAGACAAGATGATTCAAGGAAGTATTAAAGTTTTGAATAAAATGAAAAAAGAAGTAACCGTTGAATCAGTATCTAGAATTGTTAGAAATTATTCTAAAAAAGTTTTAGACATGTGGATGACTACCTACCACTAAAAATATTGGATTTTGCTCACCAAAATACCCACCAATAATATTAAAATCAAAGTATTCATAAGCTTCTTCTGAACTCATGTCCTTACAAAGTTTGGAAATTATCATATCTTTAGAGTAAAGAATTCTTGTTAAACCACCGAATTCTTCAGTAATTCCAATAATACAATCATCAAATCCATTCAGAATTATTGCCCCTTCTGCAAGCTCATCCAACAAAACTCTCTCCATTTTTAAATTCTTCTAAAGTTATACCTTGTGTATCTTTATCACTTATTTTCATTTTGAAAATAAATCCTGTCATATATTTTGTGACAATTTCTTTAACTTCATTTACTGAATACCAATCAATACAACCTTCATCTTTTTGAGAATACTCATTATCTACAAGATAGTTAATAATAGTATCTCGTTCTAAGGTTAGAAATCCGTGAGCACAATTATTCGGAACTAAAACAGAATTACCTTCCTTTAGAACAAAAACATCAACTTTGCCAAAATCAGAACTATTTTTATCAATATTAACAATAAAGTCAACAATTTTACCTTGGACTACTGAAACTAATTTTGTTTGAGACTTTGGATTTTTTTGATAGTGTAATCCTCTAAATACAAAAATATCTGTATTAATACTAATGTTTGATTGTACCCATTTTTCAGATAGTTTAATTGGTACAAATTTACCCCTATGGTCTGTAAAAACTGGTTGAGATAAAATCTGTGGTTTCATTTAATAAACTTAACTTAAAAATATTTTTTTGTCAATTGATAAGGTACATATATTTATTGCTAAACTTTAATAATGAAAACATATTTTTTAAACATATCTGAGGAAGAAAAAAAATCAATTACTGAAAAACATAGAGAACTATATAATGGTTATCAAACTTTACAACCTGAAAATAAAATGTCTCCATTGAATGTTGAGAATTTGGCTCAGGATGATAAAGGGGCTACTCTTAATAATAAGTTTGAAGTTACTGAATATAAAAACAAAGGTATTAATAAACCTATGATGACACAATGTAATGAATGTGGCAATATGGTTAACGAAGGAGATGTTTGTGAATGTTCAGGATATAAAATGGAAGAAAAACAAATGTGTGATGAATGTGGTTCACCTATGAATGAAGATAATGTTTGTGAATGTGGTGAAAGAGGTATGAAATATTCTGAAGAAGAAATTAAGGAAAGTATTAAAGTTAAATCTAAAGCAGATAAAGTGTACGAACAAATTAATGAATCATTGGATTGGTTCAGAAGATTTAAAAAATACTAATGATTAAGGTTAAACAAATAATTGATTATTATTATAATCCATCTACCGATATTATTGAGGTTAGATTTAGAATTTCTGGAGACCCTGAAACTGAAATGAGGGAATCCGAGTTTGAAATTTCAACAACTAAAGACTACGGGTATTTAATAATAGATTCGGATAGTTATGAATCTGAAGATTTAAATTTTGATTACGAAGAGGAAACTGACGAATTAATACTTAATGACAATATTGATGAGTTTTCAGTTGATAAGAAAGAATTAAGAAATTTTTTATCTGAATATTATACTGAAAATCCGAGTGAACTCCCTGAATTAACTTCATTCTAATTTTTTTACAAAAAACAATTTATTTATTTTCTTAGTATTTATACTATAAAGTGTAAATTACCATGAAATTCGATATCGATTCATACATATCAATATTAAATTCAATATCATCACCATTAAATAAATCTGAACTCGGTGAACAAGATTCTGCAGCAGGTGGAGGTGGAGCAGGTGATACACTTAAAAGAGGGTCCAATTGGAACGAACTTTATACAATAAAAAGAGGTAAGGCAAATATGTTAGGTAAAAAGGGAGAGAAATGGTCTACAGGACTTACCAGAGGAATTGCAAATCAAATTTGGTAAATGGAAGACAATCAAAAAGAATTGATAAATAAGGTCTTGTTGTTAATGAATTATGATAATAAAAAAACATTAACTGAAAACAAAAAAAATATTTTAAATGAGCAAATTCCTGGCTCAACACATCCATTACCTTTAAATTGGAAAAATAATATTCCATTACCTAAAGTGGGTGAATGGTTACCAAATACGGATAGTCGAATTTTAAATAATAAAATAAAAGATAATTTTAGAAAAGATAAGGAAGGGAACGGGGCGTATTTTATACCAACAGGGGGTGAAAATTCTGACGGAGATTATTTACAACCATTTTATATGTGGGATAGCAAAGTTTATTCGGATAAAAATGGTGACCAATATATCAAAATGGAGGAATGGGTGGAAGACCCAAAAAGTACTAATGTAATGTGGGGGTATAAAAAAACTGGTAATTCTAAAGATTTTTATTTAACTAAAAACGGAAAAAAAATAAAAGAGAACCCTTTTACTATGAGGGGAAGTGGAAAAAATCAACGTGTTGATTATAACAATATAGAGACAAAAGGTTCAGATATCTTCTTAGATAAAAATGGTAATATAAAAGACCCAGATAAAAATTTGAAAGAATTTTTAAATAGATTAGATACTACAAACGTAAAAGAAAAAAAAGAATTTGATTCTTTATTAAATGCTTGGGTAAACTACCTCATGTCCAAAAATTTAACTGAATTATTGGGTGTTTATGATAAAGTAGTTTCTTTTGGGAAAGGTGGTAATACTAAAGATTTACCAAATTATGGTAAGGGTACAACTACTTTAGGTAGTATTGTATTAGAAAATGAAATTTACAACAGAAAATCGCAAGCAGGACAAAATCCACCTAAACCTGAAGATATTGATGGTAAAAGCAAATACGGGATACCCCAAGGATATTTCATAAAAACCGCAACCGATTTATATAACTCTTTATATGAAAGTAAGCCAAATGAATCTGATGGTAATGAATTTAGGGGTTGGTTTATTAAACAATACCCTGATAAAGCAAAAAATCCATGCGGTGATGGTGAAAATTTAGACCCTGAAGGAAAATACGATAATAAATATATACTTTGTGCCGCGGAATATAAACCTAAAGGGTCGGATAAAACTGCTTATCAATTATTCAAACAAACTAAGGAACAAAAGAATGTTACTATGGACGCTGGTCCAAAATTATCCGACAAATATAGTCTTGATTCTGAAAATTTAGGTGTTGTTAATAAAAATTGCATACCATTTTGTTTTTTAAATGATGATGAATTAAAAGTTTTCAAATCTTGTATTGGAAACCCTTCATCTGAAGAATGGAAATATTTAGAACAATCATGGTACGCAAATGCTATGGAAAATACTGATAACAGTAAAGAAGCGCTATCAACAGCAATAAGACTTAAATTATTTTCATGTCAACCACTTAAAATATCAAAGGAAAATGCCGAATTTTTATCACAAAAAATTGATAATAAAATTTATGGTAAATTAACAAAAATGATTGGGGCTCAAGACGTTCAAGGGCAATCAAGAAGAGCTAAAGAACAAAAGATTGAAAATGAGGCCCAAAAACAAGAGTTTTATAAATGGGTAATTAAACAACAAAGAGTTACTAACATTTATGATATTAAATGGTTAGAATGTACAATAGGACTTAAAACAGAAGATGAGTGTGGAGATACTCCATATTGCGGAAGAGCTGGTAAAGACTTTTTGGAAAAAATTGCGAGAGGCGAATTAAAAACTACTAAAGGTAAAACTGTTGGTAACCCGTATAGAGACTCTGGTGGAAATATTAAACACTACATTCCTGATACATATGACGGTTCAAGTATGGATAATCAGTGGGATATACCATGTTCATCAGATTTTTGGGATGAATGGGGGGGAACTATTCAAATTGGTGCGGCAATTGCTGGGGTAATTGCATCTACAATACTTGCAGGACCATTAGGTGCTACTGAAACTCTTGCGTTACTCGCGGAACTATCAATAGACGCCGCCGCTGGGTCATACGCATTATATCAATCAGTAAAAGAAAAAAATAATGTTGACATTGCCGCAAATGCTGTCTTTTTAGCGTTACCGTTTTTATTAGATTTACCCGCAACAGACAAATTATTTAAAGAATTTAAATATGGTAAAACAAACATTTCTAATTTAAATGATAAATTTAACGCATTTAAACTATCTAACCCACAATACACTTCTGATGAACTTTCAACGTGGATGAAAAATCTTAATGGACATGAACTCGCAACTTTTAATAAAGTTATTAGTAAATCAGAAACTGATAAATATTTCCAATCCCAACTTAAAGACGCAATTAAAAAACAATCGGATTTAATGGCAGGCGCAAAATTAACAGGTGCAAGATATTGGGTACCAAATTCAACAATGTTAAAAATGTTAATTTATGTTGGACCAATGGCTGGATATATTTTTGCAATTAGAAACAAATCGATTAAAGATAATTTAATTAGATTACAGAATAATAAAAAATTAACGGTACAACAGGTGATTGCTTGGGATGCTGCTTTAATGGGATTAACTAATGACCAATATCTTGAATTGGCAAATAGGATTAAAAATAACCCAAATTATTTTGTAGAACAATCAAATACCCCTGAATTTAAAAATTTAGAAAAAACAAAAAAACAACTAGAAAATACAAAAATAACTGAAGAGGATGCGAAAAGGTTTGAAGATGAGTTTAATAAAAATGTTGAATTACTTTTAAAACAACAAAATCTTGATGGAGACAAACCAACAGTGAGCAGTACAAGTGAGGAAATCCCTAACCCTGAAACATCTAATGGAATTGAAATAAACCCCAATGACGTTGAAAAGTATGAGGATGAGGGATATACTGTTAGAAAAGATGCTTCTACAAAAAAATATTACGCATACAAATAAATGATTAAATTAATATATTTATAAAATAAAAAAAACTATGAGCAAAGAAATATTGTCAGAAATAAATAGATTTCGTGAAATTTTAGGTTTATCTCTATTAAAAGAAGCTCCAGCAGGACCAGGTAAATGGTTTATTTCCTCATCAGATGATATAACAGGTACATTATCTAAAACAAATGATGAATTTGCTAATGCACTTGATGACATTAGTACTATTTCATCAAAAAGCGTGGATGAAATTAGTGACCCATTTTTAAAAGAATTTAAAAAATCTATTGATGAAATATCAACCAGTCAAGGTAAAAGTATTGATGAAATATTACAGAATCCTAGATTAAGAGAAATGGTTCAACTTAAGTTTGCTAATAAGGTTAAAAACAATTCTGATTTAGTTTCTAAAATGGTTGATTCATTCTATACTAAAAATCCTGCTGCTAAACAATTAGTTAATCCAAAAAATATTTCTGCAAGTATAGAAAATGCTGTAAGTAAAGGCATTAAAGATTATGATGCTTTAGTTACGGCTTATAATAAAACTATCGATGAATTTGAAACTGCGAGCGGTGATAAAATACCTGACGTAATTAAAAAAGAAATGAAAGAAAAGGTTAAGAATGAGGTTGAAACCCTTAAAACTAAAAAACCTTTAGAAAAACAACTTGAAAAAGAGATGGAAAGAGACAAAGATTTGATAGTTACTAATGCTAAAGCTAAGGCTAAGACTGAGGGTAAAGTGTTACCTGACCAAAAATTACTTGCGGATAATGCAATGAAAATGTTGAGAGAAAATAAAACACAAAAAGAAATTGAGGATTATTTGGCTAAACAATTTGGAATACCTGCGGAAGAATATCGTAACGGATTCCAAAGATTTATGTCTAAGTACGTTGGGTCACCTTTTAATACTGCATTTACTTGGGTTACGGAGCAAGGAGGTAATCTTATAAAATTTTATGGAGACAGCGGAAAGGGTAATAAACGTTTATGGGCAACATTATCATTACCATTAGTTGGAGCGGCCCTTTATGGAGTATATTTGGCATATGGTGAATATACTGAAGTTGAGGATATTGATAAATATGAAGATAAACTGGCAGGATTTAATGATTTACCGAAAGAAGTAAAAGAATGGGTTGCGGTTAACTACCCATATCTTGCCTACAGAGACCCAAAAAACGTATCAACAAATCAATATCTTAAAGATGTGACTTATAAAGAAGACTTATCAGACCCAGATTTCCCAAAATATAGTATTATAGTGACATTTGGTGATGGAACAAATAAAGAAGTTACATCTAAAGATAAGGAATTTTGGGAAGCTGCAGTTAAGACTCAAGAGCAAATAGCCGCAGAAAAAAAGGCGGCTGAAGAAGCGGCTAAAAACAATAACCAAGGACAAAAAACTTTAGACGACTTTAAAAAGAGTGATAAAGGAGCTGGATACGAATCAACATCTATTGAGGTTAGCCCTGGTAAATTCAAACGTAAACCTGAATCTATGACGACCTATACTTGGGACGGAACTAAATTTGTTGGGACTCCTGACTAATAAATATTTTTATTAAATTATGATTATTTTAGAGCAAGTAACAATAGAGGCAGACGAAGTAGAAGCCTATGAAGATAAAGGTTGGACTGTTAAAAAAGAAAACGGTAAGTATGTCGCATATCCTAAAAGTGATAAAAAGTCTGGAGAAACTGAAATAGAAAAAGATGAAGTTGAGTCTTACGAAGACAATGGGTATACTGTAAGAAAAGGTTCTGATGGGAAATTCTACGCAAAAAAGAAAAAAGAAGATAAGAAAGACGAAAAACCAAAGGAAGATAAGAAAGACGAAAAACCAAAGGAAGATAAGAAAGACGAAAAAACTGGCTCAAAATCAAAATATCCATATCCAGCAAACCAAAATGAAGGTGACGCATTTAGAAAATGGATGTCTGAAAACCACAGTGATTTCAAAAGTGATAAATGTGAGGGGGGAGGACTTTCATATAAAGAAGGTAAAAAATATTCATATACTAACAATTGTATAAAGGCGGCTTGGGACATGTATGGAGATTTGTTTAAAGATGGAGCCCCTTCTTCAGACAATAAAACTCAAGATAAAACTCAAGATAAAACTCAAGATAAAACTGGTGACGGAACTAGAATTACACCAAAAGTAATTTGTGATTGGGATAGTCAGTATGATAATATTTTTGTTAAAAGAAATTCAGCTAATCCTGAAGGAGAGGCTGTTAAATTTCATGATTATGTAATTGATAATATTCCTGATTATTATAATTTTAAAAATAAATTCGAGTCCAACTGTAATAAAAAAGTTCAGGATTTAAGAAAGGAAGGTAAGTTACATAATAGTGGTTTGATGTACATGCTTTATACTCGAAAGGCAGTTAAAGGAAATAGTGTTAGAACTCCATGGGAATTTTATTTAAGCAGTTTATCAGGAAAAGACACTAATGTGTCTGGTACTTATGAAAAAATGACGAACGACAGTCAAAGTGAAAAAGAAGATAGTAAACAGACTAACAATACTAAACTAACCGATAATGATATTAAACAATCATTAAGTTCAAACTCTGCGGTTAGCCAATTATTCACTGACTCAAAATACACTTATAATTCAGCAACAAGTGCTGAAAGATTTGGTAAAACAAACTGCGGAGATTTTTTAGATAGATATATCAAACTAGGTAATCAAGTAATGTCTGACGACTTTGAAAATAGTCAGGGATACTTGTCGGCGTTAAAAAAAATGAAGTCAACCGTAGTTGCTTGTGTTAAGTTGTTGAAACCTGATGATAAAGACAGAAAAAATTATGAGAAAGATTTATTAATGGTTACAAACAAAGATTGGAAAATAAATACAGACTATCCTGATAGACCTGTGCAAGAATCAATAATAAGAAAAAAACTCATGGAAATTAAAAATAACAAACCAATTAAAGAATCAATTAAGAAAAGATTAGTTGAGAGACATATTGATAAGAAAAATTCAATATTAAAGGTTCAATATAAGTTAGAGATAATCTCAGAAGATTTCCAAAAACAAAACTACAGAAAATTCTTCACAAATTTATCTAAATTGGCAAATGCTTATAATAATTCTAAAATAGGATTAAATGAATCTGTTGATGAAACATTTAGTAAAGCATTTAACATGGTGTTTAACGGAAGTGAGTCAGAGGCTAAAGAAAAAGCGATAGACTATTTCATTAATAAAATGCAGGCAAGTGGACCTGTTGCTGATAATATAAGAAATGAATTATCCCTAATATCAGACAAAGATGTTAGTTTATTATTTACTGACCCTGATATGGTTGCAGAAAAAATTGCAGATGCCGTACTTCAATCAGGTAAACAAGAATCGTCATCTGATGATGGAACATTAATGTCGGCGGTTAGTGTAACCTTTCAGGAAGCATTACCTGAAAAGAAAGGAAAACTTGTAAATAGAATTAAAAATTTAATTACACCAACACAATCCAAATTACAAGGAAATGTAACAGGTGTTGCAGATTCACTTAAAAGTAAGTTTTTAGAGTTAGTTAAATAACTCTAAAAACCACTTTTAAATTCCTCCCAAGCGGATAATAACTCTTTACCCATAATGTCTGAGAACATTGTAGGTTCTGATGGATGAACTGACCTCATTCCCGCTTCTTCAGGAGTTCTATCACCTTTTTTTGTATTACATTTTGAACAACATGTTACCATGTTTGTCCATGTATTTCTACCACCTCTTGACTTTGGTAATACGTGGTCAATGGTCAAATTTCTCGGAAACCCACAATATACACATTTATGACCGTCCCTTTTAAGAATTCTACTTCTCGTAATAGATATTCTTCTAATTTTATAACTAACATAAGTTAATAATCGAATTATTACAGGACGGTAAAAAATACCAAAAGAGGTACTTATTGGGTTACCTTCAGATTTTATAACTTCAGCTTTGCCTTTGAATACCAAGTTAAACCCTCTTTTGAAGGTTGTGATATTAATAGGCGAATAATCTGAATTAAGTACTAATACTCCTGTTCTCATTTTAAAAAAATAATTTAATAGCAAATATACTATAAAATTGATAAAAAACAAAATATACCATATTATTACAGTATGAATGAATTAATTAAAGATAAAATAAATAAATCACATTATTATAAATTTAAAGGTACAATACCTGAAGGGTTTGTTTTAGTTCACGAATTAGTATTGGAAGATTTAAAAGACTTTGATAATTGGAAAGATTTTAAATATGATGAAAATTATATTGAAAATAAAACAATTGAAAAAGTTTTGTCTGAAGATTTTGAAAATGGGAAAATCTGATATATATTTGTACCATGAATACGGAAATTGAAAATCTAATTGAGAGTGGTTCATTGTCTGAACCTGAAATTTTTGACTTTATATATGTTTATAAAAAATTTGTTGATTGTGAACTCTTTAGTAAAAACGATTTTGAAAAATACTTAACAAAATTAGGTATTGAGTGGGATGGGGGTAATAGTTTTAAAATATCGGATACTGTAGAATATATTTTAAATTAATTTTAAGCGCCTTTAGCTCAGTCGGTTAGAGCAAATGACTCATAATCATTAGGTCGTAGGTTCGAGCCCTACATGGCGCACAAATGTCTCCGTAGCTCAGCTGGATAGAGCAACAACCTTCTAAGTTGTGGGTCACAGGTTCGAATCCTGTCGGGGATACCAAAAAGGGTGTGATAAACTTCACACCCTTATTTTTTTTTATTATATTACATATATGAAAATTATTGTAACAGGAGGAGCAGGGTTTATTGGCTCAAGCTTCATTAATTATTTAAAAGAAAACTACACATGTGATATTTTATGTGTAGATAAGTTAACTTATTGTGCTAACAAGGATAATATAAAATATCCTGTGGAATTTTTGGAAAAGGATATTTGTGATGTTACATCCGAAGATTTAGGAGATTTCGACTACATTGTTAATTTTGCAGCTGAGACACACGTTGATAACTCAATATCTGACGGTAAACCATTTATTAAATCAAATGTTGAGGGAGTATTTAATCTAATCGAGATATCAAGGAAAAATTCAAATCTTAAAAAATTTATCCAAATTTCAACGGACGAAGTTTATGGTGACATGTCCGATTACGGTGTTGGGGTATTATCTACTGAAGAATTTGATTTAAAACCTAGCTCATATTATTCAGCATCAAAGGCATCTGCTGACTTTTTAGTACAGTCTGCTAATAGAACTTATGGATTACCTTACCTAATAACAAGAACATGTAATAATTTTGGTGAGCATCAATTCCATGAAAAATTTCTACCTAAAATTCATAGATGTATTCAGGAAGAAACAAAAATACCTTTATATGGTGATGGGTCACATGTTAGGGAATGGATACATGTTAAGGATAATGTTAAATTTATTGCGTTATTAATGTTTAACAATAACGTAATAAACGAAGTGGTTAATATCGGCTCTGGAATTAAGTATTCAAATAGAAGAATAATTGAAATAATTGGAGAAAATCTATTTCCAAAATACCCTAAATTTGAATATGTTCCTGATAGACTTGGACATGATAAAGTTTACTCATTAAATTCATCAAAATTAAAAAACATATTAAAAGAAATGGGAGAATCATATACCATTTACCATATATTACATTATTTTTATGATTTGTATGGTGAAAAGTAAAATTTGTCGATATTATTAAAAAATAAAGGGACATTAGTCCCTTTTTATTTTTTTTAATATTTATAAAACAGTTAACTAAATTATCTAATCTAACGAATGTGGGAGAACAATTAATTATCACCATAATAACGTCAATAACTTCAATATTTGTGGCGTTAATAACTGCGGGAGTTTTCAGAAAAATAATGGATAAGAAAAAAGATGAAAACTCAAAGAAAAGACTAATAAAGCAAATTGAAAAAGATGAATTAATTCATTTTACATTAAGGGAAGTAAGAAGAAAATATAACGCAGATAGATTATATTTGATACAATTCCATAATGGTGGAAGTTTCTACACCAACTCACCAATGCAAAAAGCTTCGGTAACATATGAAAGATGTTCTGATGGGTTAGAAAGAGTATCTGAAAAACTACAAAATATTTTTGTTAGTCACTACACATGGTTCATTAAACATTCAATAGACAAACAAATGTTTTATTTAAATTGTGAAGATATTGAAGATGTTACAACTAAGGCATTATTAAGAAAATTTGGGACCCAATCAACCGCTTCTTTACCAATATATGACAATAATAATCAACTAATTTCAATTATGGTATTAGATTGGGTTTTTAGTGAGATTGGGGAACATTATATTGATAATGATAATTTCAATCAACACTTTATTGAAGAATTTATATTAGATGTTGATTCAGTAAAAAATCTATTATAAAAATCCGTTACTCATTCTTCCACTGTGTGATGAAATCCCATAAAGTTTTTCATTGGTCATAGATACTAGTATTGTTTCTCCCTCGCTAGCATTTTGAGCCCTTTCAGATGACACTCTATCGTCATCAGAACTTAATAATATTGTTAAAGGGTCTTTTGTTATTTGATTAAGTAAACGACTACCAATTTCGTGGTCAACTTCTACAAGTTCAATTTGTTGGAATAGTTTATTATTAACACTGGCGTATTCGTATATTGTTACTTCGTATGTATCATAATCTTCTATTTCTCCAGTTCCATCACATGTTTCACAATCAACTGTCCCTGTGCCGTCACACCATTTACATGACAATGTACCGTCTCCATCACACTCACCACAAGAATCTCCATCTTCATCTTCACCAGTCCCATCACATGTGTTACAATCAGATTGACCGTTATTACAATCGTGACAATCTTCACTTCCTTGTCCATAACAATCATCACATTCATCACTTGTAAAATTAGTATTTACCTCCATAGTTTTAAATGCGAATATATTTGATTCTACAAATTTTAATGCGGATACAGGTTCTTTACCTAAATTAATTAGATAAGTTAAAAAACATAATTTAAGAGAATTAAAAGGTCCGAGTCCTTGAACCATTTGTTTACCAAAAGAATCATGGATTAAATAATTATATATGTCATCTGGAGTTTTTCCTCGAAATTTATTATCTGCGAATTTTTTTGATAAACTTATTATTTTTTCCATAGTATTTATATGATAAATATTAATTCATACAAATGAATAATAAAAAAGTTTTAAACGAAATTAATAGAAATCGTAAAATCATGGGATTAGATTTGATAGAATCGTCTAATGAGAATGCGAATTCATTTAGAAATCATTTAAGTGGTTTAGGATATAAATCAAAATCTAACATGGATGATGGGGGTGATTTAAATCCAAAATTCACTTCTTATATTAAATTAGTATCTTCCGAATTAAAAAAACAATTACCTGATTTAAAATTTATTTTTGGTGCAGGACATGACAAATGGCACAAAAAATTCGGTAAATCTAGACATAATGATGGCAGAGCAATTGATATTACAATATTAAAGAACGGAGATAAATATGTTTCAGAAAAAGATAAAGATATTCTTGACGCAGTATCAATGGTACTATGTAAAATGAGAAAAAATCTTATCGGATTTACTTTTATAGATGAATACAGATTCCCAAGTGCTGGCTCCACTGGAGGACACTACCACCTTTCTTTTTCAGAGAATAATAAAGATGAACACACATCTACACCAAAATTTTGTGGGACTCTAAAATTAGATTCTAAATTTAAATTTGATTTTGGTAAAGATACTGATAAGACCGAAAGAAAAAAAGAAAAAGAAACGTCAGAACCAAGTGTAATAGACAAACTATTGGATACTTTTGGATTAAAAGAACTTTCAGATGTTGACACCGATAATCCCGACACTTTCATAAATAAAGTTAAAGATGTTTTTGGCGACGATAGTGTTGAGGATGATAATGGTGATTTTACAATTTTGGGTATTGGGTTAGAAGATATGGTATCTGCGGCTAAAAAACTATTTGGAGAAAGTGTTAATAATAGAAAAATATTAACCGAGAAAGAGTCTAAAGTTTTAAATAAATTTAGCGGTGATATCCAAAACGGACCAAAATACCATGGGTCAAGACCTTTAGGAAATTGGCAATCAGATAATGCTTGGGATTTATTTGCCCCTGCAAACACACAGTGGAATTCAATAACTAAAGGTAAAGTCACTAAAGTCTATAATACAGGTAAAAAGATAGGAAAGATATATGGTACACAAGTTTCTGTCCAAGGAATGGATGGGTTTCCTGATATATTTTATACTCACTTGAAAGATGTTACAGTAGAACCTGGAGACATTGTAGATATTGGAACACCAGTTGGTAAAGTGTCTGAATGGGGGTTGAGTAAATCAACTCATGTTCACGTAGGACTTCCATATGGCGAGCATATTCAAGACTTATTATCTTCAGACTATAATAAACCTAAAGGTGGGTCAGGTTCATTTTTTGACTTTAGTAAAGATGAGGATGAAACTAAGACAACTAAAAAAGAGCCTGATTTAATTGATAAATTATTAGATACTTTTGGTATTAAATCAATTTCGGATATTGAAACTGAGAAAGATTCTGAAGATTTTGCAAACAAAGTCTCTACTGTTTTTGGGGATGACAAAGTTTCAAAGAAAGATGATAATAGTTTTGAAATATTTGGATATAGTTTAGACGAATTAATCGATAAAGCCAAATCTTTGTTTGAACAAAGATTAAATGAAGAAATAAATAAAATGAAAAAACCCCTTAAATAAGGGGTTTTTAATTGGTGGAGATGCTGGGGCTCGAACCCAGGTCCAAAAAAGTTTACCATAAAACACTACACGTTTAGGTCATTGTTTTTCTAAACAATCCGAAACTTCACAATTCCCTTATTTTATAGTGGTTCGGTTTACTGAGAACTAATCTTCCACTTGTTTCTTTTCGGGTAGAAACCACACCTTTGTAAAGACTTCTGTTGCAAGGTTATATGTCCACCGACCCCTTAGTAGGTTAATCCCAGATTAAGCTACAGATACTTCTTCAGTACGGATAAGACCGATAGTCTGAAGTTTGTTGATAACGTTGCCGTTTATAGTTCAAGCCAGTTATACAGGGTTAGCTTAGCCCCGACATGCGTTTTATGACAAATCATCTCTGTCAAATCCAAAAACATCCCCAAATATCAAAGAACTACGTTACAAAGATATAAATAGTTTAATGATGTTACAAGTATTTATAAAAAAAACTTTTTAATGTCTTTATATAAAGCTCTTATAGAATTCCGTGATAATGAAACAAACCCTGTTTGGGTTAAAGAAGCAGATTACGATGGAATTATAACCATAAAAAAAGTATCAAGTAAAAGTAGAGGAAAATCTTTGGTGATATTAAAATTTTCAGGTAATGAATACTTTGATTTATTTAGACCTGGAGATGACGGGTATACTAATAATGATTATTTGTTTAGTGTTGTATTTGATAGGTATTATAGATATGACTATGTTTTTATGGACTCATACAGTTCTGACGAAGAATTTAGATATGGTGGAATATATCATCTAAATGATGTTAATTTATCAATGTTAAAAGAATGTGTATTAATTATGAATCCTTCATTTGATAAAACAACACAAGACTTAGAATTTTGGGCTCTTGAATTTATTAAATTGTTTGAGTCTGAGTCCGACGAGATTGGTGCAGATTACATTAATGAGTATGACGAAGCATTGGTTACAGGTTTAAAAGAATATCTTTTGCAAAAAGTATGTGGAGTATTTGATACTTATGGTATTTTTGAAAGTAAATGTGGTTATGAATATTTTACAACAGTTAATGATATTATTAAAATTTGGGATGAATCTGGTGCTAACGAAAACGATAAGTTTCTTGATATGATTAAAAAATTTATTAAAAATAAAGATTTAGAAATTGATGATGATTTGTTTGAAGACTATCACTCATATTTTGATAGTAGAAATTTTGATTCGGATGCGTACAATAGAAATTCTGAAAGGATTTTAGACTCATTAAAAGATAGACTTTTGGAGGAAGATGAATTAGGGTTTATTGAAAAAAATAGAGAGATTTTAAGATTTTTAGATAAATTAGGAATTAAGGTAGATACGTTTCATAGTTTCCCAAAAGAAAAATCATTTGGTTCAAAATACGGTAAAATATTTAGGGTTAGAAAAATTGAAAACGGGTTACTTACCGTTCAAATAAAAAAACAAGGAGGGAATTATGAAACAGAACAATTTAAAATACCTCTTGATGAATTTAAAAAATTATTATATAATCCTGAATTATTTGACTAATTTTTACTATATTTGTAGGATAATTAAAAAAAATGAAAAATTTAGATTTCTTTAAAAGACTTTTATCGGTACCAACACACACTTATCAGGAAGATAAAATGATTGATTTCTTGTCTGAACATTTAAAAAATCGTGGATACGACTTTTTTATTGATGACATGGGTTCAATTTATGTAACCAAAGGAGAATTATCTGAAGGCGAATATTACCCATGTGTTGTTTCACATACCGACACAGTACATAAATTAGACACAATTAATGTAATTGAAGAAATTCTACCAAATTCGAAGGGAGAAGATTCCTTATGTTTAAAGGCCTATAACGATTTTGACGAACCAACTGGTATTGGTGGTGATGATAAAAATGGTGTATTCGCTTGTCTTGAAATATTGGATAAATTTGAAGTTATTAAAGCTGCCTTTTTTGTGTCTGAAGAAACTGGATGTCACGGCTCAAAAAATGCCAATGACGAATTTTTTGAAAATGTTGGTTACGTTATAGAGTTTGATGCCCCTTCTGATTACATGGTTACTGAGTATTGTTACGGTGTGAAAATGTTTGAGAAAGAGTCTGAATTTTTTAAAACTGCTGACAAAATCCTAAATGAATGTATGTTGTCCGAACCAAAATATATGGTTCATCCTTATACAGATGTGTTCGCATTAAAGAAAAAATATGATTTCGCATGTATTAATTTTTCAATCGGATATCATAACTATCACACTAAAAATGAATACGTTTGTATTGAAGAAGTTGAGGCAGGAATTAAAGCTGGTGAAAATCTAATCTCTTCCCTTGGCAAGGTTAAGCATATAATGAATCATCCTTCGATGATTAACTTTTAAAAAAAAAGGGGGATTTATTCCCCCTTTTTCTTTCTTACCCTTGGTTTCTTTTCTGACGTTATTTCTTCATACAAAACAGATTCACCATCTATTTTTATTAAATATTTTTTGTCAGTAACTATATTTGTTTTTAAAACTTCATCCGATATAAAATCTTCAATTTTTTCTTGTATTGCTCGTTTCAGAGGTCTGGCACCATAAACCTCATCAAAACCGACTTTAGAAATAAATTCAATAACACTCTCATCAAACTCTACAAAATATTTGATGAGTTCTAATCTAGATTTAAGTTTATCAATCTCAACATTAACAATTTTCTTAACATCTTCATCTTTTAAAGTATTGAAAACAATAACTTCATCAATCCTGTTAATAAATTCAGGTGCAAAATAATTTTTAAGTTCTTTAGTTAACATTGATTTTTTAACTTCTTGGTCAGTGTAAACATTATTTGTTTTACCAAACCCAATACCTGCACCAAAATCTTGCATTTTCTTCACCCCAATATTTGATGTCATAATTATTAGACAGTTTTTAAAATTAATTTTTCTTCCAAAACTATCTGTCATATATCCTTCATCTAAGAGTTGTAAAAGAGATGAAAAAATATCTTTATGGGCCTTTTCAATTTCATCAAATAATACTACAGAATAAGGTTTAGTCTTAACCTGTTCGGTAAGTTGACCTCCTTCTTCATAGCCGACATAACCTGGAGGTGAACCAATTAGTCTTGAAACTGAATGTTTCTCTTGAAACTCACTCATGTCAACTCTTATTAGATTCTCGTCACTTCCAAATATTTGTTTAGCAAGTTCTTTAGCCAATAAGGTCTTACCGACACCAGTCGACCCTAAAAATATAAACGAACCAATTGGTTTGTTAGGGTCTTTAATACCTAATCTATTTCTACGTATTGACTTTGCAATTATTGTGATTGCTTCGGATTGACCAATAACCGAATTAGTTAAAGTTTCTTCCAAGTTAATCAACGCTCTTGAGTCGTCAACTGAAAGTTTTGTAATTGGTATTTTAGTCATATTTGATACAACTTCATAAACTAAATCAATTACAATTGACTGTCTTTTTGTTTTTAATTCCTCCTCAAATTTTTGTTTTTCAGATTCTAATTGGCTTAGAATCTTTTTTTCTCTGTCTCTTAGTTGTGCGGCCATTTCATAATTTTGTTTTTTCACAACCAAAAGTTTGTCTTCTCGTATTTTAGCCGACTCTCTTTTTAGTTCGTCGATAATCTCAGGATGTTTAACATCAACTTGAGCTCTCGCACCTACTTCATCTAAAATATCAAATGCTTTATCAGGGAACTCTCTATCAGTAATGTATCTATCGGCCAATTCAACACATGTTGATAGGATTTCATCAGTATACGTTACTTTATGATGATTTTCATATTTTTCTTTAACATTCTTTAGTATTTGTAGAGTTTCTTCTTTTGTTGAAGGTGAAACAATAACTTTTTGAAACCTTCTATCTAACGCCCCATCCTTTTCTATATTTTTTTTAAACTCATCTAAGGTAGTTGCTCCAATACATTGAATTTCTCCTCTTGATAGTGCGGGTTTCAATATATTAGATGCGTCTAACGAACCCGAAGCGTTACCCGCCCCAACTAAAGTGTGAATTTCATCGATAAAAAGTATAACATCTGGACTATTCTGTATTTCTTCCAAGATAACCTTTAACCTTTCTTCAAATTGACCACGGTATTTTGTTCCTGCAACTATTGAGTTTAAATCTAAAGATAAAATTCTTTTGTCAACTAAACTTCTAGGACAATCCCCATCAAAAATTTTCATGGCCAAACCTTCAACTATTGCTGTCTTACCACAACCAGGTTCTCCTATTATAATTGGATTATTTTTTTTCCTTCTCGATAAAATTTGAGCAATTCTTAGAATTTCGGACTCTCTGCCAACTACAGGGTCTAACTTACCTTCCTCAGCGAGTTTAATTAAATCTCTAGAAAAATTATCTAAAACAGGAGTTTTCGATTCCGTTGATTTTGGTCTTTCTTTTTTTCCTTCGTCCATTGAATCTGTCATAATGTAATATTTTTAATAAATTTAATCACAACATTAGATTATTTCAATAGAATTTTAAATTCATATTAGTTACTTTTTATTATAAAATTTTATTAATTAGATATGGCAATACTAAGTGAAACAATTAACGGAACAAAAATTATTAACAAAATTGAGTCTTCAAATTTGGCTGAAACTGAATATGATACATCAACTAAAAAACTTGTAGTCGAGTTTAAAAATGGTCATAAATATGAATATGACGATGTACCTCATCAGTTGTACACTCAGTTTAGATTATCTGAATCTCATGGAAGTTTTTTTAATAAAAATATTGCAAAAACTTACAAATATAAAAAGTTATAATTTTTGAAGTATTTATTATCGTGAGTGATAATAACATAATTAAAAGTTTTTTTTCTAAAGAATCTCTAAACTCTCAGATTTGGGATAAAGATGATTTGCTCAATCAAGAAGTTAGAGTTAAGCTTTTGGAAATTTCTAACGAATTTATTAATTTTTTATCAGTACCAATAGTTGTTGAAGATATTATATTTACTGGTTCTTTAGCAAATTATAATTGGAGCGAATACTCGGATATTGATTTACATATTGTTGCTGATTTTTCTCAGTTTCCCGAAGATATTTTAGAGTTATACCAAGAGTTATTTAAAGTAAAAAAAACAATTTTTAATACTGAACATAATATCAAAATATATGAGTATGAGGTTGAACTTTATGTTCAAAATGCATCAGAAGCTCATTTTAGTACAGGTGTTTATTCTGTTTTATATGATAAGTGGTTAGAAAAACCTAAAAAAGAAAAAAATAAATTAGACACTGAAATACTAAAAGAAAAAATATCTCATTGGATGTCTATTATAGATACCGTTCTAAAAAATGCTGATGAATCTTCAATTGAAGAGTCTAAAGATTATATAAAAAAATTAAAAGATAAGATTAAAAAGTATCGTTCATCTGGTCTAAAAGAAGGTGGTGAATACTCTTATGAAAATTTAGTTTTTAAATATTTGAGACGAAACGGATACCTTGATAAGTTATTTAATTTTGAAAAAAAGATTGTCGATAAAGAACTATCTTTAAAGTAAGTTTTCAATTTAATCAATTAAAATTAAAAAAACATAAATATTCGTATATTTATTAGGAAAAAACTGCTATGGCACAAACATCTGCTGGAACTTATACATATGTTGTAATAAATGCTTCTTCAGGAACATGTGGAAGTTGTACTTCAACATTACAACCTCACCCAACATATTCTGATTTAACAGGTGGTACAGTAGTACAGTTGCAAGCAATCACCTTAGGTGGATTTAACGGATTAAACAATTAATTAAAAGATAAAAAAATGAGTGGATTAAAACCAGTTGGAAGTGAAAAACTTCAAGGGGATGACAAAATAAAAAGAATTCTTGAAATCGCAAGATATAAAGAAAACATCCCTAACTCTATTAATGAAAGTAACAGAAATGAATATAAAACCAAATTGGTTGACGGTAATGTTTATTTCATAACCAAAGAAAAAATGGGTTACGTAATAAAAAAAGGATTAAACGAATCAACGTCTGATTATATTGATTCCATGAAAAATAGAGTTCATTATAATTCGTACTCAGAAGCTCTTAAAAAATTAAATTTAATTGCCGCTGAACTAAATAGACTTAATAATGTTAACGAAGGTATTTCTTTATTCACTGAGGATAAAAAATATTTTTTAAAAACTCCAAAAACATCAATGGAACAAGCTGAACCCTCTGTTGACGATGTTCCTCCACCATCTCCTGAAATGGGAGCGGAACCAACTACTGATGAAACACCCGCCCCTCCAGCACCATCTCCTGAAGGAGAAGGTCCTATTGAACCTGAAATGCCTGAGGAACCAGCGGACGCTCCTGACATGGAATCAGACATGAATGATGAAGGTGAATCAGATATGGACGTTAGTTTTAAAACAATTCAAAAACTAACAGGTAAGTTAGCTCAAAAAATTAGAGACTTTAAAGATAAGGATGAAGAAATTTCATCTAAGGACGCTAAGTATGTTGTAAATTCTATACTATCCGCAATCATGGATAATTTAGAAGATGATGATAAAGAAGATATAATCACTAAATTAGAAGGTGAAGAAGAATCCGATTACGGTATGGAACCATCTAATGATGAAGAACCCGAAATGGATGTAGATTCAGTTGAATCTGAAGTTGAGACTGAAGAAGAACCTGCCGTTGAACCTGAAGGAGAAATGGGAGAGACATACAGACACGAAATGGAAGAAGAAGATGTTAATGAAAAATTTGTGTCTTCAGTTATGGACAAAATATTTAGTGAGTCTAAAGTAGATAAAGTTCTTTCAAAATATTTTGTTATAAATGAGAACGAAAAAAAGTTCAAAAAACAAAAAGAAGTTCAAAAGAAAAAAATATTAGAACATAAATCTAAATCAGATACTAAAAATATTTTAAATTTATCAGTTACTGAAGAACAAAAAATGGTTGCTGAAAATATTATAGTTACTTTTCCTGAAATTAAGTTTATTGGAAAAACAAATAAAAATAATTTAGTATTTGAACACAATAACAAACAACTTAAAGTATCACCAAAAGGTGATTTATTATGAGTTATTTAGTTTTTGTAAACGGATTAGGACCAAACTACAAAGGAAATAAAATTTATGAATTTGTATTTTCAAGTAGTTTAGATGTATGGGGAGATGATTGGGACAGCGAGCCAGCTAACGGTAACCCAACTTCACCAAGTACAGAATATATTAAAAAGGTAGGAGTTTTGAACAGGGAGGGGATAGACCTCGAACTTATCCAAAACTCCGATTTTTTTTCAATGAAGGACGGTGTAGACAGAGTTGTCGCACTTGGGTGGGAAAGTGATAAAGATATTGATAATAGACTTGTTTTCCATTATGGTGATACTGAAGAACAGGTAAAAAATAAATTGTACGAAAAAGACATAATTTTAGAATTTTATAATGAATTTGAAAATGAAACCAAGTCACAAAAGAAAAATACAAGAAATGTTAAAAATGGGGTTCAGTAATAAAACCTTATCTTTAATGACAGAATCACAAGTAACGATTCTTCTTGAAAAATTAAAAAAATCAGAAAATAAAGAGGAAGTTAAACAAGTCCAAAAAACTTCATTTGAAATACAAGGAGATGGTTCAGGAATGTTACCTCCAAATCCTAAAGGATATAACTTAACCTCTAAGGGAGGTAAAACAGTCGCAACTCCAATGGAGGAAAACAAGAAAAAGTCTAAAAAGAGTAAAAACCCTTGGGCTATATGTACTTCATCATTAGGACTTGAAGGTAAGAAAAAAGATGACTATACTAAAAAAGAGAAAAGTAATTTTGAAAAATGTGTGTTAGGCGTTAAAGAAAAAATTAACGAGGGTAAAAATCCTGTTGAGTATATTATTGAGGCAAAAATGGAGCAATTAATTGAGAAACATTTATCACCTAAAATTACAAAAAGTGAAATGTTAAAATTAATAGAAGAAAAAAAGAAATTAAATTTACCAATAGGTAAAATAACATCTATGTCTAAATCATTAGGTGAAGACACTAAGACAGCACCAGCACCTGTAAAGACTCCGACAACTACCCCTAAAAAAACTCCATCAACACCATTCAGACCAAAACCTGGAACACAACCTAAACCAAAGGCAGGTAAAAAGAGACTTCCTGATTTTTTAAAATTTGACGAATTAAATATTAAATTCAAAGACTAATATTAATATGAAAACCTATAAGAAAAGAATCAACGAAGCGCCTATAGAATATGATGGACCTGAAAGAATGTCTCCCGATATTCAAGGTAAAATAGAAGGTGGCCAAACGCCACATTCAGGTAGTAAAGCATTTCCAAGTGTAACTCCTGAAGGGCCAGACAAACCTAGTAATTTTGAAGAATTAATCGCATCCAAAAGATTTAAGGATGTTGTTGAAAAATTAAAAAGATATACTGGTGTACAAAATATTTCAGGAATGAACTCAATGATGCAATTACAACAAATTGTTATGAGAGCAATGGCTGAAATTTCACAAATTGAACAAGAAAATAAAGAATACCTTGAGCAGTTGGCAGTTGAGTTAGTTACAAAAGATTTAGGTGTTCCTGAAGGAGCATTACAATTTGATGCTAAATTAGTTAGACCTGGAGATATCGACTCAAGTTTTTTACAGAATCAACCTGAGGAACCTTCAGATGAAGAAATAGAAAATATGTTCTCTTCTGAAGAACAGGAAGACGTTTTGGATTTTGCAGACGCTTTTGAAAAGTTTGATTTAGAAAAGGCAAAAAGAAGATTTATTAATTCATTAATTCAGGGAGCCGCTAAAAAAAGTTCTTATTTATTTGAATTGGCGGCTGAAGAGTTAAACTCGATTAATCCAAGATTGTTGAACAATTACGGTATTTTTATGTCATTTGCCGACTCATTATATTGGTTAATGCCAGATTCAATGATTCAAGGTATGGCGGGTAGTGGAGAGTCAACATATGGTAAAGAAGAAATTGACCAAACAACAGACCCCCCAACAGTAAGAGCGAGAGGGGTTAATTTCCCAATTTTAGTTCATGAATTAGCAAAAGGTATTATTGAAATTGCTGGAACATATGGATTACCATCTGACGTTAAAAGACAGGAAGCGATTTTAAAGGCGTCTGATACTACTGAAGGTGAAATTTGGGATATGAGATTAGGTCCTGTAATTTGGGAAAAATTTAGAGAATCATATCCTGATGAATTATTTGATGAAGACAAAAGATTCTTACAACAGTATTTTATTGTAAAGTTTGCAGAACTTACCGCTGAAGAATTTTTTAAAGTTGCTCGTGAAATTTTATCAGGTGGACCAAAAGGTAAAAAAATTGTACAAAACATGGTTGATGAGATTACTAAAGAATTACGTCAACAAGAGTACGAATCCTCTATGGGTAGTGAAGATGATGACGATGATGAATTTGATGATTTATTTAGAGAATTGGGATTAAAATAAACCAATTAAAAATTTTATAACTTAAACCCTCTTTACAAAAAAGAGGGTTTTTTCATATTTATAGGTATGTCATTAACTAAAGAACAGGTTTTATTGGAATACGGTAGATGTTTGAAGAGTACTCCTTATGCCTTAAAAACATACTTACAAACATACGACAATACAGTTTCAAAATACGTGCCTTTAGAATTATTTCCTGACCAAGTTAGTCTGTTAAATGACTATGAGAATTTTAATGAAAATATTGCTTTAAAATATCGACAGGCGGGTGTATCTACTGTAACCGCGGCTTGGGCATCTAAGAAACTTGTTTTTGCTAAAAAAACTAAACCTGAAAAAATCCTAATAATTGCAAACAAACTTGATACTGCGGTTGAAATGGCTAACAAAATTAGAGGATTTACAGAACAATGGCCATCATGGACTGGAGTTGGATTTTCCGCCGAAAAGAATTCACAAAGACATTTTAAACTAACAAATGGATGTGAAGTTAAAGCGGTTGCAACTTCTAAGGATGCCCTAAGAGGATATACTCCAACAATATTGGTCTTTGACGAGGCTGCTTATATTGAAGCGGATTCTGATTTTTGGGCGGCTTGTATGGCGTCATTATCTACAGGTGGTAAAGTTATAGTAATATCCACACCAAACGGATACGACCCAATTTATTATGAAATATATGACCAAGCATTAAGAAACATGAATGAATTTAAAATTTCTGAAATGGTTTGGTTTAAAGACCCAAGATATACTAAAGATTTAAAATTAATTAAAGTTAACGATATAATACATTATTATTTAAATAGAGAAGAATATTCCGATATTGATATTATTGATTATGCTGAGACCCCATTTAAAGAAAGAAATTTTGATGATGTTAAACAATTAATTTACCAAGGGTACAAACCAACATCAAGTTGGTATGAGTCTATGGTAAAAAAATTGAAGTACGATAAAAGAAAAGTAAACCAAGAATTAGAATGTCAATTTTTAGGTTCAGGAGATAACGTATTTGACTCTGAAGTTATTTCAAGAATTAGAGAAAGTATGATTTGTGAACCCAAAAATAAATTTATGGGTGGTTCATTATGGATATGGAAAGAACCTGTGATTGGACATAAGTATATTATGGGTGTTGACGTTAGTAGGGGTGACAGTGAAGATTTTTCTTGTATACAGATAATTGATTTTGATGCAAGAGAACAAGTTTTAGAATACGTTGGGAAAATCCCACCAGATACTTTAGCTGAGGTTTGTTATAAATGGGGGAATATGTATTCCGCATTTATTGTAATTGATATTACAGGTGGTATGGGGGTAACAACTTCTCGTAAATTACAAGAATTAGGGTATAGAGACTTATATGTTGATGGAGTTGACTATCAAAATAAATGGAAATACGACCCAAAATCACAAGACAAAATTCCAGGAATTAATTTTAATAATAAAAGAGTACAAATAATTGCATCATTTGAGGAATCTATGAGGCACGACTTTAAAATATACTCTACAAGGTTATTAAATGAAATGTCAACTTTTGTATATATCAATGGTAGACCTGACCACCAAAAAGGTCATCACGATGATTTAATCATGGGACTATCAATGTGTAATTATGTTTCTGAATCATCATTCACTTCAATATCTAAAGTAACGCAACATACTAAAGCAATGATTGAGTCATGGCAAGTATCGACAAATAAAACAAGTCATTCGCAATATTTTAATCCAACTATTTCGAGTGGTGAACAAATAAAAAATAATCAACCAACCCGTAACGATTATATGCAATATGGGTGGTTATTTGGAGGACGTAGATAATGGGTTTAGAGAAAAGACAAAAAACCGATAGAATATATGATGGTTCAAAATTAATTGTTGACGGTAACGGAGTTAAAACCGCAACCGCAAAAAAAGCTTTCGATAATATTAGAAAAAATATTAAATCTGAACCTAATATTATTATGGTTAGTCCAACTCCATCTGTGACCCAAACTCCAACTCCAAGTATTACCCCAACAAATACTCCAACCATATCAAATACGGCAACAAATACACCAACACCAAGTATTACCGCAACACAAACAAATACGCCTACAGTAACACCGACACCAAGTATTACTAATACACAAACACCTACTCAGACAAATACACAGACTCCTACTAATACTATAACTCCAACACCAACTAATACTATAACTCCAACACCAACTCAAACAAATACGCAAACCCCAACTGCGAGTATTACTCCATCACCTACTCAAACGCCTAATTGTATTTGTTATGGATTTACAAATAACACTAAAGGAACTTTACCTCTATACGTTATTGATTGTAACGGTATACTTAGAACTTCTTTTGTACCTGTTGGGTTTACTAAAGAAGGGTGTGTCTTAAACAGTCAATATACCGCAACTAGTTTAACAATATCAACAAACGGACCTTGTGTTGCTGGTTCATGTAGTTATACACCAACCCCAACTCCGACAATAACTACAACACCAACGAATACCCCTACAAATACACTAACACCTACACAAACTCCTACAAATACTGCAACAATGACACTAACTCCAACAAGTACTATAACTCCAACCCCAACCCCAACCCAGAATTGTCAGTGTTATTATATAGATAATCCAAGTGCCTCTCCAAATGGTGCGAATTATATTGATTGTTCAGGAAATACAATCATTGATTACCCAATACCTGCATTATCCCAAGTTTATTTATGTTCGTCAACAACACCAATTTTTACAGTGGATGTTGATGGAAAAATTACCGCAACCCCAATAAACTTATGTAATGAAGGATGTCCTTCTGAACCCATACCACCATTTTTTAGAATTCAAAATATTGAAGGTACCAATCCGACCATAGTTAGATTAAATACGATTACAGGCTCAACATTTGACATAGACTGGGGAGATTTGTCAACAAGTGCTGTTACAATATCTTCGGCAACATATACAACATTTACTTATCCTCACACATATGCATCATCAGTTTATACTGCAACTTTTGATGATTTCATGGACGGTGCAGTTATAAGTACTGGTAAAATCAAAGAAATAAGTATACATTCAATTTCAAATATCGTTGAGAATGAATATACTTTTAGTGCATTTACTGCAACTACGACTTTAACTATCTCATCATCAACCTTAACAGATTTTAGTTCATCTTTACCAAATAGTTTAGTGAATCTTTATTTTTATACTGTAAATTCACCTGGAGCAAATTCATTTATATTCAATCCTTCAACCGATTTGGCAACACTACCATCATTTTCTAATTTAATTATAAGAAATTCTGATATATCTGCATTTACCTATGATTTCCAATCAAGTACATCATTAAATGAATTACAATTATATGCGGATACTTTATTAACAACATGTAATTTTACCGCACCTATAGGAACTAGTTTTACAAAGTTGTGGGTTCAAGGATGTAGTTTATTAAAAAATATCAGCATGCCATTTGGGTTTACATTTAGTTTAGGGTTAATTGACTTAGTTGTACCTCAAAATAGTTTAAGTGCTTGGACATATAATCTACCACCGTCAACTGAAACTGCTTATTTAAATCAAAATACTTTATCGGCATTTACAATAGATTTAAGTAGTAATACAAATTTAGAAATATTACATCTATATAATAACTCATTAAGTGCATTTACTAATACTGTATCAGGATGTACTTCTTTAACACAACTAAGATTAGAAAGTAATCGATTAACAACATTACCACCAATATTCCCTAACAATGTAAGATATATAAATTTTAGTCAAAATAGGGTTACTGGATATACTTCTAATTTCCCGTCATCGCTAACTGATTTCATAGGATTTGGTCAAACTACGGGACAACAAGTAATTAATTCATTTGATGTTGAGGTTAGTGGGGCAACTAATTTAGATACCTTTGACTTATCAAGGGTGAGTCTAACCGCTTGGACAAAAACATTTAGTAGCTCAGCATTAACTCTTAACTTGGCTTATAATAATTTAACAAGTTTTGATTTTAGTTTATGTTCAGGAGCAACTGATGTTACTTTAACTGAGAATCCATTATCTTCAGGATTAACTAATTTGTCAGGACTAACAGTTATTGACACTTTGAATGTTAATAATACCTCAATACCATCGGATTCGGCACTAATCCAAGGAGATTTCCCTTCGTCATTAGTTGCATTATATTGTCAAGATGTTAATACTATAACGTCATGGGATATTTCCTTTTCTGGAGCGTCTACAAATCTAAAATATATCTATTTTAGATTTACACCATTAAATCAAGCATCAACTAATTTTATATTAAATGACTTGGCTAATAATAATACCGCGATTAATGGTATATTAAGATTAGATGGGGCTGGAGGACCAGCATCACCGACTGGAGGAGTGTTAAACCCTGATTATATTACGTTAACATCCGCACCTAGAAATTGGTTAGTCTTTATAAATTAATTTTATTGGACTATTTATAAAAAATAGAATTTAAATTAAGTTTTCAATATGGAAAATAACAAACTTACGGTTTGGCAAAGACTTTCTCAAACATTTGGACCTAATTCTTTGTTAGGTCAAGATTATCCTACATACAAATACGACAAGAAAGAACTACTTAGAACCACATCAAAACAAGATTACGAAAGAGAAAAATTACAAGCTCAGCAGAATTATTATCTGGCAAATCAATGGGCTAAAATTGAACACAATCTTTACACACAAGCCGTATATTACGAACCAACAAGACTTGCGTCTTTTTACGATTACGAGTCAATGGAGTTCACTCCTGAAATATCGGCAGCTTTAGACATTTATGCCGAAGAGTCTACAACTGTAAATCAAGATGGTTATATGCTACAAATTTATTCTGAATCAAGAAGAATAAAATCAATTTTAGCAGATTTATTTAATAATAATTTAGATATTAATACTAACTTACCTATGTGGACAAGAAACACATGTAAGTATGGTGATAATTTTGTGTTTTTAAAGCTAGACCCTGAAAAAGGAGTAATTGGTTGTATGCAATTACCAATTATTGAAATTGAGAGATTGGAAGCAGGTATGGGAGGTAAGGCCGCTGACCCTGAAACCAACCCAACAAAAAAACATACTAAATTTAAATGGAAACAAAAAGACCTTGAATTTAATACTTGGGAAATTGCTCACTTTAGATTACTTGGGGATGATAGAAGGTTACCTTATGGTACATCTATGCTTGAAAAGGCGAGACGTATATGGAAACAACTTTTATTGTCAGAGGATGCGATGTTGATTTATAGAACCTCAAGAGCGCCAGAAAGACGTGTGTTTAAAGTATTTGTTGGAAACATGGATGACGCTGATGTTGAGCCATATATCCAAAGATTTGCAAATAAATTCAAGAGAGACCAAGTAGTTGATAATAAAACAGGTAATGTTGATATGAGGTTCAATCAAATGGCGGTTGACCAAGATTATTTTGTTCCTGTTCGTGACCCTGCACAAGCATCACCAATTGAAACTTTACCAGGAGCAACTAATTTGTCAGAAATTGCAGATATTGAGTACATCCAAAAGAAATTACTAACGGCATTACGAGTTCCTAAAGCCTTTTTAGGATTTGAAGAAGTTGTTGGTGATGGTAAAAACCTATCATTACAAGACATACGTTTTGCAAGAACAATCAATCGTATTCAAAAAAGTATGATTCAAGAATTAAATAAGATTGCAATAGTACATTTATTTATACTTGGATTTGAAGAGGAGATTTCAAATTTTACGTTATCATTAACAAATCCATCAACGCAAGCTGATTTACTTAAAATAGACGTATGGAAAGAAAAGGTATTATTATACAAGGATATGGTTGCAGACCCTGGTTCAGGTATTGCTGCAGTATCCCAATCTTGGGCTAAAAAACATATTTTAGGATTTTCTGACGAGGAAATTAAACTTGATTTACAACAACAAAGAATTGAAAGGGCGGTTGGGGAAGAATTAAAGAAAACTGCTGAAGTTATTACTCATACAGGATTATTTGATAATTTAGATAAGTTATACGGTAAGAAGGAAGGGGAACCAGCAGGGTCTCCTACAGAAGGTGGTTCACCTCCACCTCCAGGTGGAGAATCAACACCTCCTCCTGAGTCACCCGCACCACCAGCAGAATTAACACCAGAATCAATTGAATCGGTTGAAGACGGACTAAATATTCTACTTGAAAGTAATGATGTTACGGAAGATGATATATTAGATTTGTCTAAAGCAAGAAAATCTTTAGGTGAAATTGAAAACAAATTGAACACGTTACTAAAAGATTGATATTTATAAAATAAAATTATAAAATGAGATTTGGAGTAATAAAAACATTAATTGAAAACAAATTGGTTGAATCTTTTGTTAATAAAAGATTATCAACCGACATGTCTTTTTTTCAAGACAAAATTTTAAAGGATAAATCATTTAAAAAACACATGTTTGTATATGATACTTTAAATGAAAATAAATCTTTAGATTCTGAAACTGCAAATTATTTAATTGATGATTTAATTAACGATTTAAAAAATAATCCTTTGTCTGAAAATGTAATTAAAACAATAAAGAGATGGACAAATGGAATAGTTAAAGAAAATAATTATTCTGTGATAGATAATTTGGTATACGGAGATGACTTACATCCTGAAAAAAAATCTATTGCTAGAAAACAAATAGTTGAATCGTTAGGAAAAAATAAGGTTATTAAAGAATCAAAAAGTAAAATACCTTTAAAGTCCATGGTTAAAATTGCAAACACAACAATTGCAAAAAAACTTGAGAATCTATCAGAATCTGATAAGGAAAAAATATTAAAGGTTTTAAAATCAGACGATGAAATTAAAGAAGAATTTAAAAAATTAAAAGAGGATACTCTAAATAAAATTGATAGGTTAATTTCAGAATCACCTGAAGATTTGACACAAACATTGATTGAAACTAAAGAAAGATTAGGTAAATCAGATTTTTCAAAAAAAGAATATATTAAACTTATTAATTTAAATGACGGTTTAGTTCTCTAAATTCTTTTTTTCTTTATAGATTGCATTTTTTAAAGTCTGACGAGTTATGTCAGACTTTTTTTTATATGTTTTTCTATCTTGTAATTGCGATATTAATTTAGTTTTAATAACTTTTGATTTAAAAGATTTTAAGGCTTGCTCAATATTACCTTTTTTAATTGGGACTATTAACATTTTGACAAATGGAATTTTATGTGTTAAATTTATTAAACAATAAATAAAAAGAAATCATGCAAAGTTAATGAAGAAAGGTAAATCTTGTATTTTAAATGGATACAAAAATTTAAAATGTAATTATGGAACAGTAGATGCTAAAAATCTAAAATCAATTTATATAAACATTCAGTCTTGGGTCGAACCAGTCAAGTTTTTTGAGAATTGGGATAAGCCCGTATCAAATCTATCAAAAATAATTAAACAATTACTAAATGAAATAGTGGATAAACTAATTTATGACAATAAATTTATTGTTGATTTAGATTTAAGAACGAGCGGAATATCTTTAGGCAAAAGGTCTTTTATGAATTTAGAAATTACTTTGTTTATTAAAAACCCTATAGATTTTAAATCTATGATTTTAAGAAAAAGTGTCAAAGACATTGTAAGTTCGATACAGAAAGAAATTTTAAATAACTCAAATTATTTTATTTTTCATCTTACAAAGACTGACAAAATTGTAAAAAGCGAATAAGTTTAATATTTATAAAAAAAAATATTAAATGCAAAATTTTAAAATACTTGGTCCTAATGAAATCGGTAAGGGTATTCTTATTGAATACGATGCGGGATACGTATCCCCTAAAGAATTTTCTAATGATAAAATTATAAAAGAAAATTTAAACACTACCGATTATTCAAAACCTTTTGAATTTTATGCCGTACTCCAAAAGTATGACACACCAAATAGAAATGGTAGAATATACCCCGAAAGAATTCTAAAAAGAGAGTCAGAGAATTATATAAAAAATTATATTAATAGAGGGACTTCTCTATCGGAATTAAACCACCCTGAATCTTCATTAATTGATTTAGATAGAGTTTCACACATCATAACTGAAATGTGGTGGGATAAAAATGTTTTACTAGGTAAACTTAGACTTTTAACTTCTCCAGGATTCCATGAAAGAGGAATTGTCTCAACTAAAGGAGACCAAGCCGCTAATTTACTAAGACAAGGAGTAACACTAGGTATATCATCAAGAGGTGTAGGTTCTTTAAAAAAGAAAGGAGAACAAAATGAAGTTCAAGATGATTTTGAATTAATTTGTTTTGATTTAGTATCTTCCCCATCAACACCTGGAGCATATCTTTTTAAAGATGAAAAGGATAGATATAAGTACGAGGAAAATTTAAAAGAAGAAAATGAATTAAAAGCTCAAAGAGGTATTGGGGATTCTATTGATTTAATGAAAAAACTTTCCGATTATTTATCAAAATAATTAATTATGGATGAAAAATATTTTGTAGCAAAAATTACAATTGATGACGTTGATTCGGAATCAGGAAAAATCAAAAAACAAAAAGAAGAAAAATTAGTTAAAGGATATAGCCCAACTGATGTCGAGGCTAAGGTTACTAAAGTTTTTGAAAGTTACTCACAAGACTGGAGAATTACAGCAATCGTTGAGAGTAAGATTGATGAAGTAATAGAATAAACTAATTTATTTAAAAAAATAAAAAGGAGTCGATTGACTCCTTTTTTTATTTATACCAATTAAAAATAGATTTTTTTGTCATAACGATATATTTATCAATAAAACTTAAAATGGCAGAAAAAAATTTAGTTGAAGAAACTCTAATCCAAATCCAAAATTTGGAGGAAGTTATCAATGAAAACGCAAAAGAAATACTTGCTTCAACCATGAAGGAAGAAATTAGCGAATTAGTAAAAGAGTCTATGAAACAAGATGAGACTGACAAAGAATCTGAGTTTACCGAAGAAATGACTGAGGCAGACGAAGAGGATGAAACAGAAGAAATTGAAATGGATTTTGACACTGAGGAAGATTCAGATGAATCTGAAGAATTGGAAGATTCTGAAGATGAAATGGAAATGGACTTAGATATGGATGATGAAATGGAAATGGATTCTGATTTAGAAGATGAAACAGATGTGATTGATTTAACATCAGCTTCTGACGAAGAAATTCTAAAAGTATTTAAATCTATGTCTGCTGAAGATGAAATTACTGTTACTAAAGACGGTGACTACATTCATTTAACTGACGAAGATGACGAGTACTTGATTCAAACCGAAGGAGAGCTTGAAACCGAGCTTGAAGAAGGTTGGGAATCTGAAGAAGAACAAGAATTAGAAGAATCTGATGAGGAATTAGAAGAAACTATTTATGAGATTTCTTTTGACGATTTTGAAGATTTTGATTCTGAAGAAGAATATGATTTTAAGAAAGATTTAGAAGATTTTGATGAGAAATCTGAGTTTTATTCTGAAATGGAAGAATCTACATCTATTCATGAGAAGTATGACCATAAGAAAGGTTCAAAAAGTGTTAAACCAAAAGTTGGTAAAGGAGCTAAAACAGGTTCTGCGTCTAAATTCTCTTATAAAAATAACAAAGGAGGATTTAAAGAAGAAATGCCAAAGGCTGACCCTACCAAATTTGCAGGTAAAGTTAAAAAATTCGAGTTTAAAGAAACAGATTTAAGTGCAGCATCTGAAAAAGAAGCTAAGGCATTTGCATCTAAGAAAAGTGAGACTAAAGAAGCATCTCGTACATATGGAATGGGATGGAGAAAAGACGCACTACCTAAAGGTGCAAGAGCTGGTTCTAAACAAGCTAGAATGAGAACTGAGTCTGTTATTGATGAGGTTGAAATGTTAAGGTCTAAAAATGAAGAATACAGAAAGGCACTTAATTTATTCCGTGAAAAATTGAATGAAGTAGCGGTTTTCAATTCAAACTTGGCATATGCAACTCGATTATTTACTGAACACTCAACATCTAAACAAGAAAAAATTAACATCTTGAGAAGATTTGATTCTGCTGAAACACTTAAAGAATCTAAAGCATTATACAAAACAATAAAAGATGAACTTTTATCTGATAATACTGTGACAAAATCAATCAATGAATCAATTGAAAGAGTAATTGAACGTGAACCACAATCAGGTTCGGCAATTAATCTAATTGAATCTAAGACGTATGAAAACCCTCAGTTTTTAAGAATGAAAGACATCATGGCAAAAATTGCCAAATAAAAAAAATAAATAATAAAATAAAAACCAAAAAATAAAATGGGAGCATTATTAGAATCAGGTCTTGTTGGTAACATTGGTCTTAAGCACCTTAAAGTTATCAAAGAAGATACTATTAACAAATGGGACAAATTAGGGTTCCTTGAAGGTCTTCGTGGCCACCTAAAAGAAAACGTAGCTCAGTTGTATGAAAACCAAGCTTCGCACTTAATAAACGAATCAACTTCAACTGCGGACTCAGGTTCGTTTGAAACCGTTGTATTCCCAATCATTCGTCGTGTATTCTCTAAGCTTTTGGCTAACGAGATTGTATCTGTACAGGCTATGAACTTACCTGTTGGTAAATTGTTCTACTTTGTACCACGTATCCAAGGATGGACAGGTGCAACTCCAGCAGTTGCTAATGGAAATCAAAATGGTCACTACGCACCATTCGGTTCACCAAACGGTCCTGCATCAGTTAACGCTGGTTATGGTACAGACACAGGAGCTATCGCTAAGAACACTTACGATTTGTTCTATGAAGGTACTGAACCATCATTAGACCCACCAGGATTGTTTGACTACTCAAAAGGTCGTTATTCTTGGTTGTCTGCAGCAACTAACACTGTTGTTTGGAATACATCTGGTAATTTACAAGTTTCAGGATACGGTTCTGGCGAATATCGTAAGATATTGGTTGCAATGTCAGGTTTCTCTAACTCAGGTGCTGGTAAGATTATTGGTCCTGATGGACAAGAAATGGATACTGAATCTTTCTTATCAGATTTAACAATCCTTCCAACTCAAGCATCTATCGGAGGATTAACATTCTCTACTACCACTCCATTATTATTCCGTGTAGTAACACAGAAATATGGACAAGGAATGGTACAGTACGGTTCATCAACAACAACTACTTGGCCAACTAACGGTAATGGTGGTACTTATTTTGATATTTGTACACCAAACGGAGTTATCTATTTAGAAATTGATTTACAAGTACCTGCATGTATCGCTTGTGGTCAATCTACACCTGATGGATATAGTGGACTTACTTTCACTTCTGCAGTATCTGCTACAACTGCTAGTAACCCATTCACGGCTTACTTTAAGCGTTATGAAGAATTAGAATTCGAAGACAGAATTGGTGAAGTTTCTTTTGATTTAGAATCAGTAACTGTTTCTGTGACTGAAAGAAAGTTAAGAGCACAATGGTCACCAGAACTTGCACAGGACGTTGCGGCATTCCACAACATTGACGCTGAAGCTGAATTAACAGCTTTATTGTCTGAACAAGTGGCTGCTGAAATCGACCGTGAAATCTTACGTGACTTACGTAAAGGTGCAGCTTGGACATTACGTTGGGATTACAACGGATGGAAGCGTCTGAATAACCAAGCAACTCCGTATACTCAAAAGGACTGGAATCAAACTCTTATCACTGCGATTAACCAAATCTCAGCTCAAATCCACAAGTCAACTCTTCGTGGTGGAGCTAACTGGATTGTAGTATCTTCTGAAATCTCTGCGATTTTCGATGACTTACAATACTTCCACGTTTCTAACGCAGCACCTGAGCAAGACCAGTACAACATGGGTATTGAGAGAATCGGTACATTGGCAGGTCGTTACCAAGTATATCGTGACCCATACTTCCCACCAAACACTGTGTTGTTAGGTCACAAAGGTACATCGTTACTTGATACTGGTTACATCTACGCACCATACGTACCATTACAATTAACTCCAACAATGTACAACCCATTCAACTTCACACCTATCAAAGGTATCATGACACGTTACGCTAAGAAGATGGTTAACAACCGTTTCTTCGGACGTATCATCGTTGATGGTGTTCGTACGTTTGATTTGAGAGAATTGAGATAATCATTAACTCAATATAATTAAAAAGGTCAGAGAAATCTGACCTTTTTTTATTTAAATTATTCCCCTAATAACCGTAGCGCTTTTGATATTGCCTCAACTTCATCCATCTTAAACGCCCCTCTTCTAAATCCAGCTTTTGATGCTTCTATAAGACAATAAATTGCCTGTTCTTTGGTCATTTTATTATAAAAATTGTCCAGTTGTTCGTCACTATAATAAGTTATAGATTCAAATAAAGAACCTTTAGGGGTTAATTGTTCAATTTTGTCTTGTATCTCTTTTTCTATATTTTTATCAGTTTCCATTAAATTAGATATTTATCTAATAATAGATAAAATATGTCTAAAAAGAAACTAAATAGTATTAATGATATTGTTGAATCATTATTTTTAAAAGAAACTACAAATACTAATGTAAGTTCAGGTATATATAATGCACCTATAGAGATAGAAGATAAAGAATGGGATGAACATATATTATCACCATTTATTAATAAATCTAACCATTATCATAATAATAAAGTTAAAGATAAGGAGTTAGGTGATAAAATCAAATTTAAACACGGTTATATTGAGAAAGATAACCCAAACAAAGGGAAATCAAAAAGGTTAATTACACCTGTAAATGAAAGTGAAACTAATGAAGATTTGGCGGTTTGGTTTGGTAAAAAAAAGAAACCAAAGGGAAGTAAACAGCCTAAGGGTCCATGGGTTAATATTTGTCGTAAGAAAGATGGTAAACATCCTCCTTGTGGTAGACCTGAATCATCCGATAAGGGGTACCCAAAATGCAGAGCTGCGGGGGTTGCTGGAAAAATGTCTGACTCTCAAAAAAGAGCGGCATGTCAACAAAAAAGAAAGGCTGAAAAAAAAGATACCCAAACAGGTAAAGGACAAAAACCTGTTATGACTTCGTATAAACCAAAAAATAAAAAAAGTAAGAACGAATCAGTTTTGATTAGTCTAATAAGAAAAGTTTTAAAATGAAAGTTTGTTTAAAATATAAAAAAAAATTATTTCAAAAATATCAGTTAGACATAATAATAGATTTTATTAATCTATTACAAAAAAAATTACCAGTAAATGGAGAAATAACTATATATTTTCTTTCAGAAAGAAAGGGTGGGATGACAACAGGCTCATTTTTAAACAAAAATAATTCAATAAAAATATTAGCTAAAAATAGAATGTTGTCTGATATTCTAAGAACTTTATCTCATGAATGGGCACATTGTTATGATAGACAACATTTGAATATAACCGACAGAAGAGACATAGGTGGAGAATCAGAAAATTTTGCAAATGCTAAATCAGGAGAAATAACCAAGCTATATATTAAATCAAACAAACATAAAGAAGATAAAATATTTGAATAATTATATACAAATTTTTGAATAAATAGTCTCCAATGAATGTTTAATTTGAACATCTAACTCTTTTTCCATCTTTAAAGCTCTATCATCCATTTCTTTTTTAAAGTATTCTTTAAGTTTTTGCCAATATAAATCAGGTAATTTTATAAAGTAACTATATGTATGATTGGTAATTGTTATCTCCCCTTCCTCCATGGTAATAAAAATACCAAACTCTTCGTTTTTGATATATTTTTTTCCAGAAATTGGTGCAATTAACAATTCTGAATTTGGGTTATGAATCAATTTTCTACATATTGCCGAACATTGATTAATCCTGGTTCTTTGGATTTTTCTAATCTCAGTTTGAGTTAGACTTCTTACAAAAAGTTTGTATTTGGCAATTATTCTTCTAAAGAATGACATATGATTATTTTTTACAAATATACGTCTAAATCTTTAATCTAACAATAATTTTAAAAAATTTTCCCAAGTTTCCACATCATTATCGTTTCTACCAATATTTGCAGAATAGCAACAAAGAACAACATTGTCTCTTGTGTAACCTTTAGTCCTATCTAATCTATCTAATGATGGTTGCTGAGGGTGTTTTGGTTTATTAGATGATATTAGTGGTACATTAAACCAATAACACAAACCATTTTGACTATCGAACATCTCATTAATATCATCAACAGTTAAAGTATGTTCTTTATTCCTTTTAGTGTCGTTGATTAAAGTATTTTGCCATAACCTAACTCTTCTTTCCTTTTGTTTTAAGCTTTCATTTTTTTTAAAATCAGGGTTTAATCTGTAATTTTTTTTGTACTCTCTGGTAACTTTCAGAATACATTCTTTACATTTACTACCCCTTTGGGATACGTAAAAATCATTTTCGCTTTTAATCACACCGCATTTACTACATTGTTTTTCCATTTCTATAAATATAGGGAAAACATAAAAAAGAGGATATTTCTGCTCTTTATATGAAAATTAACAGAATGGTGGTGAACACCTTTTCTTACCGTCAAGACCTTTTATTTTACCTTTACACACTTGGACAGCGTGACCATTACTATATGCTGAGGGGTACACGTCATACTTCGCCTTTGCCGATGCCTTACCTCTAGCACATAATTTTGTTCCAGTTTTTTTACGACCTTCATTCATCTGATATAGTGCTAAAGCGTCATCAGGGTTTTTTAAAGTCATAGCTAAATCGTCAACAACATTATCATTTTCCATCATTTCACCATCACTAATATTCATGGACAATTCCATACCGTCTTTTTTTGTTTCATTCATCATAAAATCAAAAACTTGGTCTAAATTATTTTTTGCTTCAGCAATATGGTCCTGAGCCCAATCATGACCATTATCTAAAATAGAATCAACCATGTCTCTTTCTAAGTCTAACAATAAATCACATTGTCTTCTCATTTGTTCTAAATTTGAAAAGAACATATATCTATCTGATTGCTCTTTAATAACTTTTCTAATTATATTATCTATATTTCTCATAACTTATAAATATTTTAAAAAGCAACATTTCCCTTTAATTCTTCACAAACATTATCTAAAAAGTTCTCAATCTCATGTTCTAACCCTTCATATGTCTCAAACAAATTAATGCCTTCAGGGTCTTCAAAATTACATGTTGAGTAAGTCCCGTTTGGTTCACAATATATTTCCCCATAAAATTCATCATTATTTACGGTTAAATAACCAGTGTGAACCATTTCGTTAGGATTATCTTCAGTAGATTCGTATTTAAAAGACATATTAACACCCCCAATTATATCAGAAAAAATATTTTCATAATTGGTAACTTGTGAACGTGTAACTAATTCTTCATCATCTTTAAATTTACCAGTTTCGGAATAATGTATTAAATATTTCTTTTCTTTATCTGTTAAACCCTCAAATCCTACTCTATTTATTTTATCTAAAATAGAGTCAATTTTATCCATACTTTCATTAATAATATTATTAATTATTTTGATTAATTCCGATTCTGTTATTTGTATTTTTTTTCTCATTTTTTGTTAACTATTTGAAATTTAATTTGTCTTTTATAGGTTTCTGACGACCCATTTGATATGACCTTTAAGTCAATATAATATTCATTAGGTATTTTGTCAGTAGTATCAAATATAAAATAAAATTGATTATCTGACCTATTTATTTCAGTCCAATCTTGTACTTGAACTTCAGTTTGGCCCTCTCTAACATATAGTCTATAATAAGCGTTTACATTAGACAATATCTCATTTGTACTATATGCTTTTTTAACTATAACGCCAACTTTTCTAATATCTGTATTTAATATTTTTTCGTCTTGTTTAATACCATAAAAATCGAACCCATACAATATTGGGTCTTGACTCATTGTTGATATTTGTAAAGTATTATTATATGGTAAAAGTATTATAGTATTTGTTATATTACTTAGACTATTTCCATTGTATATTAAATTACTCCAAACGTCATATATCGTACATGGTACGTTTGTGTTACCTGTAATTGCGGGTATTGTTACTTCATAAATCCCTTTTGATATTAGACAAGACGTTAGAGGTCCTTGTATAATACTATCTTCAGAGTCAATTATATTAACAGTTGGTGGGGTGTCTAAATTAACTAAATCACCGTCAATATATGAAAATAAATAAAGTTTATTTTCATTATTTGTCACAAAATAATTTCGATTATCTTTAATTAAATCATTATATGATGTCTCTAAAAATGGTTCATAAAATGTTTGAGTATGCCTACTAAAAAAGGCAACTGCGTAATTTTCAGTCAACCCTGTTAAATTTTCAAGTTCAGGTGAAAAAGATATAATCCATCCCGTGTTACCAGTAGTACCACCACTTAAAATTGAGTTTATTTCATCCGTCATATCAAACTCAATATCTTCATTACCAAATTCAAAGTGTTGAGTATCAACAATAGTTAACCCACTATAATTTACATTACCTGAATTTGTATTTGAATATATCCCATTTTGACTCCATCCTGATATAGTTGTTGTTTGATACCAATTAGAGGGTCTCTGAGAGTAACTTTTATTTTCAGGTAGTAATATTGGAGTTATAAGTCCATTTGAAAAATTAGTTGTATTTTGTACATCATAATAATCAGAACCTACTCCTTCATCCCAATATTGTGGATTACCAGTTGAACCCGAAATTTTAGGTATTCTGATTAAATGTAAATCAAAAGAAGTTGCTCTTAACCTCCCGTCTGACATTGAGGTATTAAGTAACTCAGTATCAAATGAAGAAGTGTTAGTCATTCTAAGTTTGTGAGTTATTCCACTAAATCCTGTACATCCTGTTGAAATAACTCCTGATGAAAATTTACTAACTAACTCGGTTAAATCTAAATCAAAAATAAACCTTGAGAAACCTTTTTGTGATAGTACGTCATTTGCGGTACCAAAATACAATTCAGTATAAGGAGCCTTACCAGTATTTGTAAAACTATTATACAATAATGTATTATTTCTAGAAAAATATGAACGATGTATTGACATTATCTTTTTATAGATAAATATCAATTAATTCGAATGTTTTGATTAAGAACTTTAGAATCAAAATTTTGGAATTCAATCTCTATTTCCGCAGACGTGGTTCCCTGACTAGTTACGGGAGACGGAGGTAACATATGGTAAGGGTGAGAATGGGTAATTAAGAACTTAACCACTAAATTTAAAAACTCTTTTAATTTTTCTCCTCTAACCATAGGTTCAGTATTCGGTATTATTTCGTCAAAAATTTTACTTTGAGTTATTCCATAAACACTATCTGAACCTAAATTAATTTTTTGTTTACCAGGTATCACAGAGTCATGAGAAAGAAAAATCATCTTATTACTACCCCCAACAGAAACACTATTTTTTTTCAATACTGTTTCATAAGGGTTTGTTGATATTGTTATATTTTTTTTAGATATTCCAAATTTATTGAATTGAGAAACTAGTCCACAACCCTTTTCTGATAGAAAATATGAAATAATATTAGCCTTTGAGAATTTAACTAATGAAGTTATTTTTAATAAATTTGTTTTAATTGTTAAATTTTCAGGTGACGTTATTTCAGACATTATGTTCCTCAAATTTTTAGATGGTCGATAATAAAATGGAAATCTTTGTCCTGAAAATTGAGAGAGTTTCGGTATATAAGGTGACTTTATATCAACTGCTCCTGTATTTAAACCCTCAATAACTGAATTAATTAAAAATGTTACTCCTGATTGAGGAATCCCAACAAATTGGTAAGTAAATATTGGTGTTGTAACACTAGACGGTAACTCAGTGTTTTCCTTAAATTCATTATTTTTAACTGAGCTTGATGCTGGTATATCGTATATATAAATTGCGCCAGTGTAAGAATTTGCATTGTTATCTAAACCTTGTATAATATCATATTCAATTAATTTAGATAATGGGGACTCATCGGTTTCACTAATTTGTGCGTTCTCTGAAGGTTGATTTATAACATCCTTACTAAAATATGAAATCTGATAAAAACCTCGTTTTTCATTAACGTACGGAGTCGTGTTTGGAGTTATTTCTGATGTTTTTCCAGCTCTAATTAATAGTTCGTTTGGTTTTATAATTATATCTGAAGAACCTTTACCGTATATTGCAATATCGGACAATTTATTTGGAACTCCAACTTCTGCAAATATTCCTTTTATCTTTTGATTTCTATATTCAGAAGTAGGTGTTTTTAAATTTGGTGACCCTTGAATATTCGAACCTTGAGCTGTTTGGGATAAACTTTGTGAGTAGTCCTCAGAACTAATATTAAATGGATTAGATTTTGGACCAGGAATATAAAATTGCTCTTTCCTACCTGTATTTTTTTCAGGGTTAGAATACATCAACCATACTAATTCACCAACCTCAGGTACCATTGTTATTGAAAACGGAATTAGAGGTAGAAAAACAAATGGGTCTAAATTTGTAAATTTAAATTCGTCTAAAATATCGCTACCGTCTTCATTAACAATTCCTTTGTCTTTATAAGAATCTAATATCTGTTGCACACTTTCGTGGTCAGGGAAAACTCTAATCCTGCTCAGAACTTGATAATCATTATTATCAATAACTCTTCCCGTAAATATTATTTTACTATGGTCAGAAACGTAATCAACAATTTTATCCCGCATTTCTACTGTTATATTCTTTTAAAATTATATTATAGGTATGTTCTAATCTGTCCAAATGTTTAGTTAAATCTATCACAGTTCTTTTAGTATGTTCAAAATCTTGAGATAGAACATCCAAAGCTTTTACTAAATCCTTATTAGGTCTGTTATTAAAATCTTTAATTATGTCTAAAACTTCTTCAGTTATTTTATACCTGTTTTCCATAAATTTTAACTGCGCTAAATGGAGGTGGTAATTGTATACCGCCCTCTAGTTTACCATTTATTTTTTGTTCTTTATCTTGTCCTTTCATTTGTGCAAACATTGCCATAAGACCTAAATTAGGAGTACCATCAGGATTTGGTCCTGTTGGTAAACCTGATTTTTGCATGTTCTCAATACCATTAATAAACGCTCTATTAGGTGAGTAACCTGGTAACAATGAAGATAATTGTAAAAGTGGGAATGGTATTATTTGAGGGTTTAATTTTGGTATTAAATTAAATAACTGTAAAATAGCGTCAATAACACTCTTACATTTCCTATAGTCATCAACTAAAGCAATTATAGTTTTGGCTAAATTAACTAATCTTTCAATCATTAAATAAACTGTACCTTCTTCGTCTTTTGTAATATCAATAATAATTGACCTAACTAAATTTCTAATATCTTTTTTAATCTCGTTAAACAGAATCTCAATAAAAAGAGCCCCTATTCGTGAGATTAATTGTTTCATGAATTCTTTATTTTGTTTTATAAAATTAGTAATACCTGTAATTGTTTCATCATAAAGAACCCCTAACGCTTTTATCATAACTAAAAATGGAAAAAGTACTTTAGGAGATAAAATAGTTGAAATTAATGCTAATGGTAAATTTTTTATAAAATCAGTATCTATAGTTATTTTTATTTGATTAGGATATGGAAATTGTAACTGCCATTCGGGTAAATTAGATAATGTCGTAGAAGTGTTATTAAGGACATCCTCCAAGTTACTACCATCATCCGAAACAAAAGATATGTTTTCAAATAAGGACTCTGTGTTTATTGGTAATTCTACATTATCACAAGTCTCAAATGTTATTATACCTCTTTTAACTTGAGATGTTTTTTCTTCAATAATTGAGGTGTCGATATTTGTTATATCAAAAAAACTATCATTAGTATCGTCTAATTCAGGTGTTTTAGATTGACCTCCAACAGATATTTCAGATTCTTCGTCAAAACATAATCCTAATATTCTTTGAACCAATAATCCGAATTTATTTTTGTCATCAATAGTCGCGATACCATACCCAATTTCAATAGAAACTATACCGAAAATAGAATCTAATAGTTGGGTAATTAGTGCCTTAAAATCAAATAAGTTAATTGTCTGATAATAATCAACAATAAATTCTGAAATTTTATTTACACCATTTGGTCTGTCATATAAAGTAACTTTAAACCATCCACCTGGCTCATTAGTTATTGGATTAACGTCAAAATATTGTAAATCAAATAAGTCATTTGATGATAGTCCTTTATAAGGGTTTAAAAATTCTGAAGATAAAGGTTGCGAACTCTCAATCAACTTTCTAAACATCTGATTTGAGCTCCTTGGGATATTATTAGATGTTGCGTCATTAAAGTCATTTGGTTCGTACATAACCTTACCTGTTTTTGAATCAATTGGTTTCATTAATAATTTTAATAAATCAAATGATTGTACTCTAACATAAAATGACCCACTACTATATACTTGTTCTAAATCACACCCTAAAGCTTTTATAATTTCCTCAACTAAAATATTTTGTAGTTGAGGTTTCATAACTCTAATTGCCCTTACTAACTTTTTAATTAAAAACTGTGCGGTATCAGGACCTGCACCTTTATTAGACTGTATTAGATTTATTAATTTTCCAAACTGACCTTCTACCTTTTTTTTAATTTGTTGGTTAATTTCGGCTTGGTCTAATTGGAATTTAGAAAAATCAAAATTAGGCTGAGTAAAATTTTCAGCTTTCTTTTGAGCGTTTTTTATTGCGGACTTAACTTCAGTAAATTCTTTGTAAGCCTTTAATCTACTTTTCGCGTCATCATAACTATTTTCTAAATCTATTGCCATTACATACTAAATTGTTCACCATCCGATTCAATATCTTTTTCTATTAATCCATGTAATAAATCTTCATCCATTTCAGTAATATCAAACGATTCTTCTTTTGAACTTTGCTTTTCCCAAATACCTGACTGTAGTTTTGAAAGTTGTAATTTTTTTTCTACACAGTCATTTATTATTTTTTGTTGTTTTTCGATTACTGGACCAATTAATGTCATATCCTCAGGTTCTTTCATCATAGAAACCATTTTGTTTTGGATTCTAATCGCCGTAGACCTCTGCTCAACCAACTCATTATAGATTTCTTGCATTAGAGTTAGTATTGAATCTTTAGTAAACTTTATTTCCTTTCTTTTTGGTTTTGCCATAATAATAAATATAAATTTACTTTTTTTTATTCATCATCTTCAGACGGTGAAATTAACTTTAAGTATATTTTTTTATATTTTTTCATAGACGACCTAATTTCTTTAGTTGACATGTTAGTAATTTCCCTAAGAGACAATAAAATAACATTTTTGTTAAATTTATTATTATCACTAGCTGGAAAAATAGTTTCGTAGTTTTCAAAAATATCACTTAAAGCTAAACCTAATTTATACTCGTTTTCGTTTAAATCTTCATCTTCTAAAACTTCTTTTATTAAATTAATTAAAGTTGGTATTATATGACTATCGTCTTCTGGTTCTATATCCAGATAATAAACCATATCTTTATTGTTTTCTAAGTCACTTGAAATGTCTTCGTATGATATTTTTCTATTGAATTCTTTTTGGTCTTTTAATATTTGACCCATTAAATAGTTTTTACATATTGTACCAAAATACGAATATGCCTTTTTTTCTTTACTAGGTACAAATTTATCTACCTTAGTCATTAAAAAAGAATGAGTGTCTGTATGGATTTCGTTAAAATCCATGTCTTTTCTGTACAATTTGTACCTTCTTATAATTGATGAAATCATTTTATCTAATGGATATCTCAAATATTCATTATATATTTTATTTTTTTCATCAAATGTAGTGGCGGTCAGAAACATTCTAACCGCCATTTCTTCTCTAACATCGAAATAATTCTCGTTTTGAGATTTCTTTGTTCTTTTTCCTTCGGAAACATTTATAGTGATAGAAGATGCAGTTATTAACATTAAGCATTTTCTAAATATTTTATATTTCTATCATCAACAAAATAATATTCTTTTTTTGCGGTAGAAATCCAAAACTTCACCTCGTCCTCCGATAATCTAGTATCCCCATTTTTGTATTCCCAAAATAAAGATTCATCTCTCATATTAACGTGTTTGTATCCAATTCTTGGGATTGTCATAATTTTTACTGAATTGTATGTCATTCTTAAAAGAAATTCATAAACAAATGTTAGTTTCATGCTTGATTTAAATCCCCCAAAATTTTCTAAAACTTCTTTTTTAATAACCATTCCTGCGGTTTGGAAATTTTGATAATTATGTAACATATCATTTGTCAATATTCCCATTTCTTGTGCGAAATTGGCTGCAAAGGTTGCTTCATTTGTGAATCCCGCAAAAGAAAGTTTGTTATCAACATCAATTACAATTGGTAAAAATGCTTCTGAATCTGGATATATGTCAGAATATTTTTTTACATTTTTAAACCATATTTGAGAATATTCATCATCAAACTCAAAAAATGAAATCCATTCTGATTTAGATTCTTTAATACCTAAATTTATTTGTGACGAATAATTTGGTTCACCATCGTACAACACTTTATTTACTTCTAAACCTGTAAAATCAAAAGAGTTTAAAAAATTAACTAAAGTTTCTTCATTAGTGTGAACAATAACTAATTCTTTAGGTTTTACCTGTTGAGTCCTAATAGAGTCTATTGCTTTTTTAAAAAAATCTTCAAAATCTTTTACCTTAGAAGATTTAATAGGTAGTATTACTGATAAATTTAAAATGTTTTCCATATTTTTTACGATTCAATTGTTTGGTGTTTATTCAATTCTCCCTCAAATATTTTTGTCCTAATCTCACTATAATGATTAAATGTTTTAACTACTTCTTCTTTAAAGTTATTCTCGTTTGAGAACTTTTCTACGGTCTCGTAACCCCCTTCGTATAATTTATCAGAAATATTATCCTCTAACCAATTCTGTATAAAATCCGCAACCAAGTCTGGTAATCTAATAATATCTTGAACCCAAATACCGTTATTTTCATTTATCCAAGAAGGTACCATTTTTGGAAGTTTACCCATTACAGGAACACCCGATTTCATAGATTCTAGTGGGTAGGTTCCAAATGAACTGATGTCGTCAATCCAAATAGATAACATACAATCTTTAAGAGTATTTGCAAATTGTTCTTGAGAAACTCCCATCATATCTCTAAATGATATCCATCTATATTGAGGAAATTTTACATAGAATAATTTAATAAAATTAATTGAATCTCTATGTTCTCTTGAATGAATTGCAATAATTGGCTTTGCAGGATATGTAGGCTTTTCAAACACATTTGAAATTGTTGGTTCAATAACATCAATTGACGTATTTCTCATTACTGATGAAATATATTCTTTCATTTTTTCAGATGTAGTAATACATTTTGTAAATCCAAATTGACCCCATGTTTGTCCAGGTTGCAAAGTTTCAAAAATGTAATCATATGATTGACATAATACTATCTTAGCACAAGGAAGATTAACTAATTGAGGCATTACATATCCTAAAATTTCAGGAACAATTATCGTATCCTCTGGAGATATTGCCAAATTCTTACCCTCAACAGAGATGTGTTCGAGATTTTCCATGTATTTTGAACCTAACCAATCCTGTACTCCAAAATAATCGGGTTTTTCATGTAAAATAATTGCATTATGACCATTTTCTTTTAATGATAAAGCCATGTCATAAATGTATTTAATAGACGCTTTAGCATTACCCTTAGTGTCTTGTACAAAAAAATAAATTCTAGCTGATTTATTTTTTAAATTTTCAATAGATTGTTCTAATTTTTTTACTATTTCGCTCATATACTATTATTAATAATGTTTTATAATTTTTTCATTAAGGAATGTGTTAAAGGCCAATTTAAATGGAACACTTACAGATGATTTTGGACCTAAAGTTTCATCAACATCATCTCTCTCAGTCATTAAAATCTCCATAAGAAGTTTAACCATTTCGTATTTAACGTATTTTATTTGTTGTTCACTTGTACCTCCACTAAGGGGTACAATTTCTAAATTAACTACCTTTTCAATTTCATCTAAATCGATATAATAGTGTTCATTAAATAATTTAAGCATTTTTTATTTTTTTGGTAATCTCTTCTAATTCCTTTAAATTTTTAATTAAGTACTCAGATTCGATGTGTTTATTATATGATGTCTCGTATTTAACGATTATCTTATTAGAATAATTAATAATAATATCAGGATTAGAAGTAACTATTAAATCAAATTCACCCAATATTTTATTTTTAGTTACAGGATTATAAAATATAACCGATTCTACTAAACACCCAAATTTAGACAAGAAAAACAAAGTCGCTGGCTTGCTTTTACCCATTTCATCTGATATTATTACAATATCATTATCTTCTCTATTATTTAAATAAAAATCATTAAAGTCATTGAATGTTGTCATTTCGCTTGATGGGGCATGACCAAAGATTTCCATAACATATTCCTCAAACAGAAAAGAATATTCTTCATCTTTATTTTGAAATTTAAAGTGGTTAGATAGCTCTAAACTATTAACAGGTAAATTAGTTTCATATTTAAAAGGTAATGTTTCAGTTTGATTTAATTCAGTATTACCTGAGATATCTAAATTATATGTTTGATTGACATACTCATTTTCATATTCATCTATTAAATTTTTTTGGTAAACTTGGGTAATTTTCTCAATAGTATCCCTAAGAACACCGTTAACTTCAATCCCTATCTTCATATCTTTCTAAAATTTTACTTATTAGTGGATTACGAACAACGTCCCCATCCCCAAATTCATGAATCCCAATTTCAGAAACGTTTTTAAATCTATCTAAAGCATCCCAAAGACCTGAATGTTTTTTATCTTTATATCTATCAGTTTGTTCTAAGTCACCTGATATAAAAAACTTACTATCCTTTCCAATACGAGTTAAAAGTAATTTCATTTGTTTAGGAGTTGCGTTCTGAGCCTCTTCGAAAATTAAAATAGAATTATCTATATTCATCCCTCTCATATAAGCTAAAGCAAAGACTTCAATAACTTCCATAGCTTTTAACTTTTCACGAGATTCTTTGCCTATTATTTTATTTAAAAGATAATATGATGGAAAGATGTACGGGTCCAATTTCTCCTCAACATTGCCAGGTAATGAACCTAATTTTTCTTCAGCTTCAACCGCTGGACGTACAATAATTATTTTTTCATAAGGTGATGAATGGTCAGATAGTAAATCTACCGCTGCTTTCATTGCGATGAAACTTTTACCGACACCAGCTGGACCTGAACAAATAGTTATTTGATTACTTTTAAGTTTATCATAATATTCTCTCTGACTTTGTGTTAAAAACTTATCTCTGCTTTTTTTAATCAAATTAGAAATTTGGTCTTTTTTTGATATTTTTGGTCTTAATTCCCCAGGTAAATCATTACTTTCTTTTGTTTTTTTTCTTGTCATAATTTAATTTTAATCATTATTATTTTTTTTGTTGTCATAGTATACCATCCAGTAGTCAATCATTTCATCTAACATTGACTCAAACGTATACTCATGAGTCCATCCAGTTGCGTTTACAAGTTTAGAAGAATCTCCTTTTAGATTATTTAATTCTTCAGGTCTCAAAAATTTTTCATCTTGTTTAATATATTCAGACCAATGTAGACCCAATCTAGTGAAAACATAATTTACAAGTTCCTTTACAGAATGAGAAACTCCTGTCGCACAAACAAAATCATCTGGATTATCTAATTGTAATATTTCCCACATTGCTTTTACATAATCTTTAGCGTGCCCCCAATCACGAGTTGCGTCTAAATTACCTAATTTTAATTCGTTTGATAACCCCAATTTAATTTTAACTGCCTCCTTACATACTTTATTTGTTACAAAGTTTGTCCCCCTTCTTGGTGATTCGTGATTAAATAATATTCCGTTCGAAATAAACATACCATATGAATTTCTATAATTACGACATATATTGTAACTAAAAACTTTTGCACATCCATATGGAGATACTGGATTCATCGGTGTTGTTTCTCTTTGGAATCCGTCAGAATCAATTGAATTACCAAACATTTCTGATGATGACGCTTGATATATTTTAGTATCAGGTTTAACTAATTTAACGGCTTCAAGTAAATTTAATGTACCTAATCCTGTAACATTAGATGTATAAATTGGCTGGTCAAATGAAATCCTAACGTGAGATTGTGCCGCTAAATTATAAATCTCATCAGGTTTTATTTTTTGAATTACTGAAATTAATGATGATATGTCAGTCAAATCTGCATAATGAAGTTTTACTTCATTATAAACTTCATTTAATCTAGAAGTTTGATTTTCAGAGACTGAGTTTCTTTTTAGAGTACCGTGAACCTCATAACCCTTTTCTAATAAAAATTCAGATAAATATGAACCATCCTGACCATTAATTCCTGTAATAAGTGCAATTTTATTCATTATTTTTTTGTGTTTTTAATTTTTAAAAATTCATCAAAGTCAAGAATGTAGTCATTTTTATCATACTCTGTTGAACAGATAACTAATAAAACGGAGTCTTCCGATAAAAATTTTTGGGAGTCCCATATTAGTTTATCAACTAATACAAATTCACCCTTTCTTATTGTTGTTATTTTTTCTGATATACCGTCATGTAAAATAACTTCAATGGTTCCTGATACACATATTAGAATTTGAATAGTTTCAAAATGAGAGTGATTACCTCTAATTGTATTTTTTGGGACATTACTAACGGTAAAAACTCTTTGTGGTTTAAATGGGAAATGACTAAAGTCAACAGGTATTAAATCACCTCTTAAATCGCTAAATATACTTAATTTATTTATTTTTTTTTCCATTCTTTAATTAAACTAATGATATGGTTAATATCAAAATTTGTCAATTCTTCATGGAAAGGTATAGATACTGTCGTAAGTGAATCAATTTCAGATAAAGGACAGTTTGAATCTTTTTTAAAATATACAGGGTGGTTATGCAACGATTCATAGTGTATTCCACAAATCACACCATTTTGACGCATAAATGAAATAAATTCGTTTCTATTATTTACTGAAATTCGATATAGGTGATTGCTAATATTATCATAACCTAATTCTTTGTTATAAATTTCTCTAATTTCATTTAATTTAGATAATTTGTTTTCGTATTTTTTAAAGTTTCTAAATGCAATATCACATTGTATACTGTTCATGTACATTTTATAACCAGGAAATTTAATTTTCCTTTCCCAGTTATTGTCAGAATATGACATTCCATTTAATGCCATCTCTTTTAATTTTACTATTTTATCTAAATCATTAGATACTATCATACCACCATCACAAGACCCTACTGGTTTAGTTGGGTAAAAACTAAATATCATTAAATCTTGCGGATTACATTCATTAATAAATTGATTTTTTTCTAGTTTTTGCGCGGAGTCTATTACTTTATAATCCCCAAAATCATGTAGTAAATACGAGTTTCCCACCCAATTTATATCATCATAAAATTCATAATTATTGCCTGAGGTTATTATGGCGTTAACAACAACTGGAGGTATAATACTTGGAATTTTAACTTTTAAATTTTTATACTGTAAAAAAAGTAAAAAAATAGCACTTGTTGCACTATTAAAACTTACCCCATGCTTAGCCCCAACGTATTCACAAATTGAAGACTCGAATTCGGTGACAATATTATCATGTAATAAATTACTATAATTTGAAGTGTCAATTGTGTGGTTGTTTATGTTAAATAAATTTATCATATTAATTTATAAAATTTATAGTCATTATTACCCCCATTTCTATATAGTTCTTTCCAAAAAACATCCCTGAAGTAGTCGCTATTATTTTTGTAATTTACAACCCAATCGTAACTATGAATTATTTTTTTATTTTTATTACCGCAAAAAGATGCGGATATTACAAAAGTCGATGGAGATGAAATAACATATTTACATTCTGAAATTTTAGTAAAATCTTCTTTAAAATTAGACACATTTCCAGTAGAATAACCAATTTTTAAAAAATTTAAATACTCAATAGTTTTAATATAGGATTCTAAATTTGTGTCATCAGAAAATAAAATATAATTATAGTCTTCTTCATTTATTTCAGACCTAACAAAATCTATACTATTTTTATAATATTCAAAAGGTAATATTGATTTAGGGTCCCATTGATGAAAGTCTCCACCTCTAAAATGAATTGCCACATTTTTTTTGGTTAAATCTATATTCTTATATTTAAAAATATCGTAGGTAGACAAAGTAGAAAATTCATAAAAATACTCTAATAATGAAGGTTCTAAATAATATATTTTATCATTATCTAATGATACCTCAAATTTATTTTTTATTAGAAAATTAACATCTAATATTTCATATTGTTCTTTATTATATTCTCTTGTTTTATTTCCAACCTCAAATAACTCTAGTCCATTAAATTCAGTAAAAAAATAATCTTGATTATAAAATTTAGATATCTGTATTAAATTATTTAATCCTATTATTTTATTACCAAATTGGTACCCATTCCAATTATTAAAATTAGTAATAATCATATTAGTATTTTATTTTAAATTTTGACATAGTATCCACAGATTCTAATAGTTCTAAAAATTTTAAAGCTTTTTTATATTCAGGTCTAAAAAAATCATGTATAAATACAATAGTATTTTCATTACCTAAAAGATTACAGATTGACGCACATGATACTCTAGCTCTACCATCTATTAAAATAACATCAAAAGGGGCGTAATTTAGTGGTGAATTAACATATGTATAAAACTCTTCATAAGAACCGTCATCTCCACCTTCGGTATAATCTAAATCAGGTGCGGAGTATATTAAAGTACAATTATTTGGTTTTTTTTTAGATATATCCTTATACCAATTTTCTTGATGCTCAACTGAGACTATTGTTTTACACCTATTGGCAATTTCTATTGTAGAATACCCACTTCCATACTCCAAAACTTTTTTTGTTTCATCAATGTGGGACATAAAAAAAAATTCTTCAGATTTGTTAGCGAACATAATTTACAGTAAATTTTTTTTAACATAAAGAGCGTCACCCCAACCTCCGCCATGATATTCATGAGTCATTGTTCTTATAAAACCATGTTCACTTAAAGATTCATCCATTTCATTAATCAAATGGCATCCGTCATACATATGTATTGTGTTTATTTCAGTGTATATAAAATCCATATTTTTTAAAAACTCGCCCATTGATAATATCACATTTAAGTCAGCTCCCTGAACGTCAACATTCATAAAATTAAAATCATCAATTTTAATATAGTTTTCAATTAGTAATGTATCCATCCTTTTTGTTACCATTTCAATTTGGTCAACATAAACAACATCTGAAAATTTATTTTTATGTTCTTTTAAATCTAAAATAGAAGATGATTGGCCGTTATTACTTATATTGAATTTTACTTTTTTTTCAGAATCGTAAATTACTTCATTAATTGTAATAATATTTTCATTACCTAAAAATTTATTTTTTAAATTACCATATAATTTTGGATTACCCTCAACCCAAATAATTTTATTAATACCTATTTCATTATAGTCGTCATATTCTTCAGCTTCGTGAGCTCCAACATGTATAATCCCTTTAATTGGTATATTTTCGTATTTTGTTTTAATTTCTTTAATCTTAATAAACATATTATACTCTTTCTATTAATATTGATTTACCAAACTCACTATCTAATTCTTCAATAATTCTATGCTCAGACAATAAATTTTTAAACTCTTCTTCGGAAATAAATGACCTAACAGTGGTTAAATTACCATATGTATTGTATTCATTAATTTTACCTTCTTTTGAACAATATTGTCTATGAATTATTAAATATTTTTTAGTGTTTTTTAATATCTGACTTAACACAGGTATTGGTTCTGGCAATTCAGATAAAAAACTATTACATAATAATATATCGTATTTTTTAAAAAAAGTATAGTCAAAACTATATGCGTCAAATTCAAAATATTCTAAATTTGGGTTAACTTTTTTCGCAACATCTTCAATAATATGAGGTAAATCAAATCCGCTATAATTTAACTTGCTATAAACCCTCCCGACTTCTCCAGCCCCACATCCTATGTCCGCAATATTATCACAGTTGCATTTATTTATTAGATTATTAAGATATGGAAAATGAGCAGCATTTTCTAAACGACCCCATCCATTTAAACCCATAGCACCTCTAACCATTTCGTTAGGTAATATATCAGTATTATACCAAGCAGTTTTTTTCATAGTTTTTAATTATTTCCAATAACAACCACCTTCCAATATTTTGTAATTTTCAGGAGTTTCTAATTCATTAGGATAAACCCAATTTTCATTAAAGAATTTATTTATTTCGTCATGATTATCCCATCTTTGACCTCTTATTCCGAACATAATTTGAATTGCTCCTCCAATATATATTGATGATTTTTTTAAATCATTTTTTATGAAATTAACAAGAGGTAACCCATAAGTACCACATCCTAATAAGGCAATTTCAAAATCAATTTTTGAAATGTGTTCTTTCATTATATTTAAAGATTCGACCCAAGATGAATGAGGTCTCAACTCACCAACAGATTGCACTGATTTGTATGTAATCAAATCAATATTTGGTAGTACTTTTTTATCCCCCCAAATATTTTTTATTTTTAAATATTGTTGTTTTATACTATAACTAAATGGATTTATTACTAAAACCTTTTTTCCATTAAGGTTTAAACTCCATGGGGAGTTTAAAAAATATGGTTCTACCGTCCTATGATTTACTTTATGTGAATTAGGGGATAAAATGTCAAATATTTCATTTTGTTTTACGTCCAAGTTAGAATTCATCCAAAAACAATTAATATCTGATTTTTTTACCGATTCAATATACAACTCTAAAAAAGTATCAAAGCAATCCCCATATACCCCACCAAAATTTTTAGCAATCTCTATGTCTTGATTTGACGGGGTAGAACCCTTCAATACTTTATGTATTAGATTAACCTCTCCAATACCCATTCTACTTACTGAAAAAATATTATTATTAATAATATTTTCAGATATAAGTTTATTACCTTCTTCTAAATTTAAAATCATTTTATTTTTTTTAATGGGGTACCAATGTATGTTCCAGACTCCTCAACATTTTTTATTACACCTGAATTCATCCCAATCTTAACATTACTACAAATTTTTATTTTTTCTCTGATTGTAGAGTTAGTACCTAAATAAATTTTATCCATTAAAATACAATTTCCTGATATGTTTACATTTGGTGTTGTTGTAAAAAAATCGCCAATCATACAATCATGACCAATAGTGGTGTTTAAATTAATATGGGCGTGTCTCCCAATAGTAATGTTTGTCGTTAATATTGAACCAGCACAAATAATTGAGCCGTGACCAATTTTTATATTTTCATCTAAAATTTTAGCACTTGAGTGTATATAGGTATAAAATTGTGTTTCAGATGGTAATCTTTTAACTATTTGTTCTCTTATTTCAGGTTCAGCTACAGTAACTAAAACTTTAAATTTTTTAATATCTAAATCACTTATTTTTTTACAATTTATATTGTTATCATCAAAAAATTCTATATAATTTTTATCAATACCATCGTTTATCATATGATAATAAACTTCCCTACCAAAACCACCATTACCAATAAGAGCTATTTTATTATAGAATTCTATCATACATTTTGATTTCAGAAATTTTTTTATCCCAATCTATTAATTTTTTATACCAATTTAAAGTATGAGTGGTTTCATCTTCATAGTTAATATTTGAATTTTCTAAATTATTCTTAATTTCAATAACCCCATCCTCAATACTATATTTACATGTGTATCCTAACTCATTTTCAATTTTATTGAAATTTAAACTATAGCTTCGATTATCGGGATTGTTTGGTATAAAAATGATTTTAGATTTAGGTATTAAACTAGAAATTTTATTTGCTAAATCTTTTATTTTTAAATTTTGGTTATTAGACCCTACGTTAAAAATTTTATTTTTACAATCATCGATTTTTTTAACGCATGTTATCATAACATTAATAACATCTTTAACATGTACAAAAGGTCTCCACTGTTCACCATCTCCCATTATATAAATTATCCCGTCTTTAGTACCTGTAAGAGTCATTATATTAACCGCCAAATCAAACCTCATTCTGTGTGAATATCCGTATATTGTTGAATTTCTTAGTATTGTAATATTAAAATCATCGTCACAGGTATCTAACAATACCCTTTCAACAGACACCTTACTTTTTGAATATTCAGTTAATGGATTTAGTTTAAAATTCTCATCCATAAATTTTACTTCACTAAAACCATACACGCTTGCCGAACTTGAATATATATAATGTTTTACTTTATTTTTTTTAGATAACTCAATTAACCTTTTTGAACCATAATAATTAATTTCTTCAGTAAATTTTGGGTTTATCTCTGATGTTGCGTCATTACTTAGTCCGCATAAATCGATAACAACATCAACTCCGTTTAAAATAGATTCATTAAAAAATCTTATATCGTCAATTAAAATTTCTAAATTTTTACTTTTAATTTTTTTAATTTTATCAACTCCAAAAAAGTATCTGTCTAAAGCAATTACTTTATACCCTTGAGATAAAAGTTCTTCACAAAGCATTGTACCTACATAACCGCCAGCACCCGATATTAAAATTTTTTTCATATATTAAAATATTTTTTAACAGTGTTAAATAAATAATCGATTTCAGATTCTATCATATCTGTATGTAACGGTAGTGAAACTAAACTATCTTTTATTTTATTAGTAAAATTTAAGTCTAAATTTGAAAATTTTCCACTGTAAAAGTCTAATTCATGAACTGCCGTATAATACCTCCTTACAGTAATATCATTTTTAGACATAAAATTTGTAAAATTTTCAGCGTTTTCATTTAATATTAGTGGAAAATATAGGTAATTACAAAAGACATTTTTATCTATTTCCATAAGACTAAAAAATGGTTTAAACATATCCGAAGAAAAAAATTCAATGTATTTTTCTATAACTTTTTTTCTTTTAATTAATGCGTTTTCTATATTTTTTAAATTATGTAAACCAACAATTGCTGAAATTTCTTGCATTTTACTGTTAAGACCAGGATATTTTATGTTTCCTCTTGTTTTTTCGTATTGACCAAAATCTCTTAAATATTGTAAAATCTCCCAAATTTCTTCGTCTTCAGTAACAACAAGACCCCCTTCCATAGTTGTAAAATTTTTAGAGGCGTGTAAACTATAGATTTCGCTAAATCCAAAACTATTAATATATTTATTTTTATAAGTTGAGCCAAAGGCTGGCGCGTTATCAAAAATTACGCATATATTATTTTTTTTAGAAAATTCAATAACTTCATCAATGTTAGGAATATTTCCATACGCCCCAACAATAACCAGCATTTTTACATTATTATCAATATTACATTTTTTTAAGTTAATAATAAGTTTTTCATCAACATCACAAAAAATAGGTTCTAAATTATTCATATATAACGCATTTATAGTACCTGAAAATGTTACTGAGGGTACTAAAACTTTAAACGTTTGATTGTGATGATAACCCATTTTTATTTTTTGAGCTTGTATTAAATGGAAAAGTGCCATTTCTCCATTACAAAACAAAATTGGTTTTAATTTACTTGATAGGTAAATTTGAAGCTCTTCTTCTAATTTTTTTACAAATTTAGAGTTATTCGTAACTAAACCGTTTTCTAAACATTCTTTAAAATCTTCATATATTAAATCTATACTAGGTAGAACTGGCTTTATAATATTAATTTTCATTTTAATTATATTCTATTATTTTTAAATTTTCACCAACATAGAAAATATCAATAATTTTTAAAAATTTGTCAATATTCCAATTTATGTTATGTTCGCATAAACTTCTATCAAAGTCATCCTGCAATACTTTAATTATTGTATTTTTATTCACTTTAAATTTTAAATTTACCATTTCTCTCTCATAGTAACACCACCTATCCCAATTGTTAAAAATAACCCCATCAATGTCAATAAGACCTGTGTATGGACCTACTATTTGTGACATCCCAATAATTTCAGAAGGACCTTCTAATACTAATCTATTTTTAATTATTTTATTAAATTCTATTTTTTTTATATTACAAAATTTTGTTTCTTTTGGGTAATTTTTAGGTATTTCATGTTTGTTATATATCTCATTAAAAAAGAATTCACTTATTTTTTCACTATACTGGTTGGCCCCATAATCAGTAGTATGAATTCCATCTCTTAAAATTTCATTAATATTTTTTTCAAAACATTCACTTAAATCTAAAACAGGTATTTTTAAATTAGTTAAATAATTATTTAATTTTTTATAAATTTCTGTTTTATCCACTGTCTTATCTGGAAAAATTAAAAAAATTAGTTTTACATTATTTTTATAAAATTTATTAATAATGGTATCAACATACTCTTGTATTTCATCAAATTTATCTTCATTATATTTTATATACCCTGTACTAAACCAATCAATAAAACAATATTCGGGATTTGAACTTAGTACCTCATCAATATAACAAACTCCTGCGTCTGATAAATGTCTGGCTCCAAATCCATAAGAATTAACATTAAAATTTTGATTAGAGTCCTTAAAATATTTCCAATACCCGTTATGTTGCTGGGTAACACTTGCACCAAAAAAAGAAATTCTATTTTTCATGTTTAATCATTATTTAATATTTTTTTAATTGCTCGATAAATTTGTTCTTCAATGAATATAAATTTCTAATCACTGATTCTGGATGGGACCCCTCAAATACTTTAGTGTAACACTCTCCTCTGACATTAGGTTTAAATTCGTGGACTCCTAAATATTTTTGTTCAACATTATACCTATCTAAATCTTTTCCATTTACCCATGGTAAATAAATTTTATTAAAATAATCATCGATACAATTTTCTCTACTAACTGAATCTTTATAATAATTTACTTTTTTAAAAACTTGGTCAGGAAAAACATATGAATAATGATACATTTGTACCCCTAATAAGTCATATAGTGTTTTACTATCTACGTGCTTTCTAATGACATTTAAATTATTAGGATATTCTATGGTTGGAGGTCTATGGGTTAACCAAGTTGAGCCCTTATAATATTTAAAAATTCTTAAAAAATTATCGGTATTTAATTCAAATCCAGTTAAATAATTGTCAAAACCACCATAAAAAGAACAACTTTGTATACCAACACTTGTCGGAGTTTCTTTTTTTAAGAACTCAATAATCTTAATTAAATCTTCAGTTTTATAAACTTCATCAGAATCTAAGTTCCATATATAATCAATATCGTCGTTAACATATTGCATATAAGCCCTACACTGTTCATCTTTTTCTGAAAATTTACCATGTATTATTTTTATTTTATTATCAGGGTCTGGAAATTCATCCAAAATTTTATTTGTATCGTCTGTAGATGTTGTTTTACCTTGTCTTTGCCAATATGAGACTGGACCTTCCGATATTAAAATCTGAGACGCAAAAGGATAGACTTGTTCTAAACATTCTTTAAGAACATAGTCACCCTCAAAAACAATCATACCAAATGCAATTTTCATTATTTTAGTTATATTTTGATTTTATTTCAATTATTTTATTGTAGTATTCGTCGTATATAATTTTGAGCGATTTATTATTATGGTACACATCCATTGGTGTGTATATATGATGCATTTTTGAGGGTATATATGTTTTTTCATCATAGTCAAATTGAGAAAAGTGACTAAACACCAACTTTTGGTATTTACCATCCCATATTATGTTACCATTTTTTTCATAGTCAGAATAATCATACAATTGCCATTGCCACGGAGCTCCATGACCAATATTACCATCAATAAAAATATAATCATTTGGGCACATGTTTGGGAACTCATCTAAATATTTTTGGTCTCCACATGTTGATAGATGGGGATGTTTTTTATGTAAGACAGAATCGGCCCACCATTTACATATATGTTTACCAATCTTTCCATTTTTAAAGTAAACAACCCCAACATTAAACCACCCCTCAACTCTTGGTGTTGATAGGTCAAATTGTCTATGCCTAAAAATACCAACTTCATTTTCACCAATTTCATCATAGATATCATCTATGTTATTGTGAAAATATATATCACTGTCGATATATGTTATAGATTCGATATCTTTACTAAGAAGATAATTAGAAAAATAAGAGGCTAAAGACCAACAAAAATATTTATATTCACTAAGTTTTAAATTTAATAAATTATTATCTTCTGACAATAAAGAGTTAATATGGTAGGGTATTAAATTTTCTGATTCATATTTTTTAACTTTATCAAAAGTAACATCATCAATACATAAATAATGAAGTTTAAAATTTTTATTTTTATCTAAAATCGATTCATATAAAGTTAATCCCTTATATAGATAATTTATATCTGATACTGTACATATGTTTTTCATAAATTAAAATTTAAACTTCTCCTTGTCACATATAGATTATTATCGTGACCCAAATCAATTTGATTTTTATTATGTATTAAATCACGATTCCCATATCCCCAATCAGGGTGTTCGTGTTTTATAATAACTTCATTAAAATAAGTTTGTTTATTTAAAATTGCGGCAACTGACATAAATTCATTATCACACCATGTGGATTTATATTCAGGATAATATATATAATTAAATCTTTCATAATATTTTTTACCCAAAATACATAATGTATTTAGTCTATTTCCTTGGAATCCGTCATTAAACCATAAAACTCCATCAGTATCAGGATAATTAGATACCATTTTATCAATGATAATATTGTCATATCCTTTAATTTGTGGAATCATGTCATCTGATGCTAAAAGTAATATGTCCCACTCGGTAAAATTTTCTAAGTCTCTATTAACCGCATGAACTTTAGATTTACTTTCCCCAACAACAACAGACACATTCGTAAAATTTTTTAATATGTCAAAAGTATCTTGATTATTCATTTCTATATCATCTCTATCGATTGATACTAAAAATTTTACATTATTAATATCGTCACATAAATCATAATATTTTTTAAAGGTATTAAAAAATTTATTTTTTCGACCTCTAGTTGGGAATTTTACTATAATCTTCATTGTATAAATTAATATAACTCAATTTTATGTTTTCGGAAACAATAGACGAATAAAATTTTTGTAAATCGTTTGGTACTAAATGTAATTTTTTACTAATAATGTTACCTAAATTATCTACGTCATATATCCATCCCGATTTTCCACACATCCAACCCTCGATAGTTGTTCTTCCTAATAAAATACCTGCAGTTTCGGAACATTTATGTATATATTTTTCAACTTCGGTAGTGGGCCCAAAATGTTTAACATGAGAATTTTGTAGTACTTCAGTCAAATAATCAGATTTATTCTCACCAACTAACCATAATTCCTTACCTTCATTTTTTGACACTTCTATTAAATCAAAAATTGTATTTTTCCTTAGATAATCTATTGACCCTACAAACAATATATAATTTTCAGATTTAATATTTTTAGGAGTAAATTTAGTTTCGTCTATTGGGTTATAAATAATTTCAATTTTGTCTTCACTAATATCAAAGTTTTTAATAATGTGTTCTTTAATTTCAGGACGAATTGCGATGTATTTTTTAATAGACGGGTGTTTTACAGGGTTTTCCAATTCAATAACTTCTGAATGGATTGTACAGACTTTGTCAACTGTTGGATAAAGCATATTCATGACTTCAACTATTGGTTTGTGCTGACAATGAATTATATCAAAATGAGGAACTTCAACCTGATAAAAATTATTAGGTACTGATGGTTGAGGTCCTTTTTCAGTCATTACCATCCATTTTCCATCCCCCATTTTAAATCCTGGGGTTTCTCTAATATTTTTAACTTTAATACCTAATTTAGTTGCCATTAAAACTAATGGACCGTTAGTTTCTGATGCAACAACAGTTACATCACAATTTAATTTAATTAAATTTTTAGCTAATTCAAAAACATACATCTCAGACCCTGTAAATCTTTGGAAGAAAAGACAAGATATTAAAACTTTTAGTTTTGAATTTTCATCAAATCTAACCTTAGATGGTAGGGAGTCTTTATATTTTTCTGCAAATATTTTTCTATTAATTTCCCATTGTTCATTAGTCATTCCGATTGATTTATGGGTAATTCTGATATTTGTCATTACCCCAATCTTAACTCCCTCTATGAAATTTTTATAACAAAAATTAACATCGTACATGTGAAATCCATCTACAGATTCATCAAATTTTGATTTTATTTTATTTTTGTCTATCGCTATAAAAACACCATCAACTACAACAACTTCTTTTAATGAATTTTGTAATGATTCAGAGTATTTTGATTCCCATTTTTTACCATTATTTTCATGATTTACAATTCCATACATCTTAGTTCTGTCTTCCCACCACGTACCACTTTTGGGTATATGAGTCGTTCCAGCCATTCCAATTATTCCGTAATCAGGATTCTTATCAAAATTTCTAACTAATTTTGAGGCCCAATTATTAGTATCAAAATAAATGTCATCATGGCATAACACGACAACATTGTATTCAGATTCAGATATTATTTCATTATAAACTGTAGATAAATTTTTTTCCCCATTATTAATTTTTTCAATAATCTGTATTTTTGGGTGACCTGCAATTTTTTTTAGGTATTCTTGGAAATACGGATTTGTTTTTCTTGTGCTATATCCAATTGTAATCATATTCCTGTACTTCCAAATCCGTTATTACCTCTATCTTTTTCTTTAATAGTATCTACTTTAATTAAATTTACCCATCTACCGCTTATACAACTTGAGAGTACCGCTTGAGCAACTTTCATACCCTTAGTTATTTTGAACTCATGATTATTGGTATTAAAAACTATAACTTTAATTTCCCCAGTGTAACCCTCATCAACAGTACCTGGAGAATTCAAAACCATTAGTCCTTGATTAATTGCCAAACCACTTTTAGTTCTTACTTGTAGTTCATAATTTTCAGGTAAATTAACTCTAACTCCAGTAGGTACAAGTGACCTTCCTAATGGAGGTATTATTACTTCTTCTGACGAGTATAAGTCAAATCCACTATCTGAAGGATAGTTATATGACAATTCTTTATCAGTGGATGTATATTCTATTTTTATCTTTGACATATCAGTCATATGAGATTCAAGCTCTTTTAAATCTAATCCTAATAAATCAATTATTTCATTGTAACTGTTGTACCCATCTTCATCGGATTCCAATAATTTTTTTAAATCATCTAAACCATTTAAAATGTCTTTATTATAATTTTCATCCATTAAATTAACTTTTTAATTACGTTTATTAAAACCTCCACATCTTTCTCACAATAATCCTGTATTTCTTGGTATTTGTTTTCATTCCAAAAAGCATTATGAACTTTATTACCTGTTATTTCCATTGTTTTTGGACTCTCGACCCCTAAAGAAACACACATTAATTCTAAAGATGAAATCGCTCCGAATTGACCATATTGCCAAATTTCTTTAGTATCAATTGCTTTAACTTCCCACGGTTTAGTATCATAAGTTGGTAATATTTGTGACGGTTTAATTCCATTAATTATCATTCTTTTTGCTAAAACAGGAATATCAAAATTTTTAATGTTGTGACCACACAATACAAAATCTAATTTACCAACTCTATTTAGTAGATTATTAACATCCTGAAGTAATTGTTTTTCATCTGAATTAAAAAATGTTTGTTTTTTAATTTCTCCTTTAGGGTCAACAAAGGCAAATGACACACATACAATTTTTGAAAACTCAGGTACTAAAGCCGCTCTATTTATAAAAATTTCTTCTTTTTCTTTAAGACTATCCTCAGGGAATCTTTTTATAAACCAATCTAGATAGTTTATAAATTGATATTCTAATTCAGGATAATCCGTTTTAAAATTTTCATAGTTAGATGAAATACCTACAGTCTCAATGTCCAAAAAAATTATTTTTTGTAATGGTGTTTTTATCATAGGATTGAGTTATAAAATTCACTTCTTGTTTTAGTTACTATTGCCAAGTCGTACCTTGTTGATACGTGTTCGTAAAGTCTTTCTCCCATATCTTTAACCATATTTGGATTTTGTACTAACTTTTTTATTGCTTTAGCCCAATCAGAATGGTTCCTATGGTCATCGACTAATATCGCATTACCGTCAACAAATTCTCCATTCTTTAAACAATGCGTTAAATCAATGGTGTATGGACCATAGTTTGAAGCAATTAACGCTTTCTTATAAAACCCAGCCTCAATAACCTTTAGTTGAGATTTTACTTTATTAAAAATATGTGGTTTAATTGGCGCTAAAGATACGTCAAATTTAGAGTAATTTTTGGCGTAGGATGTCACAGGTTTTGTCCAAACTCTAATGTAATTTTCATTATTTTCATTTTCAAAAGGACTCTGAACAAATTTTTCCAAATATGTTTTATATTCTGGAGTTACAATTTTATAGTTGTCTGTGAATATTTTTTCATATTCATACCAAACAGTTTCATTAGGTTTAATTGGTCTTTGTTTTTGTTCACCTGTTTGAGGATTAATTTCGGTCATAGTCCCACGAGTATCAAAACCGCAAAGGACATATTGTAATTTATCTTTTTGGTCTGATAATTTTGCAACCATACCATCCAATAACATTAAATCATGTAAGTGTGATGAACCTCCTAACCACCCAACTCTAAGTCTTTCACTTTCAATAGTAGGTTCTTTAAACTGAGTTTCGTTTGGGTCAATTGCGTTTGGAAGAACTACTACATTCTTGTTTATTTTTCTAATTTCATCCGCATATAATTCGGTAGTAGTTGTTACGTATTTTGCAACTTTTATATTCGCAACAATTTTTTCATGGATTTTTTGTTGGAAAATTAATTGGTGTAAAGGGTGTTCCTTAGTTGGGAGCCAATAATCATCAATATCACAAATAGTTATTATACCTAAATTATTTAAAACTGGTACAAATTCAATAGACCTATCTAAGTCCTGACCTATACTGCGATGAAAATGTACTATTTGATATTGTTTCCAAAAATTTAAATCAGTAAAATCTAAATCAAATACAATATCTACGTGAAAATTTTCGGGATATAGTTTTTGTAAAAAAATGTGAGGGTCGATAGACCTAAATTTACCAACACCTGTTCTATCTGAAGGTATGACTAATACTTTGATTTTTTCTTTCATAATTGTGTGTATTCCACAATAATAAAAATCAAAGTCTATTTAATCAACTCTTTTAGATTAAGATAATTTTTTAACTTTCATTATTTTACCTTCAAAAATGTGTTTACCTACTCTAAATTGAAACGTTTCTTGGCTTTTAGTTTCTGATTCGGTAATAAGCCCATTTTCTCTCAAAATTTCTTCAACAGCTTCTTTAACCATTTTTTTTAAATCGCCGTTTGTACTTTGTTGATTAGAAGATGTTTTTTGAGGTTGACTATTTGGCGCTGATTTGTTATCACCCATAAGTCTTGCAGCCTTTTCAATTAAATCGTTAGATAATGTTGGGGTGTATTGTTGTGGTTGATTTATTGGGTTTTCAATCATTAGTTTTTTAATTGCATCAGGTAATTTAGAATTTTTAATCCTTTCTTCAGTAACAACTAAAGGTTTTTGGACTGAAGAAACTGATTGAGATTCAGGTATATATTCTTCAGGTATATTAAATTTTGATGGTGCTGAATTAAAAGTTTCTAACTCAGGTGATGTTATGGTATTATGCGAATAATTTTCATTAACTCCTCCAGCGGCACCACTTCGAGGCATTTCATTATGTCTATCCATGATTTTTTTAGAAATCATTAATTTTTGTAAAAATTCATTTTCGTTTGTCATATCTCTTCAATATTTTCTAAGTCAAATTTAGCACAAAGTTTAAGTCCAACCATACCTTTATCATCTGGGTTATATAATGGTCTTGGCTCATCAAAAGTGTTAGTCGGACTTACGTTATAACTACCAATCCTATCTAATCTAAATAATCTCCATCCTGGTAATGGTTGTTCACCTTTTTGTGCGGTATATGATGCTCCCTCTCTTTCCCAAGCTCTAATAACTCTATTTCCCGCCTTTGACACCCCAAAACAAAAAGGTTCAATAACTCTTAAACCCTTACCTCCATTATCTTCACCGTCATAGTATATGGTAACCAAATTTTTATTCTTAATAGAATTTGAAATTTGGTCCAGTGACTTTTCTAAGATAATTTGTTTTATGGTGTTGTAAAGCTTCATTATGATGCGGGATACTGATAAGGTTTGTCAGATTGATACTGATTTATTTTAATTTCGTTAACTCTTTCTAAAATATCGACAGAATTACCTCCATTTACCGAATCTAAGAAAACTCCTGTTCCTTTTCCTTTAATATCTCCGTCAGAGATTGCATCAGGATTAGTTGCTCCATAAGGAGGTTTTTGTTGGTTATAATCATTTTTAGTGATTAACGCTTTTCTAGCTTCATTTGCAATTTGTGTCAACTTGTTATCGGGTTGATTCAAATCAATTGGTTCATAAGATGCCATATTAAATTATTTTTTTCATTAATTGGTTTATTATTTTTAATTCTTCAATAACTCTTTGTTCTAATCTTAAAGATGAATTATCATCCCAAGTGTCATGTCTTTCAGATGACTTTCTATGTCTTTCCGAAGGTCTTATATCAGACCTTTTAGTATGTTTTTTTAAATGAGAATTTTCAATACCATTATCTTGTTTAATATCTTGCGACGTTGATATATTATCTCTTTCGTTTCCCAACTTAGTGTCAATCCAATTTTTAAAATACTGACCACCTAAGCTTTCAAGTTCCCCATTCTCCATTCTATTTTTTATACGTTTCAAATTTGAGTATGATATTTTTTTTGTGTCAATCAAATTTTTAATTGTAGTATTACTTGCATACTTTTCTAAAGATGAAAGTATACTATAGTCAATGTCATAATATCTACCGTATAAATTATTATTCACTTTTTTTTAGTATTTTAATTAATTCTGATGTTGAGATACCTTCTTTATCTGCTAATTTTTTTATTGATTCTAAGTTTTTTACTAATAATTTACTTAAAGCTTTATTTTTTTTAGAAATATCTGTGTCTTTTGATTTTTTTCCTAGTAGTATATCTTCCACCATTTTAACCATTTTTTGTTTTCTTTCTTCATCTATTTTTTCTTTTTCAGATAAAGTTTGTTTTTTTGTCTTTTTAAAAGGATTTTTACCAAAGGCTCTAACTCTATCTGCGGCGTCTATAGGGTCTTCAACGCCAAGTTCATCCATGAACACTTCCATACTATCAGGACCGTTTAAGTCTTTAGTTTCTTCCCATCCAAAGGCATCCGAAAAATCAATCTCAGTAACAACGTTGTCATCATTATCATCAATACTCTCACCCCAATAAACTCGATAGCCTCTTGTTACAGGATTATTTGTTTGGTGACTCTGAGTCACTTCTTGGTCCATAGTTCCTTTAGGTGATATTTTAGGATTATATATTGGTATTTTAGAGCTTAAAAATGTTCCGTCATAATCTACTAGTTCGCCTAACTCTGACTTCAATTTTGACAAATGTTTTTTAATTGAATCATTATCTTTAAGTTTTTTTTCTTTAAAAATTTTAGTTAGTTCTTTTTCAATTTTATTCTTATCTTTTTTATTAAATTTAATTGAATCGTCTTTTTTTCTAGCTTCAGTTATAACATTGGAAACACTAAAATATAAGACAATATCATTTTTACCTTCTTTAAGATAAAAATAATAAGGACTTTTAAAATATTCTTTTCTAAATTCCATTAAGTTTTTTATCTATAAATACATGGAAATGCGTATTTATCATAAGATGTCACAACAGAATATAAGAGAATATAATTTTAAAAAATGGTATTTAAGACCTGTGGGTCAAATGCTTGATATAAATTTAGCCTCAGACGAAAGAGACTATAATGAGGAAGTAATATTCTCAACAAAACTAATCGGACAAGACGATGGTAATCGATTACCAATTTACTTTGATTTAAATAATACAGGGTCTTCACAGCAGATTACCATAAATTATGGAGATTACATTTTTGCAAACACTTTAGTTTCATTAAATTATTATAACCCTAATAATGAAAATTTAAATTGCTTAACTTCAAGTACTTTATGTGACATAGGATTAACAGGTATTGATAACGGACTTGTGCCTGAAATGACTGGTGAGACCATTAATTTTACTATGGGATTATATACAGGTACCACTAAATGGAATAGGTATTATTTTGATAGAAGACAAAAATTAATTTCCATAACTGGATATACAAATTTACCAAATGAAAGATTTTCAGGAAACACAAAAGAAACAGTATATGATATGGTATCAAAAACTGGAGCCACTGTTGGGTATTATAATCAATTATATGGTGGATTTTATCAAGGATTTTTTAAATTATTTGGATATGATTATGAAACATTTCCTGAACGGACTAATAAAGGATGGACTGTTGAAATGTTGCTTAGAGCTCGTCAGGAAGAAGAGTTTTCTCCCACATCCGCACAAACAACTTTAAATTTAACATATCCTGAAAATAAAAATACTTTTTTTTACTTTGGGACAAGAGCGGAAAACAAATTTTATCATCACGCTTCAGGGTCTCCTTCTTCTGATACAGGGTACACTAGAGTTACATCATACTTGGAGGGTTGTCTAAAAACCTGTGCATGCTCAAATACAGGGGTTACAAATTCTAGATGTATTGAGGTTTACGAACCAATGTTATACACATCAGAAAGTAATTCAAATTGTAATTGTGTTTGTGAAACAACATCTGAAGTTCTTAATAATGATAAAAATCCCCTTTATGATTCGATGTCAAATTCATTTTCATTGCGATTATCAGGTGACCCAAAAAATCCTAAAATTTGTGTTAAAGTTTTAACTTTTACAGGAGGATGTGTTACAACAGGGACTTGTCCTACAACTGGTATAACATATCAAACAGGATATACTATAAATGAATATTGTTCATCTAATCAAATTTTTAATTATTGTGCGAATGAAAATTCTTTATTTTTAAACACTGAACATTGGTTTTTAATTGATTGTGTATGGGAAAGAAATTCTTATTATGATACATGTGATTTATATTATAATGGTGGATTAGGACTAATATCTAAAAATGTATATGTGAATAGTTTATCTAATAATTCTGTGTTACTTATACAACCACCAATAACCCACACTGGTAATACTCCAGCTGAAACTGTTGAAATTGTAAATCTTAATGAAAGGTGGTTGATAGAAAGAGATGAAAGATTAGGTTCGTTAAAAATATTCGTAAACGGTAAATTATTTTATGTGATTAATGGATTTGAAGAAGTAATACCAAGGGGACTAAACACTGAAAAAGAAAAACAAATTGGTGTTCCGTTTAATATGTCGTGGGGAGGTGGTACACAGGGGTTAAGAGAAAGTTTAACTTTTTCTGGATGTCCAACAAGTTTAACAGGTAATACATACATACAAGACCCTGAATCAATGCCTAATCAAACATTATCAGGTACTTCTTTATCTGCCTTAACTACAAATATATTAATAGAACCAACTTTTGGAGGTTCTTTTGATGGGGCAATATCTCAATTTAGAATGTACGTTGAACCTTTGAGTTATCCTGAGATATTACATAATTTTGATATATTAAAAAATCAATTCGAATTGTTTGATTTCAGATGTCCTAATTGTCCAACAGGTTTAACCTATAATATAGGATATAGTGGTAATGGAACTTCAATATTATTTTCATCCACAACACTTAGTTCGTATACTTTTAATTTATCTTATTCGTCTGAGACCTACCCAAATAGATATTCGGTAGGTAGTGGATTAACATTTAATAATGTTATTACTCCACCATCGTATGAAAATTCATTTTATTATTTTTATTTTTCAGGGTTTGACCAAACTATAAAAGTTAATTTCACTATTTAAGAATTATTTATTTTTTTTATTTTTTAAAAAAATAAATAAATGAAAATTTATATTCAAATTGCGTCATATCGTGACCCACAATTATTACCAACAATCGAATCCGCATTAAAAAATGCAAAATTTCCTGAAAATTTAGTTTTTGGTATTGCCAGACAATATTCGGATGAGGATAAATTTGATAGGTTAGATGATTATTACAAAGATGATAGATTTAGAATAATTGATATACCTTATACTGAGTCAAAAGGAGCTTGTTGGGCTAGAAATAAAATACAACAATATTATAGCGGTGAAACCTATACATTACAAATTGATTCTCATATGAGATTTGCTGAAAATTGGGATTATGAGATGATTGAAATGGTAAAAGATTTACAATTAAAAGGATATAAAAAACCATTATTAACGGGTTATGTTTCATCTTTTGACCCTGACAATGACCCCCAACTAAGGATACAAGAACCATGGAGAATGGTTTTTGATAGATTTATACCTGAAGGAGCAGTTTTCTTTTTACCTGAAACAATCCCAAATTGGAGAGATTTGAGTGGTCCTGTCCCATCAAGATTTTACTCCGCACATTTTTGTTTTACGGTTGGTGAATTCGCTAAAGAAGTCCAACATGACCCAGAATTTTATTTTCACGGTGAAGAAATTTCAATAGCCGCAAGAGCATATACACATGGTTACGATTTGTTTCATCCTCATAAAGTTTTAATTTGGCACGAATACACTCGTAAGGGTAGAACAAAACAATGGGATGATGATAAAAATTGGGTTGAAAAAAATAATTTTTGTCATAAGAAAAATCGTTCCCTTTTTGGAATGGACAATGAATCAGAAATGGACTTTGGTAAATACGGTTTTGGAACTGAAAGGTCACTAAGGGAATATGAAAAATACTCAGGACTACTATTCTCAAAAAGAGCGGTTCAACAATATACAATAGACAAACACTATCCTCCAAATCCTTATAATTTTAATGATGAAGAAGAATGGATGAACTCATTCTCAACAATATTTAAACATTGTATTGATGTATCATATAATCAAGTACCTGAAGACGATTACGATTTTTGGGTTGTTGCTTTTCACGATGAAAATGACGATACAATACATAGACAAGATATTGATGGAGAAGGCATTAAAATGTTAAAAAATGACCCTGATGGTTATTGTAAAATTTGGAGACAATTTAATACCGATAAAAAACCAAAGTATTGGGTTGTTTGGCCACACTCAATATCTAAAGGATGGTGTGATAGAATAACAGGTAATTTATAATATTATGGAATTTTGTTTTGCAACCTTTTGTTTTGGTGAAAGATACTATAATCAAGTAAATAGGTTTATTGAGGATATTGAAAAATCTGATTTTAAACCAACCTTGGTTGTTGTTACTGACAACCCAAATAAAATTTTAAAATATGATTTTGTTAAAGTTTTTAACATTTTAGAATTTAATTCAGATTATTCAGATTATGCTAAAAATTACTACGATTTTGATTTTTCAGTTAAAAGATATTCTGTAAGAGCTTCTTTTAATTTGGGGTATACAAATATTATTTTAGTAGATGCGGATATGAGAGTTAATTATAATCTATTTAATATGGATACAATATATAGTTCATTTACTATAAATTCAATATTAGGTCCTGTAACTTATAATTTTACAGAACAGATTAAAACAAATAGTGAACTTGGGGTCCGTTTTATGGAATATGAAAAATATTTTAACATAAATGTAGATAAATCTAATTTGGATTTTATGCCAGAGGATTGTGTCCAATATATAAGTTTAGATTATGAAAAATACAAACACTTTTTAGATACATGGGATAAGTGTATTGAATATAAGAAAAATAAACCTTTAAGGAATATACCCGCAGGAAACATAGACGAAATGTGTTTTTCCGCACTAATTAATGGTATATCTGTAGGTAATAATTCAAGTAAATCTTTAAATATTGTTTATGCAGAACATGACAAATGGTACTAAAATAGTTTCTTCAATATACGAATTGAATTATGTCCAACAAAGAAATGGGGAAAGATATAAAAATTTTCCACTACTTGTTGCAACAATTAAAAATTTAATTTTTCCTGAATATAACTATGTAATATATACTGATAAAAATTCATATGATAAGTTTAATTTAAAAGACGAATTTAATTACTCAAACGTAGAATTTAAATTTAAAGAATTGAACACTTCTGAAACTTGTGAATTAATTGATAAAATCAGAACTGAAGAATTATCAGGTGGGATGAATTATGATAGAATTTATTGCGTAAACAATTATTTGGAAGTCGTTATAAACAAACTAAAATTTTTAATTGACGAATCATTTGATTGTGAATCTATTTTTTGGATTGATGCGGGTTTAATAGGTACATCATGTCATGATGGATGGAGAGATTACATGGCACCTTTAATCAATTCTAAAAATTTTTTAGACAAAACGGTTGATAAAATCAATAAACATGGTTTCATTCATTTAAAGGGTAATTCAATTGTGATGAATTATGAAATGAAAGATAGATTTAGAGATTTATTTGGTGTAGAGTTGGATGTAGTTCCAGGTTGTTTATTTGGGGGTAAATCTGAAAAGGTTAGAAATATTTTAGATGGTTATTTAGATATTTTTGTAAGTTATTTAAAAACACATAACCAATTAATTAGTGAACAAGAAGTACTAACCGTACTAACTCAAATTAAAAAGGAAGAATGTTATGCTTTTGAATTTGACGATTGGTTAGACTTACAAAAGTCTTTTTTGAAAATCTTAGACATTTATGATGAATCAAAATATGTAAGGGAAAAATGTTATGTTTAAAATAAACATTGTGTGTACAACAATTGGAAGAATCACCTTACCTAGATTAATAGAATCTTTTAAGAATCAATTAAGTGAGGATGATATTTTTACTATAATTTCAGATACAAATCATTCGTATGTTGGGGAAATATTAAAATTATTTGATTTTAAGTTTAAAGTTAATCATATTATTAATGAAGGTGAAAGAATGTGGAAATACGGACACCCTTTAATTAACAAATACATTAATGAGTTGGAGGGTGATTTTATCATGTTTGCAGATGATGACGATAGATACACTGAGAACGCTTTTAAAGTCATAAAAGAAACCATCAAAGATAAAAATACTTTATATATTTTTAAACACAATTGGTTGGGGGATATTAATTGGAAACTTAAAGATTTTACAAGAGGTAATGTTGGTAAATGTATGGGGGTAATACCAAATACCCGTAATTTACCTAAGTTCCAAGAGGATGTTTTTGGAGATGTTATTTTTTATGAAGAAATAAGTAAAATGTTTAAAAGTGAATTTATTGATTATATAATTTATAAAGTTAGAGATACTGAATGAAAAATATTACTCTTGTTACAGGTCTTTGGGATATTGGTAGAGAAAATTTATCCGAGGGTTGGTCTAGACCATTTTCACATTATTTAGAAAAATTTGAACAGCTTTTAAAAGTTGAAAACAATTTAATAATTTTTGGTGAAGAAAATATTGAAGAATTTATTTGGGAAAGAAGAGAGTCTCATAATACACAGTTTATAAAAAGAGATAAACAATGGTTCATTGATAATGAATTTTTTGGAAAAATACAAAAAATAAGAAATAACCCTGACTGGTATAATCAATCTACGTGGTTAAGAGACTCAACCCAAGGAAAATTAGAGATGTATAATCCTTTAGTTATGTCTAAAATGTTTTTATTAAATGACGCTAGAATTTTAGATAAATTTGATTCCGATTTAATGTTTTGGATTGATGCTGGATTAACAAATACTGTACATTATGGTTATTTTACTCACGATAAAGTTTTAGATAATCTACCAAAATACATTACTAAATTTTCATTTGTATGTTTTCCATATGATGCAAATAATGAAATACATGGATTCTCATACCCAAAAATAAATGATTGGGCTGAGAATGATGTTAAAAAAGTTGCGAGGGGTGGATTTTTTGGAGGACCAAAAGATAGTATCTCAGAGGTTAATTCAATATATTATTCTTTATTAAATGACACATTAGTTAACGATTATATGGGTACGGAAGAATCAATATTTTCAATAATGGTCTATAAAAATTCAGAAATTATAAATTATTTTGAAATAGAGTATAATGGACTATTAAGTAAATTTTTTGAAGATTTAAAAAACGATAAATTAATAGTTAAATCTGAAAAAAAATTATCTGTTAATTTTGATATTGAAAAAACCGCATTATATGTCATAACATTTAACAGTCCTAATCAATTTGAGACTTTAATTAACTCAATGATGGAATATGATTCTGATTTTATTCACAAACCAAAAAAATTTTTATTAGATAATTCAACTGATTTGTCTACAACTGAAAGGTACTTAGAGATATGTAAAGAATACGATTTTGAACATATTAAAAAAGATAACATTGGGATTACTGGAGGTAGACAATTTATAGCTGAACATTTTTATAATACTGAGTTAGATTATATGTTTTTCTTTGAGGATGATATGTTTTTTTATTCTAAAAAAGGTGAGGTATGTAAAAATGGGTTTAATCGGTACACAGATTCTTTATATCAAAAAAGTTTAGAAATAATTAATAAAGAAAATTTTGATTTTATAAAATTAAACTTTACTGAATTTTATGGGGATAACAGTACACAGTGGAGTTGGTATAATGTCCCTCAAAATTTTAGAGAGTCTCATTGGCCAAAAAATAAAAAATTACCTAAAATGGGATTGGACCCAAATGCCCCAAGAACAAAATTTAATGAAATAAAATCTCATAAAGGGGTTCCATACGCATCAGGAGAAGTTTATCTATGTAATTGGCCCATATTACTATCAAAACAGGGAAACTATAAATGTTATATTGAAACAAAATATGAACATCCTTTTGAACAAACATTAATGTCCCACAATTTCCAAGAAACTATTAAAGGAAATTTAAAACCTGGAATATTATTAATGACCCCTACCGAACATAATCGATTTGACCATTATGATTCTTCTTTAAGAAAAGAGTGTTAATTCTATATTTATGTAATATGGAATTTTTCATAAAACAAGGTGCGACTTTACCGTTATTAAAAATGCAATTCTTTGAGGATGGAAAATCCTCTATGGATGATTTTAATTCTTTGGTTGAAAATTCAGCTATTTATTTTTCGATGAAAAATGCTGAGACGGGAGTATATAAATTTTTAAATAAACCTGCGGGTATTACAACGAAGACATTTATTGAACCTAATGCCAAGGTAGAATATTATATTTACTATAAATTTTCTTCTTCAGATACTAATAAAGTTGGTAGATATGAAGGGGAATTTTTAATAGTGTCTGATGATGGTACTGCAATTCTACCAATTACTGAAAAATTATACATAAACATTGGAGAAAAATTTGTAATTAATGGACTTTTATATTAAAAAAGGAGCTTCATTACCGATATTAAAAGTCGAGATGTGTTTAGATGGTAGAAGTGACTATCACCTTAACTCTTATATTAACAGTGAGTTACCTGTTTATTTATCATTAATTAACGAATCAAATGGTACTATTTTGTTCGCCTCAAAAGAGTGTTTTGTAACTTCTGAATTTTCTTCGTTTGAAAATAAAATGTTGTATTATATTAATTACCAATTTACTAGAAAGGAAACTAATGAAATAGGTAAATTTACAACTCAATTTTCTATATCAAGTGATAATGGTGTAGTATTACTTCCATTAAAAGAGAAGATATATGTAAACATAATTGACTCATTTTCTGTTAATGATTTTGGAAGTCAATCAAAATATATCGTAGACTTACCATGTTGCAATCCCCCAAATCCAACACCAACCCCGACACAGACCCCAACACCTACTCAAACTCAAACACCGACACAAACTAACACTCAAACACCTACACAGACGCAAACACCTACACAAACACAAACGCAAACGCCTACACAAACCCAAACACCTACGCAGACTAGTTCGCAGACCCCAACTCCAACATTAACCCCAACCCAAACAAATACCCCAACACCGTCAAATAGTAATTTTATTTATTCTTTTACATCAAATTCTTCAATAAATACTTTAAGGATTGACGATGTAACTTTAGGTTACTCAATTATTGTAACTACAAATACTACTTCTAATTTTATATTACCTAGTGGAAATACATATAGAGTTAGGTTAATCTTTACCCCTGGTGGAGGTTCATCCGCAACTTTAAGATTGACTAAAAATGGAGTTGCAATATTCGATAGTACAATTCTATCACCAGGCACTCTGGATACGGGTAATTTAGTCGCAACAAATGCTCAATACATTTGTACCGCAACGATTCCAAAATAGTTGACTTAAACATTTTTATTTGATATTTTTTAAAAAAGGTAAATTTCGACCTATAATTCGAAAGCAAATACACCAAATTTATTAAATGATATCAAACGAAGAAATTGAAAATTTCCTTCAAGGAAATGACGAAGAAAAATATATCGTCGCAATAGAATACGATTATGTAAAAGATTGTATTTGGAAAATTATTGAGCACCCAATTCACGGAAAACAAATTAAAAAAGATACGTTCATTCCATTCGCATGGGTTGGTGATTTACGTGGGTTAAACTTTTATCAATCCTCCAAGGCATTACAAAAAGAGGCAATGACTAAACATAAAATTGTCATTGAAAAATTAAGAACAGATGGTAACGATAGGCTTGAGAGAGGTTTAACTTTTATGGTTAAATCTTTAAACGGTTATCGTTCGCTAATACAGTTTTTTAGAGAGGGCGGTGTTGACCCGTGGGGTGAAAAAACTAAAAGTTTAGTTTTGATTTTACCCCCTGTTGAGCAATATTTGGTCGTAAAAGAAAAAAGATTATTTAAAGGATTTGACGATTACGATAGTATTACTAGATTTGTATTCGACTTAGAGACAACTTCATTAGAACCAAAAGATGGACGTATCTTTATGATTGGTATGAAAACAAATAAAGGTTTTCGTGAGGTAATAGAATGTGCAACAGAGGAACAAGAAAGAGAAGGTATAATTAAATTCTTCAATAGAATTGATGAATTAAAACCAAGTATAATTGCATCTTATAATGGTTTTAACTTCGACTGGTTTTGGATATTTGAAAGGGCAAAATGTTTAAATCTTGATATTAAAAAAATTGCAAAAACTTTAAATCCGTCAAACCAAATAAAACAATCTGAAAGTTTATTGAAATTGGCGAATGAGGTTGAGAGGTTTAACCAAACATCAATGTGGGGGTATAATGTTGTCGACACATTACATGCGGTAAGAAGAGCTCAGGCAATTAATTCAAGTATTAAATCTGCAGGTTTGAAGTATATCACTCAATATATTAAGGCTGAAGCTCCTGACCGAGTCTATATTGACCATACAGACATAGGCTCAATGTATTCCAAAAAAGAAGAATATTGGTTAAACATTCAGAATGGGAAATATAAAAAAGTAGGGTTAGACCAATCAATTGACGAATCATGCTCAAAGCACCCAAATGTTTATATTAAAACAACTGGTGATGATTTGGTTGAACGATATCTTGATGATGACTTGGAAGAAACATTAAAGGTAGATGAGGAATTCAACCAAGGCTCTTTTCTACTCGCGTCATTAGTTCCAACAACATATGAAAGGGTTTCCACTATGGGAACCGCAACATTATGGGAAATTCAAATGAGAGCATGGTCATATAAACATAAACTAGCGATTCCTGCAAAGAATGAAAAAACAGATTTTGTAGGTGGATTATCCAGATTATTAAAAGTAGGATACTCAACTGATGTATTGAAACTTGACTTCTCGTCACTTTATCCTTCAATACAACTTGTTCACGATGTATTCCCAACCTGTGATATTACAGGAGCGATGAAAGGAATGTTAAATTATTTTCGTAACACCCGTATTAAGTATAAAAACTTGGCTAAAGAATATTCCGAAATAGACACTAAAAAATCTACATCATACGATAGAAAACAATTACCGATTAAGATTTTTATTAACTCGATGTTTGGAGCTCTATCAGCTCCCCAAGTATATCACTGGGGAGATATGTATATGGGTGAACAGATTACTTGTACAGGACGACAATATCTTCGTCAGATGTTACGATTCTTTATGAAACGAGGATATACCCCACTTGTATGTGATACGGATGGTATGAACTTCTCATTACCCGAAGGTGGTGTAGACGATAGAGTGTATATCGGTAAGGGGAAAAATTGGTTAGTTAAGGAAGGTAAGGAATATAAAGGGTACGACGCAGATGTTGCCGAGTTTAATGATATGTTCATGAAAGGAGCAATGGGTCTTGACTGTGATGGTACTTGGAAATCTTGTATGAACATTGCTCGTAAGAACTATGCAACAATGGAACATAATGGTAAAATTAAACTTACAGGTAACTCAATTAAGAGTAAAAAACTTCCTCTTTATATTGAGGATTTTTTGGACAAAGGAATCAAGATGTTACTTGAAGGGAATGGACAGGACTTTGTTGAGTGGTATTATGAATACTTAGAAAAAATCTATAATAGACAGATTCCTTTAATGAAAATTGCCCAAAGAGCAAAGGTTAAATTGTCAATTGAAGATTACAAAAAACGTTCAAAAGAAAAAACCAAAGCAGGTAATGAAATGTCTCGTATGGCACACATGGAGCTTGCAATAAGAGATGGTATTGCGGTGAGTTTAGGTGATGTAATATTCTATGTTAATAATGGGGTTAAGGCGTCTCACGGGGATGTTCAGAAAGTAAATAAACCAAAAAAAGGATGGTCTCAAGAACAATTAGATATATTTTTCAAAACCAATGAAGATAGAAAAGAAAAGGTAAAATTTTTACAAAAAAATGGATGGGAACAATCTTGGGGTGATGATAACTGGGTTCGTAGTAATGCGACAAACAAAGAAGCAAATACGGGAATTCCAACAGAACAGGCATATCAAATAGCAATTTCAGATATGGTCGGTTCAGTAGTTCAACTTAATTGTTATAGATTGAATCAGTCTGAGTTAGAGTCAAACCCTGATATGTTAGGTGATTATAATGTCCCAAGAGCAATTGTTACTTTTAATAAAAGAATTGAACCATTATTAATTGTTTTTGGTGAAGAAGTAAGAAATAATTTGATTGTTGATAAACCTGAAGATAGAGGTGTGTTCACAAAAGAACAATGTAAATTAATTAATGGTGTTCCATTTGAACCTGCAGACCAAGATAGTATTGAAGATTTATTAACAATAACAGAACAAGAAAAAGTTTATTGGGATAAACGAGGTATTAATCCTGAATATATATATGAACTTGCTGAAGAAGGGTGGGAAGAAATGGTGTAATTATTCTGACTTAATTCCGTCAGAAGAGACTATATACCAATTTCCAAATGAGAAGTAAATTTCAATACATGCGCCTTTTTTAATATTTACTTCAGAATATTCTTCATCAATTAAACCAACTAATGGAGATATTTTAGTATTTGTTAATGATTTTATTGTAACATGGTCAGTTTTAGAAGAATCTAAAATTATTTGACAGTTCTCAACATCCTTAACAATTATTAGAGATTCTCCATTTGTTGTGTATAATTGTTCAGAAACAAATGATATTTCCGAAGTCTCAATTAAAACACCTCCAATTATTCTTTGACTCGGTATTGATTTTTGTACTGGCATTATATTACATATATATTTCTTGGAAATGCTCTTGTTTTAAGTTGTTTCTGTAAATTTTCGGCAATTAGAGCCTCTCTTTCCATTATTTTTTCAGGTCTTAATCTTGTTAATCTTCCGTCTGCACCAATTAATTCCTCTATTAATTTTGTTTTTTCATCTTTACCTTCAGTGGCTAAAGAAGCGTAATCCATAGTTAATTCAGAATCTGGTGTTTTTAAATTTCCTGAATATTTTCCTCTTACTTTTGACAGTGTTTCTTTACAACTTGCAACAAAATATCTTCTAACCCACTGTCTTGCTGGGTTATTTAAATCTGACCAAGACATTTCATCTAAAGGAACGTCTGATGGTAATTTTATAATATCAGGATTATCTCTTAAACAAGAATCTCTATCCGCACCTTCAGTATCATAATACCAATACCAAACCTGACCTTTCATTAAAGATGAATTACCAAAGTCAAATTTACCACCAGGAGTTTGCATTAAATGTACTGCTTTTTTACCTTCAGGTAATGCTGTCACACGATATGTTAAATCTCCCGCAATGATTCTTTTTTGTATATTAATTTCCTGTAGTCTTAACATCATGTCAAATGCTGGCATCATAAAATAAGACCCTGTATATCCCATTTGCGAATATCCTGCTGGACCACCAAGACCATAACCGCCAAGAGCCCCAAAACTCCATGGGTCAAAGAGAACGTTTGTCATTGGTGTTGGTGTGAACCAAAGTAATTCGTTTATTTCTCTATTAGCAGGTATTTCATATATTTGTACGTTAGGTTCTAATTGTATGTAATCTTTCTTTAGTACCCACGGTCCATTATTTTGTAAGCCTACAATTTTAGAATAAGCATACTGATATCGTTGTTCGTAATCAAAACTTCTTGTAATAAATGCAGTGGATAAAGAACTTACGTCTAAATTTAAATTATATAATGAAGTCCACTGAGATTCTATTAACCAATCTTGGATATATTGTGAATAATCACCAATTGAGAATTCTAATATAGTGTCTAATTGCTCGTCTTCTAATTCAATTGAGCGTAAAGGAGCCCCTAATACATGACGTACTTTTGTATATAATTGACTTCTTTCTGGTTCTGCGATTATTGCCATTTTGATATCTTTATTTAATAAATATCAAAATCAATTAATTTATCTTTTAGATTCTATTCTTTGTTTGTAAAGTTCGTTTACAAATTTCCAATTAATAACTTCCCAAAAATTATTTATATATTCGTCTCTTTTATTCTGATACTTTAAATAGTAAGCGTGTTCCCATAAATCAAGTCCTAATATTGGAAATCCACCTCTGTCAATTATGTTCATTAATGGATTATCTTGATTCGGTGTCGTCATAATTTTTAATGACCCGTTATCTTTTACAACTAACCATACCCATCCAGACCCAAATCTTTTTCTTGCTAATTCTTCAAATTTAGTTCTAAATTTTCTATAAGTCCCAAACTGTTGTTTTATTTTTTCTAATATAGGACCATTTGGTTGTTGGTAAGTTGGAGATAACATTTTCCAAAATAACGCATGGTTAAATGCTCCCCCCGCATTATTTCTTATTGTTTCGTTATATTTGGATATTTGTTTTATAATATTTTCTAATTCAACATCACCATAGTCTTTTTTACGTAAAGCTGAATTTAATTTTTTTACATAACCCTTATAATGTCTTTGGTAATGTATTTTCATTGTTTCAGGGTCAATGAACCTACGTAAAGAAGAATATGAATACGGTAATCTATCAATACCGATGGTTTTCATTTCAGTTAAGAAGAATTTTAAATCACTTTCCTCCTCACCATTAATTTGATTTAATAAACTTTCAGATAATAACTTTAAAGATTTCATCAATAATAAATACTCATCTATTATTGATTTCTTTTAATATTTCCTCAACTATATCTATAGAACCTTCATCAGTGTCTCCCATAACAGTACCGATTATTTGTTTTTTTCTAGATAAAATGTCATAAATTGCCCCTTCAATAGTGTTCTCAAAGATTGGGTAGTAAACCAATACGTTATTTTTTTGTCCATATCTATACGCTCTATCTTCCGCCTGTGCATGGTCAGAGGGTAAAAACGATAAATCATTCATAATTACACACTCGGCTTCTGTAAGAGTTAACCCAACCCCTGCCGCTTTTATATTACCACAAAAAACTTTAACCTTGTCGTTTGTTTGAAAATCGTCAACTGCTTTTTGTCTCGCTGGTTTAGTTGTTGAGCCGTCCAAATAAACGGACTGTTTGCCAAAATGTTCGTGAATTTTCATTAAGGGTTCCGTAAAGTTAGAAAAAATTATAACTTTTTTACCTTGTTCTAAAATGTTTTCCGCAACTTCAATAGTGGTTTTTATTTTTTCTTCAGCAATTACTTGTCTTACTTTCATCAGTTTTGAAAACTGAATTGTTAACGATTTTGATTCTTCTTTTTTATTTGAATACCAATCATAATATTCCCCCATAAGTTCTTCATATAATTTTGAACTTAGTCTTTGGTAAATTGGGGTTATTATTTTTTCAGGTAAGTCCAAAACATCGGTTTTTAGTCTTCTAATTACATGTCTTGATGTCCTGTCCCTCAACTCCTCTAAGTTAGACGCTCCTGTAACATTCCAAACTTTTCTTTTACCAACTGTAAATTGGTATCCTGCACAGTATCTTATTGCGTATGCCATCCAGTTGGAAGCTACAGGACTTTCAATTAGATTCAATAAATTATAATAATTCATTGGTCTTGATGTCATTGGAGTTCCAGTTAACAACCAAAGTTTTGGGATTTCTTTTACGATATCGTTAATTAATTTAGTTCTTTGTGCTTGCGGGTTTGAAATATAATGAGCCTCGTCAATTACAACTAAATCAAAATATTCTTTCATTATTACCGAATCTTTTGATTTAATTTCATGGAAATTCTTTAATATATCATAATTGACAATGTAATATTTGTGACCTTCCTCCCATTTTTTACCTTCTACAATAAAAGTAGATTCGTTGGTATATAAAGCAATTTCCCTTTTCCAATTTATTTTTAAAGTTGCTGGACAGATAATTAAAATTTTTTTGGAACCACTCTCAATAGAAGATATTACAGTACTAGTTGTTTTTCCTAATCCCATGTCATCGGCAACTATAAACTTATCATTTTCAAGTAATTTTATTATACATTCTTTTTGATGTGATAACGGAGGTCTATGAGAGTACTTATCCCAATCAACAGAAGCCTCTCTATTTTTACCTTTTAAAATTGCACTTTTAGGTACCCAAAAATCGTGAAGAGTTTCTCCACTAAATATTTTACCCCAAATATGATAAGATTTATCTTTTTCGACTAATAATTTCTCAACGTAGATTTTATCAGGTTCCTTAACAAATGGATTATCTTCTACAAATTTTTTAGCAAAATATTGGTCCACATCGACCCATTTTTTGGCGACTTTTGGATTAGTTTTATTATAATTTAAAATATAATCACATTGACTTCTTGTTGGAAAAAAACTTGGATTAGATTCTTTTTGAGATTTTAATTTGAGCAAATAGTTATTGGACCCAATATAATTGGATAGCACGTCTATTGCTTTTTGTTCGATACTTACGTTTTCCATAATTAGAACTAATTAAATATAATTCATAATTAGATATTTATCAATATGAGTCAAAGAAATGTACCTATAACAAGATTAAGTAAATTTTTTGGTGCCGAAGATTTTAGTTTGGACGTTGGTATGGGTAGGGAATGGTTAGAAGGTGATATGAATTTTACTTTAGTATTATATTCAGTGGATAAAACTAAAACAAATATTGATGATGTATATGGAGAAGCCTTACAAGATGGGATTAAATTTAAAACTCCTGTAGAATTTAAGGCATTTGTTCAGGTAATGGCCCCTGAGAATAAAAATGTAGGAACATCTAAATTAGATTTAATGGAACCTGGTAATATAAGAATATCAGTTTATCAGTCTCACTTAGATGAATTAGGTATTGATATACAATATGGAGATTATATTGGATACTATGAAACAGAAAACAGAGTTAGATATTATACTGTAAATAATGATGGTAGGGTTACTTCAGATAACAAACATACTTATGCTGGGTATAAGCCATTTTATAGAACTATAGTCGCATCTTTTGTAAACAATAATGAGTTTAGAGGTTTATAAAAATAATGGTAATATGAAAATACTAATAACTGAAAGACAACAAAATTTAATTATTGAAAACGAATTAAATGATAACCCAAAAGAATTTTTGGGGGAAAGAGTTATGGTATATTATAATTTACATAAACACACGTTTTCTGTTACATATAAATCTAAAGTAATTATTCATGCGGATTACGTTAAATTAAAAGATGTGGAATTTAGAGTTAGAGTTGGAGGTAAAGAAAGGGTTAGGTCTGAAAAAAGTAAAAATGTACATGCCTTTGTAATTGGTAATTTAGTTGATTATTGCGAATATCCTTGTGAAAATATGCCTAGTGAAAGTAACAGTAAGGTTGTAACGTATAATCCATACAAATATGATAGTTTTGTATATAAAGATACTGAAGAACCTATATATCGTGCTAAAGAGGTTGATATGGTTAATCAAAAAAATAAATTATTTGTTATTAACGAAATTGTAAAATACTAATATGGCTTTACCAAAAAAAATTAAAAAAAATATAAATTTAACTAATCCTAAGACAGGTTTTGCCAGACGAGAAGAATTGGTTGACATTATAAATGAAAATGGTACTTATTTACCTAAATCAATTCTACATGCCGATTTAGATAGAGGTTTTTTAGATTTTGTAAAAAATGATTTAGAAATATCAACGGACAGTGGAAAAAAAGTTCCTGTAATTGATATTATTATTACAACTCAAAATTGGGCACAGTTTACACAAACATGGAATTTTAATGATTTAGATAAAAACGTTTTACCTCCATTTGTAACAACAGTAAGAACCCCTGAAGTTAAATACGGTACCTTACCATCATTAAGATGGAATATACCTAATAGAAAACAATATTTTTATGCTGCAGTACCAAATTTTAATAATGGTAGAAAGGGAGTTGATATATACACAATACCACAACCAGTTCCTGTAGATATAAAATATTCAGTTAGGATAGTTTGCAATAGAATGAGAGAATTAAATTCTTTTAACAAAAAAGTTATTGAGACATTCGCATCTAGACAAGCATATACTGTTGTTAAAGGTAATTACATCCCAATAATTTTAGATGAAATTCAAGACGAGTCAGTAATGGACTTAGAAAAAAGAAAATTGTATATACAGACCTATAATTTTACTCTACAGGGTTTTTTAATTGATGAGAATGAATTTGAAGTGAAGCCTGCGGTTAGTAGAGCTTTTACAATAATGGAAATTAATACTGGTAAAACTAGGTCTAAAAAACCTAAAGCACAACCTGAAAATATTAATATTATACCTTTTAACATTAATTTTCCATTGTCTACAACGGCATTTACCTACACTTTTGAATATAATTCAAACTTAACACAAGACGGGATATCAAACATTTCAAACTACGATGTTTATATTAATAACTTGTATTATGGTAGTAATATTCTGAGCAGTACAGGTAATACAATTCAGGTTAACACAAATGATGTTCTAACTATTAATATAACAAAGACAAATGCTTTAGACCCATCTATATTACAATGGACATCTAAAATAGTTTAATTTTCACCATAGATATCTTTTTTCTCAGAACAATTTTCAATTATTAAATTTTCTAAAAATTTATGAATCTTTAGTCCTTTTTTAGTGCAATAGGTTTTTAGTATTTTGTGAGATTCTTCAGATATCTTCAAATTCTTTATTTTCATGGTAGAATTAAGGCAGAATAAATTCTTACTTATTGATAAATAGATGTGCCACACTAAAATTTTTGCGATTTTTTGCAATATTTATCGTTAAAATAAATCAGTTAAAAAAAAATTAAATTAATGGCTACATCAAACAAAGTTTTTGTTTCTCCAGGTGTTTACACATCTGAAAGAGACTTATCATTTGTGGCACAAAGTGTTGGTGTAACAACTTTAGGTATTGTTGGGGAGACACAAAAAGGACCCGCTTTTGAACCTATTTTTGTGACTAACTATGATGAGTTCCAATCGTATTTTGGAGGTACCTCACCTGAAAAATTTGTGAACACGCAAATACCTAAATATGAAGCGGCATATATTGCTAAATCATATTTACAACAATCTAACCAATTATTTGTAACAAGAATATTGGGGTTATCGGGATATGACGCTGGTCCGTCATGGTCTATTAAAACAATTGCGAATGTTGATTGTAATACAATAGGATTTAACGGTACTGCAACAACATCTTCATTTACTTTTACAGGAACAAGTGCGTCAACATCATCAATTACACTAACAAGTGTTCCATCCCCAATCTCATCTATTATTAATGATGTCTATACAGAATTTGATGGAGGAACTTCAAGTATTTCTGAGCAAATTCAAACTCAGTTATTGAATGTTATGAGGTCAACAGGTACTTCTGCAACTTCAATATACTACTTTGGAGCTATGTCAGGAGCGTCAATAACTGCGGCAATAGGGTCAGGATATACATCACCAACAAATGTTTATTCAGTATCCTCAATTACTGCAGAAACTATTGATTACTGTTCAGGTTTAAATGACGCATGGTACTATTCACAGTTTAGTCCCGTTGGTACTACTTCATATTCAGGATTTTCGTTTAATACTTATGTCACTAAATTAGCTGCTTTAGGTACGCCAGGTCAATATTCAGGTATAGTAACAACTACTGTTAATACTTTTTCAGGTACCCCTTACACTAATTACAGTGATTTAGTAATTGCAACATTACGTTCAAGAGGTATTACTAATTACAGTTCAACACAATCAGGACCTTTATACCAAGTTAGTGCAACTTCGGCAGTTACTATGGTTTGTACAGGTTCTTATTCAGGAGTTAGTGAAAATCCGTTTAATACATTTGTAATTTCAGGTGTGACATACCAAGGTTCTAATTTCTCATTTGAGACTTCTTTTGAGATTGCTAATTCTAATTATATTACTAAGGTATTTGGTTCAGGTAATTTTGATAAAGACAGAACAGAAGTTCCTTTGTTTGTTGAAGAGCGTTACCAAACCTTATTACAATATGGTTATAATAAAGGATATATTAGAGGTTTAAGTTGTTCTTTAGAGTCTTTACCTGAAGCTAGAAACTTAGACACTTCATCAATAGCCAATTATTTAGAAAGATATCAAACAGCATTCTCACCATGGGTAGTTTCAGAATTACGTGGTAATAAAGTTTATGAATTGTTTAGATTTGTAACAATATCTGACGGAGACGCTGCGAACAGAGAAGTTAAAGTTTCTTTAGCAAATATGTCATTTAATAACCAAACATTTGACGTAATAGTTAGAGATTATTATGATAACGACTCAAATCCTGTGGTACTTGAGAAATTCACTAACTGTACTATGGACCCTGATTTGAATAGTTATATAGCTAAAAAAATCGGTTCGACTGACGGTGAATACGCAATACTTTCTAAGTATATAATGGTTGAAATGAACTATGATGCACCGATAGACGCACTTCCATGTGGTTTTGAAGGTTACATTATTAGAACTTATGGAGGAGCAACTTCACCATTCCCTGTATACAAAACTAAGTATGATTTCCCAGGTGAAGTAATTTATAACCCTCCATTTGGTAACACTAATGGTACTGACGATTCTGTTACAAGTTCTGGAGATAATGTTAGAAGAACTTACTTAGGATTCTCAACTTCATTAGGGTTTGATTCTGACTTCTTTGAATATAAAGGTAAACAAGTTCCAACTTCTTGGAGTTGTTCAGAACAAGATTACAGTAATTGGGGTGACTTAACTAAAGGTTTCCACATGGATAGTGGAGCAACTGCGGTTACGATATCTTCAACATACTCAACATCAGGTCAATCGGCCTTTGAAGTCGGAGATTCATCATTCTCTCAAGAACCAACAAGTTCAAGCGACCCATATTACAGACTTTATTCTCGTAAATTCACTGTGTGTGTTTACGGTGGTTTTGACGGATGGGATATCTATAGAGAATACAGAACAAATGAAGATAGATTCATCCTTGGTGAATCAGGATATTTAGCGGGAGCACAAGCAGGTTGTTCACCTTACACAAACGCAACTGGATGGGGGGCGTTTAAGAGAATCACTGTTGGTGATAACGTAGTTGATTGGGCAAATACTGACTATTACGCTTACTTATTAGGTATTAGAAGTTTTGAAAATCCTGAAGTTACTAACATAAACGTTTTAGTTACTCCTGGTATTGACTTTGTTAATAACTCAAACTTAACTGAGGCGACTATTGATATGGTTGAAAACGATAGAGCGGATTCAATCTATATTGTAACTAGTCCTGACTTTGACCTATACCAACCATCAACTTCTATGGATAACTTAATCTATCCTCAAGAAGCGGTTGATAATTTAGAAACAACAGGTATAGATTCTAACTACACCGCAACTTACTATCCTTGGGTTCTTACTCGTGATACGGTTAATAACACTCAAATCTATATTCCAGCAACCGCAGAAGTTACAAGAAACTTGGCGTTAACTGACAATATTGCATTCCCTTGGTTCGCAACTGCGGGATACACAAGAGGTGTTGTAAACGCAATCAGAGCAAGAAAACGTTTAACTCAAGAAGATAGAGATACTCTATACAAAGGAAGAATTAACCCGATTGCAACATTCAACGATGTTGGTACTGTAATATGGGGTAATAAAACACTTCAAATTAGAGAGTCGGCTCTTGATAGAATAAATGTTAGAAGATTGTTGTTACAAGCTCGTAAATTGATTTCAGCGGTGGCTGTAAGATTATTGTTTGAACAAAATGATAACGTAGTTAGACAACAATTTTTAGACTCAGTTAATCCAATATTAGACGCTATTAGAAGAGATAGAGGATTATATGACTTTAGAGTTACCGTACAAAATACACCTGAAGATTTGGATAATAACCAATTAGTTGGTAAAATTTACATAAAACCAACAAAATCTTTAGAATTTATTGATATTGAATTCTTAATTACTCCTACAGGTGCTAGTTTTGAAGATATCTAATAAAAACAAGATAAAAATAAAAACCCTCAGAAATGGGGGTTTTTTGTTTTTAATATATTTATGAATATGAAATTAATTATTGTTGAAGGATTTAGAGATGAAATAACCCCAGACATGAAGTATTATGCTTTTGATTGGGATGATAATATTATGTTCATGCCAACCAAAATAATTTTAAAAACCGAAGATGGTAGTGAAATTGGTATGGGGACCGAAGATTTTGCCGAACATAGGGTAGATATTGGTAAAAATCCATTTGAATATAAAGGTGAAACAATTGTAGGATTTGCTGAAAATCCTTTTAGGAATTTTGGGGTGTCTGGAGATAAAAAATTTATAATTGATTCATTATTATCTAAAACAGGTCCAGCTTGGGATGATTTTGTTGAGTGTATTAACGGTGGTTCAATATTCTCAATAATAACTGCTAGAGGACATTCACCAGAGACTTTAAAACAGTCAGTTAAAAACTTAATTGAGGTTAACTATAAAGGTCTTTCAAAAAAAGAATTAGTTAAAAATTTAAGAAAATATAGAGAAATATATGGTGAAGAGGACATGTCAGATTTAGAACTTATAAATGAGTATCTTGATATGTGTAAATTTTATCCTGTAACGTATGGAGAAGGTTCCGCACAAAATCCTGAAGAAGGCAAAGTTAAGGCAATTAAAGAATTCTCAAAGTACGTGATGGAATTAGCGAAAGAATTACACCAAACACCTTATTTTAAGAATGATGTATCTAACAATTTTATACCACAAATAGGATTTTCAGATGATGATTTAAGAAATTTAGCTAAGATGAAAAGTGCTTTAAAAGATGACCCAGAAAATATTGTACAATTATATTCAACACATGGAGGAGAAAAAAAGAAGTATGATTAATAAATTTAACTGGTCTTAATGCAATATTCATTTAAAAAAACTTCAAAGTAAATAGAAAAATTTTAAAACGATACTATTTATATAAAAAATAAAAGAGAAATTAAAAACAAAATAATATGGCTGATTTACTAATGAAAATGCCCATACCTTATGAACCAAAAAAACAAAACAGGTTTATTTTAAGGTTTCCTTCTGAACTTGGAATTAACGAGTGGTTTGTTGAGTCGGCATCAAGACCAAAAATTACCATCGCTTCTAATGCAATTCCTTTCTTGAACACTGAAAGATATGTTGCTGGTAAGTATACATGGAACACTATTTCAGTTACTTTCCGCGACCCAATCGGTCCTTCAGCCGCTCAGGCACTTATGGAATGGGTTCGTTTACACGCTGAATCTGTAACAGGACGTATGGGTTACGCTGCGGGATACAAAAAAGACATTGATTTAGAAATGTTAGACCCAACAGGAGTTGTAGTTGAAAAATGGAAATTAATTGGTACTTTTTTAACTGATGTTGACTTTAGTTCAGTCGCTTATACATCCGATGATTTAGTTAAAATCACCGCAACATTAAGACCTGACTATTGCGTATTATTATACTAATAATAAAATAAAATACTATTTACAAATCCACACTTGTTGTGGATTTTTTATTTAAAATATAATTATGAACGAAAATATTGCGGGACAAGATAATTTTAGTTTACCACATGATGTGGTATTGTTACCATCACAAGGTAAATTTTACAAAAATAAGAAAAAAAGTGTTAAAGTTGGTTTTTTGACTGCCTCTGATGAAAATTTGTTAGCTAACGTTGGTAAAATTACAGGTGAACAGTTATTATCACAACTCATTAGAAATAAATTATATGAACCTGAATTAAATCCAAATGATTTACTTGAAGGTGATATTGAGGCGATTTTATTATTTTTAAGAAATACTTCTTTTGGACCTGAATATAATTTTTCACTGACTGACCCAGAAACAGGTCAACCTTTTAAGACTTCTGTGGTATTAGATGAATTAAATTTTATTAAATCAAAAATTGAACCTTCATCTGACGGAACATTTGAAACTAAGTTACCTAAAACTGGCTCTGTTATTAAATTAAAACCGCTAACTTACGGTGAAAAAATAGAAATTGAAAAAATGGTTGATTCATATCCACAAGGTATGGTGGCTCCTAAAGTTACTTGGAGATTAATGAAACAAATCATTGAAGTAAACGGTGACCAATCTAAGGAAGTAATTTCCAAATTTATTGAATCTATGCCAATTATGGATTCAAAATACATTACAAACTTTTTAAGTGAGAATGAACCAAGAATTGATTTAATGAGAGAAATTACAGCCCCGTCAGGAAAAAAGGTTAATGCGAGAGTATCCTTTGGGGCGGAGTTTTTTCGTCCTTTCTTCTGATTATATAGAAAATCTATTAGACCAATACTATCTTATGGGGAAATTTCTAAACACCTCATACTCTGATTTTTTAATTATACCAACATACCAAAGAAACTTTTTGGTTAATAAAATAATTGAAAGAAATACGCCAAAAACAGATAGTTAATTATTTATATTAAAAATATAATATATGTTTTTAGGCCCACCAGACCAATCCTCTTCAGAGTTATCAGGTAAAGATTTACTAAAAACCCTAACAGGGTTTAGAGCCGCTGAAGATTTGGCGTCGTCCTTTACAAGTGCTTTAGGGATTGTATCTGAAATAGATAAAGAATTCGCAAAAGTTGTCTCAAAAATGGGAGTGGGTGATACCATGACCCAAGCTATTAAAAAGAATTTAGCTGAAGGTGCATTTGAGGCACTTAAACTTGGGGGTTCTTTTGAAGACGCTGAGAAAATACAACAAAATTTTTTAGATACGTATGGTAGAAATGTAGTACTACAAGGTAAATTAACGGGAGACATCCTTGCAACCTCTAAAGTAACAGGTGTTTTGGGTGATGCGTTAATGTCGTCATTTGCAGATGCTGGTATGTCAGCAAAAGATATTACAAAAGAAATGTCAACAGTAGTAGACGTTTCTAATAGTTTAGGGGTTAACGCTCAGGCAGTTTCTAGTAAGGTCACAAGTAATTTAGAAAAATTAAACAGATACGGATTCACCAATGGGGTAGAAGGTTTAGCTAAAATGGCCGCTAGAGCGACAACCCTTAGGGTGGATATGGATACCACTTTTAATTTGGCCGAAAAATTATATTCACCTGAATCGGCAATTGATTTAGCTAGTTCATTACAAAGACTTGGAGCAGCATCAACAGAATTAACGGACCCATTAAGATTAATGGATTTGGCTCAAAATAATGTACCTGAGTTACAAAATCAACTTGGGGAAATGTTTAAAACATACACATATTTTGATGAAAAAACTAAAAAGTTCCAAATTATGCCGAACGCAAGAAGGCAGTTAAGGGAAATTAGTACTGAATTAAGTATACCTATTGACCAAATAGAAAAGTTTGCTTTTGGAACTGCGGATTTAGATAAAAAATTATCTGAAATATCTTTTGGTGGGTTAGACATTGGGGAAGACACTAAAGAGATGATTGCTAATATGGCGACATTAGGTGAAGGAGGAGAGTATGAAATTACAACTAAAAATGGAGATGTACAAACCTTAGATAAATTTCTACAGTCATATCAAGGTAAAGAAGACGAATTAAAAAAATATTTTAAAGACCAAGAAGCTGAAGCGGCAAAAACACCTGAAGAAAAAATGAGAGAAATTGCAACAAGTCAACTTGGTAAACTAGGTGAAATTGAGGCATCATCCAAAGCTCTTGCCGCAGCATTTGGTTTAAGTGTTGAAAAATCAGGCGCGGGAGATAAATTATTAGAAGCTGCAAAATCAGAATACGCCTCTCAAGCTGACACACTAATGAAGGCTATTGGACCTGACTCTGAAATAGTTAAAGGGTTATCAAATATTGGTAAAGACATACCTCAGTTAATTGAAAAATTAACATCAGGTGATTTTATGGGTGCTTTAGATATGTTAAAAACATCAGGAGGTATTGCGGTTGATAGCATTAATACAGCGGTTGATACGGTATTACAAGGTATTGGAGATAAATATGGGGTTAATTTAACCGATTTAAAAAATAATATTGTTGATACCATTAAGGGAGGTTTCGGAACTGCAACAACTGCTTTATCAACTTTTACAGACGCTATAAATGGGACTAAATCTGTATGGGAATCAATAACTGGATTTCTAAAAGAAAATTTACCTATTTTTACTGAAGACATGTATCTTGACCCAAAATCACAAACTTTTATTCAAACTGATTTTGGTAAAATAATTCCTGATGTTAATGATGCGGTATTGGCGGCGCCAAAAACACAAATCAATTCTATTCTTGAAGGTAACTCACCTACTTCAAGTGCTATGGCAAGTGTTGGAGGAAACTTCAATCATACCTTTACAGTTAACGTAACTGGATTATCAGGAACAAATAACCAAGAATTGGAAACTAAATTAGTACAAATGTTAACCGTAAATAACACAGTCCAAAGAGCGGTTGAACAAAGTATGAAGAATGTAAATTTTGGTCTAAATCAGGATTAAAAATTTTTTTTTCTCTATTTATAATAAAAATAGTATATGTCAAATTTGTTATCATTTGCGGGTTCTGAAGGATTTAGGAAAACACTTATTGCTAAAAATTTGGCGCCATATCAGGTACCTGGCGGATTTACATCATCTAACGGACCACAAACATACGAAGTTGTTTTGTCTGATAACACTCCAGTAGATACCCCAAATGTGTATCAAGATGTTTTTGAAGAAGCTAATGATGCCACAAAAAGTAATGTGTATGGTCAAGGTATAAAGGTTGATATTGCAGAATTATTAAACCTTAATTCAGGTTCAGTATCTATGCAACAACAAGGTAATTCTAATTTACAATTAGAATCTAATGTGCAACAACAAAATTATACAACTTCAGATACTAAATTAGAATTAATAAATGAATTTTTTATAGATAACAATGAAGTTGTAAATAGATTCATTCCTGAAAACGGTTACCAAGATTTGTACGTGGTAACTGATAATATATTACCAAAAAACACACCAGTTGGTGTTTATCCAAAGTTTCAGATAGGTGAGTTTAATTTATCAGACATTATAACAGGTGATTATAATCTATCACAAGATTCTTATTTACAACAAATATCTGTACAATACTTGTTAGATGCATTTCAAGTAAGAATTGCTAGAGAGATTGAAAAAAATACAATAGGTAGAGTTAATCTTGATGCGTTTAGAGACCCATTTAGTGTTGCGTTATTGGCTTCAGGACAGGAACCTTTAATATATAAAAATTATACCATAACAGTTCCTGATGGAATATTTGACCAAGCTAAATTTTTCTTAACTAAAATTACAGGGACTTATGTACCGACTTCGCCTATTGAAGGGGAGTATACCTCGGACCCTGAGAGACAAAAAACTAAGGTAGGACAATTAATTGAAAATGTTGCGAATAGAATATATAAACCCGCAAACCCAAATAATAATCCATCTATAAAATTTTTAAATAACACTGGTAGTGGACAAAAATCCGTGTTATTTACAAGTTTAGGTTATAACAGGTTTAAACCAGCATACGAAGAAAACAAAACACAAATAGGTTTAGTTATTGATAATCTTTTTAATAAAGATAATTCTATAACAAATTTTTATGTTGGTAGTGAAACTAATGAACCAAGTCAGGTAACGTCACCAGTTAATTTATCACCAAAAGATGCTTATAATAATCAAACAAATACTATTGTTTTTGGACCTGATAAGTTATCACAACTATACGAAGGAGACCAATTAGATAACTATAAATTTGGTTTAAATGGTAATGCCTACACCGATGAACCAAGAACTGATGGAGGATTTACTTGGACATCTTTAAAAAATAATCAAGACGCTGGTAAGAATGTCGGTAGAGGTGGTGAAAGTTTTGGAACTAATAATAATTTTAATTCTATTAGTTCATATTTTCAGTCATCTGAATCAGTTAATGTTGAATTCAAACCTGGGTCAATATTAGATGAAACACAAAGAATTATAGATTCAGCGCCTGCTAGTGGTAAAGAAAGATTACAACATGTTGGAAATGCTATGAACCAAATATCTAAAGTTTTTAATGATGGATATAAAGAATTAACTAAAGGTTCAAAAGTATTAAAGTATGTTAATAAAAACGGAAGAGAGGTTGGTGAAGAATATTGTAGAGTATTCGCTAAAGACAGACCATATCTTACATATGGTGATTTACAAGCAACTGTTGCTAATGCGGATGGAGTTGAAACTAACGGTAATATAAGAAAGTTTAGTTATTCTGTACTTGACAGTACGTACAATTTAAATATTGCCCCTTTAAAAGGTCAAGATTCTACAAATATTAGAGATAATAAAGTAAAAAAATACATGTTTTCTATTGAAAACTTGGCATGGAGAAATACTCCAGAGTTTACTGATTTACCTGATTGTGAAAAAGGTCCTAATGGTGGTAGAATAATGTGGTTTCCACCTTATAATTTATCTCTTGGACAAGAATCAAGTACTCCTAAATTTAATGCTACTAATTTTTTAGGTAGACCTGAACCAATATATACCTATGAAAATACTGATAGAGGTAGTAGTATTAGTTTTGATATTGTTGTAGACCACCCATCTGTTTTAAATTTAATTGTAAAAAATGAATTAGCTAAAGAAAATGGACAAACGGTTAACCAAGTTGTTGCATCATTTTTCGCTGGATGTAAAAAATATGATATATATGAATTGGCTAGAAAATTTAATACTATAAGTAAATCAACTATTGAAGAATTATATCAGGAAGTACTACAAAGTAATCAAACAACAAATGAGGATAAAAAAGCAGCTTTTAATGGATTGGCAAACGGAGGTCAATCTCCACAAGTATCTGAAGAAAATACAGAATTTCCATTTGATTATACAAATTTAGGATTTTACTTTGATGAATACTCACCAACGCAAGGAACAATACCTTACAATGTTTTATTAGATGGATATCTAAATGAAAAGGGAGAATACTTGAATCAAAACGAACAATCTGAAACTGAAACAATACAAATCAATCAATTTTTTGACATTATTGATGAAAATTATGCATCGATTCAAAACTTATTACTTAATATTTCAACAACCCTAAACAATAACCAAGGGGTAGTAACAATATATTTAAATGGAACAAAACCACCACAAACAGTATCTTCGCCAAATGATTGGTTTGAATCAGTTAAGTTATATATATTAAATTTTCAATTACCTGAATCTAATAATATTACTTTACAAAATTTTTATGAAAAAAATAAATTGTTCATTAAACAAGAAGATTTAGGTACTGTACAAAATGCAGAAATAAAAAGTTCAACACCTATTGATACAATTAATTGTGGTGTATTACCAGTTGACGAATTTGGAAATACTGCGGATAAAAAATATTCATTAACTGCTGCCGCTTGTAGGGCGGTAAGAATTAAAAAAATAACATTAGAACCAAACACCCCACAAGGACAAACCGATGGTAATACTGATAACAACAATATACCAAATCAACAATCTTTGAATGGAATTAAACCACAACAACAGATTGATTTAACAACAAAATCTAAAGGTATTAGTAAAAGAATCCTTAGGGAACTTTTGACTGAGTGCAATTATTTTGAAATGGTTAAGTCTACAGACCCTATAATATATGATTCATTTAAGAATAAAATAAAATACTTTAACCCAGCTTTTCACGCTATAACACCTGAAGGTTTAAACTCAAGATTAACTTTTCTACAACAATGTGCAAGACCAGGTAGAACTATTGCGGTAAATCAAGGGAACGGGCAAGAATCGATAATTAATGATTCTTTTAATACCAATTTTGGAACACCACCAATATTGGTACTTAGGATTGGTGATTTTTATCACACTAAAATAGTACCAAATTCGCTGACTATTCAGTACGAAAATTTGTTTGACCTAAATCCTGAAGGTATCGGAGTCCAACCAATGATTGCAAAAGTAACTTTAGGATTTAGCATGATTGGAGGACATGGATTAAAAGAACCCGTTGAAAGATTACAAAATGCATTGTCTTTTAATTATTATGCTAATACTGAGGTTTATGATGAAAGAGCCGAAGCAACTGAAGATACAACTGCGGTTGATAATGCATTATTGTCCGCAATTAATAATGAAGAACCTATTATTACTGTTAATAATGTTGGTAGTACAACAATAAATGATGGAGGTAATACAATTGGTAATATACTTTCAGCATCAACTTCAACTGGTGGAGTACAAAATGGTACTATTGAATACAAAACATTTTTTAATTCATTTGTTGGACAAACACAAGACTATTTTAATGGAATAACAGAAAGTTTAAAAAATATTTCATCTGAGTTTAATTTAGGGGTTTTACAACAAATAAACACCGAAAAAAAATATTATTTAGGTAGTACTGTTACTAATTCAGGTAGTACAATGACACGTATTTTTGGTAAACCCATAAAATGGGAGTATTATTTGCAACAAGTTGCAAATCAATTTATTGAGGATATTGATAATGATGATGAGAAAATAATTGATATATTAAAAACACCTGGAAATTCATCTCAAACAGTTACTAACTCTAACATTAATAAAATTAAAAATAATTATAAAAATTTTATTAATACTTACGTTAATAACGAATTTACAAGCATTGCAACATCCATACAAACTACAACAGAAACTCAAGTTAATTACATACAAAATACAAGAAAAATGGATTTTATAAGTATGAGTGGAGATGGTAAAGTGTTAAATGATGGTACTCCAAAAATATATGTATTAAGTGGAACTACTGAAAACGGAAATGACACATTCAACGACTTCCAAACTGACTACAGTAATATTGTAAATTCTCTAAATTCGTATTATAACTATTTAAATGGTACTTTAATTTATACTGTAACACAATCAACTATATTTAGTGCAATAACTGCTAATATGATTGCTAAAACTGAAACTGAAAAACGAGCATATATTTTATTATCTAAAGTTATTCTTGATGAAAATAGTAGAACAAATTTTGTGGATGAATTAATTAAAAATATAACAGACGAGACACAAAAAAATTATGCAAAAGAACAAATAACTTTATATGTTAATAATTCGTATTATAATTTGTTTAGTGATGAAAAAACTGCTGAAACTACAAAAGTTGATAATTTAATTAGTAATGAATCGTATCAACAGTACGCACAGTTTAATCCACAAATTAATGGAGTTAGTTTAACCGACAAAGAAAGAGTTATGAGTTTTGTAACTTCAGGAGGAACAGATTTCCAAAAAACAGAACTTAAAGATATATATGCGACAGTTAACAGTAATAATGATGACATGTTTAATGGAAAAAAACAATTTAATGGATAATGAATGAATATTTTAATAGATATAACAATTTAATTGTTAATGGAGAACAAATTGTAATACCATACGTTTCTTTACCTGCAAAAAGTACAGATAAAGTTTATATATATCGAGAAGGGGTATCTAGGTTAGACAAAGTATCCCAATCATATTATGATTCTCCTTATTTTGGATGGTTAATTTTATTAGCTAATGGGCAATATGGTGGTTCAGAAATTAATATACCAAATAACGCAACCTTAAAAATACCATTTCCTTTAACAACATCTCTATTAGATTATAAATCAGCATTAGATAACTATTTCTATTATTATGGCAAGTAAAAACACTAATATATATGTTGAATCAGATTTTAATAATATTTTCATTGTAAACCCAAATAAAGTTATTAATGATGATGGAACTGTTGACGATAGATTTGTAAAACAAGAAGACCTTGTTATGTATGCCAACTTGGAGTGTAGTTTACAACCAAGAAGTAGACTAATTGTTGGTGAAGATAGTCAAAGTTTACAAACAATACAAATTGCTTCTGTTAATTTTTTAAAACCTGGAAATAAAAAATATTTAACAACAGATTGGACGGATTTACAAACCAAAAACATACAAGAAAATAATAACATTAATAGTGAATTACTTGGTATTACAAATATTTCATATAAAGTAGGGCCTAGTTTTGTTCCGACAATTACTGTATCATTAGAAGATATTAGAGGTAGGGCTTTATTTGAATCAGGTAACGACTCAATATACTCAGTATTTTTTAATTTACCTTACCCAACCTTTTATTTAACTATGAAAGGGTATTACGGTAAAGCAGTTAGATATCCTTTAATCTTACAAAAATTTCATGGGAGCTTTGACCAATCAAGTGGTAATTTTTTAATAACTTTAAATTTTATAGGATATAAATTTAATGTATTGACAGATGTTGCCCAAGGGTATCTAATGGCAACTCCACAAATGTACACTAAAAGGTATCTACAAAATATACAAACTTCATCTTCTTCACAAGTAGATGCGTCAGTTGGTACGATTAATAACAACGACTCTCCTGTTAATTCTATAATAACACAAGAGGGATACGAAAAAATAAAAGAAGTCTATAAATTATATAAGAGTAAAGGATTAATATCTCAGGATTTTCCAGAATTAACAGTACAACAATTAATAAATAAATTAGAAAATTTTGAAAAAAGTGTATTAGATAATTTTGGACAAATCTCAGTTGAGGAATTAACAAATGCTAAAACATATGAAAGTATTTTAGATGATTTTAATAGAGAGGTTTTTACTGCAAAATCACCTAAATCATGGTTTAATAAGAATTTGGACAGTAAAAATTTTTATATTGTAAAAGATTTTGATGGAAAATCATATAAAGCATACACTTATAAACCTGAAATTATAGAGTTTAGCTCTACTGTAAAAGAATTAGATACGTTAATTGATGAAAAAAATAATAAGTTAAATGACGTACCAACGTTTGGGAAAAATGGTAAAAGATATAAAATTGCAAAAAAAGTTAAAAACACTAATGTTTATAGAATACCGCCAATATTGATTGCGGATGTTGATAAAACAGAAACTGCTAAACAAAGATTTAATACTCAAAATCCGTCAAGTACTCAAATTAACTCTATTGATAATGAGTTAAATAAAATACAAGAAAAAATAGATAACGAACAAAAAAAGGCTTCTCAAAATTTACCGAATACTGAACAGTTTTTTTTCATTTTAGAGGGAGAAAAATACTTCAACGGAACCATCAACGAGATAAAAAAAGAATTACAAGGATATAAAAATAAGATTGAATCAAATTTAACTGAAGAGATGATTAAATTATTAGAATCATCTAAAGGTATAGGATTTAATCCTACTATTCGTAATGTTTTAGCGGTTATCATGGCATCTACAGACGCTTTTTTAAGATTAATGAATGATGTACATAAAAAGGCTTTTGAAAATAGAAATAATCTTAAAAAGAAACAGGCAGTATCTGCTGATGTAAAAAACGAACCTGATTCACCTGTATATCCATGGCCTCAATATTCTAAAATTATTGACATTGATGGATGTCAACAAAAGTTTGAAATAAAATATCCTGGTGACCCTGAATATATTTCAGAGACGGGAGCCAATGATTACCAAGCTTGGCCCGAAGTAGAATTTGTTGAGGAATTTATTAAAGGATACTTACAAAGACAAATACCACCCGTTGTTTCGGCGGACGAAGAAAATTCATTAACTGCTATTAATAGATTGTTAGTTTCGGCATTTGACACACCCTCAAATATCTCATATTCAGATTTACAAATAATACCATTTTTATATGAGATATGGGAAAGAATAGAATCAATTGCTAATTACCAAGGGTTTGTTAGAAACACTCAATTTACAACTATTTTAAATTCAATTCAGGCATTTGAGGCTTCAAATATAATAAAAGGGTTAGGAATAAACTCACCACAATTAATACAAATATTAAAATTCACAGGATTTAATCCAAATACTTATTTTGAATATCTTAGAGACGTATCAAACGGAGGTACTGGACAATATTGGCAAAAATTAATAAGAGGAAGAATAAACACTCCATACTTAGAATCTGAAATAAATAATAGTTCTAAAATTATTAATGTTGATTTGCCAATAATTAATACTTCTGTCGTTACTAATGATAATGAAGATGTTAAATTACCTTTAACAAATTATGTGAATTCCACAAAAACTAACTTTGAAGAGTTTACTGATATATACCCTTTTACCGATGAAGAATGGAGAAGTAATAATTTAGTTAATTCTATTTTTGGTAAAAAATATACTAATTTTAATAATACAGAACAAACTTTATTCTTTAATAATTTTACAAATAAAATATCTAATTATAATTCTGAAAAAATTATTGACAACACAGGTAACAGTTTAGAAAATAGGCCATTTACCACCTTCAAATTTATGACAAATAAAATTGATTTTCCAGTTGCTCAGTATAGTTTTGAAGAATTTTACAATAGTAGAACTCCTTCAGATTTTAATTTAACTGAGGGATATGTACAATATGATGGGTATAACGGATTAGTTGGTAATAACCAAACTACAAGTATTTTAAACACGCCATTTTTTGTTAAAGCCATCCAAGACGGAGCTGAAAAAGAAAGACAAAATATTGAAAATCCTTATATTGAAGCGTCTTATTACTTTTTAAATAGTTTACCACTGTCAACTACAAAAGAAACTTTAATATCTAAGATAGGTAATAATGAGATTGTTAATGGATATTTGGCTCCAACTTTTAAAAAGTTTGGTACTGTAAACTCAATACCTAAATTGTGGGTTTGTAGAGTAGGGTCTATATGGCATAGATATAAAACTTTCATTAATAGTGGGTATGACATTTTATCAAATACATTAGTTAATTATTCTTATTTGACTAACTTTGACCCAGTAAATTTTGATTCACAAACTACTTACAGTTTAACCGCAAACTCAACTACTTATGATATATTTTTAGCTAAAAATATATTAGATGATAGTGGGCAGACTGTTGATTTAATGAATGTTGGGTTTTACCCCAAGACCCTAAATGACTTTTATAGATTCTATAATGGAATTGATTTATATAGAAGTAATACAACAATACAAGAAGATATTCAAAAAGCAATTAATAATGGTGATTTAATTTTAATTGACGGATTTGATTCTGATATATCGGTTGGGACTGGAACTACAGATAATGGAAATTCCTATAACTCTTCATTTATTAATACTTTTAGTGTTTTATTTAAAAACAAACTACCAAATCAATCTAGCGGAAATAATTACTTTACCGCCCCATCATTTGGTAGTAGACAAAATCAAACATTATCTGAATGTTTTAACCAAAATGGTTTACAAATTCCATTATATCTAAACCAATCTATTTTCGATGGTTCAGTAAGAGTTAATTGGGGGATGCCTAATTTTGGTTATTTTGACAGTGATAATATAAATTTTTGTAACCCAACAGAGTATCCTAAAAATATATTTACAGGAAACACCACTCAAAATCCATTCTCATTACTTAATGATAATTCTTATTACTCACAAATAGATGATTTATTTTCCGTATTCACAAAAGAAGAACTTGATTTGTTTGAGGGCGAATTTTTAAATTTTACAAAAAGTAATTTAAGTACAACCGACTCATTTAATTTACAAAATATAATGAGACAATCTATGAATGGTAATTTTTATAATCCATCAGAGACTGACGGTGATAAAATAGTTGAGGACGCACAAAACCTACAAAATAAAACTTTTAATCAAAACATTTCAAATTTCGTATCTCAAAATTTAATTTTCCAAAAAGGCAACCCAACTAATTTTGATAAAACTACTTTTAGTTATTTTTCATCAAACCCTTTATCTGATGTATTAACTAATGTAAAAAAATATACCGATGAAACTCCTGATTCATTACCTAAGAATGGTGGAGCGGTAACATTATCTGAGTCTAAGTCAAATTATCCTGAAGAATGGAAAATACTTGAATTATATGTTGGATTTTCAACCATTAGCGGATTTACGTATTCAGATAATGGTTCGTATATTACTGATTTCTTTATTGATAATAATATTGCTTTCAATATTGAAAATATTGAAATATTTTCCGACATAATAAAAATATATGCGACTAGAAAATATGCGAATTTAAATGGAGCTACCGAATTTAATTTTAAATCAGAAATTGATGATTATTTAAATAGATTGGTATTTTTAAGAAACAATATATTTGAAGGAGTTTTTTCAAAAATACAAAAATCTTTACCAAGTTTTAATTTAGATACTGATACTTTAGATACATCGGCAACGCAAGGTATGCAGACTAAGGTTGAGTATTATGAATTGTTTAAAGCGATAAACGACAAGTGGATTGCGGGTAATAACTATAACTCGGAAACACTATTTGAAGATTTTTTATTTTTAGATAGGGCAAACAGAAATGTTGGTGACAAAGTTATTGTGGATGTTTTTAAAGTTAAAAATTATTTAAAAAGTAATCAAAAGGCAAATGTATACACAATTGCCTCATCAATAATACAAGACCATAATTTTGTAATTTTTTCAATACCATCGTATGTTAATTTTTACAATGTACAAACGCCAGGTCAGGACCCACAAGCTGAAAACGAGTTTGAATTTGCTAATAAATTATTCGGACAGTATACGGAAGTAGACTATCAATCGTCTAAACCTAAAATAGTTTGTCTATATTCTGAAAAACCATCAGAACAGTTGAACAATCAGGGAAAATTTAATGGTTATAATGACGATTCTTTTAATCTTGGACTTTCAACAAACAACCCTTTAATTGAGTGTCAAACAAGTAAAGAAACAACTAATGACTATGGGTTATCAAATAAAGTTGTTGGATTTTCAGTAGACTTTGGATTACAAAACCAAGGAGTTTTTGAAAATGTACAAGTTTCACAAGATTTGGGTAAGGCGACTTCAGAATCATTACAGATGGAATATGATATGGCTAATTTATCAAAAGGGGTTAAGTCATCAACTCAAAATGTTTCCTTATATAACATATATAAAAATAGAAGTTATAAAGCGACCGTTACGGCATTTGGTAATGCAATTATACAACCAACCATGTATTTTGTTCTTAGAAATGTACCATTATTTTCTGGTCCTTATTTAATTGATGAAGTTTCCCATGTTATAACAAATGGAAATTTTAAAACTACATTTACAGGAACAAGACAGAGGATATATACTCTACCACTACAAAATCAATTACTTGAGGTAATAAGAAATTCATTTATAACTAAATTAATTAATGATGCGGTTAATAAAAAAGAAGTTAATAAAGGATTAACGTCTAATATTATAACTGAAAAGAATGATATTTCTAATAGTATTTCCGCAGAACTCACGGTATCTCCTAATCAGACGTGTACCCCTATAAGTGATTACAGTACGTATGAAAACATTCTTCCTGTTGAATTTATTAGTGATTTTGTAACAATAAAAAATTCAGTTGTAAGTTCATTGTCATCTAAATCGGACGCCGCTAATATGAATAAAGTTGTGTTTACTTTATTTTATTTGGCAACCGCTAATTCTGATGGATTTAAGTATTACAATTATAATTTGGCAACAATACCTTTAGGTGGTAGTATTAGTAAATGGGGAGGCGACCTACCAAAATTATTTAATCAACAATATACATGTTTAACAAGTGCAGATAATCAAAGTACATCTTATGCAACATTCCCATCAGTAACAAATTGTGTTAATTTCTGTTACGATAAATATAAAGATTATTTCACTGTGGGTATTACTGATTTTGAAGACGAAAATGTCTTCGTATCAGGTTTTACTAAAACATGGATAGAAAGATTCCCACAGGATAGATTATCTGAAACACCAAATATATATGATAATTATAGAACTGGTAATACAACACAATTTAATTATCTAAAAACAAAAGTTACAGATTGTTATAATATAATGAAATCTATGGGTATTTGATTTATTTAATTTATCGTATATTTATATAAAAAATAATAACATGGACGTAAAACAATTGTTAGATAACTATTTAGGAAGAAAAACTAGAATCACTGAAAAAGATGCTGGTAATGGATTTAAAGAAGTGTGTGATTTAGACACTGGTGACTGTTACACAATAAGAATGAAAGATGGTCTTATTGAAAGAGTTGACAATACTTATATGTCAAATAAAAAAATTAACGTTGAAACGACAACTGGAATAAAACAACTTTTAAACGGATAAAAAAATGGGAGTTTCTGAAAAAATTCTATTAGAAATAGAGAAATATAATAAGATTAATAAATATATCTCTGAGCAAGAGGCTCCTGCTGATATTCCGCCACCACCACCCGCAGGTGATTTACCTCCAGCTCCTGACGCAGGTGCAACACCTCCACCTCCAGCTGAAGGTGGTGCTGAGACACCTACAACTACAGAACCACAACCTGTAGATGTTGCTTCTGACCCAGACGTTGAAAAGGTTGGTGAGGAAAAAGAAGAAGAAAATACTGAGGAATTAGAGATAACTGATTTAGTTAAATCACAAAAAAATATTGAAGATAAACAAACTGAATATTTTGAAAATTTATTCAGTCAATTATCAAACCTTGAGGATAAGCTAAAAGATATGGATTCTGTAATGGAAAGACTTAATAGTATTGAGTCAAAGATAGAAAACTACAGACCAAAAAGTGCTCAAGAAAAATTAGAATTAAGAAGTTTAGATTCTGGTCCGTTTAACCAAAAATTAACAGATTTTTTCACAGACAAACAAGAAGACATCAAAAAAACAGGTAAAAACGAATACGTTTTAACTACCGATGATGTTGAAGATTTTTCACCTTCTGATATTAAAAATACTTTTACTCAGTACGGTGATAATAACGAATATATGTCAATTAAGAATTAATAACTTATTTGACTTTTACGGCTGACACTATTACTATTGTTTATTAACTATTAATTTTTATATTTTTATGGCGACAAATTCATTAGATGCTGTTCTCGCTCAGTATGAAAAAGCGAAAAGTGGAGGAAACTCTCAAAACAAAATGTCTCAAGAAGACAGAATGAAAAAATATTTTGCGGCTATTCTAACGCAAAATGAAACATCAGGACAAAAACGTCTTCGTATTCTACCAACACCTGACGGTTCTTCACCGTTCAAAGAAGTTTGGTATCACGAAGTTCAAGTCGAGGGTAAATGGAATAAAATCTATGACCCAGGAAAGAACGACAACGAGCGTTCACCTTTGACTGAAATTCACGACGAATTAATGTCAACAGGTAAAGAGTCTGATAAAGAACTTGCAAAATCTTATAAACCACGTAAATTCTACATCGTTAAGGTTATTGACCGTGATAACGAAGCGGATGGTGTTAAGTTTTGGAGATTTAAGCACAACTACAAGAACGAAGGTATCTTGGATAAAATCATCCCTATTTGGAAAGCTAAAGGTGATATTACTGACCCTGAAAAAGGACGTGACATTATCTTGGAACTTACAAAAGCTAAAACTCCAAAAGGAGCAACCTACACAGTAATTCAAACTATTATGTATGATGACCCTTGTCCTGTTCACGCAGATGCAGAAACTGCGAAAACTTGGATTGAAGACCCACTTACATGGGCGGATGTTTATTCTAAGAAACCTGTTGAGTACTTGGAAGCAATTGCTCGTGGAGAGACCCCAAGATGGTCACAAGAATTAGGTAAATATGTTTATGGTAACGAAGCGTCTGAAATGAGTATGGGTGGAGGTTCATCATATTCTGACCCACAGGCAGATGCTGAGCCAGATGGTGATTTACCATTCTAATTTATAAAAGGTTGGACACTATCATGGACAAAGTGTCCAACCTTTGTTATTTTTAATACAAACAATTTAAACGCATAGACACTTATGGCAATAAAGAAAAAAGAATTTTCTCTTGATGCAATCAAAAACAAATATTCTACAAAAACTAAATACAAGGATACGGAGTTCTATGAAGTCGATGAAGCTTTCCATAGTTCTTGTGGTCTACCTGGCCCTGCTTTGGGGAACATCAATATGTTCTTGGGGCACTCAAATTCTTCCAAAACGACCGCTCTTGTCAAAGCGGCTGTGTCTGCTCAAAAGAAGGGGCATTTGCCTGTTTTCATTATCACCGAGAAAAAATGGTCATGGGAACACGCCGTTGAGTTAGGACTTCAAGCAGAAATGATTGATGGTGAGTGGGATGGTAATTTTATATTTAATGATAATTTTGATTACATTGAGCAGGCAACTGACTATATTAACGAATTATTAGATGAACAAGAAAAAGGTAATATTCCATATTCATTATGTTTTCTATGGGATTCTGTAGGTTCTATTCCTTGTAAAATGACATTTGACGGTAAAGGTGGAAAGCAACATAACGCATCTACTTTGGCCGATAAAATTGGTATGGGTATTCACGCTCGTATTACTAAATCTAAAAAAGAAGATTACCCATATTATAACACTATGGTTGTGGTTAACCAACCTTGGGTGGAACTTCCTGACAATCCATTTGGACAACCACAAATCAAGGCAAAAGGTGGTGAGGCTCTTTGGTTAGCGTCAGCTTTGGTTTTCCTTTTTGGAAATCAAAAAAATGCTGGTATTAATCACATTACGGCAACTAAAAATGGTAGAACGGTATCTTACGCTATCAGAACTAAAATCTCTGTTTTAAAGAACCATATTAATGGATTAGGGTATAAAGATGGTAAGATTATTGCAACACCACAAGGGTATATCTCAGACACTAAAGAGGCATTAGAAGAATACAAAAAACAATATTCACAATATTGGAACGCGATTCTTTCAGGTACTGGTGAAATTACTCTTGATGAATCTGAAGAATCATTTGAAACTGAAAACGAACCATTTTAATTAATAGTTTGTGAAGAAGACTCTCCTTGTAGACGGAAATAATTTAATGAAGATTGGATTTCACGGTGTGAAGGATTACTTTCACAACGGAGAGCATATCGGAGCGATTTATCACTTCATTAATACTTTAAGAAAGTTTATTGAAGAACAAAATTTCGATAAAGTAGTTGTATTTTGGGATGGTGAAGACTCCACAAGTATTCGTGGAGTCCTTTACCCAAAATACAAACAAAACAGAAAATTAGTTATGGAGGACGCAATATTCATGTCCTACCTAAAACAAAAAAATCGTATCAAACAATACCTTGAAGAAATCTATGTAAGACAGATTGAAATATCAGGACGAGAAGCTGATGATTTAATTGCTTACTATTGTCAGGTTTCTGATAATGAAGATAAACTAATTTTTTCATCAGACAGGGATTTAACACAACTTATATCTGAAAGAGTATCATTATACTCGCCATCATTAAAAACTACATTTAAAAACGGGGATAAGATTAAATTTGATGATTTTTATTTTCCTCATTATAATGTTAAAACCTTAAAAATTATGACTGGTGATAAAAGTGATAATATTGAAGGAATTTATCTTTTGGGTGAGAAAACATTAGTTAAATTTTTTCCTGAGATGCTTGAAAAACCAACATCTTATAACGATATTTTAACAAGAGCAGAAGAACTTTTAAAAGAACAAAAAGATAATCAAACTTTAAAAAATCTTCTAACAGGAAAAACAAAGTCAGGTATATACGAAAACGAATATTATGTGGTCAATGAACAGATTGTTGATTTATCAAACCCACTCCTTAAAGACGAGGACAAACAAGAAATCTCTCAAATTGTTAACGAAACATTAGAAACTGAAGGTAGAAGTTATAAAAACGTTATTCGATACATGGTCGAAGACGGGATATTTAAATACCTACCTAAAGGAGATGATTCGTGGACATATTTTTTAAAACCATTTATGAAACTAACAAGAAAAGAAAAAAAACAAAAAAACAAAAATTAATTTTATGAAAGAACAGAATGACATTACAAAACTTGAGTTTTTAATGACCGTAAATGACAATTTCATTGTCCAAAGATTTTTTAATGTTAAGGATTACAATCCTAAGGCAAAAAACTCTAGAGAGTTGATTGATAACATTGAATATTTTATTGAAGAGTTGAAATATAATCTGAAAATGAAATCAGTTATTTATATGACAGACAATTCATTTGAAATTATGGAAAACCCTGAAATTTTAGAAACCTCTTTTACAGACGGACCTGAAACTTTTAACCTTTATTTGAAACATAATGGAGTGACAATGTGTCATTACACATTTGACGCTAAACCGTACCCCCCAAAGGTTAGATATACCGTAGACGTACGCCCATACCTAAAAGGTATCCTTAATTCATTGACTGACATTTTTTCAGATAAAAATTTAACATATAATTACCTAGGATACTCTTTGGTTTAATAGTATTTAATTTTAAAAGAGGTAATTATGGCGGACAAAAATTTTGATTATTTAGGAAATACTTTCCAACAACAACTTATAAATCAGATAGTTTCTGATAAGAATTTTGCACACTCAATTCTTGAAGTTTTAGAATCTAGTTATTTTGAAAACAAGTATTATAAATTAATAATACAGATGATTAAAGAATACTATTCTAAATTTGAATGTCCCCCTAACTTTGAAACGCTTTTACAAATAGTTAAATCTGAGATTAAACAAGAATTACTACTTAAAATAGTAATTGATACAATTAATGAAATTAAAAATGTATCTGAAGAAGGCGTAACATTTGTCCAAGAGAAGGCTCTGAAATTCTGTAAACAACAAGAACTTCAGAAGGTAATGACTAAAGCCCAAAAAATTATTGATTCTGGTGAGTTTGAAAATTATGACACACTTGAAGAAATGGTTAGAGAGGCTTTACAGGTTGGGGTGGTTGATAAAGATACAGGAGATGTATTTGAAAATTTGGACCAAGTTTTGGATGATGATTATAGACATCCAATACCTATGGGAATTCCAGGTATTGACAATCTATTAAAGGGCGGACTAGCAAAAGGTGAAATAGGTGTGATACTCGCTCCAACGGGAGTAGGTAAAACAAGTTTAACTACAAAGATTGCGAATCACGCATTTAATATGGGGTTCAATGTTTTACAGATATTTTTTGAGGATAACCCAAAGATTATACAAAGAAAACATTTTACACTTTGGACTGGAATTGCTCCTGATTTGTTAGGTGAACACAAAGAAGAGGTTTTGAATAAAGTTCGTGAAGTTGAAGAAAGGATGAAAAACAAGTTAATTTTGAAAAAACTTCCATCTGATACTCTTACAATGACACAAATTAAAAATCAAATTAGAAAGATGATAGCTGATGGAATTAAAATTGACGTTATTATCTTAGATTATATTGATTGTGTAACACCTGAAAAAAATATGGATGACGAATGGAAATCCGAAGGTTCAGTAATGAGAGCTTTTGAAGCTATGTGTCACGAATTGCATATCGCAGGTTGGACCGCAACACAAGGTAATAGAAGTTCAATTTCATCTGAAGTTGTAACAACAGACCAAATGGGGGGTTCAATTAAAAAGGCCCAAGTTGGTCACGTTATTATATCAGTGGCTAAAACATTACAACAAAAGGAACTTAAACTTGCGACAATTGCAATCACAAAATCACGTATCGGTAAGGACGGAGTAATTTTTGAAAATTGTAAATTTGACAATGAATTACTAGTTATTGATACCGAAAGTTCTATGACTTTCCTTGGGTTTGAAGAAAATAAGGAACAAAAGAATAGAGATAGAATTAAAGAATTAATGGAGAAAAAAAGACAACAACAAAATAATTAATAATATGGAAAAAATATTAGTAGAAAATCCAAATAGATTTGTTATCTTCCCAATTCAATATAACGATATATGGGAATATTATAAAATGCACCAAGCGGCTTTTTGGACCGCAGAAGAAATAGACTTAAGCGGTGACATTAGAGATTGGGAAAATTTATCAGAAAATGAACAATATTTTATCAAAAATGTTCTATCATTTTTCGCGGCTTCAGATGGAATCGTAAATGAAAATTTAGCTGAAAATTTTTACAGAGAAGTTCAATACCCCGAAGCTAAATTTTTCTATGGGATGCAACTTGCGATGGAAAACATTCATAGTTTAATGTATTCATTATTGATTGATACATACATCTCAAATGAAGATGAAAAACATAAATGTTTTACCGCATTAGATAACCTACCTGCAGTACAGAAAAAAGCTAAATGGGCTTTGGATTGGATTGAAAATGCGTCATTCCAAGAGAGATTGGTGGCATTTGCGGCTGTTGAGGGTATCTTCTTTTCAGGTTCATTCTGTTCTATTTTCTGGTTGAAATCAAGAGGTATTATGCAAGGATTGTGTAATGCTAACGCTTTGATTTTCAAAGATGAAAACCTACACTGTGATTTTGCAATTCATTTGTTAAATAATCACGTTGAGAACAAACCAAGTGAAAAAAGAATTAAAGAAATTCTACTTTCAGCACTTGAGATTGAAAAAGAATTTATCACTGAATCACTACCTGTTTCTTTAATTGGTATGAACCAAAACTTAATGAAACAATATCTTGAGTTTGTGGTTGATGGTTTACTTGTTAAAATGGGTTGTAAAAAACAATTTAACGTTGAACAACCATTTAAATTTATGGAACAAATTGCCGTTGAAACAAAGGGTAATTTCTTTGAATCCAGAACAGTTGAATACCAAAAAGCAAAGTTAAATGAGACCCTCTCCTTTACTGATGACTTTTAATTTACTATCTTTTTAAACTATGATGTCACTAAGAATTAAAAAACGTAGCGGTGAAGACGCTTCCTTTAACCCGCAGAAAATTTATAATAGAATTAAGAGAGCCTCAAAAGGTCTTAACGTTAATTCTGATGAAATTTTTATTAAAGTAATAACCTCAGTACCAACTGAAGGTGTAATAACTACAAAAGAATTAGATAAGTTAATTTATGAAATTGCCGCGGCATTTACAGGTAGTCATCATGATTATTCTAGACTAGCTTCCTCAGTCGCTATCTCATCTTATCATAAAGAAACAGACTCAAGTTTCTCAAATGTAATGCATACTTTACATGTTGACGGAATCATTAATGATAAGTTAATGGAGATAATTGAAAACTATGGTCCGTCAAATATTGATAATATTATTAATCATGATAATGACTATAACTTTGATTATTTTGCTTGGCGTTCATTACAAGAGATGTATCTTTTAAAATTACCAAATGGTAAAGTAGTTGAAAGACCCCAACACATGTATATGCGTGTCGCTCTTTGGATTACAAAATCATTTGAGGAGGCAGTTGAATATTATACTGCGTTATCTGAACAAAGAATTTCTCCCGCAACACCAATAATGATTAATGCGGGAACAAAAGTTCCACAGTTAGCTTCTTGTGTTTTAAAATATAATGATGAAGATTCTCGTAAAGGTCTATTAGATACTATGAGAGATATATCTACTTACTCTTCAGATGCCGCAGGTATTGGACTTTGCATGTCAAATATTCGTAGTAAAGAAAGTAGAATTAATTCATCAGGTGGATTTGCAGGTGGTTTATTAAAGTATTTGAAGATTGTTAACGAGTCACTTCGTTTCTTTAATCAACAAGGTCGTAGACCAGGTTCTGCGGCAATCTATTTGGAACCTTGGCATAAAGATATCTTTGATTTGTTAGATATTAAAAAGAACACAGGTGCTGAGGAATTAAGAGCTCGTGATTTGTTTACCGCACTTTGGATTCCCGATAATTTCATGAGAGCGGTTAAGAATAATGAAGATTGGTATTTGTTCTGTCCTAATGATATTAAGAAATCTGGTATTAAAGCATTACAAGAGTGTTATGGGGATGAATACGAATCTAACTACAATAAGGCTGTTGAATTAGGTATCGGTAAAAAAGTTAAGGCTCAAGAAATTTGGAATAAAATTATTGAATCTCAGATTGAAACAGGAGTTCCTTACTTATGTTCTAAAGATAATGCTAACAAAAAGACCAACCATCAAAATATAGGTGTAATCAAACAATCAAATCTTTGTAATGAGATTTACCAATATACTGACGAAGATACTACTGCAATCTGCACATTATCATCTATGGTATTAAAAAACTTTGTTAAGGATGGAGAGTTTGACCACAAATTACTATATGAAGAAACTCGTAAAGTAGTTAGAGCGTTAAATAAAGTTGTTGATATTAACAACTACTCAACAGAAAAAGGATTGAAAGGTGGATTAGCTCAAAGAGCAATTGCTATTGGAACTCAAGGACTTGCGGACGTATTTTATTTGATGGATTATATCTTCACATCTGATGAAGCTCGTAAGTTGAACAAAGACATTTTTGAAACAATTTATTTCGCAGCAATCACTGAAAGTAATAAATTGTGTATTGATGGATTATACCAACCGTACTCTCACTTTGAAGGGTCACCAATGTCACAAGGAGTATTCCAATTTGATATGTGGGGATTGAAAGAAGATGAGTTATCAGGAAGATGGCCTTGGGGAATTCTTAAACAAAATGTTAGTAAGTATGGTGTTTGTAACTCATTATTCACGGCTCAAATGCCTGTTGCATCTTCAGCTAAGATTACAGGGTCATATGAAATGACTGAACCAGCTCACTCAGCTATTTTTAACAGACGTGTGGTTGGTGGTGAGATTATGATTGTTAACAAATACTTGATTAACGACTTTGAAAAAATTGGAATTTGGTGTGAGGATTTGAAGAACGAAATCATTATGAACGAAGGTTCAATCCAAAACATCAACTTCAATAACTACCTTGACCAAGAAGATAAGAAGTACAATTCAAAAGTTAAAAGAATTGAACACTTGATTAACAAGTATAAAACAATTTGGGAAATCTCACAAAAGTCATTGATTGAAATGGCCGCAGACAGAGCTCCGTTTATTGACCAATCACAATCAATGAATATCTATATGGGTAACCCAACATTGTCAAAGATTTCATCATCACATTTTTACGGATGGGAAAAGGGATTAAAAACACTTTGTTATTATGTTAGAACAAAGGCAATCTCAACAGGAGCGAAACATTTGGCGGTTGACATCTCAAAAGTACAAAAACCAAATCCAACACCTGAACCACCAAAGGTAGATTACTCTTATATGAATTTACCTCCAAAACCTGAAAATAGTGAATTTGATTGTTTTGGATGTTCATCTTAAAATATCCGATGTGTTATCCCGAGCTAGGTCGGGGTTTTTTATTTTTAAGGTATTTATATGTTACCATGGACAATTTAATTAGAGAAGAAATAGAAAAAATAAAAAAAATTATGATTTCAGAAGAACTGGTTCAAAAAAATGGATACAGCTCTTTAAAAGAAACCATTGATATTTTATCAAAAAAAAATAAAGTATTATTATTAAGTTGTTCCAATAGATTTAATTGGGATGAAGATAATATTGATGTACCTAAATCTAAAATATTAGCATCATATATTAATGAAGAATTAAAAGACAATTCTGTTTTAATTGACATTACTGAATTAAAAATTTTCCCATGTGAAGGTAATGTTTCCAGAAAAGATGGTAATAGTTGTGGTATTATGAAATCATTATTAAAAGATGATAAAAAAAATCCATCAGGATACCATAGATGTTGGGCTAGTTTAAATAATAAAACAGATGAACTTTGGAAAATTTCTAAAGAACTTTTTGAGTCTGACACAGTGATTTTTTTTAGTTCAGTTAGATGGGGTCAAACAAATATGTACTACCAAAATCTAATTGAAAGATTAACTTGGATTGAAAATAGACATGCGTCATTAGGTGAAAAAAATATTGTAGAAAATATTGAAAGTGGTTTCATATGTGTGGGACAAAATTGGAACGGAGAAAACGTAACAGATACCCAAAAACAAGTTCATGAATTTTATGGGTTCAAACCGAATAATAAATTATATTGGAATTGGCAATACACCAAAGACAAAAACGATGAAACTTTAAAATCCTATAAAGAAAGTTATAAAAAATTCTATAAAGATTTCAAAATAGATGAAGAAGACTGATATCGGGTATTTCAAATACGAAAGTAGTATACCAAAAAAACTTACTGAAATACCTTATTATCCAATTAATGATATTATACTTAATAGTTTAGAACACATCAAATATGAGTTTGAAAATAATGTACAAAAAAAAATAAATGGGAAATTAGTGGTTTTGATTTAATAACTATTTATTTAATATGGCTAACGGTAAAACATATGGTATTAATTTCCCATTTAGAGATTCTTTTAATGGGAAATATCTTGATTTATCTGACTACGCTAATGAGGAGATAAGAAGTGATTTAATTCATTTATTATTGACTAGAAAGGGGGCGAGATATTTTTTACCTGATTTTGGAACAAGATTATATGAATATATTTTTGAACCATTAGATGGACCGACATTCAACGAAATCGAGGCAGAAATTAGAGATTCTGTTGAAAAGTACATTCCTAATTTATTAGTTAATTCTATTAATGTTTTTGCAGCAACAGATGAAGAAGGGACTGATGTCGTAACTACCGAGGGTAATGTTGATACTAGAACTTATAATTTACCTGGAAGAGCTGAAAGAGAATACACCGCTAAAGTTAGAATTGAATATACTATTACAAATGATGTATTTAATTCTAAAGATTTTGTAATTATTAATATATAAGATGGCAAACAAACAGATTTCATATACAACTCGTGATTTTGAAAACATTCGAGAAGAATTAGTAAATTATACTAAAACTTACTATCCTGAACTTATAGGTAATTTTAATGACGCTGCGATATTCAGTGTATTCATGGATTTAAATGCTGCGGTTACTGATAACCTACATTTTCATATTGATAGGGCGATTCAAGAAACAGTATTGCAATACGCTCAACAAAGGTCTTCAATATACAATATTGCGAGAACGTACGGGTTAAAAATACCAGGTTTAAGACCTTCAGTTGCTTTAGTTGATTTTTCTATAACAGTGCCACCATTTGGAGATAAAGAAGATTTAAGATATTGTGGTATTTTAAGAAGAGGAAGTCAAGTCCAAGGTTCAGGGCAAGTATTTGAAGCGGCGTATGACATTGATTTTGCGTCACCATTTAATAATGAAGGTTACCCAAATAGATTAAAAATACCTAATTATAATGCGAGTAATCAAATTATTAATTACACTATAGTTAAAAGAGAACCTGTAATTAATGGAGTTACGAAGGTTTTTAGAAAAACAATAACTAATGCGGAATCTAGACCTTTTTTTGAAATATTTTTACCTGAAAAAAATGTGTTAGGCGTAACTAGTGTTCTTCTTAAAGATGGTACTAATTATTCTAATGTACCCTCGGCTCAAGAATTTTTAGGTGTTGCAAATAAATGGTATGAAGTACAAGCTTTGGCTGAGGATAGAATTTTTATAGAAGACCCTACTAAAACTTCAGACACGCCAGGAGTTAAAGTTGGTAAATATATTCAGACTAATACTAGATTTATAACTGAGTATACTCCAGAAGGGTTTATGAAATTAACTTTTGGTGGGGGTAATACATCTACAGATGAATTATTAAGAGAGTTTGCAAGAAATGGAACACCGTTAGACTTATCAAAATACCAAAATAATTTCTCATTAGGGTCAACATTAAAGGCTAATTCAACACTGTTTATTCAGTATAGAGTCGGAGGAGGTTTAGGGACTAATTTAGGTATTAACACATTGAATCAAATTGGAACTATAAATTTTAATGTTAATGGACCCTCACAAACTATTAATACAAGTGTAATAACATCATTAAATTGTAATAACGTAACTGCCGCAGTTGGAGGCTCTAACGCACCGACAACAGAAGAAGTTAGAAATTATGTTACATTTAATTTTGCCGCTCAAAATAGAGCGGTTACAGTTAGTGACTACGAAGCATTAATACGTAAAATGCCCTCACAATTCGGAGCTCCTGCAAAAGTGGCAATTACTGAAGAAGATAATAAGATTAAAATTAATATATTGTCTTATGATATTAATGGTAAATTAACACCATTAGTTTCAAATACCCTTAAAAGTAATTTGGCTAATTATTTGTCAAACTATAGAATGATGAATGATTACATATTCATATCAAGTGCTAGTGTTATTGACTTATCATTCCAAATATATGTTACTTTAGACGCTACTCAAAATCAGGGGGCGGTAATTTCAAATATAATTACTAGAGTATCCAATTATATGAATCCTGTTAATCGTGAGATGGGACAAAATGTTAATGTTGCTGAAATAAGACAATTAATACAAAGTGAAAATGGAGTAATAACATTATCAAAGATTGATGTGTTTAACAAGGTTGGAGGATTATATTCTTCATCTGAAACTTCACAATCATATTCTGACTCTGCAACCAAACAAATAGGGTTAATTAATGAGACTATTTTTGCTGAACCAAGTCAGATATATCAAGTAAGATTTCCTCAAAATGACATAACTGTAAGTGTGCTTAACTTACAAACTGTTAACTTCTCATAATATAGTTAAGTCTTATCATTTATTTTTTAAAAATAGTGAGTAAACTATTTATTAAAAAAAATATATGTCAAATTCTTATAGGATTAGAACTGAAGTTGGTGTTGATAAGTACCTACAAGTTAAATTAGAACAAGATTATGACCAACTTGATATATTATCGTTTTCTATTTTTCCAAACGATGTTTATACAAGGAATTGTCCTGATTTTGGAGTAGTTTGCGGTAGGGTATTTTGTAACAAAGGATTTGGTTTACCAAATGCTAAAGTTGCAATTTTTATACCTATATCAGATGAAGATGAATTAAATCCAATAATCTCTACTCTATACCCTTATAAGAGTTTTGAAGATTTAAATGAAGATGGTTATAAGTATAATTTATTACCGTACACTAAATCACACTCTGGTCACGTTCCTGTTGGTACATTTCCTGAGAGAGAAGACGTATTATTAGATTCTTCAGTAATTGAGGTTTATGACAAATACTATAAGTTTACTGTAAAGACAAATGATTCAGGTGACTTCATGATTTTTGGGGTACCTGTTGGTCAGCATAACTTATTTATGCAGATTGATTTATCTGATATTGGGGAATTTTCTTTAACCCCACAAGATTTAATTAGAATTGGAAGAGCAACTGAAAGTCAAGTTAATGGTGCTTCTTTTAAGTTTTCTGAAAATTATAGTGAGTTACCACAAATTGTAACATTACAAAAAATAATACAAGTTGCCCCTTTTTATGGTCAACCTGATATCTGTGATTACTATATAGTTAGAGCGGACTTCGATTTAACAACAGAGTCTTCAATTACTCTTGAACCTACAGCAGTGTTCATGGGGTCCCTAATTTCGACTAATGACAGAAAGAAAATAAAAAGGACTTGTAAAACACCTGCTAAAGCTGGTTGGTTATGTGATTTAATTACAGGTCCAGGTCAAATAGAAACTATTAGACAAACAGTTGATTCTGATGTAGATGGAAGACCAGTACTTGAAGACTTTAGATTAGAAAATGACGGTAAAATAATTGATGATAATGGAACATGGGTTGTTGAAGTCCCAATGAACTTAGAATATGTGTATACGGATGAATACGGCAATAGGTTAGTTTCAAATGACCCAACAGTAGGAGTACCGACAAAAGGTAAGTATAGATTTAAAATAAAATGGCAACAATCCCCAAAACTCTCAGAGGAAAATAAAAGAGGATATTTTTTAGTTCCAAATATTAAAGAGTATGGTTGGGAATCATCTAGTAATGACCCATCTAACCAAAGTATTGCTAGTGGTAGTATTACTTTAAACCATAATTCTGACCCACAAGAATTAGTATTTGGTGCGCAATTTAATGATAATGCGATTAATATTAATAATTCCCAAAACGTACAAAGTTATGAAATTTTGGTTAATGACGTTGTAGTACCTGAATATCAAACAACAATACCAATATGTAATTTAGATAGTGGTGACATTGTAAAGATAAGATACACATTAACCGATACATCTGTTGATGGTGAATTATTTGTTACTATTTTAACAGAAAGTCAATGGTTACAACAATGTTCATACGCTTATAGTTTAAGTTGGGAAGATTATGGTAATGACTTAATGGTTAATGAAGCCATTAACTGTGAGGATAGATTTTTTGAATTACAATATAATAAAGTTTACACCGTTTCACAATTATTAGATAGGGTAACTAGACAGAAATTTCCATATGCCCCACAAAAATCTATACAAATTAAACACATCACAGATTCAAAGTGTGAGGGAGATTACAACCCATTCCCAACTAATGACGCTTATTTTAGATATGATTTTATTTATCTTGCATTAACATTAATTCTCACAATTTTAAAATTTGTTCTTGTACCTCTTGTAGTTATAGTACACGTTTTGGCTTTTTTATGGCCAATATTTGCAATTATTATAATCGTTATTAGTGTAATTGCGAACATCGTAATAGCTATTTGTAATGGTATAAATAGTGTTGCTGGATTATTAGGGTTAAGTTTTGATTGCCCATCACCGATACCAATTGATAGTGAAATATTTAGTAATAATCCTTTTAAGAATATAAAATTACCTTTATTTTTATATACTGAAGATGGATGTGAAAGATGCAGATGTAATATTGATGGTGTTGATGTTAGTGATAACGCATATTCCGACAGTTTAAGTCAATGGACTGCTCAAAATTCATTACAAAATACTTCTAATCTTATTGATTTTACTTCATTGAATAGTTACGGAAATGTTAATTATATACAATCTGTTTTGTTGGCTGGGTCTAATGACCCTGATAGACCTTGTATTGATAGAGTTCCTTATTATAATAATAATAGTGCAACATATTATATATCATCAAGTTTACCTATTGCGGAAAGATTAAATTTATTTAATACTAAGGCTAAGTATTTTGATAATACTAATAGTAATTTAAGTCCTGGAAATACAGGATGGAATCAAATAAAAGTTACTTGGTTTCCTGAAGCTAACGGTAATTTAAATCACTTTGACAATACATTAGTATTGTTAATCGAAACTACAGGATTTAGTAGAGGTGATATTATATCTTTCCAAAATCCTGCTATGTCAAATGATATTAACGCTAATAATATAACAGGTGCAACATCAATACCCGAAACGATAACTGTTAGATATGCTAACCCTGTTTTTGGCTTAGGTGAATCCCAAGTTACGTACGCGATGCCTTGGTATAGCGAAGAACAAAGAGAATTAACTAGAACTACGTGTTTTAAGGCGGATATTGAGTATTTCCAAGTACTTGATATAGTTGACTTTGATACTTATAAATCAAACGCTAATCCACTTTCGAATAATGATAATCGATTTTCATTACCTTGGAGATTTTTAGATTCCTCACATATTTTTAATGGAGATGTTGGGGTTAATGGAACCTCTAGTTGGGGATTTGATAACTCAATGGCATATTTTACTGAAAGTACAGAAAATGCCAATGCCGCTATAGAAGCTTGTAGATATGGGGTATTCCATAAATATGGTAGTAATTTAGATGCGTTATCGTATAATACATTTACTGGCTCAACAACAAGAAAGTTATTAATATTACAAAGAGGAGTTGATGTACATTCTCCACCAATATCTCAAAAAATTGATTTGTCTAGATTATATGGATATCCAAATTACGGGGCACAAAATAATCAGTTTGTAATTGAGGGTAATTTTAGAATGAATATACCAATACAGGACGGGTCACCTCAAAATGTGTCTGGATTAAAACTACCAAGACACAATCAAATACTAACAAATTCTGATGATAGTGAGGGTATTGGTATTTTTTATGACAGTTATTTATTTAATTATTCAAATAACTTTAGTGCTTTTACAACCACACTACCTAATTATTATTCGGCTTTAGATATAAATGCTTATTGGAATTCGGGTGTATGGAACCCTGGTTGTTCAGGACCCACAAATATGGTTGAACCAAGTTCTGAAAACACTGTTTCTCAGCAATATATGGTTATTGACATACATAATGGTTTTGGTGTTAATTTTAGTAGATATAAAGCGACTAGTGATTCTGCGAGATGCACTAGGTGCTTTCCAATTAATGCTGGACCTATTGCCGATTGTTATTTTAACGGTGACGAAATTGCTTCTTATGGTTGGTACCGAAATGTTGGTCAAATTGGTAGTGATTACATTTATAATTCAGAAACCAATAGGGTTTCAGGATACTGGATTGATAGTAATAAAAAAGAATATGTTGAAGGTGGGTCGGCTATGGGATTTAGATGGAGTAATAGTTATCCTGGTGGCGCTAGATTATATAGTTCTGGATATCAGGGGGGATATCCTAATGCTACTTGGTGTGGTTATTCTAATAACAACGAATGTGATGGTGCAATAGCACATTCGTTAGGTAATGTTTTATATTTATCTCCAGCATACGCCGCATTTCCTGAAGTACAAACTGGGCCTCAAGATTATGTAACACCTAATCATCAAATATCTGTAAACAATAGACATAAAATTGTTTTTAGAACAGATAGATTGCCGACTTCAACAACCCTAAGTACAAATGGTAATGGTAATGGATTTTTATTACATCAAAACCCAACCTTTGCAATATTTAAATTCGGTACAGGATGTACGTACGTTCAACAAGGTGGTGAACCAGCGAATCAAATTAATTCTGTTGATATTGATTATAATACTTTACCTGGAGGTGAAGACGGGGCTATTGCTAATATATCACAGTCATTAAGTGAATGTAGTAAAGCTGTAGATTTAAATAGTTATGGTGTTGAAAATAATCAACCTGTTATTTATGACCTTGACCCTTATAGTAAACAAAATAAATACTTATGGTTTAATAGAGGTGAAGGGTGTTACAATTTAGTTTCAAGACCTATATTATCATTATTTAGAAAAGACATTCCTGGAGACCCTGATGGTAGAGGTTATAGCGATATCGCAATGGTGGTTGAATGGGTTCAAAGATTAAAACTTAATTTTGCACTTTGTTTTGACGTAATATCCCACACGTATTCTAATAATTGGATAAACGGTACATTATATGCGTACTCTTTCCAAAACACAACGTTTTTTGATAGTCAAAACCAACCATATAGGTTATATTGTAAAGATACTATTTATTTTAATGACTCAATAAATAATTACTTCTACAGGAGCAGTCCATATGATGGTATTAATTTTATAGGTAAAGAGGCTTTACCAAACTCAAGCCCATCATCAGTTTACGGTAATTTCAAAAATTTATTATACCCAACGACAATATTAGACATTGGGCCAAAAGTTGAATTTATACAAGAATTAGTTAGTTCGGATGAATATGATGGATACATAATAAATCAGGTGCCATCAACATCATTTAAAAATGTTAGTGATATTCTTAATTTATTTGTTTTAAGTCGATTAATAAACACTACATTTATTCAAACATTAATTCCTTCTACTGCAGATGATGGTAATGAGGAAGGTGGTGACGACCCATCAGTCGGAGCATTTTTCGCAAACAAAAGATGGAAAAATGGGGCATTGTATTTTAACGGGTTAATACCTGGAGTGATTGATGCTGATTATAGTCAGTTAATATCTATTAATTCTGAATTTGGACTTACTGAGTATTCTAGTGAAAGTTATGATAACACTTCTGTTGTATTTTTAGAGGATGATTTAGGTAATAGTGTATTCGGACTTTTACTTACTGGGGACACCCAAGCTAGAGATTACGTATCTCCAAGAAGAACTATATGGAATCAAAACGCAGTTGTACCTGGAACTCAGGCTGATTTTACCTACATACCAACTAAAACCCAAGTAGTACCTTTTTATCAGTGGGAGATTAATTACCAAAATAACACACCGTCAATTTTTGGATATCAGTCTAATAATTATTTAACAAATACTGGAGCGTTTTTCTCATACAAGTACCAAGGATTAGATAGGTTTAATCCTTCTTCGGAGTACTTTGAACCTGATGGTAATTTAATACGTAATTTCAGAGGGTATATTGTTAATTTTGATACAAATGGTAACCCAACATATAACTACTCTCAGTCACCAAACAGTCCTGTAACTTTTGGTTCTCCGTTTAATTTCTATTTTGGATTAAAAGTTGGGGGTAGTGCTATGGATAGATTTATAACTAAATATGTAAACACAAATGAAGTGATAATATGAGCGATTTAGGTAGTATAAATTTTGTAAAAGGTAGTTTAAGGTATAAAGGTGCCGTTGAGGAAGGTATTGATTTAACAATACCGCTAAGTGGTAAAATAAAAGAATTAGATGAATTTGAAAGAAATATATCGGCTAGTTTAGGTGAGGTTTATAATATGGAAAGACAAAAGTCTACCTTATTTGTACCGACATGTAAATTCCAAGTTATTTTTTCAAATTCATATACAGGACTAACACAAACACCTTTTAATCCTTATCCTCCATTTAATAATAATTTATATTATTTTGATGAGTTAAATTATAAACAGTTACAATTATTACAACCAAACACAATTGCTTGGGCGGGTTACCCACAGTATAATGAATTTAATTTTATCAGAACTGATTATAATATAGAAGGATACACTGCCCCACCACAATATCATGTTTATTCTGAACCCATGGAGGCGACAAGATATAATTGGTATTTTTATTTAACATATACCAATTCAAGTGACGACAGTAGATTTTTACAATATGAGTTTTCTGATGGACAAATTATTAATTGGCAACCAAAGAATGGAATACCGTACCAAATGACTCAAACAACATTCAACGGTAAAAATGTTTGGAAGTTTAAATGTCCAGTAAACCATAATTTAAAAGTTGGTGAATACGTTGAGTTAGATTTTGATATACAGGGAGTGGTAAGATTCCAAGTGTATACCTTAGGCGACGAGATTTATGGTTCAGAAGATAAGATTTTTAATATTTTAGATGTTGGTTTTCCTACATCACCTTCACCAGGATTTGGATTAAATAACATTGGTCAATTTAAAAGAATTGTTAATAATGATAATCCAATTGAAAGTAAATCAGAATATTATGTTAGAAAACACAAAGTATTAACTAATTACACAGGTTCGGTTGTTACTAATTCAGGGTTTGAACAAAACGCATTTAGAACCACCAAAAAATACGAATCAAAAGAATTAACACCTAATTTTTTAGCAAGAACTTCTATAAAAGAGGGTTCACAGTCCTATAATATATCATTTCAAGAAACACTTAATATAAATGGATTATATGATAATAAAAATAGACCTATAAGTGAATTATTTGTAACTGTAGTTAATAGAGGTTATTTTGGATATTTTAATAAACCATTCCCGACAGGTACAGGTAACGCATTAAAAGAAGGATGGGCATTTAATATTTCATCTGAAACAACAAATTGGTGGAACCGAAATAATATAAATTCTGAAGTCAATTTGGGTACAAATTATTTTAGCCCAATAATACCTGGATACCAAAATAGATTTTTTTGGTCAAATGATTCTTATGAAATAGGTGATGAGATTTATGGTGACTTATGTGAGTGGAATAATATTACACAACAAGAAACAGTAATATCTAAATACTACCAAAAATTCACATATAATCCTGACAATTTTAATATTGGTGGTAGTATAGATAACCCATTAGGGTATTATTATAATCCTCATTATAATATTAAAATTAAAGATTTTTCTGACTATATAGAAGAAAGCTCTACAATAAACGTTGTAGACATCCCAAACTATGCGTATTACTCACAATATGAAAATAGATTTATATGGAGAGATATGTATTCTTATGGTTTTATTGATTCTGACGGTAATGGTGTTGATTATCCATTTATGAATAACAAACACTATCCTTATGAAAATTTTATTTTTAGGATAATACCTGAAGGCTCAAATATTACACAAATAAGCACAATAGAAATACCTATAATAGATGATTGTGAATAAAATAAAATTAACCCCATCATTTAATGATAGAACTGTCCAAATTCCTATTGGTCAAAATTGGGATTTATTAAATCGCTCAGATACGATTGATTCGTACGAAACGACAGTATTAGAAGAAGTAATTGGATTACCTATTAATTATGAGTTAGATAGGTTCTCAAGAGATTTAAATGGTGGAAAAACGCAACAAATATATACTTTTTATTTTAAAAAACCAAATACTGATGTGTGGGAAAATAGTTTCACATACAGTGAAAGGTTTACATTAAATGAAGTTAGAAAAAAAGTTAATTCATTTAAGAATTCTTTTTTTAAGTTGGACTTATATGATACCATGGACCCTAAGAAACAAAAAATTTATTTATCAATAATTATTAGGCCAACTAATGGTAATGTTATAAGTAGAGATTGTATTGAGTATTTGTTCAATCCAAAATTTGATGGGGAATTAAGATATAAGGATTGTTGTGATGTTTCAAATATTATTAATGTAACTAGCGAAAATCCTGTACCAATATGTAGCTTAGCGGGTACATCTGCTTATTTTATAACTAACACCGCTGGTTATCCTGTAAATTTCGCAAATAGTAATCCTGGGGTGTATACATCTACCGCATCTCAGTCATGTGACTGTAACGACCCTAATTCTAGTTTTGAGGCGGATGATTCTATAGTACCGATATTCACGTTAGACCACGTTGGTAACCAAGAAGGGTATTATATATATTGGTTTCAAGACAAAGATTTAATAGATGTTGATTACTTGTATATGACATCTAAATTTTTTGATGCGAAAGACGGTACATATACAAAATTTACAACAAAATCACAAAATAATTTTTCTGACCCATATCAGATACCTAATGAATATTTTTATTACAGAGTTAAATTTGATTATGGAGATAAAGTATATAGAATTTTAGATGCAATAAATGATATTGACTTATCAAACGTAAGTTGGTTCGAATATGAAAACCCTCCTTTAGTATAATATGGAAATTTTTAAAATTAAAATATCGCCAGAAGTTTTAAAGTATGATATTGAAACTATCACAAGTAGTGGATTTACATTTGGATATTACCCAAGTCTACCTAATATTTTATCTGGAGGTACTAATGGTCAGTCATTATTAACAGATTTGTCAATTCCTATATTACTTAAAAGTGATTATAATGATATTGGATATTATTCTGTGTTTGATGGTGATTTATCACAATGTATAGAAGATGTTAATTTTATATTTTCAGGTAATACACTATCACCATATCAAATTTGTATATATAATACATCTAATAATCTTGCTAATTACTTACAAGAAACAACTTATTTTGTAAATTGGGGTGACGGTAATATCGAACAAGTTACAAATTTTATACCTGAGTCTGTTTGTCATTTATATTCTAATGTTGATACGGATGTTACTTATACTATTTCATTTACAGGAAGTAACAATATTGGTAACTTCATTATTGAAAAGGATATAAAGATACCATATACTATTGACCCTATAACTAATCCATACGGTACGGTAACATTCCAAGTAAACCAAGGTTCGTGGTCGACAATCCCAACATCACAAAATTATATTTTTACTGGTGATAGTGAAACAAGTGTAAATTCACAAATTAGCTCAAACTATGTTAGTACTCCTTTTGTTGTGTCTGGTTTCACCCAATCAAGATTAAACGAATTAGAAACCTACGGAGCGTCACCATATATAAATGATTTAATAATTCAAATTGAAGATGGAGGTACGGGTTATGTAATGTCACAAAGTCCAGAATATACTTCATATACAATAAATGATTTAGTATACTTTGACTATTCAGGAGGTACTACTGCATTTATTTGTTATTCGTCAGGTATTACAACAGATATGATTGTTTCTTCGGCGATGACAAAATTTGAGTATTTAATGAACATAATTGACCAACCAGAAATACAAACAAATGTATTTATTGAAAGAGGTAAAAACTCAGGATTAGAAAATTTTAGGAGAATTGGTGAAGTAAGAGGTATGGAACAATTAGTAACATATGGATACAAATTTTTTAATGTTGTGAATTACAATGAAATATAAACTTTAAATTTTTTTTAAATTGGCTACAGGAAATTACGGAATAGTTAGACCATCAGACGTTAGTCCTGAGGATGTTGAGATTATTCTACACTATACACCCTCAAGAGATGATACTACAAATTTTACGTTAACAAAATTAGATTCTCTTCAATACTTAACACCATACTACAACAACAGTAGTACTGGCGGTAATAATAATGAACTACTTGGAGGACTGTATAATCTTAGATTACCTGCAGATGAATTTAATGCTTTAGGAATTTATACTTTATATTTTAGACCTTCACAAATAAGAACAAAAATAAATGATTGCGGTGTTCTATCGTCTTCACCGAATGTTAAAGGTATAATTATAAATCTACAAGACGTACCTACTGAATATAGAAATAAATTTGTCAATCAAGGACTTGTTGGATTTAGAGTGGAGTATTTAAATTCTGATGGAACTAAAATACCTAATTTTTTTAGAATAGTGACTTCTTGTTTTTATTGTGAACCAGTTACCCAAAATTTAACAAATACTATACAAAAAGCGGTAAGGTATCGATACACAGATGGTACTAGTGATTTACTATTTTGTACATTGTCACCATCGGCATCACCAACAGTAAAACCAAATGCGACTCCATATATTGGGGTACCAAATCAAAATATTGTTTTTACAAATACTTTTTTTAACCCAACAGTGGTTGAAGTTGAGATTGTCGAACATGACTCCTCAACTATTGCAATTGCATTATATGGTAATCAAACGAAATCAATTGATGATGGAATTTATACTATATACGATAGCGATAATAATATATATAAACAATATAATCTTTATGAAATCCGAGACCAATTCAACGAACTTCTTTATGAAGTTAGACAAGACAGAGGGGATGATATTGATAACACTAAGAACTTTGAAAATATAATTTCATAATGGCTAAATACGCTTGTCCACCACAAAAACCTAGCGGTGCTGGTTCTTTCTCAGACAACCTTGTTGGTTTACAAATCGTACAAGGTGGAGGACTTACGCAAGGTAATTTCCAATTTACAACAAGTGTAGTTGAAAAAGTTAATAGGACATTTGATATTGGTGTATTTTCAGAACCAATATCACTTTCTGATTTAGATATAACTTCAATTGACCAAGCCCAACAAATTTATAATGCTAATTTTAAAGTATACCCAAATTTTGACGAAACAAATATTTTAAACTTTGTCGCATACGGGCCATTAACTAATAGATTTTCAGCCGCGGTAACTAATATAGTTAATTTTTACCCTGCGGCTTTAGAGGTTGATAAAATGAGGTTAAATTTAACAACAGGGTCAACCGCTTTTAATATAACCTATGATAGTTTAGAAAATCTCACAAGTTTAGATATTTCTGTTGCATCTATTAAGAATCCTTTTTCTATAGATTTTACTACAAATGCAACTCAAAATATAAATAACTTAGAATTTGAAGTTTCAAAGTATAGAAATTTAACTAGTGAATTTGTTAATTATATTTTACAGGTAAATAATAATTCATACGAATTATTTGATATTACACCTACAACATCAATAAGTGCTGGTACACTATCAATAATAGTTGTTGGTGACCCATTTAGTGGACAATCAGTATCCTACGATTCTTTAGTTATAAGACCAAATGATACAATAGTTAATGAGGTTTTTAATTTAGAATTAGATGAGGTAGAAGAATTACTTTTAAACCGATATATTACACCAAGATATACCGCGAAATTCCAAGTACCTACCGAAGGTGATGATGGAACAATATTCATTAAATTTCAAAGCGTAACATGGAATTTAGACGGACAATGGAATATTGATATAAGAACTTCCGCCTTTCAAGATTATATTGAAACTTTAAATTTAATAGGGGAAGATTTTGATACATTTAGGACCGATTTAGTTTCAAGATTTTATACGACAGACGCATTTAAAGAGTTTGATACTAGCGACAATAAAGTTGCAAAAGTATTGAAAATTTATGGACGTAGTTTTGACGAGACTAAAAAATATATCGATGCCATAACTCACATGACATCAATAAATTATAATGTTGGTAATGATGTACCGTCAAAATTACTGGTTAACATTGCTCAAACATTAGGATGGTCAACAAATATATCCCCAATACAGAACAGTGGATTTATTACTTCTTTATATGGACAAACACAAAATGAGTTTCCAGGATATTCGGACAGTAAAACATTAGAAGAATTACAATATCAGTATTATAGAAATTTAATAATGAATTCAGGTTATCTTTTTAGGTCTAAAGGAACTAGAAAGTCTATAGAATTTTTATTAAATTTTATAGGGGCACCAGAGGCACTAATTGAGTTTAATGAAAATGTTTATTTAGCGGATGGTCCTATATCTATTGAACAATTTGATGAATTATATATAACGATTACTGGAGGGACCTACGCCCCAACATTACCACAGTTAGATTCAAATAACACATATAGATTTAATGGAGTAACCTATTCGGCATTTACTTCTTCAACATCAATAATTGATATATCAACAACCATCAATGATTTCCCAATAGACGATAATGGATATCCATCGTCACCACAAGATACTGATAATATGTTTTTCCAAAAAGGAGAAGGGTGGTTTGAATCAACACCACAACATAGAAGTCCTGAAATAGTTGACAACACTAATAGTGTTTTTACTGGACAAAACTTCAATGTTCAAACATCATTAGAACCTTTTACATATGGTGAAAAATATTTAGATATTTATAGAAATTTTCCATATTTAGGTATTGGATTTGAAATTCTTAAAACAAATGACAATAAAAAATCTTGGTCAAATTCTGATAGTGAATTTAGAAAATCTTTAAATGCTGGGTATAATTCATTATACGAAGTTAGTGATGATAAACTTGTTATAAACGTTAAGAATATCGATTTATTTTTAAATCCTGCACAAGCATTGGCTTATGATGTGTGGTACCTATCAAATACAAAAAGTTACCCAATACCAAGTACAGGACTATCATCACCATATCCACAAACAGGAGGTACTGATTGGACATTTATCAATCCTAAACCACAAAATAAAACTTTCTATGAGTTTTATAGAACATTTTGGAGTAATATGATAAATGTTAGAAATAGACAATTTTCTTCAGATGGAAAAACTAGCGGATACCCAACACTACAGTCTATTTTTTGGAAATATCTAACAATGTACCAAGACGTTGGAATTGAAAATAATAACTTCAATTATCAAAATATGATAAACTACATTGAAGGAATAGGTGATTATTGGATAAGACTTGTCGAACAATTTATTCCCGCAACTACTATATGGAATACAGGAACTAAATTAGAGAATTCAATTTTCCACAGACAAAAATTTATTTACAGACCACAAAGAGGTTGTTTTACAATAGAAGAAGAAATCTCAGGACCACAGGTCGGAGGAGGATATAATAACAATGATTGTAGTGAAACTCAATTCATTGTTGACATGGAATATGATTTAAACAACATCCAAACTCAGTACAATTTATCTAAACTTGCTTTAGATTGTGACCCTAGCACAACAACTATAGTTAGTATGCAATATGGTTTTGATATTGTGATTACAAATTATGACGGAACTTCAAATACTTTATCTTATATTGACCCAGTTGTATTTTTAGCGGGTTCATTAGATATTACTGAGACTCAGTGGTATGATTTTATTGCTCAAGGAATGTCGTATATTTTCTTAGAACTCGCTCAATTAGGTATTGGATATACTAAAAATGGTTATAATTTAATATTTACATCTGAAAATTGTGAAGTAATAGATAGTATTGAATTAGAATTAAAATTCATAAATGTTCAATTAACATGTATCTAATAGATGGGATTAATATATTATAACATATCAACAGTAGGTGATTGTTCAAACACATCATCGGGGTCGTTTAGTTTATCAGTTAGTGGGGATTCTCCACCATTTAATATTACATGGATATCGCCAATTTCAGGACTAACGTTTTCATCTCAAACAATTACAACAAATCCTTATGTTGTTAATAGTTTGAGTGCTGGAACCTACGCATTTCAACTAACAGATTCATCTTTATTAACATCGGCTAGTACTGTAATAGGTTCCGTATCCATAGTCTCATCAACAACTATTAATTTAGGAGTATTTAAGGATACTACCTGTGGACAAAATAACGGGATTATTACTGCTAATACCCCAACAAATTTTATATCAAATACAGTTTCTTTATTTAAAGATGGTGAATTATATGAAACACAAAGTGGTGGTGGAACTATATTTAGTTTTATAAATTTAGGTCCTGGTATTTATTATTCTAATGTCGAATCTGAAGGTGGATGTGTTGGAACTAGTGATTCTGTAATTATTCACGGTTCTGAAACTTTAGATTTTGAATTATATGTTATTAATAATCCTGCGTGTTTATTAAACAATGGTAAGATATACGTAACAGGATTAACTGGAACACCACCATTTACGTATGAATGGTCAACTAATGTACCATCAGGACAAACATCTTATTTTGTAACAGGGTTAACTAGAAATAATTATAGTGTAACTGTAACTGATTATTATGGATGTAGTTTAACTAAGGGTGTTTTTGTTGATAATGCAAGTCCAATTAGTTTAGTTAATTATTCGGTAGTACAACCTACTTGTTTACAAAGCGACGGCTCAATAACTTTCACAATATCAGGAGGTAGTGCCCCATATTATTATTTATTAAGTAATGGATATGGAGTCGTTAGTTATTCAGAACAAATAACATTTTCAGGTTTATCTTCAGGTTTATATGAATTAAATGTAACTGATGTTAGTTTGTGTACATTTAAAACAAATGCTAGATTAAGTACACCTAACACTTTTTCAGTTGTTTCTATAACTTCTGAAAATTCAAAATGTGGTTATAAAAATGGTTCAGTTACCGTACAATTAAATGGAGGGGCTCCACCATATTTAATGTCGTTAATAAATTCTCAGGGTACCGAAATAAACATAAGTTCAACATTAACAAATACAACCTTTAATTCATTAAGTTCTGATACCTATACTTTATTAATTAGGGACTCATTTAGTGCTTGTACTTATAGTGGAAGTACTGTTATTACTAACAATCCTTCTTATGATTTTTCAGTTAATTCTACGGGTACTACTTGTGGTAACAATGACGGGATAATACAAATATCAATAATAAGCGCCAGTACTACTGGTAATTCTTATACTTATTCACTTAGTAATGGAAGTTCATCAGTTGATACCACTGCAACAACATATACTTTTACTGGTGTTTCTGCGGGTAATTATGAAATTTCTGTGGTAAATTCCGAACAATGTAAACAATTAGATTATGCGGTAGTAAGTAATTCGGAACCATATTCCATATTTATGTATCCGTCAACATGCTATAGAGGTACTGATGGTACAATACAAGTTTTAATTGAAGAATCTGACGGTCCATTTAATTTAACTTGGAGTGATAATGTTAATGGACAGACTGGTATGTACATTACAGGATTAACTGCTGGAACATACTATTTAACCGTAAGTGGAGAAACAGGGTGTCAACAATTATTAAGTACTGATATAGTATGTGTACCATCAACCTCAACAACCTACTCATTTACATACGGTAGTGGGGTTAGAGAGTATAGTCCTTCATCAAAATTAAGTTTAAAAAATATGCTTTATTCGGGATATTCTTCGTTAGTTACGGATGCTGAATATTGTAAATTAAACAGTGCTGAATTTAGTTTGAAAGTTACGATTGATTCAACTGACTACACATTCCCATTCTATTATACAACCACTTTCGATAGAATACCTACACTATCTTATTTTTCAGGTATTTTGGAAAATGCGATATTGAGTATTCCATATATTACAGATTGTACAGTTGATGCTGTTAATGGTTCTATTGAAATTGAATCTGAAGTTGTTGGAGGGGTTGAATACTATAAAGATGAGACAATAACATTTGATATCTTAATAGATTATGATATTAGTTGTTTGTCGATAAATGATATTGTTTGTCCATAATGGGATTAATTACAATAAATGATATTTCAGGTATACCACCTTATAATGTAAGTGTATGTGACATTAATGAATTTTCATGTGTATATGTTACAACAATAACACAATATGTACCACCTTCAGTTGAGTTTAATTTGCCATCAGAATTTATCATGGCTCCAATTGTTTTAATTAAAATAGTTGACTCAACTGGATGTGTATTTACTTCTCAGTATCAATGTTTTACATCACCAACCCCGACACCATCTATTACCCCTTCTATTACACCTACAATAAGTATTACACCTACAAACACACCTACAATAAGTATTACACCTACAAACACACCTACAATAAGTATTACACCAACAATAACATCAACCCCCACAATTACACCGTCAGTTACTCCGACATATACCCCAACTCCGTCAGTTACACCTACAAATACACCAACACCATCAATATCTTCACCACCATCTTTTATAAGTGCGATTTTATTTATTGAACCATATTCTGGTTCGACCGATATTGGACAATGGATGTATGATAAAGGATTATCATTTTACGGATTTACAAATGGTAGACAACCTGCAACTAATCAAACAGATTTTAATATACAATTTAATAATTATGTTGACTTTTCAGGTTGGACAAGTGGCTCATTCCCTCAGAAATTTTACTCAGATGTGCCATCGACTTCAGGAGGAGTTGACGATTATGGTAATCCTATTGTTAAATATAACTTTAAAACCATGTCAATACCTGCAAATACTGTAGAAGACCAATCATGGTATACATGGATAATACCAACTGGACTGACAAATGGATTAATACAAAAAGAAATTGATGTAAGTATTGATAACCCAAATGTGTTAACTAGTACTTTAATGGAATCAACAATTTACGCTTATACATTTACATATACAGGAAATACAATTCCAAGAGCGACATATAGAGTTTATACGTCATTCCCATCATCAAATTTCCAACTAAAAAATTCAACAAATATATATTTTAGAGGAAGTGTAGTTGGGTGATAATTATATAATAGTATGTCAAATTTTCCATATAAAAAATCTATTTCGCCAATACAATTACTCGGAACACAATCAGTTAACCGAGAAGCGACCTATGGTACTCATTTTAGTACTGATGGTATCGGTGGATACATGGAAGTTTTTAATGTAACTGATTTAATTTTTACGATACCAACAGGACAAACAGGTTCAATTGAATATACTGGTAATACAATTCCTGTAAATTTATTGAAAGGAGGTGCTGGACCATTTTCAACTGACGTTTTAACTCTAAACCCTGATAATATATCTTCAGGTAGAAGAAAACTTGGGATGTTAGTTTATGTTTATGAATATGACCAAGTTTACCAATTTGCAATAGATAACTACGAAACACTTTGGAATAACGCCACTGGGGCAACAAATACCGTTGTTATTTCTGAATATGGAACAACCGTAAATACCTCAACACCTGAAGGACAACTTTTAGTATCATCATGGACCGCAAATACAATTGATGGGGTAAGTGGTGTAACAAGAAGTAATGCGGTTTGGAAAAAATATTATGGTACTAATTTGGCGGTTACGGGAGGTTCTTTTAACGGAGTAACTGGAACCTTAACTCTTACTAATATAACAGGTGGTACACAAAATATTACTGGATTTGGTTCAGGTGGAGGTGGAGGAGCTCCAATTACAGGAGGTACTTTTGATAGTAGTAATTTAGAATTAGATTTAACTTCTTCAGCGGGAACAATAACTGTTACAGGTGTAACAGGATTGTATATTTCGGCAGGAACATATAGTAGTGGAAATACAACATTATCATTATCAAACTCAACTGGTGGAACAATAACCATCACAGGTTTTAGTCAAACATTTTCAGGAGGGTCAGGAAATTGTATCAACCAATTATATTTGAATGAAATTTACCCATGCACTTCTGATATAAAAATTCAACCACTGTCAACAGGTAGAGTTTACTTTGGAAATAACAGTGGGGCTTCAGGTTTAACAATTGACTTTAATTCAGAAACGGCTCAAAAATCTGCAAGATTAGGATTAAACATAAACAATCCTGAATATACATTTGATTTTAAGAGTTTTGATAGAAAATCGGGATTTTTCTTTAGAGATGACATAGTGGCACCATTTGGTGATTGGAAACAAATTGCAATTTCAGGAGATACTGATAATGTATTAATGTATACTTCTTTTCAGCCTGATGCCTCAGGAAGTTTAGGGCCACATGGTATTGCAATTGGGTCAAGAGGATATGGTAATTCTAGTACTACAACAAATAACTCTTTAGGAAGAACTGGTGACACATTTGTGTTTGCCTTTTCAAATACAAATGGGTTAAATATTATTAATGGACCTGGAACAAATACTGATGATTATATAAGATTTTATGCTGGTCAAACTGTAGGTAGTAATACTCCTGATGTTCATATACAAGGTAGTGGGTCAACAAGAGGATTTGTAGGGATAGGAACTACTGCAGTAACAAACCCATTACATGTTTATGCAACTTCTAATCCATTGAGATTAGAGGGTCTACAATCGTCCGCTAATACAAGATTTTTAGTTGCCAATTCAGACGGTGTTGTAACTTACACAACAACCGCACCTAGTGGAGGAGGAGGATTTAGTGCCGTATCTATTAATAATGTGGTACAATTTGACACAAGTGCGTCACAAACTATTAATTTCAGTGGTGTTAATATAAACATAACTTCCGCATCTACTAACACATTAGTCTTTAGTGGAGGAGGTGTTACCGTACCTGGCTCAAATAATCAAGTATTAACCTCAAATGGGTCAGGAGGAATTGTTGCTGAGTCATTGTTAACTTTTGATGGATTAGCATCATCTCCACCATTAAATGTGAATGGAATAACTATATGGAGAGGGAAAAACAACTCAAGTAAAAGTATTGGTATTGGGCCCCTAACTTTAAATAACACAACAAGTGGTGTTGCAAATATTGCTATTGGTCCAGGGTCACAAACTAATACAAATACTGGATACAATAATATAAGTATAGGTCTTTCATCGTTATCTGCAAACACATCAGGAAATCGAAATATTGCGATAGGTACATACGCAATGAACCTAAATAGTGGTGGATATGGTAACGTTGCGATAGGAGATAGGTCTTTATACAAACACTATATAGGGGACTTTAATATAGCTATAGGGGCTAGTTCTCTATATTATAGTGACACTAATTCTTCAGGAACTGATTTTAATATTGCTATAGGTAGATGTGCAATGTTTTATAATTCAGGTGGAACTGAAAACATTGCTATAGGTAGAAGAGCTTTGGCAGGTAACAATCCTAATAAGCAGTTTGGTAATTTTAACATAGCCTTAGGGAGAGGAAGTTTATATCAAAATTATAACGGTGACTATAACATTGCTATAGGTAGAAGTTCACTATATTCTAATAGTACTGGTTTACACAACGTTGCGATTGGTAGGAATTCTAATGGTGAAAATACAACAGGAAATAATAATATATCTATAGGGTATAATTCATTATATTATAATACAACAGGGTTAGGAAATGTATCAATCGGAGCTGACAGTTTATACAGTAATGTATATGGTAACCATAATGTTTCTATAGGTTATCTTTCAGGTAAAAACAGCGCTGGTAGTAGAAATGTATTCATTGGTAGAGAGTCAGGATTTAATGAAGTTAATTCTGATAGATTACACATTGCTAATTGCCAGACTAGGATACCACTAATTTTTGGTGAATTTGACACTAACAGATTAGGTATCAATACAACAACTGTAACTAATACTCTTCATGTTTCGGCAACTACACATCCTGTTAGATTTGAAGGATTACAATCTTCTGCAAATACAAGATATTTGGTGGCGAATTCTGATGGAGTAGTAACGTATGTTACAGGTACAACAGGTTCATTCTCAGGAGATTATTTACCTTTAAGTGGGGGAACAGTTACTGGAGGAACTTCTTTTACTGCGGGACTGACTGCAAATACTATTTCAGCAACAACGTATTTAAATTTACCAATCGACCCTGATACGTATGTTACAGGTTTTACTTTAAATTCTAATACGGTAACCCTATCTCAAAATAGAAATGACCAATATTCAGCGTTTACAATAAATTTATCTGCATATACAGGAAATACAGGACTAAGTTATTATACGGCAACAACAATAGGTGATGGTGTTATAGATACTATTGATACTACAATTGGATATAGACAAGTTAGTTATGATTATACTTTAACAAGTAATAATGGCTCAATAAGAAGTGGAACTTTTACTGCGAATTGGAATACAGGTTTAACAATTATTAATTATTATGATGCTGGACCATCCGAAATTATGGAGTCAACTGATGTTATTGATAATCTTTCAGCAATTATAAATGGTACTGATATAGATATAACCTTATCAGTCACACCTAATACTGAAACATGGGTGTTTAAATCACTTAAAAAACTTATGCCTGTATGAGTAATACTTTAGAAGTAAGAGGTAGTTTAAATAGTAATAATTTAATTTACTCTAATAGTGTTAGTGCAAATACTATTAGTGCTTCTACTTTTTTTGGTAATTTAAATGCATCATATGTTGGAAACAATGATGTTAACAACACAGAGTTTGGATATGTTAGTGGGGTTACATCTAATATACAAGAACAATTAAATAGTATACCTGATGCGTCCCTCCCACTATTAACTTATAGTTCAAGTACTCTTTTAACCAATGATAGAGTAATTACCGCTGGTGAAAATATTATTTTACAAGATGACGGTAACAATCTATCAATGTCGATGGATATTGGGGTTTTAGATGTTAATGAGATTACAGTAACACCATTAAGTGCTCAAACCGACTACAACCCAACAGGATGGAATTCAACTTATCCTAACAAATCTACAGTAATTACATTAACACCAAGTGCCGCAACAATCATCTCAGGATTTGAAGGGGGTGAAGAAGGTAGAGTTTTAATAGTTAGAAACTTAGGTAGATTTTTAGTTATATTAGAACATTTAAGTAGTAAAAATTCATCTAGTTCAAATAGAATGTCGTTCGCAAGAAATGGAGGATGTTTTTTAGTACCATGGAAAACTGTGACATTAATTTATAATTCAACAACCTCGTTATGGGAAGAAAGTACCGAAACTGAAGGACCCTATAATGATTTTTCAATTTTTACTGACTTTGCCAATGCTCCATTATCACTCCAAATTGTTGGAGGAGGTGGGTTTTCTCCATTTGGAGGGTTTGCGTTTTATAATAAAGGTGGAACCACACAAATAATACAAACTGGAGATACAGATAGTTTTGGTGCGGTTTTTTTTGGAGGAGCGACTAATGTATCACAATATTTTTCTTGGGGCCAAGGAAGAAATGTAGGTAGTGCTAATCAATTAAATGCAACAAGACTTAAATTATTAAACATCCCAACCGCCACATCTGACTATAAATTTTTAACTGGTACTGATGGTAATTATATTTCGGGTAGTTTTGAGGGGGTTTCACAGGGAGCTAAATGGAAAGTTGATAGAACAGTTTCGCCAACAAATTGGGTAATACAATACGCAACAGGACAAACCTCAAATGTGGTTTTTACAACAAATGTCCCATTAATTACGTCCGCATATACTATAGTTGGTCACTACCAACAGGCTACTTCCGTCGCTGGTAATAACAGAAACGCTTGCTTTTTTTATTCATATGATGATAAAGATTACAGTATTGAAAGACAAATTTTGACTGGATTTATTATAGGTAGTTTAAATAATATTATGAATGTATCTATGACTGGAGGTGCCCAAGCGGCAACAAATTTAAGAGGTGTAATTATTGATTGGGTTGGATTAACTTTTTATAATGATAATGTATAATGAGTAATATGTATAATATATATGGAGACTTAAACGTTAAGTCAGCAACAACATCATATAGTGTATCCGCATTTACTATTAGTGCAAATACGTTTTATGGGGACTTAGACGCTACATATGTTGGTAACAATGACGTTAATAACACTGAATTTGGGTATCTATCGGGATTAACAGGATATGTACAAACACAATTAAATTCTAAACTATTAGGTAACGTACCAATATTATCACTGTCCGCAGGAACAATATTAACAAATGAAAGAGTTTTCACTGTTGGTGAAAATTTAATTTCAGTTGATGGAGGTGCCAATTCGACATACACAGTGTCAGGTCATATTGCATCACTAAAGGTTGGAGTTGTGGAAGATACAATATCGGCCAACCAAAATAACTACTCACCAACTGGATGGAATGGAACTTATCCTAATAAAGCCACTCAGATTTTAATTACACCTACACAAGTTGTTAAAATTTCAGGACTAAGTGGAGGTACTTCAGGGAGAATTGCAACAATTACTAATATCGGTAATTATTTAATTATTTTAGAGAATGAAAGTACTAATAGTAGTTCTGGTAATAGATTTTCATTTTCAATACCATTTGGATATTTTTTACCACCCAAAAAATCAATAAATTTAATATATAGTACCGCAACAACTTATTGGCATCAAACAAATCATTCCGCAACTTTAGGTTTAGATGTATTTGAAAGATTTTATGCATTCGACTCAACAGGAGCGGTTAGACAAGCTAATAACACCGCATTCTACTACGCCCAAGCAACTGGTACTAGTTGTACTTTTGGATTCGGAGGATATGGAGGAGCTTATATTCGTAGAGGGACGGTCGCAACAAATAGGGCTAGAGTTGGAGTTGTTGGAAATAATTTATTTGAGACAGTGAACGGTAGCTGGATTTTAACTGTGGGTAGATGGGGATTCCCAACCGTAGGAACAACTGTAGGCCCCCCAACAACAACAAATAAATACGCAACAATAGTTGGTACACAAAACAATGATTTAAGTACTGCATATGTTACAGGACAATTAAATGGAGGTTGTTATTGGGAAGTCGATATAGATATTAATTCTTCGTTCGCCTCAATGGTTATGCAAGTTACGGGTAATTCATTACAAAGAGCAACGTCAACTTTACCATTATCATCATTATCCGCCGCGAACGCTACAGTAACAACTGGAGTATATAGTTTAAATTATAGTAGTGCAACATTTTTTTGGTCAACCAATGGAAATACTTTTACAATAGAACCCCCAATAAGTTATACTGGCGGTACTATTATGGGTTATCCAGGTATTGCTTTATTTGGTCAAGCGGGTACCTCAAATGCGGTTGGAATTGCAATTTTTAATTTAGGTAATAGTTTTGGTTCATTATAAAAATATTTAAAAATATGGAAGAATTAAATTTTAAATGCGAATGTTATAAATTTGAAAATTTATCAAATGAAATAGTTATAGTTGAAATCATTGATTGTGATGGTAATTATAAAAATTTAGAAATAGAACCAAATAATTCTATATACATTAAAATTTCAGGTGGATTATCGTATAACGGACCTGAAATTTTAAAAATAAACGGTCCATTAGATGACACGGAATGCCAGCAAATTACATAACAATTAATAGTATAAACGGATTACCACCATACCAAATTTATTTATGTGATGTTGGGTTTTATAGTTGTGAGTATATTACAACTATAGATGACCCTATAACTTATCCTGTTGAAATAAATTTACCTTTGAAATTTTCAGGTACCTCAAGAGTCGCAATTAAAATGGTCGATAGAAATGGGTGCGAAAATTTTAATGTCTTTATTTGTTAAGTAAACTACAAAAAAAACTAAATCTTATTATTTATATGTAATGGCACTAGGTTTTCAAGACTGTTGTAATACATCTAATTATTTTTATTTAAACGGAATACCTGCTACGGTATCCGAGTTTGAAGTTTATTATATTGAAACAACTCAGGGAGAAAATTTCTGTGCAACATATGTTAATGTACCAACATTAAATTACCAACCACCTACTTATGACTTACTTGTGATGACACAACAAACTGATTGTGAAACATGTACAGATAGTTATAGTTGCCCATCTGAGGAAACAATATTTTTAAATCAGTTTGGTGCAGGGTCTGTGGCAACAGGAACTGATTGTTATATTAAAACAATTTTTCCTATGTATGTTGAGTGTTCCTCAAGCAACCCAACCGCACTCAATTTATATGACGGACAGGTTTCTATTTATGTAACTGGCGGAACAACACCTTATGTATTTTATAGTGGTAACACAAATCAAGTTATTGGTCCAAATACATTACCAATATCAAATGTGTTTTCAGTATTTCCTAATGCAACTCAAGGAACATATAGTATAAGAGTTGTTGATAAATATGGTGATTTTACACAGACAATTGATTGTACTTTAGATGCCGCACCAGCAATATTAAGTGCGTATTGTGCATCAATTTCAGTATCTGCGTTTGGGGCTAACAATGGACAATTAAATGTACAAGCTTTTGGAGGAGTACCTCCATACACATACATATACACAGGTACAAGTACTAATTTACCTGTTACAGGATTAACTGCAGGTACTTATTCTTTAACTATAAATGATTCAGGTGAAGGAGAAGATTTACAAACATTCACTATAGATTGTGAAGTGGGTACTCCTGATAGAATTGATTATCCTGATAATTTATGTTTAGAAATTAATGTTTGCGGAACAAACTTTAATTTAAGTTTCACGGCTAATGGAGAATACAACTATGTTACACAATATACCCTTACAAATCCATCAGTAATTGCTATAACAGGAATGACATTATACAATGGACCACAAGGATGGGTAACAAGTATTGAAACACTAACAGGTACCCCACAATTTGTAACTTATTGTGGTCTTGATTTTACAACTCCACAAGTGTTCTTTAAATCTACAACACCAAATGATGTACAACCAATAGGTGTTTGGGATGGATATGGTATATTCTTTAATAATACCGCTAACGTAGTTCCTGGAGAATGTACTAACCAATCAAGCGGGGGAGGAACCCCAATAGTATTACCTACGGTATCAACAATTAATATTACAAATGCGACATGTACAAATAATGTTGGTAATGTTACTTTATTGGCTAATGGTGGTTCTGGTGCTCCATATACATACTATTTGAATAATTCTCTACAGAGTGGACCGACAATTTCTAATTTATTACCAGGAAACTATTCGGCTTATGTTATAGATGTTAATGGAAACCAAAGTCAGACTATAACATTCACAATAACACAGCAACAACCATCGGTTATCTCTATGAATTTAAATACTGCTATTGATAGTGCTAATGTTATTACTGATGGACCGTACACTGTAAATGGTGCGGGTGGACCGTACACTAATTGTTATTATACATATCGACCTATGACTGTTACTGCGACAATTACAGGTATCCCTGCAGGACAAACAGTTACAGGATATTTTGTGATTAAAACAAAGATTCAGGGAGCGTTTACTGATGGATTTACTCAAACGGTATGGCAAGGAGGAGGTTCATCTAACATGACCATTACAGGGTATAGAATAAACGGTTCGTCTCAATTTATTCCATCTTCAACCTTAATTAGTGATGATACATTAATTAGACCAAATGGAATAAACCCATCTTTCTTATTAACACAAGAAAGCCAAACATGTGTATCAAAACAAACAAGGAAAACTATAAAATCAAACACTCTTAATAGTATTACTTTAAATAATAGTAGTGTTATTGAGTTTGATTTATTAATGGAGTCACAATTTAGACCCGAAGGTAACCAACCTTCTCACGGAGTAGACTCAAATATAAATGGATGTACCCCAGGTTCCGCAGTTCAATTTGAAATTGAGTTCATTAAAACATCTCCAAACATAAACTGTTATAATTTTGTATTTAACAATAATTTGACACCATATATTAGAAGTTCAAAACAAAAAGGACCACAAACATATTTGGGGCCAATAAGTACTTCATTAATTATAAGCTAAAGATATTTACTAAATAATGGGATATATAATAAAAGATAATCAGGGTTTAGTTGTTACAAGATTAACTGATGTAGGAAGAAGAAAAATTTCACAAGGGTCTTTTAACATAAGCTATTTCCAAATAGGGGATAGTGAAGTTAATTACACATCTATACCAAATTATAATCAAAATGATTCTATGGTGTTAGAACCACCATATAACGCCCACAATAATACAGGAGTACCACAATCTACTAAAAACGATATCAAATATCCTTTTTATTTACAAGGTACATCAGGAATAACTTATGGAATACCATACCAAGCTTCAAATATTGATGAGGTATATAATACATCTGCGCCTTCAGGATTTTTCTCTGCAAACACTTCTTGTTACCCTCCACTAAAAAGTTCTGCTTATACCTATAATTCAGAGTATCAGGCGGATATATTAACTGGAGGTTTTAATGGTGGCACGTCAATAGTAACAGTATTTAGTAATCCTTGTTCAGATTCATCAACAGGCACTATTTCTGCAGGTACTTATGTTACAATTTTTATGGATGGTGATTCTGGTGACCAATGTGGATGTTTCCAATCTTGTTTTCCAATATTAACATATCAAGTATTATCATGGAATTCAGGTACATTACAAGTTGCTTTAGATAGAGAACTACCTGATTTGGTGTCGTTGGGATATTCAGGGTTTGTTAGATTATTTTTCTATCCTAGTGGAATGACAGGGTACGACTTGTCAACACCGATGAATTATTGGAGTAATAGTGTAATTAATTATGAATCAATATGTACACCTGAGGATGGTATAGTTAAGATATGGAACATGAATATTCCTTGGTCTGAAAGTCCAGCGGGTATTAATCCTATACAGAACTATACTTACGATTATTTTAATTCAAAAGATTATATTGGGACTAAAGAATATTACGGTTATATGTCATCTTCAGGACAAACCGATACCTCTGCGGTTACTTATTATAATTCATATGGTGAACAAATTATTGTGTCACCTGAAGAACAAAAAACGATTGCTATTGTTCATTATACTAATAATACAATTATTAATTTTTATGGTGAAAAATTCGCAACCGAAGCTTATGATTCATCTAACCCTGGACAAACAGGTCAGGCAAGAAATTTTAAAATAACAATGCCATGGTTAAATTGGCATAAAAATACAGAGTGTTGCTCAGGAACCACATTTTATATTGACCCACCAGGATTTGATGGGTTTGATTTATTGACTCCTTATTATATAAAGTCGTCAAAAAATACGGATATGAATAATCCTGGTATAAGATATTATCATTTATACGATACCAACGAAGCATATAATGATGGACCTCCAAACAGAGTAGGTAAAGTTTTCCCTGACGATAAAATTATAATATTTGATGATGAAGAAATTGTTGCTGCAATGTCGTATGTCTCAAATAGAAATTTCACATTACCTGCGCCTAGATTAGGGCTTATAACACCTGGAGTTTGTGACGGTAGTTCCGATGGATTATTAGACAATGACTCAGAATGTGTTTGGATTACTTATGGATTTGAAGGTGATTGGCAAGGTATGCATTGTAACTACTACCAAAAAATAGTAGGACCTACTTCTGGATGCTCAACTGATGAGAAAAATGTTACAGTTTCATTCGGAGGAGATTTCCAATGTATGACCACTGGAAATACATATGGATGGGGAGGAAATGGATTTTTCATATTGGCTCAAAAAACAAGTAGTTCACAAAATAGACCATCTTCAACAGGATGGATTAAAATAGACTATACTACTCACCTTGATAATAATGGTTATGTAGATTCTAATGGATACATAATACCTGAAGGATTAACGGCATTAACATTTACAGTAAGTCAAACAGACTATAATAATGGTACTTCATATTTGTTAGACTCACAAATTAGTTTACCTGCAATAGGACAACCTGATTTGTTAAATTTTGGAGATGAATATTTCTTTTACGGTACGATAGAAACTGACATTGAGGCAACAATATATGAAATGAGATATTTGATTAATTTACCAAATAATCAATTTGTAAATAGCTCAAATCCAAGTTGGAGTAATACATATACACCATACATGTCTGAAATAGGTTTATATGACACTGATAAAAATTTATTAGTTTTAGCTAAATTACAATCACCACAAGCAAGACAAGGTATACAACAAGTTGTCATTAAATTAGATTTTTAATTTACAAAACTTATTACTTTATTAAGATTAATTTACTTATGGCAAAAAGCATTAAAAATTCGCCCAAAATTTTGGGATTAGACGTGTCAACAAAGACAATAGGATGGGCACTTTTTGATATGTCCTCAAAAGACTTATTGGAATTAACTCACATATCCCCAAGACCAAAGCCAGTTCCTGAAAATAAAATGGAGGAGTTACTAATGAAATCTGGAATATTCAGAAAAAAATTGGAGGAATATAAAGGTCTTGGAATAATTAAATGTGTTATTGAGGAACCATTATTAAACTCTAATAACGCTTACACTATTGGAACTCTTTTAAGGTATAATACTCTTATTAGTAAAGAAGTTTATGATGTGTTAGGTGTTGTACCTGAATATGTATCAACATACGAATCAAGAAAAAGAGCGTTTCCTGAATTAGTTCAAAAAAATGAAAAAGGTAAATTTGTTTTGTTCGGAGGATATCCTAAAGACTGTGATAAGAAACAAATAGTTTGGGAACTTGTTGCGAAAAGAGAACCACAAATTCAATGGTTGTTCACTAGAAATAATACACTAAAAAAAGAAAATTTTGATATGTCAGATTCTTACACAGTTGTATTGAGTTATCTGAATAGTATATAAATTATAATTTGATTTATTTTTTTTACTCAGGGGGTGATTTTCACCCTTTTTTTATTCCTGACACGGTAGTAATCTAACAATACCGTTAGCCTTTAATGACGAGTAAGTTGAGAAATTACCAACAGCAATTACTCTATTTTGATTGTCAGAAATTAAACCTTGTGAATTTGAATTAAATCCACTTGTTGTTAAGAATTGGTTAACTAATAATCCGTCTTGAGTTATTTTAAATATTCCGTTAGTTGTTGTTCCATTATAATTTGATAATGCGAATGGTACAATAAATACTAAATTACCATCTGCGGTTTCAGTACTATCATACGCATATGCTGTAACTGAAAGACCAGTTCCTGCATTAGTATTAAATGTTGAATTTAAGGTTCCTGTTAAAGATAATTTAATGATACCTCTTGCAACTGAAGAACCATTATATGTTGTAAACGTACCTGTTATAAATAAATTATTATTTGATTCTAAAATAGAACGAGTCGTACCATTAAACCCTGTACCATATACAAAGGTACCATCAATTGCTCCATTACTCGTTAATTTAACTATCCTATTTGCAGAAACACCATTATATGTTGTAAAGCTACCTGTAACAACAATACTATCATCTGATAGTACTACTAAATTATTTGGTATTAAATTGAATCCTGAACCTAAAGGATTAAACGTAGAATCAAAACTACCATCAGTATTTAATCTACAAATTTTACCAACCGAGTTACCGTCAAATTGAGTTAAATATCCTATACAAATCAATTTACCGTCTGATTGTTTTTTAATTGATATTATAACACCATTTGGACCAGTTCCGTAGTTAAATGTGGTATCTAAACTACCGTCAGTATTTAATCTACAAAAATTAGGAACAGATACTCCACTATAATAATCAAAATAACCTGAACAAACTAACTTACCATTAGATTGCTCCGTGAAGCCTAAAGGTCTCATCAATAAAAATGTTGCTCCACTAAAACCAACTTCAGTATTGAATGTTTTATCGTATACACCGTCTTTACTAATTCTAATTAAACCATTTCCTATTGAATTAGAGTATCCTGAAAATGCTCCAAAAACATAATAATTATTATAAATACTTGATTCATAAACACCTAATGTTGATTGTGACCCTGAAGGTAAAAATCCTTCACCTGAAACAAAACTAAAATCAATACCAACCATTTGACATGAACTTGTAGATGGGGTTAATGTTATTGTCGGAGTTATAGTCGGAGTAACAGTTGGAGTTGGTGTTGGAGTTTGAGATGCAACTGGCACACAGAACCTACATTCAAACAAATTACCACTATCTATTGATTGTAATATTGATGTTGCGGGACTGAAAACATCACTATCATATGTAACACAAGTTGATTTACCATTTATAGTTGCTAAAAATGTGGAACCAGTATTATAAGGTAGTGGTTCAGATATAATATATTTAAACCCATTAGAACAGTCAGTTAATTGTTTATTAAAGTTACTTGAGAAAATAGACTCAAATGTTCTAAATTCAACAGTATCAACAATCGAACAATTTTTAGACGCATTTGTTGGAGTAGGAGTAGGGGTTGAAGTTAAGAATGGGAAGTAAAATGTTGAACCTGACACATCTACTGATTTACCATAACAAACTTGAGTAGATGTTGGTGTTGGAGTTATTGTTGATGTTGGAGTTAATGTTGGGGTAGGTGTTGGAGTAGTTCCTGAAGTAACACTACAATCAAAAGATGCATTAAAATTAAAAGTTAAACATTCATCAGTAGTTGTTGGTGTCGGTGTAGGACAGAAAGGACCAAAAATAGAACTATCTAAGTCAGGACATAATGAGCTCGAATTTGTTGGTCCAAATAAAAAGCATTCGCCACCCACACAATCAGATAGACACCATCTAGTGTCTCCTGTATTATAATATATAAAATATGGTAAAATTCCTGAAGGATTGTGAAATACGTCATAACCATCATAACCACCATAGTTATAATATGTCCCATCATATTTAGTAGTACTACTAAAATTTGTAAACAGACAGAAACTATTATATGTACATCCAGTCCATGGTGTTGACGTAGGACTTGGTGTTATTGTTGGTGTAATACTTGGTGTAGGTGTAGGTGTACAGTCAGGTGATGGTAGTGAAGTTTTAGTTATTGTTGGAGTTGGAGTATTTGTTGGAGTTATACTAGGGGTTGCGGTTATTGTTGGTGTGTTAGTTGGAGTTATAGTATTTGTTGGGGTTATACTTGGTGTTGGAGTATTTGTCCTTGTTGGTGTATTTGTTGGTGTTAAACTAGGTGTTGAGGTTATAGTTGCGGTTATACTTGGAGTCGGAGTTATAGTTGCAGTTATACTTGGAGTCGGAGTTATAGTTGAGGTATTTGTTGGAGTTTGTGTTTGGGTTGTTGTTGGAGTCGGAGTTTGGGTTGAAGTAATTGTTGGGGTTTGAGTTGTAGTTGGTGTTGAAGTAATTGTTGGAGTTGGACTCTTTGTAGGTGTAGGTGTTGGAGCTGGAGTTGCCGAAGGAGTTTGAGTAGGACCTGGCACGCAAGGATAAACTGCGGTACAAGAAGCACAAGATGCATATGAGGTAGTGTCCGCACTATATAAATTGTATACAGTTACTCCTGATGTAAAACCAGTTGCAATTGTTTGAGAACAACCTGTGTACTTATCTGTTACTAAATAGTATGTTAAACCTGTTGTAAAAGTATTAGGCGGTGACACCGTTTGAATTTGAAACGTGTCTCCGTAACAACATCCTGAAAATCTATACCAAATTATCGAGCTCAAATTAAGTTACTGTAAAACAATTAGTTATTTCACACCCATCGTTATCAACTATCCTTACACAATATCCTTTTAAATCTTGAATAGGGTATGGTACGTTGAAACTATAAGGTAATTCTGCTGACGTAATAACACCCATATAATAACAAGGTGTCCCACCTGTTAAACATAAATATAACTCATATGGAGTTGAACCTGTAATATTACTAACTGTTACTGAAGTCGGCATACCTATAAATATAAAAGTCTTGAAAAGTTTGTGAAGTTTGATTTAATTAAGTTTTTTATTATATTTTAGTTTATGGAAGAAAATGAAGTATTAGTTGACATGTTAAGGGAACTATTCGGAAAGGATAAAAATTACTATGCTTCAAAAGGACAAATTTCGTTTAATTGTCCATATTGTGATGAGGGTAAGAACAAAGGAAATTTAGAAATTAATATTAACGAACACGTATATAAATGTTGGGCGTGCTCTGATTATAATGGTACCCACGGTGTTTTAGGTAAATTAATAGATATTTTTGGTACAAAAAAACAAAGAAAAATATACGATGTATTCAAGCCTGAAGAATACAAAGTTAGAGAAAAACATAAACCAAAGATTAAATTACCTAAAGAATTTATTTCATTTAAAAACGTAAACCCATTACATATACCACACAAAGAGGCTGTTAATTATTTGAAAAAACGTGGAATAACTGATGAGATAATAGAAAAATATAATATAGGATTTGCAACTGAAGGTGAATATGCTGGAAGAATAATAGTACCATCTTATGATAAAGAAGATGAATTAAATTATTTTGTTTCTAGAGCTTGGTTTAAAACTAAAAATAAGTATAAGAATCCTGAATACCCTAAAGAAACTATAATATTTAATGAAAAATTAATAGATTGGACTAAACCAATTTATTTATGTGAAGGTGTGTTCGATGGATTCTTCACCCCAAATCCAGTGATTTTACTTGGTAAAATATTGTCTGATTTGCTTTTTGAGACAATATATACTAATGCTCAATCTGACGTTATAATTTGTTTAGATGCGGACGCTTGGAAAGATGCTCAAAGCCTTTATAACAAATTAAATGGAGGTAAACTAAGGGGTAAAATTAAAATATTAAAGTTACCAAAAAATACAGATGTTGCCGAACTTATGGGTAAAATTGATGATTTTTATTATCAAATGAATTATTAATGGATTTACAAAAATTAAAACTCTCAAGTATACGTAGAACTCAAAAAATATCAGAATCTAAAAAAAACAAGATTAAATTAAGTATTCTGAAAAAAGGGTTTGATTATAATAAAGGATATATTACCGTAGATAGAAAAAATATAATTATTAATGGTAATCATAGACACCAGTCTTTAATTGAGATTTACGGAAAAGAACATGAGATATTTGTAAAAAAAACAAAATTAAGTAGAAAAACATATTATCTAATAGTATGCTCAATAATAATAATAGTTTTTTACTTTTTATTTAATATATTAAAAAAATAATATGGAACTAAAACAAATTGCATTAGAAATAAGAGAAATTATATCTAATAAACAAAAAGAACTTGAATTATCTTTTATTGAAGATACTCATACATATTTTATGAAAGATACTGATGGGGTTGTTAAAAACTCATTTCCATCAGTGTCAAAAGTACTTAAAAAATTCTATCCCGAATTCCCAACTGATGAGGCTGCTGAAAAAAAATCAAAAGGTGACCCTGTAGTAAAACAACAATTAATTGAAGAATGGGCAGCGGCTGGAGACTACTCAACAAATATGGGAAGTAGAGTCCATTATTTTTTAGAAAAAAAAGTCGTTGAAAATAATGGAAGTTATAAAGAAGTTAGACAACCAATTTTTGATTGTGATTTTACACAAATTTTAAAAGGTGACAGTATGATTAGTGCTGGTAACAAGTATCTAAAATTAATGGAAGATAGAAATGTGGTATTATTAGATACTGAAATGGTATTAGGTCATCCTATTTTAGGTTATACAGGACAACCCGATAAAGTTTGGTTAGTTGTAAATAAAAAGGGGGATGAATTCGGGATATTAATAACCGACTGGAAAACAAATAAACCTAAAAACTTTTTGTCAAACAGTTTTACAAAACCAATGTTCAAACCTTTTGAAAACTATCCAAATACTGCATTAGGACACTATTATGTACAATTACCATTATATGGTAAATTACTAATTGAAATGTTAAAAGGTTCTAAATATGAAAATATTAGACTATATGGATGTATTGTTGTTTTGTTAAGAGAAGATTCTGAATTTGAAGAATTTAGAGTCCCACAAAATGTTATTGATATAGTACTTGATATGGATATTAAAGAATACCTTACTTGAAATAACTAAAATAATTAACTATAATTGAATATGCAAACACTAATTTTTGACACAAAAAATAAAAAAACTACACTACATGCTGGACATGTTGTAAACACTGATGCACTATTTTCTTATAATGACACACCTACAGTTCAGGTTAGAGATGGATTTTATGAAGTTATGTATAAACCATCTGATGTCGATAAAGCAATACCTGTATTAAGAGTTCCTATTTCAAATACAAACATGATTATTAAAAATTTATAATATGGATTTACAAAAACCAAAGATTGATTTAAGAAAGATGGATTTTGTCAATTGTGACAAATGCGGTAGCAAAGAATTTAAAGAGATTACATACCTCAAAAAAGTACCAAAAATATTAACAGGTTCCGTAGATGATACCATTGTACCATTCCCAACGTATGCTTGTTTATCTTGCGGGCATGTAAATAAAGAGTTGAACCCTTTTGATATTGATTCTCCACAATTAGAACTATGATAAATAAAATTGTTCACTTTAGTGACCTTCACGTAAGGTTATATAAGGACCACGCCCTTTACAAAGGTATTTTGGAAGATGCTTTTAGACAATGGAAAGATATTGCTCCTGATAGAATTGTATTCACTGGCGACTTGGTTCATAGTAAGAACCAAATGACACCTGAACTTGTTGAGTTTATCGCTTGGGTATTGACCGAGTGTTCAAAGATTGCCAAAACAATTTTAATCCCTGGCAACCACGACTTCCTTGAAAACAATATGGAACGATTGGATGCCCTAACACCTGTGGTTGACTCACTTAAAAATGAAATGGTTGTTTACTACAAGAATAGAGGAGTATACCCCGACCAAAATATTGATTGGTGCGTGTATTCACTTATGGACCATAACATTCCACCTACAATTGAAAAATCTGATAGAGTTAAGATTGGGTTGTTTCACGGACCAGTACAAGGACTTACAACCAACTTAGGTTTTAAGTTTGAGGATGGATTTGAAACCTCAAAGTTTGACGGATGTGATTTGGTATTCTGTGGCGATATTCATAAGAGACAAATCTTTGATATACCTGGTGGAAAGAAGGCGTATATGATTGGCTCGACTATTTGCCAAAATTATGGAGAAACTGTTACAAAACATGGATATGGGATTTATAATGTTGAGAAAGACGAATATACTGTTGTTGATTTACATAACCCAAAACCATTCGTGGCCTTTAGAATAAACTCATACGAAGATATTGAAAATGGAACAGAAAAATTCGTTAACTATTGATTTATCAAAACAAGATATTGAAGACTTTAATTCATTTTGTAAACTAAATGAAATAACAGATTCAGAAGGGTTTGCTAAATTATGTTTTCGTAAAGGATATTATGTTGAGAAATATGGGTTACTAAACCAAGGTAATTTGCCAGACATTATTGAACGAGAACTTGAAAAAGAAGTCATCAAAGAGGTTATTGTTGAGAAGGAAGTAATTGTTGAAAAACCAATAATTGATAACCAAAAAGTTGAAGAATTACAAAATGAGATTTATATTTTAAAGGGTAAGTTAGAGAACCAAAAAGAAGTTGAGTGTGGCAAACTCCAAGACACACTAATGGAATTAAATAGACAACTTGGAGATAAAAACGAAACAATAAAAGAATTAAGAAATAAGGTTAACGACCTTGAGAATCTAACAAAAACTTCTTATGCTTTTTATCTAAAAAATTCAAATTTAAAAGACAGATTATGATTACAATATTATTAGCTTGGTTTATTATGAGTTATGGACTCATGAACATTATGGTTTATGGTTCAATTTTCAAAGGATTTAGAAAATTCTTTTCAGACTGGGGTGAATCCAAGTACGCTCCATTTAGCGGTGTAGGGGAATTTATTTCAGGTATTTTATCTTGTCCTATGTGTTTTAGTACTTGGGGAGGATTTTTCTTAGGGTTCTTTATCTACTCACCATCACATGAACTATTACAAACACACGAATATATTTCATGGTTCTTTGATGGTATCTTATCTTCAGGGGCAGTTTGGGCAATAAACGCAATAATAGAATGGTTTGAACAAAATAGACCAAATAACAACAATTAAAAATATAAATTATGCCAAAATCAAGACAAAGAAAAAACCACAAAAAGAAAGTACAAGCACGTAAGCTTAGAATTAAAGGTATCCAAAATAAGTACCAAAACTTATTTAACAAAGAAATGTCCAAATATCTTGAAAGTCTTAGCGGAGAAACGGCTCAAAATGAGACAGAGACCACAACAAGTATTTAATTTATTTTCAACCCCCGTAGATTATACACCTATTAAAATGATAAAAGATTTAGATTTTTCAAAATTAGAAAATCCATACATACAAGTAGTTTGGGAAGACTTTCCTGAAAATTTTACACAAGAAAAATTAAAAAGTGTAAAACACTATTTTCAGAAAAAGTATCAGACTACTAGTGTTAATGTTATTACTAAACTTAAAAAATCTGAAGATGTTGAGGATAATATTGATGTTTCATTAAATATAATGGACAAAAACTACCAACATGAACTTATTAAAAGTTTATTGGAAAGTAAAAATCAAGGAACTCAATATGATGAAATTATCAAAATAGATAATGTTGTTGAGAACAAAATGTTGTCAGAACAAGAAGAGACTACAGCATTTAAAAAATGGTATATAAGAAACATAGAGTTTTCTAATTTCTTATCGTATGGGGATAATCAAAAACTTGATTTTGAAAAAATAAATGGTATTACTGTTGTTGAATCAGCCCCACCTAACTTTGGAGGTAAAACAGTATTATCCGTTGATTTACTTCTGTTTTTATTCTTTAACACAACTACTAAAACAAATAAAGCTGAAGAAATCTTTAATAGATTTTCAAATAGTAATAAAGTTACTGTTAAAGGTGAAATTATAATTGACGGTGAAGATTATATTATTGTTCGTGAACTTGAAAGAAAACTATCTAAATCTGGAGAATGGAATGTTAAAACAGAGTTAGATTTTTTTAAGAGATATTCAGATGGTTCCTTAGTTAAGTTCACAGGAGAACAAAGAAGAGAAACCGAGAACTTTATAAAGGCCTCAATCGGAAGTTACGATGACTTTCTAATGACAATCCTAACCACTGGTACTAACTTAGAAGATTTGCTTGAAGCAAAACCGACCGCTAGAGGACAAGTACTATCAAGATTTTTAGGTTTAGATTTTTTAAAAAAGAAGGAAGAAATAGGAAAACAGGTATATTCTGATTTTTCTAAATCTATGATTTCAAACATCTACAATACTGAAAGTTTAAAAACTCAAAATGATGAACTTAATGTTTCGATAACTAATTTAAAGGATGTAATTGAACAATGTGAAATCAAAATAGTAGATGTAAAAGGAAGACTACAAAAAGGACAGGAATATCGTGACAATTTGTTATCACAAAAAGTTACAGTAGAAAAAGAATTAACTCTTTTGAATCCCGACCAAACCAAGAAAGAAATTGAGGGATTTGAATCTCAAATTAAACAAAATATCTCTCTACGTGACGGTGTTAAAATTGTTGAACCTTCAGAGTTCTATAAAGAAAACGAACACGATAAAGTTAAAGAAGAATACCAAACGGCCTATAGAGAAAAGGTTGAGATTGACACTAACATCAATGGTATTAACAAACTAAAGAGTTCGGTTAGTGGTGGAATCAAGTGCGAACATTGTGGAATTGAACTAATGAATGCATCTATTACACAATCCAGAATTGCTGAACTTGATGGATTTGCCCTTCGTAAAACCGAGATTGAGAAGTTAATGCAGGAATTATCAGACAAAGAACAAGGTTTTGTTAAGTTGAAAAAAGACTTTGATGAGTATGAAAGAAACAAACTTGTGTATGAAAAATACCAAGCAACGATTGAAAACCTACAAACAAAGAAAGAAACTTTGGAAGGAAAACTAGGTAGATATGTGGAGATGCAAGACGTAATTAAAACTAATGAACAGATTGAATCTCAAATAATAAAGGCTAATTTAAGATTGGATGAATTAAAAAGAGAAGAAAGTGAAATAAATAAAACAATCTCAAATTCTGAATTTCAAATTAAACAAAACCAAGAAAAAATTGAAGGTAATCTAAAAACAATTCAAAAAATATTAGAAGAACAAGAGAAAGAAACTAAATACAAGTTATATTTGGAATTGTTTGGTAAAAACGGAATTGCTAAAAGAATCATGAAAAATATGATGCCTTTGATTAATTCTGAGTTACAAAGATTATTACAAGATTCATGTTACTTTAGACTTGAGATTCGTATTAGTGAGAAGAATGAAGTTGAGTTTTGGATGATTGATAATAATACTCAAATTGAAAAATTAATGGTTTCAGGGTCAGGATATGAGAAAACTATTGCTTCGTTAGCTCTAAGAGCGGTATTGTCAAAAGTATGTTCATTACCAAAACCTAACGTGGTTGTTTTTGACGAAGTTTTTGGTAAAATATCTAACGATAATTTGGAACTTGTTTATGAGTTCTTTATAAAAATAAAAGAATATTTTGAAAATATTTTTGTTATCACCCACAATCCCATGATTAGCCAATGGGCCGACAACACAGTAAAAGTTAAAAAAGTTGATAACATCAGTAAAATAGTTAATTGATGTTATCAATTCCTAAGTATCTTTTATTTTTAAAAATATTTTTTGGATTTTAGTTGAAATTAATGTAGTTTTGTAAAAAATTAAATATGAGTTATTTCTTATTTGTTTACGGTGATTATCAGGAGCATCTATTTGTAATAAAGAATATTGCAAAAATGTTAAATAAAGTTTCATCTGATGATGTAAAATATCAGTATGGTGATGCAGGTGCAATATTTCACTTCAAATCTATATACAGTGTTGAAGAATTGAAAAATTCAATAACTCCATCACTTAAAGAATTATCCGCAATGTTTTTCTTATTTAAAAACACTGATAATATAACATATAATTTCCAAGACAAAGAAATTGAAAATCATCTAATGAATTTTTCTGACAATGTGTCAGAAAATGACAATAAGTCAGATGAATTTAAAACGTATAGTTATGATGTCCCATTGGACTATTTAGAAGAATTTTCACAAATTCTTAACGAATATATGTCAAATTCCACTTATACCGATACTACAACTGAAATTAAAACCGAAAAGAAATTATCTTTGGACGAATTATTGGATAAGATTAATGAAAATGGAATTAATAGTTTAACTGAAATCGAAAAAAAACAATTATATGAGTATTCTAAGTGAAGAAAAAAATGACAAAAATGTATCACCAATCAATCAAGAAGAGATTCAGTATTATCTGAAAGAACTTAGAAAGATTAAAGTAATGACTCCTGAAAGGGAGAGAGAGCTGTCTGCGAAAATACAAAGTGAAAGCATCACAGATAAACAAAGACAAGAGATAAACCAAGAATTATTGAGAGGTAATTTAAGATTTGTTATCACAATTGCGAAACAGTACCAAAATCAAGGGATTGATTTATCTGATTTAATTGCCGAAGGAAATATCGGATTAATGAGGGCGATAAATAATTTTGATTGGACAAAAAATCTAAGATTTATTTCTTATGCGGTTTGGTGGATTAGACAGTCAATACTACAATGTTTAAACGAGAACTCAAGGACTATTCGAATACCTGTGAATGTTGTTCAAGATTTACATAAAGAGAAAAAAAGAGTAGAGAAAACAGGTGACCAAATGGACTCAAGATTCATTAACCTACCGTCAGTAATTAATTTAGAAAGTCAAATTAATGAAGATGGAGACACCTTGATTGACTTAATTGAGAATAAAGATTCATTAATGCCTGACCATTCGTTTAATAATGATAAACAAGTTAAAGAAGGTTTATTGAATTTATTAGATGTTTTAGATGACAGAGAAAAACAAATCATTATGGATTATTATGGACTGTCAGGGACCCCAAGAACCTTAGAAGATATTGGACAAGATTTTAATTTAACAAAAGAAAGAGTTAGACAAATTAAGGAAAGAGGACTTAGGAAAATGAGAAACGAATGTTCTATGTTATTCGATTATCTTTAATTTACTATTTATTAGATTATAATATTATTTTTTAAACAAAAAATATATGGAAAAAATACAAAAATATTTACCCTACGCAACAATAGTTTTTATATTTTTAATTCTATTGAAAAGTTGCGGAACGTCATCAAAAGTACAGATGATTGAAAAAGAAAATAAAGTACTTCGATATAAAGTAGACTCTTTAACTAGTATAACTTTGACGGAAGACAAACTGAAGAAAATAATGGAATCTACGGTACTTTGGAGAACTTTAGAAATTGAAGAACTTTCTGATAAGAACAATATGCCAATAAACCATTATAAAAGTGAATCTCAGAAATGAGAAAATTATTTAAGTGGGTTAAAGATAACCCGAATAGGACCATGTTTTTGGTCCCTATTCTTTTGGTGGCGGGTATATCCATATCACACGTAGTCTCTTGGTACGACATTGCCAACCCAATCAGTTGGGCCATTTATTTGTCAATAGCCATTGAGGTTGCGGCTATGACTGCACTTGTTGCTGCAACAAATAGAATTAAGGGTGGGGTATGGTTCATGTTTATTTTGGTAACTATTATTCAGATGATTGGTAATATATTCTTTTCATTTAAAGAAATAGATGCTAATGGTGACCTTTTTAAGTCTTGGGTTGAACTTACTGGCCCACTTTGGGAAATGTTAGGTTCAGACCCTGGAGATGTTATATCACAAAAAAGGTGGTTAGCATTTTTGGAAGGAGGACTTCTACCAATCATATCTTTAACATCATTACACTTCTTTACAAAATACGATAGAAACACTCCAAATGGAAACGAAGAAGTTAAAGAAGTACCAATGATTACTAAACCTGATGAAAACATAACTGAAGAAGAATATAGTAAGATTATTGATGAGTTTGTTAAAAGACAAAAAGAAGAATCTGAAAAAATTAAGTACACCCCAAAGGAAGAAGATTTAGAAAAATTAGATGAATTTTTAAATAATGTGGGTTATGACGGACCAAAAAAAACTGAGACTGATGAATCAGTTAAATTCACACCTAGTTATGAGGAGTTAAAAAAAATAGAAGATATTTTATTAAATCAATCAAAAAATATCCCACAAGAAGAAGAAATTTTTACTGATAATATTGAAGACATTGAAAAAGTTAAAAGAGCTTTGATTGATTATAATAAAGAGGATATTAATGTTAATGATGACGAAAATGAATACGTTGAATTATCAAATCCCGAACCAATAAATAAAGTATTGAATTATTCAAAAAGAGATGAGTGATGTTATTAAATTTGGAAAATTTAAAAATTTTGAAAAAAATAAAAATAAAAAACAAATAATTCTTTGTAATTCTTTTAGAAGTTCTGAGAAATATTTAAATTCTTTAAAGTACAGAAATAATGGGGACTATAAAAAAGTCCCCAATTATTTTATTGATATATCTGGAAAAATAATAAGTCTGTTACCAGATGACTCCGTATCTAATTTCTTTAACGATTATGAAGTTAATAGAAATTCAATAATAATATGTCTTGAAAATAATGGATGGTTGAATAAAACACCGTTTAATTTGGGATATATTAATTGGATTGGTGATATTTATAATGGTAAAGTGTTTGAAAGAAAGTGGAGAGATAAGATTTATTGGCAAACATATACCGAAGAACAGGTTAATTCCTTAGTTGATATATGTAAAAAAGTAACAAAAAAATTTTCAATCTCAAGAAGGTTCATTGGACACAATACAAAAGTTGATGGAGTTAAGATATTTAATGGTATAGTATGTCGAAGTAATTATGATAATCGATATACTGATGTTAATCCATCATTTGACTTTGAAGAATTTAAAAAAAGAATTGAAAATGAATGAAATTGATTTAATAAAAAAACAAATTAGAACTCTTAGAGACATCTATAGTGAAACTAACCCAATTGTTTCAGAGCACGTAAAAGAAATTAAAGACAAATATTTAATTACCGAAGACGACTCACCAAGGGACATTAATAGATATAATGTACCTAAGTCTACTGAACAAGAAATTGAAAATGATGAAGGTAAACCAGATGACGTTAGTCAAGGGTATAGAATAAGTGGAGGGGTATTAGTAATTCATGGAGATTCTAGTAAAGAAACCGAGCTAACAACTGACGATAAAACTGCTTTCCAAGAAACTATGGATGAGTTTGTTTCTGAAGTTTCAGACTTAGTAAATTTTGGACAACTAAATGTTTATAAAAACAATGTTGATTGGTCAGGATTGATAATTGATTTTGATGTTGAATTTTATTTTACAATTGGTGAAAGTAATGGAATATACATGTCAGGTGAAATGATGAAAATTGACGAAAATTATTTACAGATGGTTGAGAAATTACAAAAATATTACGAAAAATTTAAATCAAAATGGGCTAAAATATTAGCCGTACGTAAAAAAACCTCACAAACTAAGTAAAATGGCACTAACAGCAACAGACAAGAAAGAAATTGAAAAAATTGTAAGACAAGAAATTAAACAATTTTTGAATGCTAATACAACTAAACAATATGAAGATAAATTAATTGATTTAGTCGCTAAAGAAGTTAAGAAAGGTAAAATTGAGGGTGAGGTTAAAGACATTGTTATTAAAATATTTAGAGAATTCTATCAATTCATGTGGACACAAAGAAGTTACTGGGAACCACGATTAAAAAATGCTTAAATAATATGGATTTAAAAACTCAACTTTTAAAAAAAATACAACAAGAATACAGTAAAGATTCTAGAACGACTGGCACTGATAGTGCTATTGAGATTGCGGATTATAAAAGTCAACTTAAAGAAAAATGGTCCGAAAAGTATAAGAACTCAATAAACTGTAAAAACCCAAAGGGGTTTAGTCAAAGAGCTCACTGCCAAGGAAAAAAGAAAAAAAGTGAAAACAAAGAAGCGATGGGGGCATCATCTGCAGGTGCCTATTCAGGACCCTTATTTACTAAAATGAATGAAGAAAAATTAAAAGGTGGTTTAGCCGACAATAAAACTTTAAAAGATATTGCAATAAAACATGCTTACGACGACTCAAAGGACTCAACATCTAATGAGAAGATTATGAGTATGTATAAAAAATTAAAGTTACAATTTAAAGAAGGTATTAAAGTAGAGATGGAACATACTAAAGATAAAGAAAAGGCTAAAGAGATTGCTATGGACCATTTGTTTGAAGACCCTAATTACTATGATAAGTTAAAAAAAGTTGAGGCTAAAGAAGCAACAACTTCAGCATCGTCAGGACAATATTCAGGACCTGCGTTCGGGGCCAAATCAATGAGTCCTAAAGATTGGAGAGGAAGAGCTAAAACAACATATCCTGGAGGTTCATTTGTACAAGTAAAAAAGAAATGTAAGAATTTTCCATATTGTAATCAGGGAGATATTAACGCACTAAACCTGAGTAAAAGTAAAAAAGTTAAAAGAAGTGCTAAAAAACTTTCTGAAAAATATAATATTAGTGAGGAATTGATAATTGAGTTTTTTACTAAAGAAATAATGAAAAAGATAAAAAAATAACTATTTATATAAAAAAATTAAAAATGAGAAAAATTAATAATTTAGTAAATAAAATTTTATCTGAGTCTTTAACTAAAAAGGCTAGTGAAATTACTGAGAAAATAAAAAATAAGTTAAAATATAATGAGTTTGACTATGTTGCCGAAACTGAAATGAATGAAAAGTGGAAAGGTGATGTTGAGGTTGAAAAAACTGGAGAATATTCTGACATGAGTATTTCTGAAATTAACTCAGAAATTAAAAAATTAAAATCTAAAACTGAAAAGTATAAAGAAGAAGGTAAAAAAGTCCCAACCTCAATGAAAGAAAAAATGAGTGAACTTTATTTTGCTAAAAGAGCTAAACAAGGATGGAAAGGAAAGGGTAAAGCGGTTGTTGATGAGGAAGAAATGGAAGAAGGAAATGCTTTTACAGGAGCACTTGCAAAGGCAAAAGAAATGGGAAAAGATACTTTTGAAGTTGGAGGTAAAGAGTTTAAAGTACAAAAAGAATCAATTGTCTACCAAGTGGAAATTGATGGTGAATTAATTAATTTATCTGAAAATGAAATGGTGGATATGATTGAGGATATTGTTTTAGAAGAAAAAATTAAGTCTAATATAAGAGGTACTGGTAAAGCTAAGGGAACTGTTGAGTACGATAGAGTACATAAAAAAGACGAGGATATTAATGAAAAAGCAATAAATGATGTTGCTAAAAAAATGGAGGAATACGTTAAACCTGGGTCTAAATCCAAATTTGACATGAATCCTAAAACTTTCCCAAAAGGTAATGGTGAATTAGGAGAAATGTCTAAAAAGGCATACCAAGCCTCAGATGCCGTTGAAGAGTATATCACCAATTTTGCATATGCTCCAGGTATGGAAAATTTGAAAACAGATGAAATTGATTACAATGACGAGTGGGTTACAAAAAATATTGAAGGTTCTGAACTAACAGGTAATTCTCCAAAATACGCAAATGCTGTCGATACTGGATTTGGTAAAAAGATAAACAAAAAGAGAAAAGAAAATTGGTATCAAAAAGAGTTAGACCAAAGTTATAATAGAGTTACCCAACCAGTAGACAACGCTGGAGATTCAAAAAAAGACGGTAAGTTAAAAAATATGTTTAAAAAATTGAAAGAATCTGAAAATGAAGAAACTGAAAATATCTTAAACGAAGAAATGGTTAAAATGAAACATCTTTTAACTTACAATAAAAAAACACAATAATTTACATATTAATTTTTATAGTTATAATTCTCCATATGAATAATACATATGGAGAATTTTTTTACATACATATCTAAACCTGTTGATAAGGAAGATGTTCAAATTTGGATTGAACGAAATAATATATGTTATGTTAAGTTCGAATTATTTCATGATTTTGTTAATTCTTTAATACATTTAATTTATACAACATATCTTGGAAATAATGTTGATAAAAGCACCAACATATATTTTAGTGATGAGGACAATCTTAAACATTTTATTTGGTGTTGGCAAAAAGTAATAAGTAATTTTAAAAAAGAAGAAATTTATTTTGAAGAGGACGGAGAGCATCTCGAATTCTTCAAAGGGTTTATTGTCGACACATTCTATAAACAAAAAATAAATGAGGTAAAGTATTCCTTAGACAGATTCTTCAACGAAATATTTAATCTTGACTCAATGTATACAATGTCTGATTTGGACTTATTAAAAACAGTATATAAAAGTTTAGATAAAAATTTAATGAATAATAATTTACATTGATTAAAATAGAAATTATTTTTAATATTATAATAAACAATTTTTTTTAAACACAAATGGAAACAATTGAAAAAATTAAAGAACTTACAGAAACAATTTCAGTTGACGCTGGTAAGTTTTATAAGGGTAACAAAAGTGCAGGTACAAGAGCTCGTAAGACTGCTCAAGAATTGAAATCTTTGTTACAGACACTTAGAGTTGAAATTTTGAACGAATCTAAGAAAGATGCTTAATATAACAACTATATTTATTTTCTTATTCGTTCTAAACATCTTTAATGTGTTGAACGTTTTTTTAAGATTTATAAGAGCTTTATTAAAACCTGAAAGATTTAGTATGGGAAAAATAGAGCTCTTATTTTTCTGGATATCATTATCATACATTATAACATTTATACTACAAAATTAATGGGTTTATATAAAGAACTTTCACCAATTTCTAACTATCTTCATCAAATAAGAAAAATGGAAGATTATTTAGTCTTTGATATGCATTTTCCAAATACATGGAAGATATTAAAAAAATTTATTACTGAGGATAGATTTGTAAATCATGGACAAATTGAAACTGATAAAATGATGTTATCATTTGTTTCTGAAATTACAGATGAAAATTTAACATTAGTACATAGTAATATTTTAGGTATTATTAATTACAATTTGGAAAGAGAAATGAAAGATAGGTTACTACAATCTAAGATAGATGAACTAAGAACAATTTTTGAAAAACAAACCTTAGATAATTTAAAGTCTCTTAAATTTGATATAAAACCAACTTTAGAAATTAATTTAAATACAAATGGAAAATCAAAAAATGATGAATTGGTTAGAGAAAGCCAAGAAGAATGATAGTATTGAATTAGAAGCTGAAAAGAAAAAAATTGTACAACAAATTAAAGGATTAAGTAAGGAAGACGTAATCCCAAGACAAGTCAAATTAACATTATGGCAGAGAATAAAAAAAGCACTGAATTTCTAAGTAAATTAGCATTATTAACCGACGCAGCACAAGATTTGTGTAATGGTAAGGTTAGTATTATCTTTGAGTTGAATTTAGAAGATTTCAGAAATATGTATTTAAAATTTGAAGATAAAGTGGACACAGAAAAAAAACAATTTAAAGTAGATATATCAGGTACCGATTTTATTTTTATTTTAGATGAGTCGTAGTATTTCTATATAAGAAATCTTTATTATACCCATAATTTTCTAAAATCTGATACAGATATTTTTTTTGAGGACTTGAAAAATCTTTAACTATTATAAAATTTTTCTTATCTGAATATTTTGGTAGTAAATCTAAAAGTCTATCACAGTCGTATTCATTTTTCAACGAGAAAAGAGTGTACACATCATCAAATTGTATAACAAACTTATTATTAAGTTTTGATATCATATATATTTTATTTTCATTTAAGTAAGATTTTAATAAATCATCAAAAGATATCCTCTTATTTTTTTTTACGTCAAAAATCTTTTCTTCTTTATTATATATTGAAATCTTATTAAGATATAAGTTAGAATCTAATTTAGGGTTTATAATAATATTTCTACCAATTTCATCAGTATAATGTATTTGGTCTTGTTTCCAGTTACTAGATACTAAACCTATTTTATACTGACATTTAATTCCATTTTCATATTGGATGTTAAATTTTACGTTTTCAGATTCTTTTATTTTTTTATTAAAAAATTCATTTGCATTATTTTCAGTTATGAAAGTTTTAAGAACCTTTCTTTTTTTATTATTTTTGAATATTATTACATAGAAATTTGATTCTTTCATAATTTTAATTTTAATAAAATTTTTAAAAAGATATAGAGTTGGAAAACTATTATGATATTTTAGGAGTCGCGGAAACCGCTACACAAGATGAAATTAAAAAGGCTTACAGACAAAAGTCAAAAGAACATCATCCTGATAAGGGAGGTAACGAGGAAACTTTTAAAAAGATAAATGAGGCGTATACTACTTTGGGTGACGATAATAAAAAAGTCCAGTATGATAACCAAAGAAAGAACCCATTTGGTAATAATCCTTTCGGTGATATATTTGGAGATTTTTTTGGAGGTTTTGGAGGACAACAAGTTAAAAGGGCTCCTGATAAGATTATAAATGTACAAGTAGGTGCCGTAGATTCTTATTTAGGTAAAGAAATAAATATATTTTTTAACAGGAAAAATAATTGTCAACCTTGTAATGGACAAGGAGGAACTAGAAATACTTGTAAAAAATGTAATGGTAGCGGATTTATTACACAAAGAGTTGGTAATGCGTTTTTCTCTAACATTATACAAACTCATTGTAATGAGTGTAATGGTAAAGGTTATAGTCTAACTAATGTTTGTCAATCATGTTTAGGAGAGGGAAGAATCGACGAAACAAAATCAGTCTCAGTTAATCTCCCAAAAGGAATATCTGACGGGCAGTTAATAAAGGCTGGGGGAATGGGTGATTACTCTAACGGTATGTTTGGTGATGTTATATTTAAAATTAATATTATACCACAAGCGGGATTTGAAAAATCAGGTTCCGACTTAGTTTATAATAAATTTATGTCATTAGATGATTTTACTAAAGAAAAAATCCAAATTCCACATCCATCAGGTGATTTAAATTTAACATTACCTGACGACATAGACACAAGTAAACCACTTAAAGTAAAAGGTAAGGGTTACCAAAATGAAAATGGTGATTTATATGTTAGAATGTATGTTAGACATAGAAAAAATAAGTTAGATTATTGAACTAACTAACTTATCAACATCAAACATTTCGGAAATTGACATATAAGGACACTCGTGGTTTATTCCCTCAAATGAGTAGTCAAATAAATATGAATCTATCAATTTTACTGTGTCTGAAGGTAAATTAGCAACAATGTTATTGTGTAAATCGTAACCAAAATTTTTGGGTGAAGTACCAATCCAAATTACGTTAGACTTTAGACCAAGAGCTGACGATGCATGTTGTAAACATGAATCAATTAGGATTCTTTTATCTGACACTAAAAGAATTGAGAATAAATCATTAGATGATAACTCATCATTAACAACCTCAACACCACTGAGTTGTCTAGAAGATGGTTTACAAATTTGAATTATATGGTGAGTCCTTTCAAATTTTTTAACCAAAGACTGAGATACGTCAAAAGGAATATCTCTAGTCCATGAATATGGTTGTTTTGAATTAAAGGCACCTCCATTAGTTTGTATAACTAAAATAGGTTTTTCTCTGTACCATTTATTAGATGACCTTTTTTGTGGTAAATTTAAGTTAAGTACTGGAGTTTGATTTTTATAATCAATACCTAACAAATCAGCCCAATTTTCAATTAGATGGGATTTTTTATGAATATGATTTGATTGATAATATGGTTCATGTCTGAAAATTATGGTGTCCTTATCTTTTATATAATCATCATAAAAATATTGAGTGTTACCTAATTTATAAACTCTATATATCGAATCATTATTTAAAAATACTTCAGGATATGATGCAACGACTACTATTTTTCTATCTGAATATTTTTCTTTAAGTGAAGATAGTAATGAAGTTGCCGCAATATTTTTTCCTAAACCACCCTGTATGTGCCAAACTATATATTTTTCCATTATTTTTTTGTCCCAATTCTTATAAATTTATACCAAACACGCTCATGAATAAAGTAAACTATAGGTTTAAATAACAATTCACCAATACCAATTAGAGATGATAGTTCTAATGAAATACCTAAAGAAAAAGCTGAACCAACTGTTATTAAAGTACCTAATATACGATAAGAAATTGTTTTTAAAATGTGTCTTGTAAGTACCGATTCTTCTTTAATTGTAGTTATATAGGCTACAGTATTTTTTAATTCACATACTCCTTTACAGCTAATATGCCACTTAAATTCATTTAATTCGGGAACCCAATCCTTAGTTGTATAAGTATGACCATCAACAATTATATCGGAAACTAAAATTTCATTACCGTTTTCAATTAGTCTCCATCTCTCACATTCATTTGTTGAGTTAGTATTGTATCTTATTTGAAAAGTTTTTATATTCTTCATAATTTACCTTCAAGCCTCATTTGTTCCCTTATTTTAGTTGCAGAAATGTCGTGTATTTCTTGTGGAGGGATTCTTTCAATAATATCATATCCAACACCTCTACCAAATTCTATTGAACATATATCAGGTATAACCATCACTTTAACCCTATCACTCAATTCTGAATAGTGTAACTCAATATTACTTTTAACTTCTTGTGCGGTAAATGGATTTTTTTCATCTGGCTCAATATCTCTAATACAAATTAGAACATTCTTACCTTCATCCATAGCTTGTTTAAATAGCTCCTGGTGTCCTTTATGTAGAGGTTGCCACCTACCAACAAACATTGCAAATTGACCATCTTTTGATTTTAAAGAGGATTGAACGTGAAGTTTTTTATCCCAATTACTCATTTTCTATTAAAAGGTATTAAATTAAGACATTCGTCTATAGTTTTATTTGTTGTATCGATATTAATAAAGTCTTCAGTTGGTTGTTCATATTCCTTAACAAAATTATGTTCTCTACCCCTGATTTCACTTGTGTGAACATATATTTCACAAACTTCATTAGTTTCCTTTAATGAGTTTCTCATTTTTTTATAAGGAGCAACAACAGAAATAACAACAGTAAATCCCTTGTGGTCTAAAAATCTAGCTAAATCTAATACAGATTGGATATTTTTAATTCTACCTTCTGAAGAATAATCAAAGTTTTGAAATAGTTCTCTCAAACCATCTCCATCAACATTAATACAATTATCTGAACACTTCTCAATTAAAGCGTTTGCTAATGTTGTTTTTCCTGCACCAGGTTGACCTGTAAACCAATAAATCATTGTGATATGTAGTTTTTACCCGATTGAATTGAATCGTTAATATCCTGTAGTTGGTTTTGAGTTAATCCTGACATAAACCAATCTTTATTTTTCATCAATTCTAAATGTTTATAGTTTCTTTCTACAGTATTTTTTTTTGTGTCAATATCGTCATTAATAAGTTTAGACCCATCGATTATACCATTTATTAGGTTCACTGAGTCAAATGCTGAATTAATTGACCTTGCAACATTTGGAACTCTTTCTTTTTCGTTATCCATATTATTTTATTTATAGTTAAATTTATTAAAAAACCAATTATAATGATTATATAATCTATTACAATTTTCAATACCTAATATCTCATTATAATCTTCTTTTTGAGGAGAAAGAGTATTTTTAATGGTATGGTCACCAAAAATACCATGGATTACATCATTTTCATGAGTTAATTGTTCTATTCTCTCAAAATCATGTTGATATGGAGGTATTTCTAAATAATTATAAATTCGTTTTAGTTCTAATTCAGGATTTGAAGTTAAATCTTCAAATCGGATAAATAAAATATCTTTATCGTATCCTTGGTGAATTGATTCATATAACCATTCTAAAGATGGACCAATTGGCGGAGATATCGAAAAGTGGTCAATTCTTGAATTAGTTGTCATATTTTTCAGCTCAGAAACATTTACTAAAAGAGGGTCCTTATGTGAGTTCTTTCTATAGTTTTTTTCCATTGAAGAAAAAATAGACCTAAGGTCTCTAACCATACAGATAATTTTTGGAGTACCGTAAAACCATTTTAAGAAATGGTAGTTACCAATCCAAGCTCTACTCTTATCAATAACATAAGGTCTTTCAGTAATACCATCAAAAAAACCATTTAAACCTTTTTCACAAAAACTTCTTAATCCCTCTTTCATTTCATCAGGATTTTGAGCTTTAAATGCGTCTCCTGTTGAATATATTGTTCTGGCTTGTAAAATTAATTCTATAACACCTGATGTTGGTGTAGAATATATGTCAGGATTTTGCATTAATATATTTTGAATTAATGTCGAGCCCGCTCTAGGTAAAGAGGCATTAAAAAATATTTTCTTCATGGGTTAATTTTAACCTATAAAGTTATAAATGTCAAAGTTAAGCTAATAAAACTTTATATGAATTACCATTAATTATAATTTCCCAAGTTCTATAAGATTTACAAGATTCATAAGTTATTGTTCCTGCGGGAAATGACGAGCTTCCAACCACTAATTGGTTATTTGCGGTTGCAAATGCGTTATGACCAATAATAATTGACGAGCGATAATTATAAGAGTTTGTATTACAACCTATAGCAATATTGTTCGAACCTGTAGTATTATAATATAATGATTTATAACCTATTGAAATATTATTGGCTCCTGATGTATTATAATATAATGACTTATAACCAATCGAAATTAGATAACTAGCTCTTGTACTATTTACGGTTGACCTAAATCCTACTGAAACATTTTTACTTCCATTATTATTTGAATACAATGAACTTCTACCTATTGCAATATTAAAACTTCCACAGTCATTTAAATACATTGAACCTCTACCCATTGCTATGTTATACGACCCTCTATTTCCATAACTAGTACTACCAGCCAAAGCTCTCCTACCAATTGCAATATTACCTGAACCATTCCTGTTACATAATAATGCGCATCTTCCTATTGAAATATTAAAATCGTTATACTGACTTAAATTGTAGTACATAGATGATTGACCTATTGCGATATTGAAGTCTGATTTATTTAAATTTAGTCTTAAAGAATCGTAACCTATTGCAATGTTTGAATCACCATCACAACTAGTTCTCATGGAGTTTGTACCTATTGATATATTTTTAGTACCATTGATATTAGAGCGTTGAGAATTAACACCTAATGATATGTTATTATCCGCTTTATTATCAATTAGAGTACTAGCCCCTAACGAAATATTATTACTACCACTAGCTGAGTAATATTGAGAATCATTACCCAAAGAAATGTTATTAACTCCCCCACTTCTTCTTTTTTGACTATTCCTACCTATTGCGATATTATCACAAAAATTTGCAGAAATACAACAACCCTCTAAAGAAGAAGTTCCTATTCCTATATTATTAGAACCAGTAGATAAATTTTTTAAAGTACTTTTACCTATAGAGACATTATTATCTAGTAAAGATACAGGTAATTTAAATGCAACATTACCTATCGAAATATTACTAGAGTCATTTCCATTGCCCCTACCAATACAAACACTATTAACATCCAAAGTCGGAGACGACACTGTACCATCAAAAGTCAATAAAGATTCTGCAACTGTTCCACCAGACCCATTAGATGTTAATACCTGATTGTTTGAACCTGAAATACTAAACGAAGGTGTTCCACTAAAGGTAAGTTTATCACTTCCATCTATAATAGTAATATTAACACCACTAAAACTTTTCAGAGCAATGTTTCCACCTGTAACACCAGATATATCTGAGACACCGTTACCAACAGTGTAAGCACTTGTTATGTAACTCGTAAGTGCGGAATATACCTCCCAATATATACCATTCCATTCCCACGTTTTATTATCGTAAGTATATTGTTGATTTGGTGACGGACTATTTGGAAAATTAATTGGCATATCTTTTCGTTATAAATAATATAATATTTCAGCAGTTCCTAAGAAAGTTGCATTAGCCCCCAATGGGGTAATACAAACCCACATTTCATCTAAAGTACCATTCACATTAGAACCTACTCTTATTTGGTTATCATCCACTTTTATTGTTGTTAATGCTGATGTTCCAGCCTCCCCAATTAATGAAGACATAATGTGTCCACTACTTGTTATTGTGGTAGCCCCAACACCTAATGAATATTGGAATGGTGAGTTAGGAATATCAGTCCAAGTTGGTGTCGCTGACAAGGTTGGGTTAAACTCAATGGTCATTAAATAGTTATCATTTGATGTATTTAATAAACTTAAACTACTATATTGTGATGTAACAGATTTATAGGATTGTTTTAATCTATACCCAATATATGGATATTTTGTACCTGAAGTCGATAAGGTTGCAGTTGATGAATGTATAACCCCAACGGTACTATATAAACCATTTAATGCACCTTCAGTAGAAACTTGACTACATATCATATCAAAACTACCCGAACCCGACCCAACTTGTCTTATCTCATATCTTATAGGTTGGTTTGGTGAACTCATATAAACTAAACTTTCATTATTAGAACAATTATGTTCAGTAAAATAAAATGTTTGTCCAGATAAAGCAAGTCCAAATCTCAACCTACCAACTCCTAACCATTGGTAATCAACAGTCATTAACTGAGTGTTTGACCATATAAGATTTGTTGGGTCAAATTCATTTGTTTCCCAAGTTGTTGTTGACGCACTAAATATTGTTGTACCTGACCTCCAAATTTGAAAACTTATCGTATTTGATGTTCCGTTACTTTCCAAGAAGAACCCGTCAAAAACTGAATTATAAGTTGATGCGGTTGTTGTAGTAAAACATCCCACTCTTTTTATTACATTTGTTTCTAACTGAAAATTTGAAAAACTTCCCTCAAATAACTGACTCTTACCAGGTTGGTATATTGGGTGTGTTTTTGTTTGTCTAATTACCAAATCATTATTTGAAGATGTTGACATTCTAACTCTCGCATACTCCTTATTAAAAACTGATGTCGCAGTTCCTGCGGTTACTTCATTAACTTGTAATGGGTTTTTGTCGTAAACATGCTTAATGTCCAATAGATTTTGTACCGCAGCAGTCCTCAATCTACCAAAAGCGTCAAGATTTGGACTATCAGAATATTTTACCGCATTATTATATATAAAACTCATATTAAATACCAATTTCCGCCCCTAACCATACAGGTTAAAGACATATAGTTTATGTTCATATCAACGTAATTATTGTTGTCAATTGTTCCTGATGAAGGTGTTAATCTTATTCTATAAGTACCACAAATCCCTGCTTCATCTTTTATTATTAAATAATAACCCTCTTTACCTACTACCGATGGTAATACCAAATCAACATTACTATTACCACTTATACCCCAATATGTTTTATCCCAAGTTAAAGATTGTCCTGTAGTAATTCCTGTTGTTGTATAATATCCCGCATCAGGTGATAAAGGACCTGGTACCGAGAACGGCTGAACCCATTGTTGTGAATCACCATCATCAATCCAAACCAATTCAACACCTGTATTTGTATTGAACCACCTATCCCCACTTATAATAATTCCTGTAGGTGTTGATGCAGATATATAATATTGTAGACCTCCACTCGAAGACCCTGAAACAGGACCCCAATAAGCATAACCTGTACCATCGGTTAATAAAGCATATCCATTTTGTTCAGTTCCATTAGAATAGGTAAAACCGCTATAAACTGTTAAACCTGAAGAAAAAATTGGATTAACAGGAATTGAACCACCTATACGATAAACAACACCTGTTGAAAGGTCAGATTGAAGTACGTAATTATAACTATCCTTAATTAATTGGTCTTTAATATCGGCCATGCTTTAATTTTACAATTTTTTGGTTATTTATAAATAGTATGGCTACCATTTGTTACGCTTGGGATGAGACACCCTTTGCATGGATTGATACCCCTTTCACTTGGGTGGAAGGATGCGTCATTGAAAAAATAGTCGGAGGAGGAGGGTCCATATCGTCCTATCAAATAAGAAAAAGACTAGATGCGTTACCTGAAGACGAAAAAGAAATTTTAATAAATTTGTTTGTTAGATTAAATGTTGATGAAATAGAATTTGAAAAACGTGTTAATAGAACTAAAAATACAAAAGTTAAAATAAAATTAAAAGATGTTGAAATTTCTCTAAAAGAACAAAGAATGATTAATGTAAATGTGAAAATAATAGATTAATAGATATTTATAATTGATTATGGGATATAAATTATACACTGATAAGTCAAATAAATTCAATTGTAATATTGAAGTTGAGGGTACTTCATTATCTAAATCACAAGTTAGATTAGTTATAGAATCTGAAGATTTAATTTATATGTTTAAAGGAAGTATTCAGAGTAATGGTGAATGTGAAGTTATTGTACCTAAAACAAAATCATTTTTAAATGAAGGTTCTAAGGGTAACATGAGATTAGAAGTTATTGCTGATGATGTTTATTTTGAACCTTGGTCTTCTGATTTCTCAGTGGTTACAAATAAGAAAGTAACAGTTCAAATTGCTGAACAAGAAGAAGAAAAACCTAGAATGAAAGTTCAGGTTGTCGAACAAAAAGAGGAACCAAAAAAAGAAACTATAAAAGAATCGCCTAAACCTAAAGAAGAGGTTAAGAAGAGACGTATTATAGTTAATCAAAATGTGTTTACAAAAGATGAGATAATTAAAAAATTAATGGGAAAATAAACCAATAATTTTCATAATCACATCAATTATTCCGTACACACCAAAACCAAAAAATATTACAGAAACTATCACATAAGGTAGTACTGATTTTTTAGCGTTTTCACATTTACTACATTTCTTTTTTTCTTGTTTGTTTTCCATATAAAAAAATTACTAAATAAATTATTAGGTGTAAAGTTTAATAGAATAATATTTATAATTATGAAATTAATATATTCTTTAAGTTCTTTAATAACTGAAAAAAAAATTGGTGAACTACAAGATACTGTATATATAAATTATGTATTACAACATACACCAAGTAGTAAACACGGAATTTTCAGAAAAAAAAGACACGAGAAAGAAGACGGAGGAGAAAGAATTACCGATTATCATATATTAGAGTTATGTAAAAAGGCAAAAACTAACATAACCCAATATATTGTTATGGGTGAAATAATTGACGGAGTTAGATTTATAGTATCATCTAAAGAATTTCCTTTTTTAAATATTGTAATTAACCCACAAGAAAACTCACCATTTGATTGGACATTAACAGTTGTTACTGTAATGAACAAAGAAGATTTTAATATTGGTAGAAATCAATTACAAATTTTCATATAAAGAAAAACCCCCGATGTATTCTGACAACGAGGGTTTAATCTTTTTCACTTAATTAAGTTGAGGCTTCCGCCCCTGAACATCATCGTGGTTCAGTTCCGCCGAGTTCTTGTAAGGGAATATCTCGGTTCAACCCTTCATATAATTTCGATTACAAATATATATCAAAATATTTAAATAAAAAAACTTTTTTTAAAAAAAAGTACAGTATCTTTGCTAAATGAAACAGGAAACATTACCACTTAACATACGACATGTTGCTCAAATAGTAAGACGTAACATGATTACAAAAACAGTACCATCAGGTAAAGTTTACTCACGTAAGAAATCTAAGAAGGTTGACATCTACCAAGATTAGGATTATTTTTTTATAAAAAAAGTATGCTCTCATATATAGGCGGTAAAAGTAAAATTGGTAAATGGATAGTACCGTATTACCCAAAAGACATGGAAACATATGTAGAGACATTCGGAGGAATGTTTTGGTGTTTCTTTAATATGGATTTAAAACAATATCCAAATCTTAAAAGAGTTGTTTATAACGACTTTAATCCTTTAAATTATAATTTATTTATGTGTCTTCAGAACCCTGGCGTTCTACTGTCTGCGGTTAATAGAATTCCTTGCCAACAACAAGGAGTTGAGGAGACACCTCCAATCTACCGAGAACAGTTTAACACATTCCAAAAAGAAATATTTGGGGATGGGTTTACTATAAACTATCCTGATTATGATGTCGCCGCAAAATACGCATATGTCTTAACACAAGTATTCAGCGGGTCCAAACCTGAAACTAGTTCCTTTATTGATTTGAAGGGTAAGTATAAATCAAAATACCTTACATTTAGAGACAAATTATCTAAACCTGAATGGGTAGAACATTTTAACAGAATATCTCATTTTAGAATTGGGGATTTTGAAGATGTGATTAAAGAATTTGATAGCCCAACAACTTATTTTTATCTTGACCCACCGTATTGGAAAACTGAAAATTATTATTCTAATCACGATTTTGACAGAGATGACCACGAAAGACTTGCAAATTGTTTAAAAAATATTGAAGGAAAGTTTTCGTTATCTTATTATGATTTTGTACTTTTACACGAGTGGTTTCCCGAAGATAAATATAGATGGGAGAAAAAAGAATTTGCTAAAGCCGCGGCAGCAAAAAAAGGTAAATCACAAAATATGGGAGAAGAACTATTAATAATGAATTATTGATATATTTATATAAAAAAATATTTTTAAAATGAAATTTACCACCTTATTAAAATCAGTAATTCTTGAGAATTCAAGATTTAAAATATTGTACGATAATTTAGTCCCTAAAAAAGAAGAAAAAGGTAAAAAATCTGACCCAAAGAAACTACCTTTTGATATTCTTAAAAAGATAATTGCTGCTGACCCAGATTCAAAATTTCCACAAGGATTTGATTTTGACACCGCAACTCCTGAAGATATGGAGAAAGGTAAAGTTGGTAAATATACTAATTGGTTAATTAAAAACTTTATGAAACCATCTGCAAGTTCTATAGATGCTGACCCTTCAGATGAGAGAGCTTATGGAATTGCGGTTAAAAACTATAAAGATTTATTTTTAGAAGACTTATATAAAACTACTAATGACCTTAAAAAGTTTGAGAGATTTAAAAACCAATTATCTGCGGATAAAAGAGATATTATGAAGTTATCACCAAGTGAACTATTTGACTTGGTAAAAGACTTTTCATTGGAAAAAACTAAGGCTACAAAATCTGAAAAAGAGACTGCTAAAAAGACTTATGAACATCCAGGTGGTAAAGTTGCCTTTAGAGGCCCTAATTGGACTGTAATTAAAATTGAAGGTACTGGTGAACTACAAAAAGATGCTGCTTGTTTTTATGGAGGTTCTCATGAATATGATAAAGGTGAATCTAGATGGTGTACATCTTCACCTGGTATGTCCTATTGGAAAAATTATTTGAGTAGAGGCCCATTATATGTAATATTACCTAATGAATCTTCTGATGTGGGTAAAGTATCTGGATTACCAGTTGAAAGATACCAATTCCAATTCCCTGATGCTCAATTTATGGACAGACATGACCGACAAATTGATTTAGTTGGAATGTTAAATGGTAAACTATCTGAAGTTAAGGAGTATTTTAAACCTGAATTCGCAAAGGGACTTATGAAGTCTAATGAGAATAAGGCGGTAATCACCTATCCTGATAGTGCATCAGGTAAATTTGTTGCATTATACGGATTCGAGGAATTATTCAACTCATTCCCTGAAAGTTTAGAAAGTTTAGTAATTGAAAATAAATCCAGAGATAACGTTGCTTTAGATGTACCATCTAGTATTGGTAAATTTAAAAATTTAACAACATTAATGTTACAAAATATTGTAAGAACATTACCTGAAGAAATTGGACAACTTACAAAATTAGACTTTTTATCACTACCTGATAATAAAGAATTAAAAGAATTACCTAATAGTATCGTTAATTTAGATAATATGACTTTTATAAATCTTAGAGGTAGTAACCCTGATATCAAAATACCTGAAGGAATCACTGAAAAATATGAAGATTTAGGTGGCGGATTTTGGTATACTGCGTAATTTTTCATAAATTAGCAACTTAAATTAAGGTGCTATGAAAACAAATGTTGACTGTGAAATTTATCTATCAAACTTCATAGGATTCTTTGATAAGAATCCAAATGACTTGATTGCACTTATTGGGCAACATATGGACAAAAGTAAATTTTATGAGAAAGTTAGAACACAGGTATATTCAAATCATGAAAATGGTGATGAAATCACTTTAACACAAAAACAAATAATTGATATTTTGGTTAGTTTACATAATCAAAATAAAATTAAAAATTATGATTTGAATAAAGTCAAAATTCCTTTTCTTGAAACAAAGTACGGTAAGTTATTTTTAAATTAGTTTAATTTTATTATATTTTTTTTATGATTAATTTGTTAAAAATTAAAAATGAAAGAGTATTCATTACTGAATATCATGATTATTGTGACGTAAAACCTGAGGATAATTCACTGTTTGGATACAATATGGTAACTGGTGTAAAAAATGAATGGAAATTCAAAGGAAATTATACTTGTACCGAAGAAAAAATAAAAGACTATGGTAATTTATTATGTTCAGTGAATATAATCAGACATACATTATGTTTAGATGAGAATGATGATATCGTCTCTATAAGAGCTTATTTTTTCACTAAAAATAGAAGGGTCGGAAGTAGGTTTTTTAAAACTAATACAAATATGAAGTTTTTAACCTACAATAAAAAAACAAAAAATTTTTATAATGGTAGTATGTTTAACTATCATTTAAAAAGAAAAAGGACATCATCTATTAAATGTAATTTCTTTTTTGATAATTTTTTTAATCATGTCTACTATAGTTTTGCTAGAGTAAACCAAAATACGCCCCAACCAATATTAGAGTTTGATAAGTCCAAAGTTGATGAGATATTTCAAACTTTCCTGAGTAAAGTCGGTATTGAAAATGAGTTTAATAATAAAACATTTATTAATGATTTATTTGGTAAATTATTAGATGATAAAGGAATTAAAAAACCAAATAATTTCTATGCATTTAAATACTGTATACCTAGACCGACTAAAAAAATATATAAGAACAACAAAAATAAAATGGTTGAATCTTATATGGATATGTACGGGATTCATGGGGATAAAATGAAAAAAATTCTACATAATCTAAAAGAAATTAATTTAAAATTAATTAAACAAATAATTGATATTTTTGGGCATACTTATTTATCACAGAAATCAGAGATTGATTTAATTTTATTTTATGAAAATATTATTAAGAATAATATATTTTTAGATAAAAATTTTATAGACCTCCTTTCAAAGAAAGAAAAAGAAAACTTTTTTAAATGTGTTTTAATAATTGACAATAACGTAGGTATTAATCAATGGTCATTTAATGACCACATGGTTTTTTATAAAAAAATACTAAAATACGAAAAAATAAAATGGAAATCTTTTGACCTAAATTCATTTAAGTCGGAACATATTGAGTATAGCGAAAAGAGTGAGTTTTATTCTAAAGGATATTATGTGAGAAATTATGATAATAAATTCAAAGATTATATCCAAGAAGAAATTGTTATAAATAACCAAACATATTGGCCAATTCTTCTTGAAGAGTATGAACAATATACAGAGGAAAGTTCACATCAATCAAACTGTGTTAAAACTTATAATTCAAGAGTTGATTCTGTAATAGTTTCTCTAAGAAACGAAAGTAATGATAGGTTAACAATACAAATGATACCTAAAAAAAATAATAACGGTAAAATTTTTTGGAAAAACGCTCAAACTAGAGCAAAATTCAATGAAATGTATACGGAAGATTGGATATTACCAATCACAATATTAGAAGAAAGATTTTCGACATCAAAATTTGAATTACCTGAATTTTTTTATGTTAATTATTTAGGTAAAAATAAAGTAAATGTTACATTTAATGAAGTAATAGAAGAAACCTATGACAGTGGTCACATTAAACCAAATCAGTTTGATTTATTAAATTTTTAAAATGGATATAAAAGAAAAATATTTTACTAAAGAAAAAGATTTTTTTGATAAATTTGGATTATTATCTGTAATCAATTACGAAGACTCACATAAACTAACCCCAAAGGAACTATCAAGTAAAAAAAATACAGAATCTGTTTTAATAATATCTACGTATCAAAACGATAAAGAGTTTATTACTGACTATATTTGTTCAGTACAAAAAAAATTTTATATTTATTTGTCATCTACTATTATGGAAAGTAGTTATAAATTAAGAATATATTATTCACCAAATGATATTGCTGAAATAAAAATGTTAATACAAAATTTAAAAAATGATTGAAGTATCACCTGAAGAATTAAAAGAAAAAATTCAAAATAAAGAGACCATGATGGTTGATTTTTACGCAACTTGGTGTATTCCATGTGGCAGACTTATTGAAGAACTTAATGACATTGACACAGAGGTTCCAGTATATAAGATAAACGTTGAGGATGACGTTGAGTTTTCAAAATCCTTAGGGATTAGGTCTGTACCCACCGTAAAAATATTCAAAGAGGGTCAACCAATATCAACAATGGTTGGATTTAAACCAAAAAGTGAGATAAAAAATATTTTATCTGAAAGTTTATCATGAATAAGTTAGTGGTATATACAATGAAAGGTTGTCCTCATTGTGATGACTTTAAAAAAATGTTAAAAAATGAAAAAATAAAATTTACGAATAGAGATGTTGAAAAACATTCTGATGAGTATGAGTTATTTGTTAGTGTAACTAATGATTTTGTTCCAGCATTTATGATTATTAATATGGAGGAACCAAATAAATCTGAATTATTTGCACCTGATTTACATTTTAATGATTTAGAAGAAGGTTTGAAAATTATTAAAGAAAAATTATAAATGAGAGAATTAACATTTAGAAAAAAAGGGGTGGTCCACACCCCTTTGGTTTATTGGGAAATTGATAAAAATAATAAAATAGCGATATATCAGGGAGGTAGAGGTGCTCGTCCTGATTTGGACTTCATTGTTAAACATAAACAAGAAGGTAAAAAATTAAGAACACCGTCACATACTCATTGGATTGTAGATTTAATTGCTAAAGCTCAATACGATAAAGGTAGAGTTAAATCCTATGTTGAGGATATGATACAAATGTATGACGAGTGTGAACCATTTAAGGACGAAGAAGAGAGAAACAATTACAAGTTACAATGCCCTACCAAGTATTGGATGAAACACATTATGCTTGAAGATAAAGGATATTATCCGATACAAGTATTGACAGCCTTTATTGAATTATTTTCTAAATGTGAAAAACAAACACCTGGAGCATTTATGTTTAGAAACCTACTAACATTAGTTAAGGATTATTGTGAAGGTAAGAAAGATTTTTATCAGGTCGTAGGGTACTCTAAAAGAGTTTAAATTACCTGAAAAAAACTGTTTTCTTTAATTTTTAACCATGGTCTATAATTTTGGTCTATTAAATAATATTTCATGAAATCATGAGATTTAATAATCTCGTTAATTTCTAATACATCCATTTCAAAATTATCCATAATGATTGATTTAAGTTTTGATGATGGATATATTGAATCGGAAATAATGTTAATAATATTAATCGTACCGTTATTGTGCTCCTCGATTTCGAATTCAATAAAATTATAATTAAAATGGTTTTGTATATTGTATGCAATCATTTCCAAGTATAGGTATAAATTTTTTAAATAATATTTTGAATACCCAAACGGAAATTTAGAATTGACGGATGATTCGTAAGATATATAATTAGATTTATTTACATACTGAAAATCTTTATTAAATCTAATTTTAATTTTTTTTTCTTTAAGTTTACTTTTATCAAAATAAGAAATTAAGTCTAAAGTGTTAATATTCTCAATATTCATAAAATTAAATTCAGACTTATACTTAGAAATAAACTGATTAACTAATTCTTGAGATGTTAATACGTTTGGAGATTCGGTAATACCCTTTAAAATAATTAAAGATTCAAAATCAGATACTCCTATAACTGTATTGAATTTCCCATTTTCACTTATTTTCTCACATAAAAATTCAGAAAAAAGATTACAAAATCCCTGTCTACTATCAATTAAAAAACTATTCATATACAAATTTAAAAACAAAAAAAAACAGTATAAATAGTAATTTAAAAATAATCTCCTATTGAATAATTAATACAATTATCGACCTGACTTGAGTTAGGGTAATCGTCTAATCTTGGTACTCTTAATGATTCACGAGCTCCATCATCTATTAAATCTTTTAGTAATCTACCGTAACTACCAAAATACTCAATTGTATCACAATGAATTCCATCACAATCCTTGTTTTCAGTTAACCATTCCGAAACAACTTCATATACACATTTTGTGGCTTTGTATCTTGTTCCGTAAAATGTTTTAGATACTTGTTTACCTTCTTTATCCCAAACTTGTTTTTTGTATGAATACTCATCTCGTTTGTTGTCATCAATTACAAAACCAACTAGTTCAGACATTAAACTATCATACCATTCATCAGTTAATGTTCCTTCATAACAACCGTGATAGATATCATATAAATCACTTCGTATATCATCTAATTCCTTATTAATTAGGTACTCAATAGTATCATCATCACCAAGTATACGAGAGATGACCTCATCAGTTAATTCAACATCATCACGACCTTGTTCCTGAGCAATTTCTTCAAGTAATTCAGTATCGGTACCGATTGTTTTCATATCTTTAAGTTCAGATGTAATTCTTTCATTAACCAATTTTTTATTTTCATTAGTTAACTCATCATATACGTCTCTATAAACATCATCAGTCACATCCCAAAAACTCACATCATACTCACCATTTAAAATACTCTCAATTGAATCACTACTAATTTCATTACGATATGACGTATTGAAAAACCCTGAAAGTTCACCTGAAGATGTGTCAAAATAATAATCACTTCCTATTTTTATAATATCTGAAAGATATTCATCAACTATTCTCCAAACAAAAGAACTATCATTTTCATAAAACGCATAAAATAATCGATTTTGGTAATCTTCATATATTGGATTAAATGGGTCTATCCTATTTAATAAACCTTTTTTACTTAAAATTTCGAAATAATTTTCGATACCACCAAAAAACTTATCAAAAAATTCAATACCTTCATCATCCTCTAATTTCTTTATAATTTTTAAAAATTTTTCATCTTTTTCTGACAAGTTTTCTTCATTTTGTTCTTTTATATTTTTCTTTTTTAAAAATTTGAGTAATGGTTTTTCATCTGTAACGTCTGCTCGACTAGATAATTTTGAAAATTCATCACTCTTTTTCTTATAGTCCCAGTGGTCAGGTAAATCTTCAGAATCAATGACTTTATCATAAACAACATCATCACTTAATGGAACCAAGTCCAATTCTGGATGAGCAATATATATACCTTTATTACCCCAATCCCAAACTCTTGTTGGTTTATTTAATAACTTTCTAAAATGTTTATTAGAAAAAAAGTTATCTTGGTTATAACCTCTAATAATTATGTAATCACCTGTCTGTAAAGTCATATTAATAAATATAAAAAAAGGGGAAAATAACTTCCCCTTGTAATCTAGATTAATTTTTTGGTTTTATTGGATTATTTTCCACATCCGCAACCACCACCACCGTTTTTCATAGCGCTATTTTTTTTAATGGTTTATTACTTATAAATATTTTTATTTTTTGTTTTTGTTGTAGTATTTCTCAATAACCTTTTTAACAGAGTCTTGTGAAGATGTATTCTTTTGAGGTAAAGGTTGTTGATTTGACTGATTTTGCTTATTTTTACATGAACACCCCATAATATTAGAATATTAATTTTTATTATATATAAATATTTCACTAAGATATTAAAAGGAAATAGTAAGTGGATTTATATATTTATAAATAAAAACAATAATGAATTATCATTTAAAGAAAATTTTAAAATCTATTATAAGTGAACAGGATGAAAATGAATACATTTTTATCCAACCACAAGAACTTATTGATATGTTAAAATTCGTATCCTATGACGTTAATGCTTTAAGTAAGTTAAAAAAATACAGAAACAAAAATATAGTAGTTCAAGGAAACTTGAATCTAAGCGGATTACCAATTAAGTCATTGAGTCCAATTAAAAAAATAGAGGGAAGACTTGATATTTCAAATACAAAAGTATCTAGTATAGATGGTATTGAAGTTACAGGGTATGTGACAGATTATGGGACACCAATTGAGTCTAAACGAAAGGCTAAAATTAGAGCGGAGAAAATTTCAGGAGCTAACGCAAGAAGAGAAGACAATGAATGGGATTTAGAAGTTTACAATGACGAAGAAAGTTTATATGCAAATGTTTTGTTTGATTATCTAGAATCGGATATTGATGAAATTGTTAGACCTAAAAATTATTCTGAATTATTGAGTAATTTACAGACTAAAAGAAGTAATTTAGAATATGACCAAGAACAATTAGAAGATGTTAATAGTAGTGAATACAACGAGATACAAGAAAAAATTGATGAAATAGACACTGAAATTGAAGAATTGGAAGATAGTGTAGATGTGTATTTTTTAATACCCAGTAAATACACGCATTACGGGTTAACAGTATTTGAAGTATTAATACCATCAAAAGAAGGAGAAGAATATACTGTTGGTACTGAAAGAGATATGGACAATGCTATTAGGGATTATCAAGAAGAATATTTTAATGAACATGGTGTTAATGGTTACCGAAGAGACTTTTGGTTAAATTATATCGATTTAGATAGGATTTATGATGATGCATTAGAAGTTTATGAGAGTGATGTTAGAGACAATCCTGATTCATATTTGAGTGATAGTGATAAAGAATTGAGTCAAGAACAATTAGATGAGATTAAAAAATTGGAAGAGGAAAAAGATGAACTTGAATCACAACTTCATGACTTGGAACCTGGGGATGATGAGTATGATAATATTGGAGATAGAATTAATGAAATAGATATTGAAATAGGTGAAATTGAAGATTCTCCAGATGGCGAATATAATGATAGTGCGATAGAAGAGAAGGCCGAAGAACTTGCAAGTTATTACAGAGATAATCCCGAAGAATTTGCTGGAAACATGGGATATGATTTGTCAGAATACATTGACAAAGAAGAATTAATAGAGGCTTCAATTTCTGAGGATGGGTATGGTAACATGAATCATTATGATAATGATTATGATAGTTTTGAATTTAATGGTGAAACTTATTATATAATGAGAATAACATGATTAAAGATATTGTTAAAAATAAAAAAACAAATTTTAAAATGGATACAGATTGGATATTCACAGAGCCAATCGATTTAGAACATAAACAATATATGTTACTAGATTTCTTAAAATATTGTGATAAAAAAATTGATAAATTTGAACTTTACCCAATGTATACTGAATTATCAGTTCACCTTGCAAATTTACAATCAATTTCTAGTGATTTTAAAATGATTTATTTTGAAAGAAAATTGGAAAACGTTGACGACGAAGTTTTATTATCTGATTTAAAATTTAGACCTATACAAATAACAAATGAGGAAGATTTAATTGAATATGATAAGATTTTAAAATATTCAGGGCAAAAAATATTAGACTATTTTAATATAGTTAAAGCTTTGTGGACTTTGATATACGATACAGTATCAATTAAAATAATTAAAAACGATAGAAACATTTCAGAACTTACTGGATATTTTTTTTATGAAAAAGAAGGTACTAAAAAAATTTGGAAATATATTATAGATAAGAAGGATAATCTTACAATTGATAATAAAGTTTACACTAGAGAATTGATTAATTTTAATAACAATGATTGTGTAGAATCGATAATATATAATTCTGAAAACGTTAAGAAATTACCAATTTTTGAATTAAAGGCAACTAATGAATTTCCGATGGAAAGTACATTGTTACCTATTTTCAAAAGGAAAGTTTTGAATTATACTATACAAAAGGGCATCATAAAAAATCTGAGGAATGGGATTCAATAAAAAAATAGTTGGAGAACAAGAAATTATTTTTTTAACAGATAATCCTAGTGTTATTGAATTTTATTTAAAATGTGATGTTATTTTTTTTTCTAATGAAAAAGTACAAATAAAATTTAATAAAATAAAAGATGATTACATTAAGAGAACAAGTTTTAAATAAGTTAAGAACTGAAATTCACGTATCATTTATAAGTGAAGTTATTTTAAAATTACCTATGGATAAAACAATTGAACTTATGGAAGATTTAGTTTCCGATGGTTTTATTGATAATTTGGGAAATGGTTACTACATTTTAAAAAAAAATAAAAATGGAAAAATTCAAAACATTTGAACCCTTAAAGTCTAATAGATGGATAATCTCATTTAACGATGAGGTAAAAGTACCTCCATACCAGTTCAGTAAGTATAAACTTAAAAACGAAGGAGAAAATCTTATATTAACAACATCAATGTATAACACTGTTGTTTATTCTTTTAATCCTGCTGACCTATATAAAATAACCGATGTTAAGATTGAATATTTAGACCCAATCGGTGAAGTGGTTAATGGGTTGTTGTTACCTGTTAAAGGTTCAAATCTTGAGATTAAATGTTCATATAAAGATGATAATCTTATGTTTACAAAATTAAGATTTGTTATCGATACTAGCAAGATGACACCAATCTATAAAAATACAATTGAAACAAATTATGATGGAACAGAAGGAAATGGTTAATAACCCAGAACATTATGGGGGTGCGGAAAATGTTTATGAAGTTGTTAAAGTTTGTGAGGCGTGGGGGTTAGATAAGGATGCGTACCTTTTTAATGTTGTTAAGTATATTGGAAGGGCGGGTAAAAAAGAATCAGACAAAGAATTACAGGATTTGAAGAAAGCCGCTTGGTACCTTAATAGAAGAATCGAAAACATAGAAAAATTATTAAAATGATAACATTTATTGTTAGTTATGTTTTATCATCATTAATTTTATTCTCTTTAATTTTATTAGGTGAATACTATTCAAACAAAAAACCAAATAGTAAATTTAATATTTGGTGGAACAAACACATAATTACGAAAATATCTAAAGAAGAGGAAGATTATTATGATTGAAAATTACGTAAATAGAGTAATCAACGGGGATTGTATTGAGGTTATGGGTAACATGCCAGAATCATCAGTTGATTTGATTGTTACATCACCTCCATACGGAGTAAACATTAATTATGATGTTCATGATGATGATATGGAAATAAATGAGTATTTGGATTTTACTCGTAAATGGATGACTAATGCTTATAAAATCTTGAAAGACGATGGACGAATTGCTTTAAACATACCATATGAAATAAACAGACAAGAAAAAGGTGGTAGAATTTTTTTGGTATCTGAAGTATATCAGGTTATGAAGGAAATTGGGTTTAAGTTCTTTGGTGTTGTTGATTTAGAAGAAGATAGTCCTCACAGAAGTAAAACAACTGCTTGGGGTAGTTGGATGAGCCCGTCTAGCCCTTACATATATAATCCTAAAGAATGTGTAATACTTGCATACAAGAAAAACCACATTAAAAAAGTTAAAGGAGTGCCACAATGGAATGGAGTTCCAACTAAAATTGAACAAGAAGATGGAACATTCAAGACAAAGGTAGTTTATCAGGAAAAAGACAAAAAAGAATTTATGGAACTTGTGTTCGGACAGTGGAAATACTTAAACGACTCAAGACCAATGACAAAAGCAACATTTTCAATGGATATCCCAACTAAGGCTATTAAGATATTGTCATACAAGAATGATATTATATTAGACCCATTTAATGGGAGTGGGACCAGCTGCGTAGCTGCTGAAACACTTGACCGAAGATGGATTGGAATTGAGTTATCACCAAACTACACTGAAATTTCAAGGCAAAGAATACAAGCATTTGTTGACCAAAAAAAACAACAAAAAATTGAATTTGAAACTGGAGGTAATTAACCTCCATTTTTTTTTAATATGATGGTATTTATTAAATAAAAGTTTATGATGGATAATTCAGAAATAATTAAAAAATTAGTAGAATCACAAATACAACTAAAATTCTTACACTGGCAAACAAAATCTTATGCTAAACACAAAGCTTATGGTGAGTTATATGAAAGTTTAGGAGAATTAATTGATGATTTTGTTGAGGCTTGTATGGGTAAACACGGAAGACCATCATACGAAGGTGGATATACCATACAGGGACAAGACATTTCTGAAATATCTGTTCAAAATTTTATCGACGGAGTTTGTATTTTCTTAATACAATTAACTGAAGTATTTGACCCACAAGAGGATTCAGACCTTTTAAATTTGAGAGATGAAATGTTACATGGGTTCAATAAATTAAAGTATCTCCTAACATTAGAATGAGAAAAATTATATCTGAATCAGGTATTAGAAATATAAGAGAGCTTTCTAACAGATATAAGAAGGCTAAAATTTATTTTCACCAAGACCTAGATGGTGTCACTACCGCAATAGCCATGAGGGACTATTTAAAGTCAAACGGAATTGACGTGGTTGACGTGGAAGTTATTCAATATGGAGATAAGGAGTTCGCGGTTAAAAAAACTGATGCTAGAGGTGAAGTTATGCCAGTTTTAGTTGATTTTGCACATGGTAAACCAATGTTTATTATTCACACTGACCATCATGATAGACAAGCTGGTGCGGAAGAAACTGGCTCAAAATCATTTAGACAAGCAAGGTCAAACGTTGAAACCTTGTCTCAAATAATACCCAAAAGTGACTTATTTCCACCTGAAGATGTTGCCACAATATCTATGGTTGATAGTGCTGATTATGCTAAAAGAAATATTACACCTGAGATTGTAATGAATTATATCTTTAAATTTGATAAAGATAAATCTGCGGCTGATAATAGAATGATGTTAGGATTGGTTACTAATAAATTACTTTTGGCATTTAAAAACAAAAAAGGATTTTTAGAAGAATTAGTTATGGAGTGTGAACCTTCATTAATTTCATTATTTAGAAAAATTAAAGAAATAATGAATTTAAAAGGATTTCCTTCAGAAGATGTTTTAGAAAAAAACAAAGAAATTTATGTTTCTTCCATGAAAACACATCCTCAGGTTTCTGGTAATATCATTGTTCAGTATGGAGGTGGTAATATGATGAAACCTGGTTCGTATGATAGATATACACCATTTAGAAATAATCCTGAAGCTGATTTCTTGGTAATCGCTTGGCCTCTTGGTTTGTTACAAGCCTCTTGTAATCCATTTAAAAAAGAAAGAGAACTTAAAGGTGTTAACCTTGGTGAAATAGCTCAAGAAGTTTTATCTAAATGGGAATCACAATTAAAAGAAAAACAAATACCTTTGTCAACTATAAAGTGGGTTTCTGAGACTGCAACTAATGAAGAATCTGTTGGGTTCACATTCAAGGATTTTGCGGCAATTTATGGTGAAAAATATGTGAAAGATAAAGACGGTATTAAAAGTTTGATGGATATTAAATCTTTAATGGAAAAAAAATCATCAGATTTAACTGAAGATGAATGGACTGTTCTTGACCAATACACGGTTCCTGTTTGGGATGTTATTCAGGCTAATTCTGGAGGACACAAATGTATTACCAATATTTCAGGACTTAATTACATTGGTAGGAGTAAAAGACCACCAAAGGGTGGATATAGGTATGATGCGGAAAAAGAGGATTCTCCGTATATTAAATTTTTAAAAATGTTACAAAGAGACTTTGTTAAAAACCTTCAAGAAAAGATTGAATTATCAAAGAATCAGTAACAACCCAATTTTTAGTATACTCTATATTATTAACACAAAATTTGGCATAATTATTAATTTTAGGTGAACCTGTATTATAAGCTCCACACGCTTTAGCCCAACTTTTGTATTTATCGTAATTTTTTGATAATATTTTCATTGACACCATTACATTAAGTTCTAAATCATACATTAAGTCTTTTCTAGTAACTTTACTACCAGCATAATAAGATGCGTATTTAGGGATAATCTGCATGGCTCCAACAGCCCCTGCTTTAGAAGATAAATAAGGATTATATAATGTGTCTGATGGACCTTTATATCTGGTTTCTTTGAATGCAACATTATAAGCGATGTATTTTGGAACACAGAATGAATCAGAGTAAGTCTCAATTAGATAATATAATCTATATGATGGTTTAGAATTTGGATTTGCTCCAATTTCATAAAGTACATCTTTATCTATTTTTATAGGATATGGTATAATAAATGAAGATGAAATAATAAATGATAGTAAAAGTAATAAAATTTTAATTTTGTTCATAATACTAAAATTAAAAAATTATTTTGAAAGGTCAAATATAAAACTACATTTGTCTCCCATTTTAATACCTTCATTCTGACAACGACCACCCTCAATCTCTAATACATATTTACCGTATCCATTATAATTCTTACAAATTGGTGATTCACACGGCTCGCAGTTATAATGTATTTCAGTTACTGTTAAATCACTATCAATAAAGATAATATCTAAAGGTATGATACAGTTCTTCATCCAAAAACTATGATACCCATTACCCATAAAGAATAACATACCATCAAATCCAATAAATTCTTTACCCATCATTCCTTCAGAAATTTCTTTGGGTGAATTACATACCTTAACTTTTATATTTTCATTTTTTATTCTTACAAACATAGTTAATGATAAATATTTTTTTTTTAAAAAAAATCAAATATTTATTTGATACTACCAATTTCTTGCCGTAAGTTTGTAAAAGATTTGACACTTATAGGTGATGAAAGATACTCGGTAGTTAAATCAAAAAGTTCTTGTTTTATTTAGAAGATTGAAAATACTTCACGGGTGGCTCCCTTAATAGTTAAGGCTGACCTTAAACATCCACTCTAAAGTATACAGGGGGCGAAAGTGAAAAAAAATATTAATTTATTTGACAGATTGAAAAAAATGTCGTAAGTTTGTAAAAGATTTGAGATTAAGGTTCACAAAGTGGTAAAACGATGAAAGTTTCCAAATCTCAAAAAAGTTCACAAATAACTTGACAAATAGAAATAAATGTCGTAAATTTGTAAAACAATTCGGAAATGTCCGAAACGTTCTTTGAAAAAATAGATTATCCATTCTCTGAGTAAGTCGTATTCCCGCCTTCGTGTGACGAATATGAGCACTGAAAAGAGATAAACGATAATGGGCCGTGTATGGTCCTTAAATAAACTACGAAAGTAGGATAAAGTGGTCTCCCCCGTGTTGAGGAGGCTGCGGTTTGAAACCCCGTAAGGGGAATTGAACTCAAGTACACAAGTGGGATATCACCACACCTTTAGTACCGAGGGTAACACTGTAGGGAAAGTGGTAGGGTGACATGGCAATGTGGATTGTCAAGTTGAGTTCGGAAGAACAATAAGAATAACCCATAGGAATCAAGTAAGAAGTATAGTCATCCAACTATATAATTGCGGATTCCAATATGATAGAATACTTAAAACCGAAAGGTAAGGTAGAGAACGAGTGGTGTCGCTACTACCCCTAAGGATGACCTACCAAGGTCGCTTTCTGAAGTAATCTAAAAATATGGAGGTGGGGACACTTCACGGAGTAGTTTAGTATTCTGTCACTCAAAAGGAGACGGAGCTTACGGTGGACCACTACTCTGACACATCCACGACACAAAACCTATTAATTTCACTGTTAATGAAAATTTAATACTAAAAATTACAAGGAAAAGTGTCCATCAGGTTTGAGTGAAAGGTGACTACATAGTAATGAGCCGTTCATTGCACACAAAGACCCCAAGTCAATGTGTATTGTTAAGAAAGACCTTTAATCCCGCAAGGACGAACTGGGGTGGCAACCTCGGAAAGAGTTAAGTACTGATAGAGTAATTCAGACCTCAAGGAGTGGTATACCTAAAAGACCGTCACTGAGAAATACTTCTCAAAAGGAAGTGGATACGAAGGGAACTAATAATCCTTCAAAAGATTCTCAATCAAAGCTGTAATCTCAGGCTTCGTTTAACTTAAAATATTATATTGTGGGATAGAGCAGAGGTAGCTCGAAAGGCTCATAACCTTTAGGTCGGGGGTTCGAATCCCTCTCCCGCTACTAAATAGAAGTAGGTTTCACCTGTCGCAGGCGACGTAAAGTAAGAATCACAACTTGACTGGTCGTAACCTTCTGTAGTGGTTAATGTGAACACTATAGACTATTAAAAACAAGGTGGGGTAACCCACCTTTTTTAATTATTAAAAATAACTTAAAATAATTTTTGATTTAAAAAATATTTATTAATATAATTTAACTACTATGGAAGTTAAAATTGGAGTTATTGAAACACATTACTATAAGGGAGAAAGAGAGTTACAAATTGTTGATTTGGAAAAGTTTCCAATTATTAAACAATTTATAGAAGTAAACCCAAAAGCAACCGAAGAAGATTTATTAAAATATTTGAAGAAAATAAAAGATAAAGATTTTCAGAGGTTTATAAACGAATTATCATGGAATGAGATTAAAAAAGAGGACTTTACTAAAAGTAAAACTGAATTAATTGTAAAATTAGAAAAATAATTTTGTAAATTAAAAATTTTGTAGTAAATTTGTCCTATGAAAATTATAACACTTAATATCATCCATCCCGAATACGGTAAAATAGTTGAAGAAACATTCCAAGATGCAACACAGATTAAATTGTTTCTTAGAATGGTACAAGATAGTATTGACACAAACACTTCTTTTAATCATTACAATATCACAGATACTTTAATTCAAATACCATCCAAAGTATTGAAAGAATGTTTAATTTTTACTAATAAAAAACAAGTCAGCTACACTGAACAAGTATTATCCAAAGTAGCGGTTTAAAAATCTTTATGTGAACCATAAAGTGGTGGACCACAATCCAAGTCGATTGGCCTAAAAAGAGAACACATGTTCTCTTTTTTTATTTTATTATCTATTTATTATAAAAAATATTAATCATGACTAGATACGTTTTTACTGAAAAACAACTTGAAAAAATAAAAGAAGATTTAAACAGACCTGAAATAACAGAAGGTAAAGATGGTAATTATATGTCAAAACAACAATTATTTATAATTGCAACTTTAGCATATAAAATGTGGGAGATAATGGAAGATGATGAAGAACTAGATGATTGGATGGAATCCAAAATTGCTCAAGCTGAGCAATCTATAACATCAGTCGTCAAGGCTTACATGTATGATGAAATAACTGATGATATGAAAGGTATGGAAACATTAAATTACAATGAACTTGTAATCGGAAAATGAAAAAAATAATTAAAGAAAACGAAAAGAAATTTTATTTATATAACCCAATCCCTATTGTAAAACAAGAGGCATCTGAGGTTATAAAAAGAATACTTAACGCTCATAACATATCATTTCAGTTTGGTGAAACTGTGAATTTAAATGAATTGGACACAGTTAATAAAATGAGAATGAGAGACTATATTAATCGTGTTATAAAGTACAAAGAAGTTAGAGGACACGCAATTGAAGGATTAATGGTTGGACTTTTTGACGGACAATTTAATAAAGAACAAATGGGTTCATGGGATTATATGGTCAGACAAGGTACCGTCGAACAAAAATATATTGAAGATATTAATGAAAGCCCATCAATAGGAGCTTTTAAAAATATTATTGATGGTTTACCACAAAAAGATTCAGATGAAATTAGGAATATACTTTCAAAATACGAAAGTCAAAATATTTTTTTAATCAATGACCCAGAACTTGAAAAATATAAAAGGAATATATTAGAGACAATGTTAACTGATATAATTTGTGTCACCACAAAAAGTTTAACAAAATTAGTTAATTATTATTTTACAAAAGAAGATTTTATAAGCTATGCAATTGATGCAAAAAATATTGCTGCACCTAAAAATAAAAATTCATTACAACTTAGAATAAAATCTGGATTATTAACGTCTAAAGCAAATAAGTTTGAAATTATTATACCATCCATAAGTCAGAAAGAATATGATGACTATATGAAGGAAGATTCTGAGGAAATAAGAATCTCAAAAATATTTGGGCCATATTATAATAAAATTAGACCAGATATTCTTAAATGGATTAAGAATAATAAAGATTTATTTAAAGATTCGGTAAATCAATTATGAAAATAGTATTAAATGAAACACAATATAGTAAACTAATTACTGAAGATTTAGGAGTATCTAGGGCTTCTATTATTTATTCTAATTTAATTTTACAAACGTTGGACCCTATTTTAAAAGATAAGATAGATAAGGGTAAAAATTTTGCAGATATAATTATTATTGGATTGAAAGATATTAAGGAAATTTATCAAAACAATTTTGATGATTTTATAGAGTTACCGATAGAAGAAATTATTATTGAATTTACATTTAAAAAAGTTAAAAATATTAATAAGACTGATGTTAAATATCTTACAGGTGGTGCGGCGTATCAAATAGAGAAGGGTAGAGATGCTAGAACTAAGATACAAAAACCTTCTCTATCCCTACCAAAAAAAGTACTTGAGGAAATTCCTGAAACTATGACTGCCTATTATGAGTTTGGTGTGATTATAAGTCAACATTATACAAATGATGATTATTCTAGTTTACTATTAGATTTACGTGATACTATTGTACATGAATCTAACCATATTTTAGAGTTTTATAAAAAAAGAAAAGTGTATAACACAGCATTATCCTTTGCAGGTTCAAAAAACAAAAATATACCAAAACCAATATATGACATTTGGAATGAATTTTTATGGTTTTTATATTTCTCTGAACCATATGAGATGAACGCTATGGCACAAGAATCTTATAGTAAAATACTAAGGATGACATTTGATGAGTTTAAAAAAACAAAATATTGGATTTATTCTGAGAAAATGAAAAATTTTGATGCTAATAAACTTTACGAAGAATTATTAAGAAAAATTAATGAATACAATCCTGATACTGAAAAAGTCTTTTTAAATAGTATTTTGAAATGGTTTAAACAAGATTATATTTCAGGTTCTAAAGATTATGGTATTGAACCAAACAAAGATGTTGTAAATTCTAAAGACATTATAACACTTATGAAAAAATTTGAGCCAAGAATTAAGAAATCTGGAGACAGACTTCAAAAAAGATTTATGAGATTATATTCTTTGGAATCTGTTTAAATTTTGTTTTTTAATGTTATTTTTATATCTTTGTATTATGAAAATAACATTTATTTCCGATACACACAACAAACATAAGCAAGTCACTAGTTTATTACCTGGTGGGGATTTAATCATACATGCTGGAGATATATCATCCATGGGGTATATCCACGAAGTTCAACAATTCTGTAAATGGTTTGAAGGATTAGATAACTATACAACTAAAGTTTTCATTGCTGGAAACCATGATTTTGGTTTTCAGGATATTCCTAAAGAGATTAAAGAAATTGTTGATTTTTATGATGGAGTTAATTATTTACAAGACGATTTAATACTACTTGGTGATAACTATAGTGAAATGGTTAAAATTTATGGTACTCCATGGCAACCTGAATTCCATAATTGGGCATTTAATTTACCAAGAAATGGATGGGAACTTGAACAAAAATGGAATGATATCCCGATAAATACGGATATATTAATTACTCACGGACCAGCCCAAGGATATTTGGACACCTCAGGACCACCTTGGAATGAGCCCTTGTTAGGTTGCGAATTACTAGTTAAGAGAATTAAAGAAATAAAACCAAAAATTCACGTTTGTGGTCATATTCACGGAGGTTATGGTTATGTCTTTGATGGTGATACTCACTTCATTAATGCATCTGTACTAAATGAAAAATATGAATTTGTTAACAAACCACTTACAGTTGAGTGGGACCCTGTGACAAATGAACTTGATTTTCTATAAAAAACTGACATAATGTCAGTTTTTTTATTTTGGTACGAATTTTAACAATTTGGCACACGGAACTTGATTCCATTAAAATAAACTTTTATATTTAAAAAAAATTATCAAAATTTATGGGAAAAATAATAGGTATTGACTTGGGAACTACAAATTCTTGCGTAGCGGTTATGGAAGGTAGTGACCCTGTAGTAATTACAAACAGTGAAGGAAAAAGAACCACCCCTTCAATTGTCGCATTTGCTAATGGTGGTGAAAGGAAAGTTGGTGACCCTGCTAAACGACAGTCGGTTACTAACCCTGATAAAACAGTGTATTCAATTAAAAGATTTATGGGAACTAGCTTTGAAGAAAGTAAAAAAGAAGCTGGCAGAGTCCCATACAAAATTATAAATGGTAACAATACACCTAAAGTTGAAATTGATAAAAGAAATTACTCACCACAAGAAATTTCGGCAATAGTACTCCAAAAGATGAAACAAACTGCTGAGGACTATCTTGGACAAGAAGTAACTGAGGCTGTAATTACGGTACCTGCATATTTTAATGACGCTCAAAGACAAGCGACAAAAGAAGCTGGTGAGATTGCAGGACTTACAGTAAGAAGAATCATAAACGAACCAACTGCCGCGGCTCTTGCGTATGGTTTAGATAAGAAATCTAAAGATATGAAAGTTGTAGTATTTGACTGTGGTGGTGGTACTCATGATGTATCCGTACTTGAACTTGGAGACGGTGTATTTGAAGTACTCTCAACTGATGGAGACACTCATCTTGGTGGTGACGACTTTGACCAAGCAATTATTGATTGGTTAGTTATGGAATTTAAAGATGAAAATGGATTGGATTTAAAACAAGACCCAATGGCACTTCAAAGACTTAGAGAAGGAGCTGAAAAGGCAAAAATTGAACTTTCATCATCACCGTCAACTGAAATTAATTTACCATATATCATGCCAGTTGATGGAATACCAAAACATTTAGTACGTACTCTATCTCGAGCTAAATTTGAACAATTAGTTGACGAATTAGTTAAAAGAACAATTAAACCATGTGAGTCGGCTTTAAAAAATGCAGGACTTAAAGTTTCTGAAATTGATGAAATTATTTTAGTTGGAGGTACAACAAGAATTCCTGTTATTCAGGATGCGGTTAAGAAGTTCTTTGGAAAAGAACCGTCAAAAGGGGTTAACCCTGATGAAGTAGTCGCTTTAGGGGCGGCTATCCAAGGAGGAGTTTTAGCTGGTGATGTTAAAGATGTGCTACTTTTAGATGTCACACCACTATCACTTGGTATTGAAACAATGGGTGGGGTTTTTACAAAGTTGATTGAGGCAAACACAACTATCCCAACCAAAAAGTCACAAGTATTCTCAACCGCTGTAGATAATCAACCATCAGTTGAAATCCATGTATTACAGGGTGAAAGAGCTATGGCTAAAGACAACAGAACCATTGGTCGTTTCCATCTTGACGGATTACCACCAGCAATGAGAGGTATTCCACAGATTGAGGTAACATTTGATATTGATGCTAACGGTATTATTAATGTGTCGGCATTGGATAAAGGAACCAATAAACAACAAAATATTCGAATCGAATCTTCTTCAGGACTTTCAAAAGAAGAAATTGAAAAAATGAAAAAAGAGGCTGAAATGAATGCGGAATCTGATAAGAAAATTAAAGAAGAGACTGAAACAATTAACAAGGCAGATTCAGTAATTTTCCAAACCGAGAAGGCTTTAAAAGATTTAGAGGATAAAATTGGTGACGAAGATAAAAATAGAGTGATGGTTGCTTTGGAAGAATTAAAAACCGCACATCAGAATAGAGACGTAGAAAAGATTAATTCTTCTATTGATAATGTTAATAACATCTTTCAAGGAATAAGTCAGAATATATATCAACAGATGTCAGACATTGTGAACGAAGATAAAGATGTTGAGGTAACCGATGTTGATTTTGAAGAAGTTAAGTAATTAATTAAAAACCCATCTTCGGATGGGTTTTTTATTTATATTTGTAAAAAAAATAAAATGAAGGTAATATTTTTAGACCACGATGGGGTTATTTGCTTATCAAATAACTGGGGGTCACGATTTAAGAAACAAAAGAAATATAGAAAAAAATTGAGTCAATCAGTAATGACAATGCCTCTTGATGCTCGTTTTGATAACTTTGATAAGAAAGCGATTAAGGTGTTAAATCAAATCTTGGAACAGACTGGTGCTGAAATCGTTGTTTCTTCCGATTGGAGGATTTGGTGTTCAGTTGAGGAAATGGGTGATTATTACGAAAGTCATGGAATTATCAAACGTCCAATTGATTTTACAGGTAATGTTATTGATGAATCAAAAGTTACATGGCACCGAAATTGGGATTTGGAAGGAACAAGGAGTTTGGAAATCCAAGGTTGGTTAAAAGAACACCCTGAGGTAACACAATGGGTAGCTATTGATGATTTGAATATGGGTAAAAAAGGTCTACACTACTCAACGGAATTTGAACACGAATGGGGGTTAGATAATTTTGTACATACTCCTCTTAGAAATGAAGGTATAAAACAAGTTGGTATTAAAGAAAAAATTTTATCATTTTTAAAATAAAAACTTAAAAATATTGACAAATAAATAAAATTTTAATACTTTTGTTAAACAGTTATATATTTAATTAAAAACAATGAAACAGAACTCGATACATAACATAAGTAATCTCCCGATGAATGTGGGCCAAGCTTGGTTTGCGATTAAAGGGCAAGATTGCCGTTGTTTAAGGGTTCTTAATGAGATGTAAGCGTATCATCAAATATATAAAAAAAGAACCCTGAACAATTAAAAAGTTCGGGGTTTTTTTTTGATGTTACAAAACAGTTCTTTGACATATTGGTGAATTTCGGGATGTAGCTCAGTTGGCTTAGAGTACGTGCTTTGGGAGCTCAAAACATGTTTTTTCGACTTTCATGATATTTATTATTAAATGAATATTATGGAAATAACTAAATATGTTTTGATAGAAGTTGTAAACACTTCTAAAAGTAAATCAGAAATACTTAAAAAGCTTGAATTGAGTGATAATGGTAGAAATAGAAATCATTTAAATAAATTAATTTCTGAATTTGGTGTTAGTTTAGATATTTTGAAAAAAAATAAAAGAATTAATACTAAATTTATTGAAAAAGAATGCCCTGTTTGTGGTAAAATCTTTGAAACTAAAAAAACAGATAGAGAAAAAACAACTTGTTCTTATAGTTGTTCGAACAGTTATTTTAGAAGCGGAGAAAATAATCCAAATTGGAAAGATGATAGTTACAGAACAACATGTTTTTTATATCATGAGAAGAAATGCGTAGTGTGTGGTGAAGATAAAATAATTGACGTTCATCATTATGATGAAAACAAAAAAAATAATAACAAAGAAAATTTAATTCCTCTTTGCCCAACTCATCACATGTATTGGCACTCAAGATATAAAAATTTAATTGAAAAAACTGTTAACAACTATAGAGATGATTTCATTAAACGAGTAATGGGCTAATTGGTAAGCCGCCATATTTGGGATATGGACATCATGTGGGTTCGAGTCCCACTTATTCGACACGCAGGTTCGAGTCCTGTCATCCCGACGATTAAAATTATTTTACATTTTAATCAAAATTGAATATATTTGTACTATGAAACATAGTATGGAAAATGGCGATAAGTCTAGAAATGGGAATCAATTAGAGTCCTATTTCATGGAAAAAACTGGATTAAAAAAAATTCAGAAGAAAGAAAAGCCTTTTTTTACTAATAGCCATGGTAAAAAACAAATTATTGATTTTGATTTTTATGTTAAAATTAATGATGACGATGTTTACATTGATTTAACAACAACTTATAGAAGTGATAGGTTAAAACAAAAAGCATATAATGCTTTAATGTATAAATCAAAGATTAACAAACCTTGTAAATTTTATATGGGTGTTGGTAAATTAGTTGAACATGGAAAGAAAAAAAATCCTGTGTTAATTGAAGGTATTGATGGAGTATTAACAGTTGAGGATTTAGTACAAATGATTTCTAAAAGGTCAGATACTCAAGTGGTTTAAGGGGCCTGTCTGCAAAATAGGTATTCGTCGGTTCGAATCCGACTCTGACCTCAAAAAAAAAATAAAAAATTTCTTTGAAATTAAAAAAATAGACGTATCTTTGTACTCACAAATAAACAATAAAAATATGATTACACTCCAAGAACTCCAATCAGTAGTACCTTCAGTATTCAACACTCAAAAAGCTCAGAAGCTTTCTGACAAGTACACAGTTGTTCCAACCATTGACGTAGTAAATCAATTTATGCAAGCAGGGTGGGAAGTGTCAAGTGCAAAACAAGTAGGGTCAGGTGTATACGGCAAACACTCAGTTCGTCTCCGTAACTCTGAACTCCCAAAGGTAGGTGATTCTCTACTTGAGGCTATCATCACTAACTCTCACGATGGTCGTACCAAACTCCAAGTAGGAGCAGGGTTGTACCGATTGGTGTGTTCTAATGGTCTTGTAGTACCAATGCAAGAAATGGTTAACATTAACCAGCGTCACATGAACATTCAGATGGATGAAGTGAATCAAATCACAGAGAAGTTCATTCAGATATCACCAATCATTGAACGTTCAGTTAATAAAATGATTGACGTTAAAATGGATACTGAAAAGAAAATTGATTTTGTAACCAAGGCGGTTGGAATTCGTTGGAAAAATACCGAAGACATCTCAAGTATGACTCTTGAGACGATTATCGAACCTCTTCGTGGTGATGATAACAACGATACACTTTGGCATACTTTCAATGTAGTACAGGAGAAGTTGATTAGAGGTGGATTTGTAAAATCACAAGGTAAAAATGTGAGAACAGTCAAAGGGATTACTTCCCTAAATATGGACACAATGATTAATACAAAATTGTGGGAATTGGCTGAAACATACATTTAATCTTTATGATTGATGTTTACAAATGGTACCTCAAAAAGGTACCATTTTTATTTGGTGATGTAGCTCAGAGGTGGAGCATCTGACTGTTAATCAGAGGGTCGGGATTTCGAAATTCCCCATCACCGCAAAATTTAATGACTTCGTAGCTCAGCTGGTTTTAGAGCATCGCACTTTTAATGCGAGGGTCATGGGTTCGAGTCCCATCGGGGTCACTTTTTATACACGTCAGTGGCTGAACGGCTTAGGCAACGGTCTCCAAAACCGTGAACATTATGTTCTACGTAGGTTCGAATCCTACCTGGCGTGCTAATATTCTCAGATAGCTCAGTTGGTTTAGAGCACTTGTCTGATACACAAGAGGTCGTGGGTTCGAGTCCCACTCTGAGAACTTAAAAATGGGGGCGCATGTACCAAGGCTTGGCGAGAAACACTTGCAATGTTTCTGTGGAGGTTTCGATTATCTCCGTCTCCACTAAATTCGCTCCAGTAACTCAGTGGTGAGAGTGTCACTCTTATAAGGTGAAAGTCGTCAGTTCAATTCTGACCTGGAGTACTATATGGCCCCTTAGCTCAGTGGTAGAGAGCGATTGTATTACAAACAATAGGTCGTGTGTTCGATTCACACAGGGGCTACTCTAACCCGATGTAATTCAGTGGTAGAATACTTGATTCATATCCAAGCAGTCGGTGGTTCAATTCCACCCATCGGGACAAAAAATATTTGGTGATACAATAATCTAATTGTATATTTGTACTTAAATTATATGGGGTGATAGCGCAGGTGGTCAGTTCGCGTCGGTCTGAAAAACCGAAGATGTGTGGTTCAACTCCCACTCACCCCACGAGGTCCTGAATTAACAGGACAACCCCCACCTCCGATATGGCAGTCGGTCCGTTAATCCGATGAAGATGGGGTTTTTGAAAAGTGTCTCGGTAAGCTCTGACGAAAGTCAACTACGAGGTCTCGGTGGACAGAAGGCCTCTGATTCCACCCAAAATGCGGGTATAGTATAATGGTTATTATGATAGCCTTCCAAGCCTTAGATGTCAGTTCGATTCTGACTACCCGCTCTTTTTTGGGACATTAGTAGAGTTGGTCACAATGCCACCCTGTCACGGTGGAGGTCACGGGTTCGAATCCCGTATGTCCCGCCAAAAGAGGAACGACTCAGTGTAGGAGCCTCAGGGGACTGCAGCCCCACTACACTCTATATTGTCCTGTAGTGAAATGGCATCACTCGACTTTTTGGCAGTCGCATTTCTGGTTCGAGTCCAGACGGGATAACTAAAAAATTAAAACTATGTTAAAAGAAAGAATCAATGCCGACTTTATGTCCGCATTTAAAAACAAGGAAACTGAAAAGAAAAACTTTTTGGGTGTGGTTAAGGGTGAGATTCAGAATGAGGAAGGTCGCTCTGGTGTTGCTAACGATGATGTGGTTGTTGCGATTTTGAGAAAGATGGAAAAATCTTTAACTCAAACTGGAACACCTGAAGCATTAAAGGAATTGGAATATATCAAACCATATCTTCCATCTCAAATGGGTTCAGATAAAATCCGTGAAATTATCTCAAACTATAAAACCAATGGTCTAACCAATGTCGGTCAGATTATGGGTGAGTTCAACAAGAACTTCAAAGGTCAAGCAGATAACAAAATCGTATCAGAAATCGCAAAAGAAGTTTTGGCAGGTTAAAAAATCTGCCATACTTTTGTATTATGGAAAAAGAATTTGTCACATATGAGATTGGTTTAGAACTCAAGAATCTTGGGTTTAACGAACGTTGTTATGGATGTTTCAGTCATTTGGACAACAAGGAGTTATGGACAAGTAGGGTATACACCAACGGAGTATCTGAAAATATTGCGGCACCAATCTTCTCACAGGTATTCGGATGGTTTGAAGATAATTATTCATATTTTGTGGATATTAGAACTGACACCACACCAAATGAGATTTTGGGATTTGACTATACGATTAAGAGTTGGAAGTTTCCACCAATGTATTTTGATTTCTTCAATGATAAGAGAGAAGGAAACATTGAGGTCATCAAGAAGATGATTAAAATGGCGAATAAAGAAAAACAAAAGGAGGCTCTTATTGATTTAATTAATTTGGATAATGACGATAAAGATAAATAATATGACACAGAAACAACAAGACGCAATTGATAATATAATGGACAACTTCAAGTTTGAACAAGTCCGAAAAGTAATGGAACTATTGGATTGGGAATGGGCGGGAACTGAAGAAGGTGTTCCAACCATTCCTGAATTGAGACGAGAAGCAAGACGACTATTAAAAATGTCGTTTGAAGAAAAAACAAACGTATCAACAGGTGGATTCCACGTAATGTACGAATCAAATGATGACGGAGAGTTTATTCAATTGATGTTTGCGGTTGAAGAATGGTATGAAGAAATAGAAGAATATTTGGAAGAATAAGAAAGTTGTTATATCTTTGTTGAAGTTCTTTGAAATTAGGAAATTAAAGTGTTTAACGGCAGATTTTGATATAAGTGTTAGAGAGGATAAAAATCTATGAAACTTATAAGACAATTAGGAAGAGTTATCTTTACGTTGGGAGCTAAAAGTGGAGATAATAAAGTATCTATAACCGTTAAACCTTTTAAAATATTGATAGTGGTTTTCCCCACTCAACGGATGTCGACAATCTAGATTGGAATCGGAATTCATCACCATCAGCCGAGGCCTCGTAAAACTACGATTAAGCTGTTAAGATTGGGACGAGACGGGTATCCCAACACTGTCAACAATATTGTGTTGTTCCCTTGAGAAAGGAAGATTGCGGAGATGAACAGTAAGCTCACAACACAGAGGACTTCTCATCCTCAAACATAGTCAGGTGGCGGAATTGGCGCCAAAGTTAAGGTGTGTTAAGGCGTGACCCGTTGAGGACCATCCAATGACTTACAGGTTCGAATCCTGTCCTGACTTCTAAATTTAAAAGATATGAATAGAACACTTGAAGAAATTGTGAAAACACCAGAATTAACTGACGGTACTGAAGTCACATTCAGAGTTGTAAATGAAACTTTCAATGGTAAAATTGTAGGTAAATCATCCGATGGATTGATGCCGTATTACATCGTTGAATGTACTGATGGGTCATTTCCAAATGAAATGTATAAGTATAAATTCTTATCTTTACCACTTAGTGAAATATTTGTTAAGTGATAAAAAATAGTCAGGTGGCGGAAATAGTATCTCTATAATATACTTGATGAGGTATGAGGTTGACTCAGTATTAGTTCCTATCCTGACTACAATGAGTAAGAGGTACTCAGAGTCTTCGAATCAAGACTTAAAGAATGATTCCGCAGAATGTCTACGGCGTGAGTGGGACATCGTGGGATAAAGGGATAGACACATTCCCTCCCAGTAGTGTTGGATGTTTTTAACGGGGATGCCCAGCAGGTTTTTAAGAAATAGAAAACCGATATGACTACTCATTTGTAATCTCAGGATGGGGAAAGCAAGGGCTCCCTTAATAGCTGTGGCTGACCACGGGCGTTGCTTGTTCCGTTATATAGGGGGCGAAGACGGAACTTTTTAGTAATTATTTATAGGTATTTATAAATAAAATAGAATATGAAAATTACTAAAATTGGAAAAAAAGGTTTGGAATTAATTAAATCTTTTGAAGGTTTAAAATTAAAACCTTATTTGTGTGATGCGGGAGTGCCAACAATTGGTTTTGGAAATACTTTTTATGAAAATGGTAAAAAGGTCACATTAAATGACCAAGTGATTACTGAACAAAGAGCAGTTGAATTACTTGAATATTCATTATTAAAGTTTGAACAATATGTTGATTCATATTGTCGTGATGATATAAACCAAAATCAATTCGATGCATTAGTTAGTTTTTGTTATAATTTAGGACCTGTTAATTTAAAAAATAGTACTTTATTGAAAAAAGTTAATAAAAACCCTAATGATATAACAATTAGAAATGAGTTTATGAAGTGGAATAAAGCAGGCGGAAGAGCTTTGAAAGGATTAACTAAAAGAAGAACCGCTGAAGCTGATTTATACTTCAGTAAATAGAGGTGGTCCGAATGGACGAGGAGCTTGTCTTGAAAACAAGTAGGTCGGTAACACGATTTGGGGGTTCGATTCCCTTCGCCTCTGCTAAAATTAAATACCCCTTTGGCGGAACGGTAGACGCGCATCACTTAGGATGATGTCTTAGGGTGAGAGTTCGAGTCTCTCAGGGGGTACAAACTTCAATAGGAGTACCTGTTCTAGGGATGTCGCAATCCCCCTATTGATTAAAAACCACTGTTGTAAGTTACGTTGGAACGGACGAACAGGAGGGTGACCGATACGTAAGGTCTTTGGGGTTCAAATCCCACCAGTGGTCAAAACACATAAACTCAAGTACCCATACCGATGACTGTGGGATAAGTAAGATACAATTTCGTACTGCGGGAAGTAGAATGCTTGAGAGTGTGTTTATTATATGGTGTCTATAGTGTTAGCGGTCTAGCACGAAGGGTTGTGGTTCCTTTAGCACCAGTTCGAATCTGGTTAGACACACCATTATGGAGAGTGAGAGAGGGAAATGGTTTCCCCGACTGTCTGCTAAACAGTAACCCATTAAGTTGGGTGTGGTTCGATTCCACCATTCTCCGCTTTTACCCTTATAGTTTAATGGATTAGAATATATCACTACGGATGATATGGTGGGAGTTCGAATCTCTCTGAGGGTACTTAATTTAACATTTGTTTAACTTTTAAACTGTTTACATTAATCTATTTATATGTAAACAAACTCATGAAAAAGTTAATATTTTTATTTCTAACATTAATTCCGTTTTTATCTTTCTCACAATTGACAACATCAAATCCTGATACGGTATGTATAGGAGATAATTCATCAATATATCAAGTTACAGATATACCAGGATATACTTATACATGGAATGTATCGTCTCCTGGAGTTCTAACTTCAGGACAAGGTAGTAATCAAATAACTGTTGATTGGTCATCAGCACCTGGAGGTATTATATCGAACGGAGTTAGTGTGTACGCAACAACTCCTGAAGGATGTGAAGGTCCCCCAATCCTAATCGATGTTTTTATTCTTGAAATAATTCCAGTAATTACACCATTAATTTTTTGTGAAGGTGACCCATGTGAAGATTTAGTTGCAACACCAGTTGGAGGTATTTTTACAGGACCAAATATTGTAAACGGACAGTATTGTCCAATAACTGATGGAGTAGAAACGGTAACATATACCATAACAGAAGCGGGATGTATATTTACAGCAACTGCTGATATGACGGTATACCCTATTCCTGTTTTAGATAATATTTCACATGATTAATGAAATTTGTAAAAACAATATTTTTATTTTTATTAATCATGACTGTATTTTCACAGTCTAATCAAAAATTAGATATTTGTGTTGAAGACTCAAGACATGAATATACGTATAGTGTTAATTCTGATACTCCGAATACTATATTTTATTGGTATGTTGATGGGGTATATCATTTCGGTCAAACACTAACAATAGATTGGTCAACGTACCAACCTGGAGAACACACTATAACCGTTTACGGAATCTCAAATGATTGTTCTTCACTACCTGTTACATATAAAGTTTTTATAGACGAATGTTCAAGTATATACATACCTAATGCTTTTACACCTAATGATGATGGTATTAACGATGGTTGGTATCCTATTGGTGTTGGTTGGGAATGGATTGAAGTTCTAATTTTTGATAGATGGGGTATTTTAGTTTTTTCATCCACAAAAATAAAAGATTCTTGGATTGGTAATTTTAGAAATGGAGGGTATTATGTTCAAAATGACGTTTATGAGTATAAAGTTACTTGGAAAGGTGTTAACAAAGAACCTGAAATAATATTTGGCCATGTTACATTAATACGATAAAGAATGTTATTATTAGTTATTTGGTAATTATATAAATTTTACATATCTTTGTTAAAATTTATTTATTATGTCTGCAAACGGAAATAATTGGTATGATGTTATGTTGTGGGTTGAAAATGTCATTAAATCTTGCGAAACTCCACTACAAGAAATTAGTGCCAAAAAACTAGTTAAACTATACCTTAAAAAATATAAATACGAATTCAAAGAGTTGGATTTAAGCATTTATTATCGGCTTATGTCAAGATTGGACCAAATTCATTATTCAAAAAAATAATATGTCCTGTTGTAAAGAATGTCCTTGGAAGGTGGAGAATAACCACAACCAAAAATTAAGAGAGTTCGTTAATAGAACTGGTAGGAAACATACCTGTCATATGGTTAATCCAAAACTTTGGGACACTTCCAATGATAAACAAATCTGCAAAGGAATTTATGAAGAAAATTAATATTTACCCCGACAAAGTTATTAAGGTTAAACCCAAAATGATTAAAGAAGGAATTAACTTAAATCCTTTTACAAAAATTTATTGGTTCTTTTGGTGGGTGCGGAATTACCCTGAAATAGTTTGGTTGAAATTCAAATCATACTTTAAATGAAGAAAGAATTAAGGGAGAGGGTATTCCACAAATGTAATGGACATTGTGCTTATTGTGGAAAGGAGATAACCTACAAGGAAACGCAGGTTGACCACATTGAACCCAAATGGCATACCTTCACCGAACAGGAAGCGGATAAACATAAGATTATTAAAGGTTCAGATGACTTTAAAAATCTAAATCCATCTTGCCCAAGGTGTAATAAATGGAAATCAACTTATTCACTGGAACATTTCCGTAAGGTGGTTCGAACATCACTTGTCAGATTGGAAAGGGATACTCCAAATTATAGGTTGGCAAAAGATTATGGATTGATTGTTGAAAATGATTCACCGATTGTTTTTTACTTTGAGAAAAATAATATATCTTTGTCTTATGAATGATAATGATAAAATTAACTGGGTATTAGACCAACACAAAAATACAAACCATTTTTACGACACATACTTACCGTATGAGTTCCATTTGAGAATGGTTGTTAATGTTGCTGACAAATTTATGAATCTGTTGGTACCTAAGAACAAATTACATCCTGGTTATCCTGATGTAATTAATATTAGACGAGCGGCTTGGGGACACGACTTGATTGAGGACACTCGTGTATCTTACAACGATGTTAAAGAACGATTAGGTATAACCGCAGCTGACATCATCTATGCTCTTACCAATGAGAAAGGTAAGAACCGTAAGGAAAGAGCTAATGCTAATTACTATATGGGTATCAGAAATACTCACGGAGCAGTGTTTGTTAAGTTGTGTGACCGTATTGCTAATGTTCAATACTCAAAAATGACAGGTAGTCGTATGTTTGAGATGTATAAAAAAGAAAACGAAAATTTTGAACAAATGCTTGGCCGTCACACTGATTACAAACATTTAGAAGAAATGTTTAGTTATTTAGAAAACCTTTTTAATGATTAATAATATGATGAATAGTTTATTTGGCGGGGAAGCATTTTACCTTATGGGTATGAGTGAACTTTACAATTTTGAAAAACAACAAGAGGATTGGAAAGAACGAATTAAAAAAGAATTCCGAGAGTCTTGTAATCTACCAAGAAAAAAGAAAAAACGAGTTAGAAAAAATCTACAACTTGAGTGGAGTATTGCTAACTGGAATCCGTTTAAATTTTAACTTGTATATTCAAAAAATTAATACTACATTTGTCAAACATTTAAAAAAAAATAATGGAAACTAAACAACTAATAAAACTCTCCGCCATTGCATTTATGATGGTTGGAGTATTGATACTAACCGTGCCCCTAACCACGCAAATATTCACACTGATGAATACATCCAATACAGTTTTAAATTTTATTGGAGTTTTTATTTACCTAATTACGTGGTTTGTAGTGGTAATTACAGAGTACAGTTTATATAAGGAACTCAAAAAAAATCTTGGTACCGATGAATCAACCAAGGACGAAGAAACAAAACAATAAAATAAATAATCAAATCAATAATTAATAAAAACAAAAAAAATGAACATTTTTAAACTTGTGGTGGGAGTAATCCTTGGGATTGTGGTAATGTCAGTAATGTTTGCATCTTGTGAACGAATTGATGCGGGACACGTAGGTGTTAAAGTGAATATGTATGGTGATGGTAAGGGTGTTGATGACATCACTGAAGTAACAGGTTGGGTATTTTATAACCCTATCGGAGCTAAGATTGTAGAGTTTCCTACCTTTATGCAACACAAAGAATACACAGGTGAGGAATCATTTGTTGTAAACTCTAAAGATGGTTCTGAATTCCATGTATCACCTTTGATTAACTATTCGGTCCAACGGGAAAAGGTACCTTACATCTATTCAAAGTATCGTGTCTCACTTGAGCAGATTCAATCAGGGTTTCTTAAAACTGCAGTATATGACGCATTTCGTTTGACCGCAAATGCTTATACCGCCGAAGAACTCATATCTAATCGTGAAAAGTTTGAGGTTAAAGTAAGAGCTCAACTTGATTCAACACTTATTAGTGAAGGTTTCATGATTTCTCAAATGACATCAAATTTAGTTTATCCTGAGACGTTCAAAAACGCAATTGAGGCCAAGAATAATGCTGTTCAATCAGCACTTATGGCAGAAAATAAGGTTAAACAAGCCGAGGCTGAAGCTAAAATTAAAATCGCAACCGCTGAAGGTAACGCTCAAGCAATGTTGACATCGGCAAAAGCTGAAGCCGAATCTAACCGATTGAGACAACAAACTTTAACTCCTCTTCTTCTACAACAAATGTGGATTGAGAAATGGGATGGAGCAGTTCCACAAACACAACTTGGTCAAGGTGCCAACGTTATGTACGGACTGAAATAATCAAAAAAATAAATTTGGTGGAGTGAAAACTCCACCTTATTTTTGCTTATATGAAACAGATATTCCATTCGTTATTTCCAATGTTCAGAGTTTTCAATAAGAAAACTTTGTCTTTGTTAACACCACTGATTGATAGATTAGGTTTGTCATTAAAACTATATTCACTAACACTGGTAATTCCTATTTCGGTTAGTATTATTAATATCTTGTTTTGCGGTATTTTAGGGGTTGAATCCATCCACGGATTTTGGGGTAATTTTTACCATATTTGGATTGGATTTTATTTTACAGGTACATTCCTTGGCATAATTGCGTGGAAATGGCAACTTTTTTTGTTTTTATTTAGTTTTTTATTTACTTTTACAGAATGAAAGAACAAATCATATACTGTGAAAGATGTGGTGAAAAACTTAACCCATCAAAAGCAGTATGGCTTGAGTTATCAATGACCGATGGAAAATACTATAACCAAATTCCTGATGGTCACGATAGTCAAGGAGCGTTCAGTTTCGGTAAAGCATGTGCTAAATCACAATTAAAATATAAATAATATTTGACAATCTATAGTTTAATGTATATGATTGTCTTCCAATAAACAATAAATAATAAAAGACGTAGTAACTATGGCTAAATTCAGAAACACAGGATTAAAAGAGAAGTTGGACTCTACAAAACCAAAGAAAAATCTCGTCGCAAAAATGTCGGTTCCTAAACCAAACACAACTAACCTACAAGGTTATGAAGCTTATGATATCGATAATTGGCTACGACTAATCTCACTGTTAAACACATCAAAACTTCAACCACAATTTTATCGTTCAGAGAATGATACAATGCGTGAACTGAAGAAATTAATTGATGTATGTGGTAAAGAAGACCCATACTTCGCGGCACAGTGTATTGTATACTCTCGTTGTGTCGGAGAAGGTATGCGTTCAATCAACCACTTGGCGGCCGTTTACTTGGCACCATATATGAGTGGTAAAGAATGGTCAAAACGTTTCTTCTCCGTATGGGATAAGAAAAACCAAAAAGGTGGAACGATTTTCCGTCCTGATGATATGGCAGAAATCGTTGCGGCATATACTGCGATGAATGATAAGAGTATCACAAACGCAATGAAAAAAGGTTTCCGTGAAGCACTTGAAAAAATGGATGCTTATAGTCTGTTAAAGTACAAATCGGCAGTACTTGACATGATTAATTTGGTACATCCAGACCCAAATGAATCAAAAGCTCTTGTTGATTACATGGATAAAAAAGTACCAGCGTTCGAAGCAATCATTAAAGGGTATAATGTATCTGCGGATACTTGGGAAGTTGCACAATCTGACGCAGGTCAAATTGTTGCACAAGCGGTTCGTGAAGGTAAACTCTCAGAATCAGAAGCTAAAGAAGTATTAACTGAACAAAAGTCAGAAAACTGGAAAGGGTTATTGACTGAAGGTAAGTTGGGTATTTTGGCCGCTATTCGAAATATGAGAAACATTCTTACCAACAAACCTGAGGCGAAAACAATTGACACTCTGTGTGATTTGGTTTCAAATCCTGAATTGATTAAAAAAGGTAAGATTATGCCATACCAACTTGACTTGGCAAATGAAGTAATGAACTCTGAGTTTAGTGATACTAACTCAAGAAAGTTGTCAAAAGCTTTATTGACAGGTTATGAGTTGGCGGTTCCGAACCTTAAAGAACTACTTACAGGTAACAACCTTGTAATCATTGATATGTCAGGTTCTATGGACACTGAAGTACTTGACCCTAACAGAAAAACAAATTACAAGAGTACTTGTATGGATAAAGCAAGTCTAATCGGAATGACAATTGCTAAGGCGACAAATGCAGATGTTATCCGTTTCGGTTCAAGTGCTGAGTATATTACTTATAACCCTAACCAAGATGTGTTCAGTTTGGCAAAATCTATCCGTAAAGGAATGGGTGGTACAAACTTGTCACAAGCTTGGGCGAAGGCTCAAAGTTCAGGTAGAAAATACGACCGTGTTTTTATCTTGTCTGACAATGAGTGTAACATGGGTTCAACATACCGTAATTATACAAGTTATGTTGAAAAGGTTGGTGACCCATACGTATATTCAATTGACCTAGCATCTTACGGAACTACCGCAATTGCAGGACCTAAAGTAAGATACTACTACGGTTATGGATACTCAATGTTTGATGATATCGCTAAGAGTGAGTTCAACCCAAACTATCATATTGAAAAAATCCGTAAGATTGAAATTTAATAAATTGGGAGGATAGCTCCTCCCAATTATTTAACACTCAGGTGGCGAAAGTGAGAACATTCTAGATAATGACTCCTGGTAGACGTAACATATGGTTATAGCAATGTGGGTTAAAAATCATCTGAACAAGATGTGGTCACTATAATGGCAGCCCGTGGAGGTTCGAATCCTTCCCTGAGTACCAATCGTTACTATTAAGTAACAACCCAACCAAGGGCAATGCGGGTTCATACCTGCGGAGCAAGGTGACGACCAGGAAAGACTGGTATATTTATGATTATGTATAATTTTATAAAAATAGATATTTTAATAATATTTATTATTATAACAATTATTATGGGTAAAAGATTTGTCATTACTGAAGAAGAAAGAAAAGAAATAAAAAAACAACACGGTATTGCAGAAGATTGGTGGGACGATACTGTTGAATTTCTTAAAGACACAGGTGAAAAAATAGGAGATTTTGTCTCTGATATTTTTACTGATAGTGATGAAGAGGAGAGTAAAGATGCAGAAGACCTTAAATCATCAGATTTTTCTTCAGAAGAGAAAAAAGAAATTGAGAAAAAATTAGAAGATACTAAGAAAGAATTATCTTCAAAAATAACAGACTCAAGTTTAAAAGGATTTAACTTTGATAAGATACCTGATGGTAAAAATAACTACAGGTCGGCTCAAATAACTGCTGATTTGATTCCATTGGTTATTAAAAAGTATGGTATTAAGAGAATTATAAGATTTAATGGTGATGACGGAGACGCTAAACATGCGGGTAAACAAGGTCCGAGCATTAGTGAAGAAAAACGTATTTGTGAGAGTAATGGATGTGAATTTTATAAATTATCATCAACTAGAAACCAAGATAAAGTTAATTCTTTATTAAAACAAGGTAATACTCTAATACATTGTGCTCACGGTGCGGATAGAACAGGTGGTAATGTTGGTGGTTATCTATATGATATAGGATGGGGAGACACAAAAAAAATATGGGATTATACCACAAAATACAATTCATGGGAAAATATGGTAATTAATAACCCATCTAAGTTTACAAATGGAGGTTATTTAAATCAAGCCAAAAAGTTTGGGGTCAAAGATATAGAACAAGCTAAAAAATTAAGTAAATAAATTTTGTATCATAGTTATTTTACCATATCTTTGTGGTATGAATAACGAAATCAAATACAAACCAACAAAAGAGGCGATTATTGGATATAGTGATTCTAAAATTGCCCAAAGCGAAACAAACGATTGTGTTGTTAGAGCAATTGCGTCGGCTTTTGAAATGCATTATGATGAGGCACACGACTTTGTTGCAAGTAATTGGTTTCGTAGAAATCGTGAGGGAACAAGAAACTTCATTGGAGGTATGCGTAGTATGGTCGACAAAGGAGTTTTAATTAACGGTAAATCATTTTCCAATTTGGGTGACCAACATGGTCATATGAAATATGACGTTAAAGTTAAAGGTCAAATTGTTAAACGTAATATGACCACAGGAACTTTTATCAAAAAATTCCCAAAAGGTCGATACGTTGTGGTTGTTCGTGGACATGCTTTCTCAATCATTGACGGAGTTGTTGTTGGTAATACAGGTGATGCTAAAATGAAGAAGCGTGTTATTTTGTATTCTTGGAGAGTTTTATAATAAAAATAAGATTTTACTTGACAAGAGTATATTTATAACTTACCTTTGTCAAACAATTCAGTAAAGACTGAAACGTTCTTTGAAAAATTAAAAAAATTGACGTAGTAAGAATAGAGTTACTTCGCATATTGGTTCGAATCCAATATTTGCCGCAATTTTGGCAGATTAGACAAATGGATAAGTCGACGGTCTCATAAACTGTTATAGAAAAACAACCTCTACTCGTTTTCTCGTCATAAAATATTGATTGATAGTAATAGATAAGGTTACTTCGTAAAATAGCTCAATTGGATGAGCATTTGTATCAGGAACAAAAGGATACGGGTTCAACTCCCGTTTTTACAACCAAAAAAACCTTCCTAACTTTCTTCAATCAAACTTATTATCAGATAGTGAAGAGACAGTTACTTCAAATTTTTCTGGAACAAAAAAGGCTCGGGTTCGAATCCCGACTCCTCTTCGGGGGATGTGGTGTAGCGGTAGCACTAGATAACACTGTTTCTATTTTCTTCTGATTAAACGCCGAGGTGATGAAAAGGTAGACATGACAGACTTAAAATCTGTTGGGCAGTTCGCCCGTGCGGGTTCGAATCCCGCCCTCGGTACTAAAACAAGCCTCCATAGCTCAGCAGGTTTAGAGCGACTGATTTGTAATCAGTAGGTCGTTGGTTCGATTCCGACTGGAGGCTCTAATATATATGCTCGGTTCGTCTAGACTGGTCTAGGACACTACCCTTTCACGGTATAAACACGGGTTCGAATCCCGTACCGAGTACTAAATGAAGTAGTAAGGATAAGAGTTACTTCGCAAATTACTTTTAATGATTCAAGCAAAAACAAACTCTTTCCAACGTTCTCTTCATTAATTTGGGAGTGTCACCATAGCGGCGATTGGCCCGCACTGTAAATGCGGTACCTAAGGTTCCATCGTAGGTTCGAGTCCTACCGCTCCCACAAAACACGACGAAAATAGGATTAAAGCTCCTGTTATCACGACACCAAGATACGGTACGAGTGCGCGCTTAATGACTGTTGCGGTGAGGAGGGAATAAGTAGGGTTTAGCTAACCCAATTACGAAAACCTCATAACAAAAATAAAGGACCACCAATCTCAGGTGGTGTAATAAAATGTTTGGGTCGGATGTGGATAATGCTTCCACGCAGTGTTTTAAATTTAAAAAAAAAACAAACTTTAAAAAGGGCCCTTCCTGAAATATTGGCTTGTTGGGCCCGAGTTTGTTAAATCCCCCACCTTTTGAGTGGGGTTTTTTATTGACATTATAATTTTAATATTATATAATTGAATTATGAAAAAATATCTAACACTTAAAAATTTAGGATGGTTATTAACAACCATTGTAGTCTTCATGCTCGGAATGAGAGGAGTATCAAAAATCATGGGTACGGATGAAATGGTAGCAAATTTTACTGCTATGAATATGTTACCGTATATGGCTTTAGTTGGTGTAATGGAAATTGCAGGAGTACTTGCATTGTCAATTCCAAGAACATCAATTTATGGTGCATTACTAATTTCTTCTGTAATGTCTGGAGCGGTTGCAGTACACGTATCATTAATGGGTGGTGCAGGTATGTTAGTACCATTGTTTTTAGGAGCTTTGTCGTGGACTGCTCATTGTCTTAGAACTTATACTAAATAATCTAAGATAATTAATCTATTTTAACCCCCATCTTGATAGTTGGGGGTTTTTTATTATATTTATTTAAACAAATATTTTACATATGAAAAGATTTTTTTTACTTTTTTTAGTCCTTATTTCAACAGATTTATTCTCACAATGTGATAGTGATACAATAAATCCTTGGTTTACTTATTTTGAACATGAACCAACAATTAGTTGTGATGGGGATATAAGTTTATTGTTCCCTGTTGCTGAAGATAATTGTGATGACAGTGTTGAAATTGCTTTTTATGAAGAAGTAATACCTGGAATCTGCCCAAACAACAGGGATATTTTTAGAGTTTACCGAGCATTTGATGAATTTGGTAATAGTTTCGTACAGACACAAATTATTCATGTTGTAGATGAAACACCTCCAACGTTCCTATACTTACAACCTGATACTGTATTGGGATGTTTGAGTCAAATAGAATTTGAAGAACCTTTAGTTGAAGATAATTGTGGGAATCATACTTTGACTTCAAGTACAATCTTGGACCCAACCTCAACAAACTGCGAATATAATATTACTAAAATATGGACTGCGGTTGACGAGTGTGGTAATAGCGATAGTAGAATACAATTGATAACTTTATTAGATACAGTACCTCCTAATATTATTGGAGATACTTTAATTAATATTGAACAAGGACAACCAATTAATACGTTATTTGTTACAGTTTTAGATAATTGTAATAGTTTTGAAATTTATTTCATTGACGAAACTTTATCAGGTGATAACATATTAAGAACTTATACTGCCACAGATGAATGTGGTAATGAATCAACTTTTATACAAATAATCCACGTAAATACTTCAAATAATGTTGCAATTTGTCATAGATTAGGTAATGGTAACTGGATGACTATGTATGTCCCACAATCATCTGTTTCCGCTCATTTAGCTCATGGAGATTATTTGGGTCCATGTAATGAAATGAGTAATAACTTTTTTCCATATAACTTTGAGTTAGTGAAAGATGAAGACGGGAAAGTGAGAAAATACGTCAGAGTTAAATAAGTTTAATGTATATTTATTAGTACGTTCAAGATGAAAGATATTTTTAAAAATTTAACTGAAAAAGAAATTAGCGAACTTCTGAATAAAACAGATGTTTCTAGAAATGAACGTATTAAAGAAATGCTATTCAAATATATACGTGAAAAAGATACAAAGGATAATAAATGAAGCATTAGGAGTACCTAATGAAATTGATATGATTGTTGATATCTATACTGATTTAGTTATAGATAGATTAAAACAAGATATTGTTAATAAGTCATATAAAACACGTAAAGTAGATGCCACTAATTACGGAGAGTGGGATATGGTTTATGGTAAATTAAAAATATCCGCAAATGATTCATGGAGATATGTTGAATCATCTCCTAAGTTTAATATAGATGAATGGAGAAAATTTCCACTATATCGAAATAAATTTGAAATAACCTACCAAGTCATACCTGAAAAAACATTTGAATTACAAGGTAAGAGTTCCCCACAAATAGGTGGTACCCATGCATTTAAACCAGGTGAAATGAAGATTAAAAATTTAAAGTCTAGAGGGGATGTTTACGATGTTGGATATTTTGAGTTTGATTTTCATATGAACGAAGAAAATTTTGAAAATCCTGATTCAATGAGAGACGTATTTAAATCAGTTATGGCTCATGAAATTTTTCATTCGTTTCAGTTGTATACTAAATTTAAAAAAACAGGTAAAGTAGGGTATGGTAAAGAAAGTGTTTATAATTTTTTACAAAACATTTTAAAGAGTAATTTTAGCCAAGAGTGGAATGATTTTACATATCTATTATATCTTTCATTAAGATTTGAACATCAGGCGAGAATACCACAAGTTTATAATGTTCTTAAAAATAAGAAAATTACAAACTATGATGAATTTATGGATGAAATTAGAAAAACTGATGTTTGGGATGAAATTAAAAAGTTAAGGTCTTTCTCGGCTAAAAAAATAATTAACGATTTGTCTAAAATAAGTGGACTTGAAGATATAATCTTTGCACCTATGAAAAGACAAGAGTTACAGCAAAATATTGCAAATTGGAACGACTTTATTGAAATTGTAATGCAAAAGTTATCTGAAAATGGTACAGATGTCGGTAAAATAAGAAAGTTAGGTAGTAATATACTAAGTAACCCAGAATCTTTTTTTACTTATTGGGAAAAAAGATTTCATAACAGAGCCGAGGAATTGGTAAAGAAAATATCTAAATTATATCATTTAGTTAAAAAATAATTTGGATATCCAAGAAATAAAACGTAGATTTGTCTAAAATTAAAACAAATGAAAAAAATAATTCTCTCACTTATCATTTCTTTATTTTCAATCGTGGCTTTTGCTCAGTCATTTGCAAAATCTAAAACGGTACAAATCGGAGTTAAGAATGAAACAACAGGTAAATTCGATTTCCAAGAACCCCAAGAAATACCAGCTGTATTGGTAAAAATGGGTGATATTGAGATTATTATTTATTCTAAAGTTGAACAAAAATATTTTATATATAGTGAAACATATGATTTTGATGATGGTAATGGTTCTTATTGGTACGCATATGATGCTGAAGGTAACAAAGTAAGAATCTATCTATATAAAAATCCAGTGTCAGAAATATTTTTGGGTATTGAATATGGAGATGTTTGTTGGGTATATACTTTGAATTCGATGAAATAACCATCGAATTTTTTTGCCAATTAAAAAAAAGATTGTATATTTGTCATATGAAAAATATCCTAATACTTTTAATTTCTTTATTTACATTTTCAGTAAATGCTCAAGTTATTGATTACAATAACTTTGACAACAAATTACTTGAACGTTTAGTTTTTGAAGAACTTAACAAATATCGAGATTCTTTAGGTGTTGTAGATTTGTTATGGTCAAAAGTAATGTATGAGCAAGTTAGCTGTAAACAAACTGAAATACTTGCTAAAGGTAGTACTTTATATCACCCTGACTTAGATACTTTGTTTACTGATGAATTCAGAGTAGGGTTATCTAAAGAATCTCAAAAACTAACTGGTATCAAGAGTCAATTTAATTGTGGACCATCTTCTGTAACTACTTTAAGTGAAAACGGGTTTTCATGGGAATTAAATAAGGTTACTTACCAAGAAATGGCAAAGATTGCAATAATTGCTTGGGACAAATCATATATGCACAAGTGTAATCAAAAGTACCCATATGTTGTTGATGGAGGAGGAAAAGGATTTGTGTCAATATCCGCAAGAGTAAATAAGTCAAAAACTAAAATATTTATAACTTGTAATTTTTCACAAGTTCACAAAGAAAAAAAAACCACTACTAGTCAGTAGTGGTTTTTACTATATCTTTTTTCTCAAACTTAGGTAATTTAATATCTAAACGTCTATTGTTAATTGTCTGATTAAAATCTTTAACTTCAGGCCATTTTTTACCCTTGTCAAATCTATCAGTTTCACCTAAAGGGTTTGCAACAAATGTTCCTGAAAGTTCTGGTAATGATTTATCTAATTCTTGAATTATTGCTTTAGCTCTTTCTTCAGATAAACATTTATTGTATTCATTTCTGGGTCTACCACCAGGTTTTCTACAAGCTGGTAAAGTAGTTGTTGTTTTACTATTTGAATCCGACATAATTCCCTTTGGGTCCTCATCAATAGAAGATGATGTGGTCACATAAGCTTTTTGAGACTTTAAAAAGTTAATATATTCACCATATATTTTATCGTCGTATTTAGTTTTAACATTTTTAATTTCTTTAATAAAGTTTTCTAATTCAAGTTTACCGTTATCTGTTAAATCTGTTTTATCAAATTTAAATGGGTCAGTCATTTCAGCCTTAATTTCAATAGAAACAACCATAGGAGGTTTTATCTCAGGAGCATTAATTACACCAGTTCCTTCAGGACCTTTCATGGCGTTAATACCAATTCCGTAATTATTTACGAATTCTTTATATTTCATATCTGAATAATTAGTACCTGTAGATACCGTACGACTTCCAGTATTTCTAAAACTTATACTACTTCTAACCCAAGATGTGGAATTATAATCTTCTTTACTAGGTATAAATAATTCATTTAAACTAACATTAGGGTTATTAATTTTTTCATATGGTTTGTCTAAAGTTTGAATTATTGGATATATTTGAAATATTGTAGGAATTCCATTTTCTAACGCTAAAGCAAAACCAAGATAATTTGGACGTAAGTCTTGCCCAAATTTTACATTTTGTAAAATCAATCCCAAAATTGCAGGATTACCCTCGGCCGCTCCACTTCTATACTGGTCTCTTGTAATAGTAATTACTTTATTATCAGTAAATTGTCCTGTAGTTAAATTAAAATCAACGTCTAAAATATTACCACTTAAAGTCTCCTCTTGGTGCATTTTTTCATATTTTTGTTTTCCAGTTCTTCTACCATCTATTACTTCATCTACTACATCTAAAACTTCTAAATTTCCATTTGTAACATTAATGTAATATCCTCCTAACTTAAATAAAGTAGGTGTAGATTCTTCAGGTTTATCACCTGTAGTAAAATCCTGCTCAACCAAAATACCCTTGGTTAAATACATTGATAATATTTGTGATTTTTCTTGTTCCGTAACTAAAAATCTTTTACTCATAATTGTATTTTAAATATAAATATAAAAAAATAAAGAAATATCATTCATTATATTGTTATTTGATTTTTTTTAAATTATGATTGTAAAAGAATTTCAAAAAAATTTTAAAAGTTGAAAAAAAAGTATTACATTTGTATTCTAAATAAAATAATAAACATGGGAAAAAGTAAGTGTAAAAGTAAAGAAATGAAATCTCAAGTGGAACAACTTGAGGCTATGGTACAAAAGTTGAAAGGTGAGATGAAGAAAAATAGTAGTACTATTTATAAATTCACTGAAGAACAGTTAGTTGAATTTGCAACTGAATTACACAATAAGTTTATGGATAATATGTCAAATCAACTTATTGATTGTGATTTTGATAGTGATGGTATAGTGTCAATTGAAGTTGATGATTTGATGATTACCCCAATTGTTGATACTGATTACTTAGTTGATGAAATTACATCTAACGTAATTTGTCCTGAAGAGGATGAAATGATGGATATTGTTTATGAAGTACTAAGTGATTTGGGACTTGAGCAAACTGAAGAAGTTGAGGAATAACAACTAAAACTAAAAAGAAGACCCCACGAGTAACGGAGATATCCGACCGTTATGGAGTGTGAACATGGCTTAGAAGGCTCCAAGGCTATGGGGGAGGCTACACAAACTAATACGGATTCCCCATTATGGATTAAGGGGGTTAGGGGCCTTAAATGGTTGTAATACAATCCACAAGTTGTAGAAATACTGGACAATTCTACAATATACACTCTTCTTCCGAGTGAGACTCACCACGTAACTTTGGGGGTAGGGCGAAGATGTCCTGAGGGTAGCACTGAACGCTATATCTGAAAGGTTATGACACATTTGATTAACTGAGTAAATATGGACGGAGTGTAAGAGTAGAGGTCTTCGGTGGATGGTTACTACGGTCCCACTCTCTTGGGGCATATCCGAAGAAATACTAATAATGGGAAACTACCAAACAAAGGTTAGCGCGTGAAATCCCACACGGACAGAGAAGCTGACCTTTATTTTATGAAGAAGTAGCTCAGACGGTAGAGCATAGGGTTAGAAATCCCTTGTGCCGCGAGGTTCGATTCCCGCCTTCTTCACTTAACCCACTTATGTGGGTTTTTTCATTATAAAAGTATTTATTAATAATGGAATATAAAATACCTGAAAAAAGACTGTATAATATAATTTATCAGTATATTGATAGTATATACGATGTTAATGAAATACATTGGACTCATCCATATGAGTATGATGAATTAAAAGGTGAAGAAGGTGAAGACCCATGTAGAATAACCTTTTACCGTGGTGATTATGACCAATATGACGAACCTTTATTCCGTTGGTATGATAAATGTTATTGGAATACAGATTCGTGGCAAGGAACTATACAATATGATAGGTCTCCTATTTTGTCTATTGAAGACGAAGAATTATCTAGAATGTATTCTCATTTTGGGGATTTTTGGAAAACCCCATTTTTAGATTGGTTTACCAATAACTTTAAAGACATTTCAGTTAAAAGCGTTTTAATCTAATATTTTATTTGACTTAATTTAAAATTATCCGTACCTTTTAAAGGTCACAAGGGTTCTTTGAAATAAAGGAGAAAATATTATGGAAACAACTTATTTTGTTTTAGGTGTGCTCTCGGTTGTTGCTCTAATTTTCATTGGGGTAATTGCTTGGGGTGTGTTTAAGATTAGTAAACAACAAATTCAAATTAAAAATTTACAGGAAGATATTCAGGGGTTATTAAGAACCATTTCAAATGAAAGTGAATATACCTCAAGAAGAATTGATAATGAAAGACAAAATATCCATTCTGATTTAAGAGAATACAATAATAGAATGGAAAGTCAGGTAAGTGATATATGGAGACAGATAGAAAGTACTAAAAAAGATACTATTTCTGAATCTAATTCATACGTGGACAAACGAATTGATAAACTAATTGATGCCTATTTTGACATCAAAAAAAATAAAGACCTTTTAAAAGGATAAAATAATAATGAACCCTTGTGATTTTTTTTAGAATATGAATAATAAATTTAATATTGCGGTTATTGCTCACGATAACAAGAAAGCGGATATGGTTGCATTTATTATGAAAAGATTAGAGTTTTTTAAAAATGTTAATATATTTGCAACAGGAACCACAGGTAAACACATTGAATTTGCAGGATGTTACGTTAGTAAGATGAAGTCTGGACCAATGGGAGGAGATGCTCAAATTGCATCAATGATTGTTGACGGTAAAATTGATTATGTTATATTTTTTATTGACCCATTATCTTCTCATCCACACGAAGTTGATGTGCAAATGTTATTAAGAATATGTAATGTTACAGATACTCCAATTGCAACTAATTACTCAACTGCAAAAATGGTTGTTGAGTATTGTGAAAATAAAAAATAATTTATATATTTGTAAAATGAAATACAATATATACTTAGATGATGTTCGTACCCCAAAAGATAAAAATTGGGTAGTTGTACGAAATTATGATGAATTTGTTAATAGAGTTACTGAAATAGGTTTAAATAATATTGATACTATTTCTTTGGACCATGACCTTGGAGATACTGCAATGAATGAATATTTCAACAATGTAAGCCCAAACTACACTTTAAACTATGAGAATATTAAAGAAAAAACTGGTTTGGATTGTGCTAAATGGTTGGTTAATTATTTCTATGATACTAATCCTGAGTGGATTGAAATGAATAGAATAGTTAAGAGAGCCGATAAAATAAACTTTCCTCAGGTTTATACTCATTCTGCAAATCCGATTGGTTCTGCAAATATTATGGGTTACATAAATAATTTTTTAATGAATGAAGCTCAAACTCAGACATGTGTTAGGGTTCAAATTCCACATAACGTATGAAAATGGAAAGTAGAGTTCAAGTTACAGTTAATCTAACTGTTGACCAAAGAATTGAAATTATTAAACAAATCGATAAACATTTTGATATACTAGATTTTGGTATTAACAGTTTTCATGATGAAAAAAATCAGGAAGAAGATTTACATAAAGAAATAGATATTATGTACCCTGGATGTCCCAAAACAGTAAATTGTTTTTACGTTATTTAAAAATAAATTTTAAAATGAAAACAAAATTTGCAGATACATTTTTTGATAGTTTCAAAAAAATGGTAAACCGACAAAGATGGTATTGGAAAACATGGGACTTATTCAGATATGACCTGCCAAACTTTTTCCGTAATCTTTGGTTGTTCCGTAAGAACTTATGGAATCACACTTGGTATAATGGTGATGGTTCTATTTTACCTTGGGTGAAAACCGCAGTTGATGATATGACTTGGAGAATTGAAAAACATGGAAACGAAGTTGATGAAAGTCGTATGAAAAAAGTTGCGAAAATGAAACGACTATCATATCTCATTGATATTTGTGTTCACGATAAATTCATTGAGGAAGCCGAAAAGGAGTTGGGAATTGAAATGATTTTACACGATTGGGAGTTTATTCCAGTTGAGGGACGAGAAGATTCATATGAGTTATTGGATAAAGATACACCTGAAGAAAAAGAGCATAATAAAAAAATCATAAAAAGGTCTCACGAGATTCAAAAGGAATATTGGGAAGAACTTTGTTATATCATCAAAGGACCTGATTATGATTCAATCAGAGAATCTGGTGAAGATTTCTATGAAAAACTTGACGGTACTGATATTAGAAGTTGGTGGGATTAAAATAATTAAATAAATTTATATAAAATGAATATTGACATTGAAGTGGATGACGTTCTATGGGCAATGAGTAGACGTGAAAAAAAAGAAATGTATGAAGCTTTGAAAGACGAAATTGATGACAGACCAGTCTTGACTGTACAAAATTTTATACCATTATCTAGTGATGAAAGAAAAAAACTTTCATATTGCGAAACTGAACTTTTTGAGACTCTATTGAGAATTTGGCAAAATAGAAATTTTATCGAATTAAGTGATGTAGATGCATTAAAATACTATGTAAATAAATAATATGAATTGGTACATTGTTAGAAGTCAGGCTAATAGAGAAAGAAAAGTTAGCGAGAGACTAATCAAAGAAGGAGAGAACGGAGACCTAAAAGGTGTCTTAGGGAGAGTTATAGTCCCGACAGAAAAAGTATTTTCAATCAAAGAAGGTAAAAAAGTACAAAGAGAAAAAGTAATATTTCCTGGGTATATTTTTGTTGAATGTTCGGCTATCGGAGAATTGAAACAAGTTGTTAAATCAATAAATGGTGCCACTGGTTTACTCACTGATAGAACAGGTGAAATCCAAATTGTTAAAGAACAAGAAGTAAATAGAATGATTGGGTTACATGAAGAAAATAAAAATAAAAATTTTGCAGATATTTTCTCAGTTGGAGATGAAGTGACAATAACTGAAGGACCCTTTGCGTCATTTAAAGGAGCAATTGATTTTATTGATAAAGATAAAGGTAAGTTGAAAGTTAACGTATCAATCTTTGGAAGGATAACTGTGGTAGAATTAAACGAATTTCAAGTAAAAAAATGATTAGTTTATCAGATTTAGTAGATATGGTTCAAAATTCTGCACGTATGGATAGAGAATTAACGCCTAGATGGGTTTATTACATATCTTTGGTTGGAATGGCATTCTTATTAACAATCTCATTAATTTATTAATAATGATTAAAATTAACGGTAAAATATTATCTGATAATCCATTTTTAAATCACGAAAAAATTCAAGATTTAGTATTTTATGACGCTCCATTAGCGGTATTATATAAATACGAAAATGAATACTATGTATGGTGGTGGTTGGATATGGATGGTGTGTGCAATCGACATGGTGTATTTAAAACAACGATAAAAAAATTAGAAAGTTGGAGAGAGTTTGATTATAGTTGGGATAAATTAAAAGATGCTATTGATAGTGATTTATCATACATTATTAATTTAGATACTAGTGGGGATTTTGTTGTTGGTTGGGAAGTAACATCTGACGTTATATTAGATTATGAATGAATACACAAAAAGAAATAATCCTATGTGCCGCTATTTGGTATAAAGACATACCAATAAAAAAAGAAATTCCAAAAGACGCTGTATTACCAATCAATTGTGATAGAGGGTTAGTATTCTGCGGATATAGACATAATCATTGTATGTATACAATGGTTGCGGTTACGGGACTAAGAAGTGTTGAAACTGAAATAGGTGAGTATGTCCAAGGGTTCCTCACTAACAAAAATAGATTTGTAAATAGAGAAGAGGCGGCTAAAATCCATATATCTAACGGACATAAAATTGATTTCGAAAATAGATTATTCAGTGAAGACCTCTATTAATAGTGAATTATGTAAAAAAATAGTTAAATCAGTTTATCCTGATTTAGTTATAAACAACATTGAAATAATACCAAGAAATATATTAGTGGAAGGTAAATGGGTTGAGGACTTACCTGCAATTTTTGTTGGTATCGGAAGCACTGAACACACAGATATTAGTGAAACTTTAACTAAACTAAGTGGACTTGAGTTTAATGTTTTTATTTCGTAAAAAATTAGATAATTAAAAATTTTAGAGTATATTTGTAAAAAATATAAGAAATGTTCAAGTTCTATGAGGTCGGAGGTAAAATAAGAGACGAAATCCTTGGTTTAAAATCAAAGGATGTTGATTACGTTGCGGTACCAAGTGACGAGTTAATTAATGATATTAGCTCACCTCATTCTATGTTTGGAATACTCGAAGGATTTTTAAAAGAAGAAGGTTTTGAAATATTTTTAATTACACCTGATTGTTTTACGATTAGAGCCAAGTTTCCCCAAGGGCATACATACGAAGGTGTTGCTGATTTTGTAATGGCGAGAAAGGAATTGGGATATATTCCTGGCACAAGAACTCCATTGGTTAAACCAGGAACTCTATACGATGATTTGGAAAGACGTGACTTTACATTAAACGCATTGGCTAAAGATTCAGATGGAAACATTATTGATTTCTTTGGTGGTGAGGATGATTTGAAACATGGTATGTTAAGAACACCACTAGATTGTAAAGTAACTTTTGATGATGACCCTTTACGTATTTTGAGAGCAATTAGGTTTTCAATTACTAAGGGATTTACTATGTCTAGAAAGATAGTTGAAGAAATATACATCTACGACTACGACAATAAAATGTCTGTAGTATCTACAGAAAGAATCAGAGAAGAGCTCCTCAAGTGTTTTAAACATGACACGATTAAAACATTAAACACTTTGGAGGAGTTTTACAGATTAAGAGATTATATCTTTAAAAACAATATTTTGTGGTTAAAACCAACTTTAGAAAAATGAATATGAAGAAAGCAAGTAATATAAAATTAATAATGTTTTTAATTTTATTAATATTTTTATCGTTAGGTGTCTTTTATTTTTTTAAAACCGTAACAATTGGTGAAAAAATAACAATTGAATATCAAAAAACAACAGTGGTTTCTATTAAAAGAAAACCACCAAAAAACGTACATGAAGAAATTAATTTGTGGTATGAAATAGAACTATCTAATGGTAATAAGTTCGTATCATCACATAGATATTTAGTTGGTGATACAGTATATTATGAAATCTATAAAATAAATAAGTGATGGAAGTAAGTATGGACGGACTAAGAAACCATTTGTTAAGAAGTTATAACTCTTTGGTTTCTAAATTAAATAAACGAATTGACGGTGACGACATTGTTGATTTGGAAATTTACGATATTGAAAGAGAACTTGAGGGTATTAGAAGTTGTATTGTTACACTAGCTTTTACATCACTTGAAGGTGAAGGAGGGTGGAAATCAATGGATGACAGTACTCACTTTGAGCAATTTAATCCTGAATAAGAGTTGGAAGATTAAAAATTGTATCAGAAATTGCAAAAGAAGTTTTGGCGGGAGAGTAATCCCGCCGTATCTTTGTTAAATATAAAAAACACTCAAATGACTAGCAACGAATTTAATAAGAAATATAAAGAATATCTTGGTGAAAGACACTATGGATTGGATATTGAGGTCCCCCAACTAACACTTTGGTTAGACGAAAAATTCCAAGAATTCATCAAAATTCCTGAATTTAAATACTATCAAATCAAAACAAAATTTGGTTATGGTAGATTCTATTGTGATGGGGTACCTCAAGAACAAATAACTGAGGTTGAGGTAAAAATTAGAGAACTTTGTAAATAAAAAAGAGGTATATTATGTCAGGAGGACATTTTGATTATAATCAATACAAAATCGGATATATTGCCGATGAAGTAGAGCAACTTATTGAAAGAAACGGTAAGGAAATACCAAAACAATATCGTGATGATTGGTCGGGTACCAATTACTACGAATATCCACCTGAAGTAATTGAGAAATTCAAAGAAGGTGTTGAGATTCTTCGTAAAGCTCAAATTTACGCTCAAAGGATTGATTGGTTGGTTTCAGGTGATGATGGTAATGAATCTTTTTTGAGAAGACTGAAAGAAGATTTGGAAAAATTGAAATAGTTTTTGTATATTTGCAATATGATTCTAAAGATAGAAAAAGATATAAAAGGAATTTTCCCAAAAATTTGGATATGTTCTGACCCCCACTACAACCACAAAAATATTTGTAGAGGTGTTACGAATTGGAGAACCTTGGATGGAGAAGTTCCCGAAGAACAAACTCGCGATTTCCCAACCATTGAGAAAATGAACGAGGCAATTCTGAATGGGATTAACTGGAATGTTGGACAAGATGACATTTTAATTTGTCTTGGAGACTGGTCTTTTGGTGGGTTTGAGTCTATTAAACAATTCAGAGATAGAATTGTTTGTAAAAATGTACACTTAGTACTTGGTAATCACGACCACCACATTGAACGTAACAGAGAGAACATTAAGGCTTTATTTAGTTCAGTTTCAGAATACCTGAGAGTTGTTGTGATGGAACCGATTAAAAAAGATGTTACTAAACGACATGAGTTTGTATGTATGCACTACCCAATACAAAGTTGGGACGGTTTAAATAAAGGAGTTTATCATCTACACGGACATGTACACTTACCAAATGAACGAAAGTTTGGTCGTGGTAAGAAAATGGACGTTGGTTTTGACGGACATCCTGAATTCAGACCGTACAATCTACTAAAAGAAGTTGTGCCGATGTTAAGTAAGAGAGAAATGTTGTCGGATATGTCAAATGACCATCACCTTGAAAGATTATTAAACAGTGATAAATAATTTTGAACACATAAAAAAATTTTTAATATTTGAATCTGAAGACGATTACTATCTTCTTCAGATTCTTAGACGTAAAAAAGAAAATTCAGATGTTGGTAATAAACCTAACGTTGTTAAGACTTATTATATCGACTCTATTGATTTTTTTGATAGGGTTATTCCTGAAATAATTGCCATCTCTAATGAAAGAAATAGCCGAGCTTATATAAATCTAAATCGAAGGTCCTTCAGAAAAACTGCAATTAGGACTTTACAAGAGATTGCGAATAATATTGAGTCAGGAAATTATAAATCCGCAAGAAAGGCTTACGAAAAAATATCAGGAAAATCTCCTAATGAGAAAGATAAAAAATGGGTAATTGATATAGATTGGAAGGATTTTCCTGATAAAAAAACTGAGATTGCTAATCTGGTTTTATATGCTATTGAGTTACAATCAGAGACTGATAATGTACCGATGAGCGAACCAATCCCAACTAAAAACGGTATTCACTATATAACTAGACCATTTAATCTAAAGAAATTTAATGAAAGGTACCCAAAAATTGAGGTACATAAAGATAGATACACTTTATTATATATCCCTTAATATGAAATTTGATTTTAAAGACATTGTTTTAGTACCTGAAGTTTTATCGTCAATCTCGTCTAGGTCAGAAATAGATATTACTGATGAATTTGGTAAACTACCATTGATTGTTTCCCCTATGGATACTGTGATAAATGAAGGTAATTCTGAATTATTTGAAAAATTAGGATTTACAGTTTGTTTACCTAGAGGAGAGAATGTTACCGAAAATCAATTTAGGTCTATTTCTTTGGACGACTTTGAAATTTTGACTGATTATTTAGTAGTAACTAATGATTATTTATTAGTTGATATTGCAAATGGTCATATGGAAAAATTATATTCACTATGTGAAAAGTTTTTAGAAAAAAATAATGGTGATAAATTAATGATTGGTAATATTGCCAATCCAAAAACCTACAAAAAATTTGCAGAGATTGGGGTTGGTTTTATTAGGGTCGGTATCGGAGGTGGTAGTGGTTGTCTAACCTCAGCAAATACTGGTGTTCATTATCCCATGGCTTCACTAATTAATGAGTGTTACCAATTTAAAAAGGATAATGGTTATACAACTAAAATAGTTGCTGATGGAGGTTTTAGAAACTATGATGATATTATTAAAGCCATTGCATTAGGTGCGGATTATGTTATGTTAGGAGGAATGTTAAATAAAAGTTTAGAATCGTGTTCTCCTGTTAAATTATTTGGTAAATTAAAAATTTCTACTAAATTTGCAAATAAATTGTGGGCAAATTATCCAAAACTCAGAAAGTTTTTTTACAAAGACTTCAGAGGTATGAGTACTAAAGAAGTTCAAAAAAAATGGGGTAGAAAGAATATTAAAACATCTGAAGGGGTACACAGGGTTAACAAAGTTGAGTACAAGTTAGATACGTGGGTTGATAACTTTAAAGACTATTTAAAATCTGCAATGTCATATACTAACTCAAAAAATTTAAATAGTTTTAGATACAGTGAGTTTGTAAAAATTACAGAAAACGCATATAAAAGATTTAATAAATAATTTTTATGATGAAAACACTTTTTATTGTTAGAGGAGTACCAGGTTCAGGTAAATCAACGTTTGCTCATGCTATTTGGAATAATTATGCTATTTGTGAAGCCGACCAGTACTTCATAGATAAAGAAACAGGTGAATATAAGTTTAATCCTGATGAACTAAAAAACGCTCACCAATGGTGTAGAGATGAGGTTGAAACAAAAATGAAAGATAATCAAGCAAATCCTCAATACTACCCTGAAATTGTAGTTTCAAATACATTCACACAGGAGTGGGAAATGGAACCTTACTTTAAACTAGCTGAAAAGTATGGTTATAAAGTATTTTCTTTTATTGTTGAGAATCGACACGGGGGCGTGAATACTCATGGTGTTCCAGAAGATAAAATTCAAGTAATGAAAGATAGATTTCAAATCAAACTATGAAATACTTAAAAAAAATTTGGAAATATCTTATTTTTGTACAAGAAGAAGTTGATAAGATTAGAGAAAAGTCTTCGTTTGGTAAATTTTAAACCCTAAGACTTTTTTTAATTTCATCTCCAGCATCAAACATGTCAATGTTTGAAATCGCCCAAGAGTTTCTACTTCTTTTAGCTTCTTCACGGTTTTTAGGTCTTTCAACATTATCGACAATCCAATCAATCCATCCTTTAATTCCTTTATCACCTGAAGGTTTTTTACTTTGGACATGTTTTGCCATGAATTTGATTTGTTTATCGCAATCAGATAATACTTTCATCTTTTCTTCAGGAGACTCATCCTCAACCCCGTATTCCTTTAACAACGCAATGCCTAATCCACCACATATATTGTATTGCCATAACCCAAAAGAACAATAACCACCTATACTTGATTCAGGGTGTTTTTTAGCATAGTCACCACCATCACCTCTCGATTTACATTTAAACCCAGATTCTTTAGCTGCATTAGCAACTAATGCGATTGATAATTTTTTGTTGTTTAAAATTGAATCTAATTTTCTGTACAAATCAACTGGTGATATTTTACCATCGCCTGACTCAAATTTAAATTTTTCTGACTTAACAATATTAATCTCTTTATCTATTTTTTCTTTTTCGTCTTTACTAAAGTCCATGTCCTCAACCGACTCATCACTATCATCATCTAAATCTAACTTATCTTTAATAAAGTCGACCGCATCCTCCCCAACATCCTTTAAAAATTCTAATGTATCATCTAACCAATCCTCGTTTAAATTATACATTCCTCTTATTTGTTTTTTTTCGTCTTCTGAAATTATGAAACGTTTGGACATAGTAATATTTTTTTTATAAATACATCCAAAAATAAATTTGTTACTGATTATATTTTTACTATCTTTGTTTAAAATTAGTTTATGACAAAAAAAGAAAAATTCTTTCATAATTTACTTATTGATTTACATACCGCTCGTTGGACACTTAATGGTGACATGGTAAATGCAATTCTTGACAATATTGGAGGTTATTCATATGCACATACAAATGGTAATGTTTGGGATGAAGATGACAAGTACGATAAAGCTTATGAAAGATTTGTTGAGAAACATAATGATATTATGAGTGGTAACTATAGTAAAACAACTAAGGTATATGAAACACCTAAAGATTCTAAATGGTTAAAAAATGAAAATGATGGAAAATAATAATTCAGTGTGCTATGTAGCACGTATTGACGAAATTAAAGAAATACCTGGCGCTGATAACATTGTACAAGGTGTTATTGGAGGATGGAATTGTATTATTCAAAAAGAACAATACCAAGCTGGCGACTTAGTAGTTGTTGCAACTACAGATGCGGTTATTCCTTTAGATTTATCTGATGCGATGAACGTGACTAATTATTTACGTAAAGGTCAACGTGTACGTACTGTTAAGTTGAGAGGTGTTTATTCTGAATGTTTAATCATTCCTTTAAAATACGCTCGTGAAGTAGCTAAACATGCTAACACAAAATGGGATGAAGGTGAAGACATGATGGATGTATTAAAGATATTTAAATACGAACCACCTGCAGTACAAATACAATTATCTTCAGGTAAAAAGGTAAGATATCACCAAAACCCGAACTTCCATGTTTACTATAAGTTCCCAAACTTGAAGAATGTTGCAGGAATGTTTACCGAAGAAGATACTGTTGAAATTACTCGTAAAATTCACGGTACAAATGCTCGTTATGGGATTGTTAAGAAAACTAAATTAACATTATGGGATAAGTTTAAGAAGTTTATTGGATTGGCGGATAAATGGATTGAGTATGAGTATGTGTATGGTTCTCATAATGTTGAAAAGGGGTCCGACTCACAAGGGTTTTATTCAACTGATGTGTGGAGAGAGGTTGCTGACAAATACCAAATCAAAAAGAAGTTATGGGATTATGTTAAAAACAACGCTATGGAACCAGAAATTGGAGATGGGATTACAATATACGGTGAAATCTATGGTGCGGGTATCCAAAAGAACTATGAATACGGTTTAAATGATATTAAATTTGTGGGGTTCGATGTTAAAGAAAACGGAGAGTATTTAAGTCCTATTAATGCTAAACTACAGATTAAATATCTTTTAGAATTGCCATATGTCGAAATCTTACATTTCGGAAAATGGTCTCAAGAGGTACAAGACAAATATACATTTAATAACTTTATTGAAGGTACAAAAGTACCACATGAAGGTATTGTGATTAAATATGAGTCGGGTGGACGTAATAAAGTGGCAAAAGTAATCAACCCAGATTATTTAATTTATGCTGAAAAAAAGGATGTTGGGGACTCTCACTAACATCCTTTTTAAAAACTTAGAAAAAAAATAAAATGATAGAAAAAGAAAGGAAATTTATTTTAAAGTACCTCCCATCAGGACTTAAAAAACAAAAAATTAAACAAGGATACATCTCAAATAACAGTAAAACTCAAGTTAGAGTTAGAATTATTGATGATTCATCTGCCTTTATAACTGTTAAGTTTAAAATTGATAATGAGACTAGACAAGAGTTTGAATATAAAATACCAATCGATGAAGGTTTTGAAATATATCATTCATGTAGTTTAAAATTAGAAAAAATTAGATACAAAACAAAATATGAAAATAACCAAATTGATATTGATGTTTATCAAAATGGAAAGTCTGTTGTTGAAATTGAATATGAAGATGTTTTAACAAAATTACCTGATTATTGTGGTGAAGAGGTTACTGGAGTTAAAGAATGGTCTAACTCATCAATAGCAAAATCAATAATGGAAAATTATTAAACATAAAATTAACTAAGAATAAAAAATAATTAAATATGAAAAAAATTTTTTTAAGTGTTATTACAATCTCTATAGTGATGGTGTCATGTACTGACGCAACAATGAGTAAAATGGGTGGATACGGGGATACCTTTACAGTTAAAGTACTTGGACCTGATACCATAATCACCTATCACTCAACAGGAAAGGTAATTAGTGAAGAACATTCTGACGGATATTATTTTACAAATCGTGAGACTGGGAAGTTGATTGAAGTTAGTGGAAATGTTATAATTGAACAAGAGTAATGATGTTACTTATATGTACCCTATGCGGGATATGGGTTGGAATGTTTATTGGATATCTTGCAACTAAACACATGTTTGAAAAAGAAAATGATTGAAAAATTAATTAAAAATAGAACTCCATATCTAGGTAAGATGATATTGAAGTTTGAGAAATACCCTCACTATACAAGTAGTCAGGATGGTAAATTAAATAAAGTTCACCTTAATTTATGGTTTACCAAATTGGTTTCTAGATTCATACCAAGACAGGTAATGGAAGGTCAGACCAATGTTGACCCTGAAAAAGTTAAGTTAATTGAAAAATATACTGATGGAGTTATTGGAACTCACAAGTGGGGAAATAATGATGAGTATGTTTTGGAGGATTCATTCCTAACTAAAGACGGAAAATATATAGGTAATATTGATACTGCTTGGTGGTATTTTAAAAACGGAATGACCGTTTGTGAAGAGTATCCACACGGAGTTGCTATTGTTTGGAATACCGCGAACTCTGATAAAACATTGATGAGTGGACAAGATGGGATTAAAGGTTATTATGGTTATTCACATCGTGGAGGAGCTTTATTAACAATCGGGGATAGAATTTTTGATAAGGAGTATAATCCTGTTGTTGAAGATTACGATAATAAGGAGTTTAAAAAGTGGTGGAAAAAATACGCCAAGTCATATAAAAAGGGTGACGATTTTGATAGAAAACACATTTATAATGATGGAATTAAATCAGTAATACCATTTAATAAACGAGGAAAACATATTATTAAAAATTGGTCAGACGCAATGAATTCGGCAATAAACGTGTCAAAATATTTAGGATAACATGAAAATAATACCATTCTTTAACTTAACTTGGACTGAGGACTTTAAACAAATTGCCATAGTCCCAACAATATTCCTAACTAAGAGTTATGGAAATAGATACAATTTTGGAATTAATTTTTTATGTTTTGATTTTGGACTATGGATACTAATAAGAAAATAAACATTATTGAAGATTTAAGTAGGTATGAAGATTATCTTACTGTTGGAAAATTAAAGAAGTTTTTGGAAGAACATCCTGAACTACCTGACGACGCAAATGTTTTAATCCAAAGGGTCGAAGATAGGTATTATGAAGAACATGGATGGGGTGTTGTTTTGAAGGAAGGTGACCATTATCACATGTATAAAGAACAGAACTATCGGATGAATGAGGAGATTAAAAGAAGAAAGAACGGAGAACACCCAAAGTATGAAATGGAAGACCCATCAAAATTCATAGTTGAATTGGATGACTCAATGAAAGACCAATACCATCCAGGATGGTGTTGTTTAAAATATAAAGATGATAACAATTTATATATTGATTTACATTATTAGACAATGGCAACACTAGAAACACAATACTGGAACTTTCTAGAAAAGAATCCTAAATCTACGTTCACATTTGAGGAGTGGAAACAAAAATGGGCGGATGATATGAAACCATCATTTGATAAATTAAACAATCCATCAGTTGAATGGAAATTATATCAGAACTACGTAAATACTTTCATAGGACACGAAGATATCCCAAGTTTTGAATGGTTCAAACACGAATTGGAAAATAACAAAGAGTTCAGTGAGAGGTATGGTGAAACAGATTCCATATATTGTCCTGTATGTTCGGGATGTGTGATAATTGAAACTGAATCGGAGATTAAGATTATAAGATGAATAGAGTTTTTTTAATTGATATTGACGGGACAATATGTGATGATATAAAAAATGAGGAGTCACATTTATACCCAACGGCAAAGTGTTATCCTGACGCATTACGGATAATCAATAAGTGGTATGATGAAGGAAACGTCATAACATTTTTCACCGCACGTGAGAGTAAAGATAGGGATGTTACTGAAACTTGGTTGGGTGATAATGGATTTAAATATCACGGATTGGTTATGGATAAACCAAGAATTAAAGATGGTCAGGAATATATTTGGATTGACAATCGTAAGGTGAGAGCGGTTACTTATTTGGGTAACTGGACGGAACTAAAAGAAATTGAAACTAAAATACAAGTTTTTGAATAATATGGCAACACTTGAATCACAGTATTGGAAGTTTTTGGAAGACAACCCTGGCTCAACTCTTACCTTTGAAGAGTGGAATGTTGAATTGGCTAAACGAATTAAAATGGGTTTTGAAAACAGGAAAAATAATTTAGATGAACAACTTGAAGAGTTTGAAATGGTTCGTTATAGAATGGAGAATGAAGGTTTCCACTATTGTTTTAAACATTACTCATCATTCAAAGAAGTTGAGGATGAAAAGTTCCACGAACTGAGGAGAAAGTATTTGGAGATATCTCACGAGCTTGAGGAGTATGTCCATTCAAAGATTAATACATTGAGAGATGAAATAGAAGAATTATGATAAAACAAGATTATGAATAAGGAAATCAAAAAAGGCAATCTTAACTACGACCAATCAGGTAGAGCATATCCTGATAACCCAAGAATAAAAGAAAATTGGGATTGTATTTGGGAAAATGATGGTAAATACTACAAGTTAGTTGGTGATAATGAGCATAAAGAATGGGAAGAAATAGAAAACCAATAAAAAGTTATGAATAAAGAAAAAATTATTTTAATTCATTATATCAATGTAAGTAATATTGATAGTAATGATGTGTCAAAAATGATAGAAGAAGTTATTAACAAATTCTCTCCAAAGGAAGAAGATAATATAATTTCATATTGGATACCAGTTAGAGAAGGTGAAACAAGAGTAGAATGTATAAATCCTAAACTTGTATCAGAAGAAGATTTCACGGAAGCGAAACGAGTATTAGATAGAAATCAGGAAATTGTAAATGATATTATTAATTGGAAAAACAAAACAATAGAAAGTTATGAGTAAAAGAAATATAATCCAAATAGATTTAAGTGGTTGTAAAAACTGGAAAGAGTGTGAAAGAACAATTGCACTAATTACAACGATAAAACAATAGAAAGTTATGAGTAACACATTAGATAAAACATACACAGACCTACTTCAAGACATTCTTGATAACGGAGTAGAAAAGAAAGACAGAACAGGTACTGGTACCTTATCAGTATTCGGAAGACAAATCAGACATAAGATGTCAGAAGGGTTTCCACTTCTAACAACCAAAAAGATGCCATTCAAAACAATCACTACAGAATTGTTATGGTTCCTAAGAGGTGATACCAACATCAAATATCTTGTTGACAATAATTGCCATATTTGGGATGGTGATGCTTATAAGAATTATTGTAAAAATGTGATAGTAGATGAAGATGTTTTAAGTGTTTATTCAACTAAAGATGGAAATGTTTCACATTTATTTACTGATAAAGTTTTAACGCAAGAAGAATTCATCAACAAAATCAAAACAGATGATGAGTTTGCTAAGAAGTGGGGTGAATTAGGTCCCGTGTATGGTAAGCAATGGAGAAGTTGGGGAGGTGAATTTTCATTACATATTGGATTAGAACGGGATGGAAGTCAAGATAAAATAAATTTTAAACCAGGTATAGACCAAATCGCAAACTCAATCAATCTACTTAAAACAGACCCAGACTCAAGACGTAATAAAGTTAATGCTTGGAATGTAGGTGAGTTGGATTCTATGGTCTTGCCACCTTGTCATACAGATTTTCAATTTTATACAAGAGAGTTGAGTTTAGAAGAGAGGTTATCTTTATGGGATAAAAGATTTGGGTTTGCAAATGAAGAACAACAAAATCAATTCAATCCCGATGTACATTTAGATACACATGGAATACCTAAACGAGCAATCTCTTTAATGTGGAATCAACGTTCAGTAGATACATTCTTAGGTTTACCATTCAACATTGCTAGTTATGGGTTGTTATTAGAAATCATTGCCAAAGAAGTTAATATGGTTCCTGATGAGTTGATTGGTAATTTGGGTGATACTCACTTATATCTTAATCATATTGAACAGGCAAAAGAACAAATTGGAAGAGAACCTTATGATTTGCCTAAATTAGGTGTGGATTATAGAGAGGGTGAATATAATAAAAATTTAAAAGACTTTGTACCTGATGATTTTTATTTAATAGATTACCAATCACACCCAACTATTAAGGCCCCACTATCCAATTAATCCACTATGATGGAAGATGACCTGTGGTGTAATTATTCTGACCTACCAAGTGTAATGAGTTACGAACAACCAAAAAAGAAATATCCCGACAATGTTGTATGGAGTGAAGAGCGTGGTTATTATGCTCATCTTCTTCCATATGCAACAAACATTGGGGCACCAGTTATAATACCTGACAATGTATCAACTTGGAAGAATGAAAAGATTTTAAAAACCAATCATTACTTCAATAAAAAATACGAGGAGATAAAAGAACAATATGAAAAACTACTTCAGGAATTTGAGTGGAATAGTATTGTATATAATGCGACATATAATTTTCAACCAGTTATTGGACAAGAATATTATTTGTATCGTAGAAAAAGTGGAGAGTATTTCTTATCATTAATCAAACCAACCGAGTGGAAAGAAAACCACATTGGAACATTTGAATTGGATTCAGATAATAAGTGGAAAAAAATATAGAATTATGGAGAAATTAATAGGTAGTTATGATTACTTGAAAGTTAGAGAGTCTATAAAAAATATTGAATTACTAACTAAACAATTCAAAAAAAATAGAATAAAGACTGACGAGTATATTATTAAAGTAAACGAAAATTTATATAATCTAACCAATCAGAGAGACTACATTGGTTATTTAAAAAATATAGGACAATTATGAAAAGAATTATATTTTTATTATTTTTTATAGTACCATTTAAATTATTATCTCAGTCAGATTCGTTATATATACCTAACGCATTTTCGCCAAATAATGATGGGGATAACGACTATGTTAAAGTTTATAGTGATGAGGTTTTTTCAAAATTTAATTTTGAGATATATTCAAATTATGGTGAATTAGTATTTAAAACTAATAATCAGTATGAAGTTTGGATGGGAGGTGATTTTTATTATTCTGGTCCTACAGTATTCCAATATAAAATTGAATATACTATAGAAAATAAATTTGATAGTCAAGTTAAATTTGGTCATATAGTTTTAATAAGATAAATTATGAATGAATTTGAAAAAATGATAGTTGAGATTGAATTTGCGGTCGGACAAATTGATTATGACAATGGGGACATATCCGATATAGGAAATGAGATTGGGTATGCTATTGGTAGATTTATTAAAAATGATGAAGACATTAATGATTTTATTACGGGTTTAAAACATGGGGTTTCGTTAAGAAATGGCACACATTAAAAAAATCATAATTTTACTCTTATTAATTTTTCCTAATTTAACGTTTTCACAATGTTTGAACTCTAATTTTGAACTTGGAAACTTTACAAATTGGTCAGGTAGACGAGGTACATGTTGTCCTATAAATTTACCAACAAATGGTATTTTGAACGGAAGACAAACCATTATGACACAAGGAATTGACCCACACAGTTGTGGTGGATTAAATATGGTGTACCAGGGTAATTTCTCCGCTAGACTTGGTAACGATGCGGTTGGAGCAAGAGCTGAAGGTCTTTATTATCAGTTTACAGTTAGCCCAAATTCTACGTTAATTCAATATGCTTATGCTGTTGTATTACAAGACCCAGGTCATAATGATGGAGACCAACCAAGGTTTCAATCTAGAGTTAGATTACAAAATGGAAATGTAATTCCGTGTACCGAATACATGGTTACCGCAGGACCCAACTTAAGCGGGTATAATTATTGTACTGAGATTGATTCCCAAGGAAACTTAGTACAAGTTGCTTGGAGTGATTGGAGAGTTATTACATTAGATTTATCAGGTTATATCGGACAAGTTGTAACACTAGAGTTTGAAACAGGTGATTGTGAATTAGGTGCTCACTATGGTTACGCATATATTGACGCAATTTCTTGCGGACCAATTGAAACACAAGTTAGTTATTGTTTAGATAGTGATTCTATTCTTGTTGAAGGTCCTGAAGGATTTGCAACATATGAATGGGTACCAACTGGTGACACAACAAGAGTAATTACTATAGGACCACAGGATTATGATACCCTTTGGTGTAATGTGACCACAGTAACAGGATGTGAATTACAATTAGAAGTTTTATTAAATCCTGTTGGAGTTTTAGCTGAAATAATATGTGATAATACCTGTATTGGTGATACTGTGTATTTTACTAATTTAACTCCATTAATTAATGGATATAATTTATTATTTTATTGGGATTTTGGTGATGGGCAAAATTCTATTGAATATTCACCATCACATTTTTATGAATTACCTGGTGCATATATTGTTACATTAACTGTTGAGGTTGAAGGTACTAATTGTACTGATATAACATATTGTGAAGTTATTATTTATGAGGAACCAATTCCTATTAATGAAATAGAACACGACTAACATGTAAATTACGTAGACATAAATAAAAATATTAATTTGAAATATTATAAAATTACTGGTATTTATGAATGTAAGTTGAGAATGTTATGAGGTTAGTTTTAATATTTTATTTCATATTTTTACATTTAACATCCCTCGGACAACTGAGGGATTCTGTTTATATAAGGACTTCTATTTTTGATGTTGTTTATTCTGAAATATTACAACAACCAAAGTGGATAGAATATAATATAAGGTGTAGTGAAGGACAAATATCCAGAAAAGGTCTTGATTTTTATACTTGCGACAGTATAGTAACCTCAGATTCAAAAGACTATGAAAATAATGAATGGGATAAAGGACATTTAGCCCCTGCCGCAGACTTTAACTGCGATAAAGATTTATTAAAAATAACTTTTTCTTATTTAAATTGTGTTTTACAACATGAAAAATTAAACAGAGGTGTATGGAAAAACTTAGAATTTTACGAACGAGAAATATCTAAAAAATACTCAGTTTATGTTGAGATAAGAGTTATATATAGTAAAAAATCAAAAAAATTACCCTCAGGGGCTACAGTACCTGACGGATTTTATAAAATAATATATTATAATAATAGTAAAGAAAAATATTATTTTCCAAACAGTATACCAATACATTCAGATTATACAAAATACAGAGTGAACTGACCTATGCTCTCTGTTATTAATAAACATATTTATATTTTTTAAAAAAAAATGAAAAAATTATTTTTTCTATTAACTTTTTGTTTCTCTTTCATTTTTGGATATGGCCAATATGATTTATCCAAAAATGTAGACAAACAAGTCATAGTGGTTCCAAAAAAAGGAATGGAGTCACTAACAGAATCATTTATTGAAGGTAACTTTGCTAAAATAGTTGCCGAATTTGACCAACTAGGTTGGTATGTAGTTTTATTACCTGATAATTTAACTCAGGATAGATTTTTAGAAATCTGTAAAGATTTCAGTTTTATTAAAAATGTGTGGAAAGATGAGGAAATGGAGATGAAATTGGATTACATCCCAAACGACACTGAATTTTCATCTTGCTGGCATTTAAAACAATCAACTGATAAAGACATTGATGCTGACGAAGCTTGGGATTTAGTTCCTTCAGATAATCCATATGTAAGTGTTGCAATGTTTGATGGGGGACTTGATTTAACTATACCTGATTTAGGTCAAAACGTTGTAAATCCATTTAATGCGGTTAACAGTACCACATCAATCCCATATGTGAATGCTGAAGATAAACACGGTACAACATGTAGTGGAACAATCGCCGCAATCACTAACAACGGATTAGGTGTTAGTAGTGTTGGTAACAACAAAGTTAAAGTAATGCCTGTAAATATTATGTCTAATGTTTACGCTGGAGGTAGTTTTGCGACAACTGCGGTAATCCAAATAAACGCAGTAAACGCGGCTATGGCTAACCCAAATTGTGTGGCAATTGCGATGTCATATGGAGGTTCATCATATTCAGCAGCTCTTGAAGCGGCGTTTGAATCTGCAAGAACGACAGCAAGAGAAGGTAAAGGTATGGTTGTTGTCGCATCATCGGGAAATGGATATTCAGGGACCGCAAATCAATATCCTGCAAATTACAATAATGTATGGGGTATAGGAGCAACATCACAAAGTGATGTAAGGGCAAGTTTTTCTAATTATGGTCAGATTTGTGATATATCTGCACCTGGTGTTTCAATTAGAACTGTAGACAGACCAGGAACTGCGGGATATAATACAGGTGATTATACATCAATCAGTGGAACATCATTTTCATGTCCAATATTTGCGGCTTCTGCGGCATTTTGTTTTTATAAAAATTGGGAACTAACTGATGACCAAATATTACAAATACTTTCATCTACCGCTGAAAAAGTAGGTGGATATATCTATTCTAATAACTCCAACTGGCCTTACTCAACTAGAAGTAACGAACTTGGTTATGGTAGAATTAATTTAAGAGATGCTATTATTGCAACTCCAAATCCTGGAGGAACACCACCTCCACCACCTCCTCCTCCATCCTTGGTACATAATTTCTTAATTAGTTCAATAAGTGTTATACCAAATTCAGTTAATACAAACTCAAATATTACGATAAATTGTAATATTGGAACACAAAACCCAACATATCCTGAAGTAACGGTTATGACTCAATATAGAATATCAAACAATGCAATTTGGGGTGATTCTGATGATATTGTAATAGGGACTACTTCAAATAATTTAGGAGGAGGAACATCTAATCAAAATGATACGCTAACTTATAATGTTGGTTCATTACCTGGCAATAGATATGTGTTAGCAAAGGTTAATTATATGGGTAGTGTTACTGAAACAAATCAGAATGATAATAATGCTCAATCTCAGTTTACAATTATACAAACTGTAGAACCTGGAACTGATGCTTTGGCATTCTTCGTAACACCAACTACCCCTACATTAACAACTAGTAGTCAATCTGTAAGTTTTAGATGGGGAATTAAAAATAATGGAACAACAAATATAACATCTCTAACATATAGAAGAGGATGGGTTAATTGCCCACCACCACCATTTCCATGGTCACAACCATGTGTACAAGTATATACTTGGAGTGGAACTTTGTTACCTGGACAAACAGTTTACTTCCCATCAAGTACTGGGTATATATCAACAAACCTGTGCTTCAGTTCAACAAGTTGTGCGATACCTGCTGGTGGTAGTAACACTTATTTTTTTGAAGTAATTTCTATTAATGGTTCTAATACTGATAACGTTATGGATAATAACTATTCACAGTGTGTTATAACAAGAACTGCAACCGCCGTTAATAATGGAAATGTATCTGATATTGATTTTGTTGAAATTAGGTCATACAATAAATTGTATGAAAATCCTATTAAGTATAATACCATTGAAGATGCTTTGATGGAAAAAGGGCTTAACTTTATATACATACATTACTCTGATGGAACAATCGAGGTTAAAAAAATATGGCAAGACTAAAGTAATTTAATTATAAGTTTAAAAAGGTAGGGTAACCTACCTTTTTTATTTTAAAAAAGTATTTATAAAATAAATTAAGGTTATGAAAAAATATTCAGTAGAAGAACTAAAGAAAAAATTTGAAGAATTAGGATATAAATGGTATCCATTTATGTTAATTGGTATCCGCTCAAAAGAAAATAAACCTAATGTATTTGATGATTTGATTGGGGTAGTTGAAAATGATAAAATAAATTGGTATACTGCAACAACAAATCCTGGAACACATTGGTTAAAAAATCTTTTAAATCCTAAAGGAGCCGCACTTTTAAAACATGGACAATGGGTCGATTCATGGAAAATCGGGTTACACCAAGGAAAGTACGAGGCTTTAACCCAAATTAAACCAATTACAGTTTATAGAGATGGTGATAAAGATATTATTGCGGAAGAAACTAAAATAACAGATACTGGTTTATTTGGAATTAATATTCACAGAGCTAACTCTAGTGCTATCTCAAAACTAATTGATAAATGGTCTGCGGGATGTCAAGTTTTAAATAATCCTAAAGAATTTGCGGAATTATTGTCAAAATGTAAATCGTCAGGTCTTAAAACTTTTACATATACGTTATTGAACGAATTTTAAAAAAAATAATTTTAAAAAAAATATAAGGGTCTATTGACCCTTTTTTTATTTATAAAAATTGACTAATAAAACTAACCTAATTATAATTGTGACATGAGTTATTCTAATGAAGATTATATTGAAGAACTTATGTGGTTAGCACATAATGAAAACATCGGAGATGAACTTATTAAATTAGTTGATAAGTACACAAATATTAATAAATTAAGTAGAGTTGACGCATTCACTTTGGCTAGTAAAGAACTTGGTCTAAAAATACCTGATTAATAATGATATATAAATTTGAATACATTTGGTTAGATGGATATACTCCCGAACCAAACCTTAGAAGTAAAACAAAGGTAATTAACTTCACAAAAGAAGATTTTACAATAACAGACCTACCAATATGGAGTTTTGATGGCTCATCAACAAAACAAGCTGAAGGTATTGACTCAGATTGTCTTTTGAAACCTGTTAAAATGATTAAAGACCCACAAAGAAAGAATGGGTATCTTGTATTGTGTGAAGTCTTAAATGTTGATGAAACTCCACATGAGTCAAATATGAGAGCAAAGGTTGCGGATGACCCAAATCTTTGGCTTGGTTTTGAGCAAGAGTTCTTCATTTATAAAGATGGATTACCATTAGGGCATAATGGTATAACACCAAAACCACAAGGAGAATACTATTGTGGAATTGGTTCGGAAAACATTTCAGGACGAGATATTATTGAACATCATTTGGACCTATGTTTGGCCGCAGGACTTAATATGACAGGAATCAATGCTGAAGTGGCACTCGGTCAATGGGAATTCCAAGTTATGGGTAAAGGAGCTCTTGATGCTTGCGACCAACTAACACTTGCAAGATACATTCTTAATAGGCTTTCAGAGTCTTACAAAGTGTCAATTGAATATCACCCAAAACCACTTGGTGATACAGATTGGAATGGGTCAGGAATGCACACAAATTTCTCAACCAAACAAATGAGAGAAGAAGGCGGAAAGGAACTATTTGATGAAATCTTCCGTGTATTTAAAACAAACCACGACAAACATATTTCGGTTTATGGTTCAGATAATGAACAAAGACTTACAGGTAAACATGAAACTCAGTCTATTGATAAGTTTAGTTGGGGTGTGAGTGACAGAGGTGCATCAATTCGTATTCCACAAACCACAGTTAAAAACGGATGGAGAGGTTATTTGGAAGATAGAAGACCAGCATCAAATGCTTGTCCTTATATGATTACAAAACAAATTTCAGAATCATTAAAATTGGCTCAAAATAATTTTAGTTTTGTTTAATGGAGTTAATTACCACATATATATGTAAAAAAGGTGACATCGGGATTCACGATAATATGTTCGGAGGTTTATTACTTGGACTTATTGATGATGCCGCTGCTTCATACGCTTCACAAATTTGTGATACACAAAAAATAGTTACTCTTAAAATAGATGAACTATTATTTAAAAGACCAGTAAAAGTTGGAAGTATTTTAAAAGTTTATGGTGATGTGGTTTCTTTTGGTAATACATCCGTAACACTTTACATTGAAGTAAGGAAACATAATGTCTATACTGGCGAACAAGATATAGTCACTCAAACCAAAATAGTATTTGTTAGAATTGATGAAGACGGAAAACCAAGACCGATTCATCAACACGTTAAAGAGAGATATTGGGATAGAAAAGAAAAATTCGGAAAAGGATTACTCACACCTGAAGAAAAAATAAATAATGAATCCACAAGATAAATTATATTTAAAACTAATCAAAGAAAGGTTAATACCTAAATATGGATTAGATTTTAATAAAGTTTCATTTCAATACAGAGATAATCTATTATCTGTTTATTATTTAGTTAGTCATGTTGAGCAAGATAAAGTTTATGAATATTATAAAGTTATAGAAAAATTTTATGAAGAGGCTAACCTATTGTGTAGAGTCGTGACTCAAAATAATTTAAACACTTTTAGAGTTTTTTGTGACGTATTTAATAATGAAAAACATAATTTATTACTATCTGTATGACTGAGATTTATCCATATTACGAAATTAAAAACTTTGTAAATCAATTTTGTTTGTCCAAAGAAGAATTAATGGAATCACAAGGATGGACTATTGAGTCCAGACCATGTGAAAAAACAGATAAAAAGTATGATACTTCAGTAAGAGAAATTGACGATAGATATTTTTATCTTACAACAAATGGTAAAAAAATAATTAATAAGGATTATCTTTTTGTTACTAAACTTAATAATTCTAAAACTATGAGAGTTATTAATAAAACTTTAAACAAGTATGGTTTTATAGTTAATAAAGATGGATTAATTTTAAACGTTAAAGAAAATGCTACACAGTTACTTGTTGATGAATCTTTTTTTGGTAATGATTAGAATGTATTTATATTCATTTAAAGTACCAAAACCTTTATTTAAAGAAGAGTTAAATGAATATTTGAGACATATATTAAACGCAACAATTATTTGGTTAATTTTAATATTTTTATTTTTTTGATATGAATGTTATAGTTTTAGGTGGAACAGGGCTCTTAGGCTCCGAGTTCAAAAAAAATAGTGATTTTATACTTTGTGGTAGTGAAGTTGACATTAGAAGTGAAAATGAACTTTTTTTAAAGTTAGATTCATTAAGACCAAAAATAATTCTATTAGCGGCTGCGAAAACTAATTCAGTTGAGATTGATAATAATCCTATTGATGCTATTGAAACTAATATAAAAGGTACTGCTAATGTTGTTAAATACTGTATTAAAAATAATATTAGACTTGTATATATTTCTACTGACTATGTCTATAACCCAAAGGGAACGGAACATAGAGAAAACGATTCTTTAAATCCTTTTAATTATTATGCTTGGACAAAATTAGGTGGAGAATGTTCAGTTAGAGGACATAAAAATTCCCTAATAATAAGGACTTCTTTTGGTTCCCAAGAGTATCCATATGAATTTGCATATACAAATAGATTGGTCAATAAAGACTATGTTGATGTGATAGCACCAATGATAAGAGATTTGACTTTATCTAATGAAACAGGTATAATAAACGTTGGAACCGATGTAAAAACACTGTTTCAGTATGCTACTCAGAGGAATCCAAATGTTAAACCATTAAGACAATTAATTCCCAATGATTTTACAATGGACTTAAATAAACTAAGAAGATTAAAATATATTAAATGATTAAATATGCAGATGTAATTGTAGACCTACAAGCTGGGGATACTGGAAAAGGGAAAGTATGTAATACCTTATCAAAGATTGATAATGAATATACTCATGTTATCCGATATAATGGAGGTGGTAATGCGGGTCACACAATTTATAAAGACGGTAAAAAAATGGTAACGCATTTTATACCATCAGGAATTGTTAATGGTATAAAATCAATAATAGGTCCTGGATGTGTATTAAATGTAGAATCTTTAATGAAAGAAATTGAAACACTTGAAAAAGAAGGTGTTGAAATTAAAGGAAAACTTTTTATAGATAAAAGAGTTAATTTAATAACTGATGAACATCTTATAGAAGAATTTAATGAAAGTAAAATAGGGACAACGAAAACAGGTAATGGTCCCGCATATAGGGACAAATATTTTAGAAAGGGAAAACGAGTTGAAGATAATAGCGAGTTATTAAAAGATTATATAATTGACATCTATCAGGAATTACACGGTAACTCAGATAGTAAAATATTATTTGAAGGGGCACAAGGATTTGAACTTGATATTGATTGGGGTGATTACCCTTATGTGACATCATCACATTGTACTGTTGGAAGTGCTATTTTAAACGGAGTTCCACCACAAAAAATAAGAAAAGTTTATGGAGTTGCAAAGGCTTATAATACTTATGTTGGCTCTAAAAAATTTGAAGATAATAGTGATATATTTGATAAAATTAGAGAATTAGGTAATGAGTACGGCTCAACTACTGGTAGAGCTAGACAAATTAAATGGACAAATATTGATGACCTAGTAAAGGCATCAAATATAAATGGAGTAACTCATTTAATTATTAATAAAATAGACATACTTGAAAGTATTGGGCAATTTACAATAGTGGTTAATGGATTCCCAAGAACGTTTAATAACAAAGATTTCTTTCAAAATTTTATTGAGGACACAATGAAAAGATATTGTCCATTAATACAAGAAGTTATTTTTAGTTCTTATGCGGACGTAATATAATCCTAATATATTTAGATTTTTTTTCAATAAAGGACACTAAAAATTGAATTTCAGGTATATCAGTTGGGTCTATTAAAGTATAGTTAGACATAATATTGTCCCAAGATTCATTGTCAACATAAAAATTTAAATCAAAATTTGTATATAAAACGTTGGCAGTTTTAGGTATTGATAAATTTAAATTAGAAACATTATATTTAACACCATCAATTGTTAGAGTATGTATTGATGAAAGTTTTTTATCAATCTTTTCTAAAATATTATTTGAAGCGTAAAAATAAAATAAACCCATACTATTTTCATTATCTTCTAAATCTATTAAACTGACATAAATTTTTTCAGGTACTGTGGAAATCCTAAAAAAAGTCCCAACTCTTTCACTAATATATGAAATTAGTTCATCACCGCTGATAAAGTAAGATGATGGCATTTTTACTATTTTATAGTATAAAGTTATTGAATTGAAAAAGGTTGATATAAACAAATCTGAAAATTCAAATTTATATCCATTAACTTCAATTTCGTTTAAAGATGATACCGATAATAGTTTTATTATGTTTTGTTTTGTTAATTTCATTGAATTATAATTGAATAAAATATGAGTTACAAAATTATCTTATTTAAAGTATTTTTATTCATTTTCTATAAATACCGCTTTATTTATATTTATTGATATGAGATTACTACAGGAAGAAATTAATAGAGTTAAAGAAATTATAAAAGTGATTTCTATTAATGAAAATAGTGAGAAATATTTACCATGTCAAAGATTCGGAGAACCAAAAAAAACTGTATGTAAGGCATTTAATAACTTAGGACCTTGGATTGTTGATTATAATGGATTAGGTATGAGGAAATTAATTGATGAAAAAATTAAAAACATCCAAACAAACATACCTGAGAAAATTATTGAAAATTTTAGAGAAGGAATTGAGTTAATTAGAAAAACTGGTAAATACTCAGATTCATATATTGAGGAAAAACTCAACGACATCTCCAATAAAACACAAGTATATATAAACGGAGAGTGGAATTATATTAATAAATTAAATACTAATTATAGAGATTTATCAGAGTTACTAACTGATGTTATTGAAAAAATTGATAAGATAGATAATGTTAGTCAGTGGTTAAACTCAAAAAAAAGAACTGATGAAGAGGTAAAAAATTTTCTAACTAAAAGTGTTAAACCAAAATTAAAATATTGGATTAATGAGTTTTTTAAAACTTCCGAAGAGTTATTTGATTATACATATAATATAAAATATAATTCTAGCTTAGGTGAGGAAAGTGAGAATAGAATAGTTGATTTCCTTAAAGGAAATGGATTTGAAATTTTATACCAAGGGGGTAACGGAGATTTTATCGATATGTTATTTGGGGTTGACTTGATTGTTAAAAGAGATGATTATGGTATTATCTTAATACAAGTCAAAAATAATGGACCAAAATGGGAACAACTAGGAAGATATAATGTAGATTGGGTTGCGATAGGTGACAGTAAAAAAATATACGATAAGAAAACTAAACAATTAATTGATATTACTCAATTTTATACAAAATAAATATGAAAAAAATATTACTAATATTATCTTTTAGTGTTATGATTATGTCTTGTGACCAATCAACACATAACTATAACTGTAAATGTGATAAAAACTGTTGTGATATTGAAAAAGACAGCATCAATACCGACCTAATGTTAGAAAGTGAATTTGAAGATGATACAATAGGGGTTAACAACTAACAAACAACATTAAAGATATTGTGATTAATGCTAAAATTTGAAATATATTTTCAATTAACCTTTCTTTATTTTTCATTTTATATTGTTATTAGTATGTGTAATCTAACTTTATTATAATGAAAAATATTTTTGAAATCAATACCAAGGGATGATAAAAAATCTTTTAATTTGTTATATTTATTATTATGTCAAAAAAATTTATATTAACTGAGTCTGAAAAAAATGAAATTAAAAAACTTTATGGTTTATTAACCGAAGTTGCAAAATCGATAGTGGCCTCAACAAGTCCCGAAAGAATGCCAAATTTTATTGGTAAAGGTAATAAAAATTCAACATTTGGATTGAAAGGAGACGCTAAACAAGAAAATTTTTATTTTAAAAGTACTATAGGAGACTTGGTTTCAAAAAGTACAGGTGATACCAAATTGTTTTTATCAGGATTTCAGCCAGCATCAGATGCTGGACAGTATGTTGACTATGTGAAGGTCGGAACATCAGAACTAACTAATAAAGGTAGTATTAGTTTTGATTTAGGTAAATTACCAGTGGAAACTGAAGTTATTGCAACACATAATGGTTTATTAGTGTTAAGAAGAATGATGGACCAACTAAACGGGTCGAAAAATGGAAAAGTAACCTTATCAATGTCCGCAGAACAAAGAGCTTCAGGACAAAAAACGTTTGACTTGAATAATATTTCTTCAAGAATTCCCCCAAATTTAGCAACAATCGCAAGTGCGTTGTCTGTATTATTAATACCTGAAGCACAAAGAGCGAATATTAAAGATGGTTATGCTATAGACAATTTTGTTGGTAAAACGAATGAACAAATTATACAAGCAATTAATACAACATTAAAAAGAGGTTTAGTTGGTGTGTTTCTAACACCTGAGGATAGTGCAAATATTGATAAAATAATAAGTGATAAGAAATTAGTTACAACATTAGATTTATCAGTTTTTGAATCGATGTATGGTAAAGGGACTTTAGATAAAACAGGAGGTTCCATCACTGAAGCACAAATTAATTCCGTTTGGAACTCATTTAAAAAATCATATAAAGATACTTTAATAAGTAATTTTACAGCTTATCTCGACAACGAATTTAAATACTTGGCAAACAATCTTAGTAAAATTATGGAAGGATTGAGCATTTCAACTCTATGGTATATGTATACAAAACTAAGAGACACTAGTACTTTAGGACCTAAATCAGGAGTCCAAACAAGTACCAAAACTCAAACTAGCCAGACGTATCAGATGGGTAAGTAATTATTCGTAAATTTCAACAATTTTGTAGTCAACCCAAATATGTTCTTCAAAACTAACATATTTGACACCATCAACAATAATTAAGTCATCCATATAAGTGATAGATGTATCACCAACAGACGGAATGAGTTCCTTGTAGATAATTAAAGAAGGCTCAACAACATAAGATGTGTCGATGTATACATCAATCACTCGCTCAGAAGTTTCAACTGAGGAAGTGTCAACCTGAAAATTAACACCCTCAAACAGATGAACTTCTTCTTCGGTCATCTGACCAAAGGTATCGTTGAATACCTTTTCATAAATCTTTCTTTCTTGTCGTTTTGTAATACGAGTTCCATCTGTAAGCTCAACAGTTTTACAAGAGTAAACCAAAAAAGACAATAAGATTAAAGAAATGTATTTCATGTTTTTAATATTTACAACAAATTTACGGAAACTTATTCATTCCCACAAGCATTTTCAAAAATTTTTTTCATACTATTTATAGATAACAAAAATATTAAAAATACGGGCTTAGGACCGTTGTGGTTATGCCACATTTAACCTCGGTGAATTCGCTACTCACTGAGGTTTTTATTTATAAAAAAGACTATTTATTATGAAATGATGTTAAAAGAAAAAATAATAAAGATACTGAAAGAAAGTTTTAGATTAAAGGATAGTTTAATTAAAGAAATGGAAAAATACGGACTATTCAATACTTTAAAATTTACAACTATGACTTATACTAAACTATGGAGTATTGTTGGTGATGAGTATTTAAATAGGAATATAAAACAAGAATTCATACAAACTTTTTTTAAAGAATTAGGTTATGGATTCAGTTTGGGTGAAATTGACAAGGAACCAATTTTTTATGGTGAAAATGAATCAACATATAAAGAAATAGTTTATTTAGGCCCATCTAAAGTTGCAGTAATTGTTTGGGATAAAGATATATGGCAAGCAGATAACGAGTTTGGTGTAATTTATCATAATTTAAGTGATAATATTATTGATGAAATTTTTGACATCGTTACCGAACTTTATGATAATAATAGGTATATAAAAAAATAATTTAAAAAAAAAATATCATGGAAAAATTAGCGGATAAAATATTTGGAATGATTGATAAGAATAATGATATTTTACACATAGCCAAATTTTTTGGGGGTATTAATGAATTATTAAACATAACAAAAAAATATCCATATCTAAATGCAATAATACAAACCAAACTTGGAGGATATCTTTATTGTTCCGCCGCGGATGAGGTAGAGAATATGGTTCCTTTTGAATTACCATTTATAATGACTGAACTTGAAGATGCTGATATAGATGATGTTGAACATTATAATGCGAATGTTAATTTAATTATACCTGAATTGGATAAAGTTAAAGATATGCAGGTTCTATACTCTTGGCTTGAGGACTATCTTATGGATATGGGAGCAGAAGTTGGAAGTTTTAATGATGGTAACTTAAATAAAAAAATGATTTGGATTTATGTGACAGAAATAAATGGAGTTAAGCTCGATTCAATCGCACAAATGTCCGTTAGTGACCAAGAAGTATTATCAATAATACCCGATAATTATATAAAGGATTAAAATGGGATTAAAAAAAATTATAACTAGAATAATTAGAGAAAATATTAATATCTGTAATATTTTAAATGTTAATACTTCTGAAGAACTATTAGATTTATTAAATTCTATTGATATACACAAAGATGACGTTGAGAAGGTAGATAAGATTGTTGAAAAAATGAAAAAAGATATGAAAAATTTAAGTTCTAAATACGATATTTTAGACACATATCTTCATGACATACAAGACATTATATGTAAAAGAAAATATCCCGATTTTTAAATACATGATACTTAACGACAAAATAGTAAATAAAATTGTAAACTCAGATTATATTAAAGAAATATATCCGATGCTTGACCATATTGAAACAAAAATGGATTGGGATGGAGACGAAGAATTCCCATTCTATGATTTGGAATTAAATATGTATTTAAATGACCCTAAAATCAATGAAAATAATATGTATATGAAAGGGTTTGACCCACATTATTTAGTTGATAAACATTTGATGTTTATATTTAAAATGGCAGGTCTTGATAGACCATCGGCATACATACATCAAATTTATATTAAAGTAATAGCAAAAAATGGTGATTTGATATATCCTAGACGTTAATATAAAATATGGGGTTTTATTTTAGGATAAATTGATATCTCACTAAATTAATCTGTAATAATATTAAGTTGTGTTTTTTGAGCATACTGCTCATGTTTTTAAAAATAATATACGACTATATCTGATTGAACGTCAACTGCTCTATAATGAGTACCAGTTTTATCCTCAACCCACTTAGCGATTGACGAAATGGAATCTATATTTTTCAAAGAAAAGAAAGAAGCAATTTCTTCCATTAATTTCCTATCAATTGTACACCAATGACTCTTATTATTAAATTTAATCTGAGCATATTCATCTTTATTTGAATTAAGGAAATAACCGTTTATTCCATACTCCATATAAACAAAATCCTGATTGTCAAGATACTTAAATATTACATTTTCAATTCGAGATTCGGAGATTAGATATTTCATTGTATTAATAAATACTTAATACGAAAAATTCAACATCCCACTCTGAACCATATTCTTCCATATTCAAACCAAACATGGAATCAATTGTTCTCCAAATTTCTCTTTTTAAATCATGACCAATTAAGACTCCCTTATTTGGTTTAAAGTTGCCCTTTAATATTCCTTCGGGGTCAATTAGTATTTGAATGTTGGTTCTTTCAATACGTCTATCCTCTGATGCCAACCATACCCCAACCTTTTTGAATTTAACATCAACAACATCATTAAAAGTACTTTTAAGAAATCTTTCAATCGACGAATTGATTTTACTTTCAGTAATAAGATATTTCATATAGGATAAATATTTATAGTTATTAAACTTGTGTGTAAAATTAAGAACATAAAAATAAATATTTGATAATGAAAGATAATATAACATCAAATTATATTGAGTTAAATATATTAAACAAGATTTTGAATAAAAAATTATCAAATAAATTTGACTGGTTTAAAGGTATTGAATTAACACAAGTTGGGGTTAATAACAATCAAAATTATCTGTATATGAATGGTGATATCTATCTTGATGAAGATTGGGTAGGTAATCAGTGGAGAAAATATTATGATTATAAAGAATTACCTTTTTTTGGTGATAATAGTGATTATACATTTGGTGATTTGATAGGTTCAAGGGATGAATGGATTGATAAATTAAAAGAAATATTTATTTCAACATTTAATACCATACATGGAGGTAAACCTCCTAAATATTTATCATTTAGTTGGATTAATGTTCATCCTGTTGAAATAGACAAGGATGATTATAATTTTTTGGAAGAAAACTTTACTAAAATTTTAAAAGAAAATACAAATATTAACTCAAGAGTCAGAAGAAGAATTAATTTACTTGATGATGAGTTATTATATAGAATGAGTGCGATTTATAGACCTGATAATATATGTAGATATGTAAGTGGTGAAGAATTATTAGAAGTAATTATAGAGGCGGTAATTGATGCTATGTATTGGACTTATTTTAGTGATATGGATGATAATTCAGGAGAGTGGAATGAATCTTATTATTTTATGTATGATTATATGAAAGACAAATATGGTGAAAAAATAAAAGAATATTACCACATTAATTGCGGAAATTAAAATGACAGAAAAATTTAAAAATAAAATAAAAAATATCGTAAATGAGTTAGGGTACTACGAAGCCAAAAAAATTATTGGTGTCTCTTTTACTGAATTGGCTGAATTAATTGATGAAAGAATACCTTACGATTTTGCACATGAAATATTAATAGAGAATATTAATAATAAAAATATACCTACAGAATATAAAGAATTTAAAATTCATACTAGTTTTGATGGGGTTCTTTATTGGAGTACAAAAATAAAAACAGGACATTTTTTATCTAATATTATAGAACATATTCATTTAGTTGCAACTCCGTTTTGGGACGGAAACGAATATACTCCAGTCGAACTTGATTGGTATGCGCTGTATAATGACGATACAAATAAAAAAATTGTTGATTTTGGTAGTGACGGTAGTTTCTTTAGAAGAATTGAAGATAGAACGTCATTTAAAAATCTTGATGATTTATTCCAATGGTATAAAGAATTCTATTTACCTACAATATATAATATAACAATGAATGACTTCTTACCAAATATCCAACAAGTTGCCGACGATGAGTTAGATGAAAGATTCGGCCCAACTAATTTAGAGGAACAAATAAGAAGAATACTAAAAGAAGAAGTTAATAAAAAATTCTTGAAACCAAATGAAAAAACTGAAAAACTTATTTTAGATAGGTTAAATAATATTTTTTCAGATATGAATATATATCACGTTGAAAGTTATAAAACAAGACACGATTTTGAGTTTTGTAAAAATGGTAAGGAAATAATGAATTTAGTATTGTTTTTTGAAGAAACTAATGACCGAAGACCAACATCTGAAAGAACATTCATAGAGTCAACTTTATTTATACCCAAAGAGTTAGTTAACGATATGTTAACCTTTATGCCTATTAGAAAAAATTATCTTCATTACGTAATTGAAGAATGGTTCGAGGATAATTTTTTAAGTAAAATCTCAAATATGATGGGTAGAAATGATATATCTGTGGATGAATTATCATTTAGAGATAGTGTTGATGTATGTGTACCACCAATTACTGAAAAACCTGAAGATGTTACCCAAGAGGAGATGATTAAGGTTATTATGAATAATACACTATGGCGTAAAAAAGATTTAGTTGCGTTAGAAGAAAGAGAACCTGGGTCTATAGAACGGATGTATTTACAAAAACTTCGTAATATTGAAATGGATAGATTAAGAAGTAATAGATAATATGAACCTACAAGAACATATAAGAAAAGTATTAAGGGAAGAACTTAATGAAGTTAGAGTTCCAAGAAGTGAAAGAGTGGAAGTATATAAAGATGATAATATAATTGTTGTTGTTCCATTAACACATAGAGCATTACAAAAATATGCTCACCAATGCCAGTGGTGTATTAATGATGATATTCATGAGTGGGAAGATTACCATAAAGGTAAACATGCGGTAATAATTCAAAGAAACCCAAAGAAACTAAAAATAGGTATAACAGGAAATCCAACGGCATCGGAAATATTTTTATTAGCCAAATGGGATAACAATCAATCAAGTTTTGAGGATGTATGCCAGATGTTAGATTATGAATTTAGGAATGATAGAACAATGTCTGATTATTATGTAACGATTTCAAACGATATAAATAACTTCGCCACCAACATAGTCTATTATTCACCTGAAACAGGTATCTACGACCAAGAAGATAATTTCTTATGGAATTTTAATATAGAGATAAATGACATCCCGAATGTAAAACCTAAAGTCATTGAGATAATGGATGATTATTTAACTGAAGAAGAATGAACCTACAAGAACAAATATCAAGAATGCAATCAATGATGGAGGACAATAATACTAGAAGAACTGGTGTTGGGAGAACTATGGATACATTCACATTTGATGATTTATATGATGAACTTTTAGGGTCAACTTATTTTAAATTTCAAAACTATGATATTTGGTTTGGTGTTAATGGTGAAGAAATAACAGACGAATTAACCAATAAAATATTAGATTCACTTATACCTCAAGATAGTTACAGTTCATATGAGAAGTGGAAAAATTCAAAATGGTATAACATAACAGGATTCCCATTTTCAAGTAAAGATTGGTCAATGGTTAAGAATGGAGATGAACAATTCAAATGGCACTCCACAGGACATAAAAACATGGAAGAACGAATATTCAATTCGTATTTAGAAAAATATGGGCAATTCATAGTTGTTAATTTAACTGATAATTAATATGAACCTACAAGAAACAATAAGAAAAGTATTAAAGGAAGAAACCAAAAGAATTGATGATTTTTTGGACACAATAACAGATGTACACGAAATGTCCGATGAATTAAAAGAATTTGTTAAAAAATTTATTGAAGAATCTGATTGTAAAAGGATAGATTTCTCAAATTTTAAAATGCCTGTAATGGGAGTGGCGTTAGAAAGTGGGGTTTTAATTAATTCTGAAGTTATTGATTATGATTTAGAATTTTTGTTATTTTTAATATTTCATGAAATCGCTCACCAATATCAATTTAAAAAATACGGGGCTGATATTATGTATGATTGTTATATTGGTGACATAACAGAAATAAAAGCTGCTGAGTTTATGAAAAAAACGGAAGAAGTTGCTGATGAATTCGCGGCAAGGAAAATTAGAGAACTCCAAAAAATAGGTTTGATGGGAGAATATAATCCTCCACAAATGTACAAAAGTGTCCCAATACAAAAAATAACGAAGATGATTCGTAATTACAGAAATGATATGAAAATAAAAAATATCAATTCACCAATAAAGGTTAGTGAGTATTTTTATAATGCAGTTAAAAGTGAATTATAATATGAACCTACAAGAACAAATATCAAGAATGCAATCAATGATGGGATTAAACGAGGTATCAAACCCGTATTCAATCACTTGGTTAGAACCTACAAAGGAATATTTTACACAAGAGTTAGAAGAGTTACTTGGAAATCCAATGAGGTTCAGCAAAGATGAATTCTTTCACCCACAAAATTATGATTTAATGTATTCCATATTTCCACACACATTCAAAATAATTGCGGAACATGCAAAAGGAAGTGAAGTGGATAATGAACAAGAAATTAAAGACATTCTATTAGATAAAGAAATATCTGATTTAATGAATGATTGGGACGATTTTAAACTAGTTCTATTAAAAGATGAACAATCACAAATGGAAGGGTTTAATTTGTTTAATAAAGGAAGAATGGAAGAATGGGGAGATGAGAAAATAAACAGTACATTTTATATGGGAAGATTCTCAAAAGTGTTTCCAAGAATGTTTAAAGATACAACATCATCAGGATTAATTAAACAAATGAAAAATGATGATGGAGAAGTTAACCCGTACCACAAAGGCTATTTTGATAATATAGAAAATTTAAGAAACAAAAAACATAGAGAACTTCCAGCACCATTTGTAATGAAACTACCAACAGGTGGAAGAGAAGGGAATGAATATACGTTAATTGGTGGACATAAACGTTCAACAATCGCTAACCAACTAAACGTACCAATATCAGTTTGGTTTATAGAATTATCGTAGATGAACCTACAAAAGACAATAAGAAGAGTATTGAAAGAAACCCTTGAATCTAGATGGAATAAAGGTAATTACAACTACCAACACGGGTTCTGTCATTATTTCGCATATAACATAATTGATAAAATTAGAGAAAGATTCCCCAACAAGAAAGTTAATTACTATCTGTTGTTAGCGAACGAAGTTGATACCGAATTTAATAATGATGTTGTACAAGAATATCTAATCCATGCTTATATTCAAATAGATGATATGTTACTTGATTCAAATGGATTCACAACAGAAGATGCTGCTTGGGAAAGATTGGAAGAATGGGAAAGAGTTCAAAGACGAATGACACCTGATGAGTATGAGATTAATATATGGGATGAAGAAACAGATGAAATACCTGAATGGTTCTTCAATAATAGTTTTTGTAACACAGGAAGAGTTAAGAAAGATATGGAAGAATTCCTAAATAACCCAATAGTTCAAAGAATATTAAGAGACAAATGAATCTACAAGAACATATAAAGAAAGCACTAAGAGAAAATACTAGTGATAAATTTTTATCTACAATAAAGAAACATGGTTTATTTCATTTTCTTATGGTGAGTCAAATAAACCCCATGATTCTTGGAAAATATGTAAAATATGAAGAACTACCAAAAGAAATTATATATAGATTCTTGGATGATTTAGGTAATTCAAATAAGATAAGTGAATGGATAACAGATTATTATGATAGTCCATTATATTTTAAAAGAGGTCAAGATGGTAGGATATATGAAATACAAACCTTTGGATATAACGGTTCCGTAACAGGGGAGTTTTTTATAGATAAAACGTATATTAATAATTTTACATTGGATTATGATTTATTACCTGATTATACTTTAGATAAATTATTTGAAATGGCTTTACTCGGACCATTTTATCAATCAATTTATAAGGATAATGTTAAAGATTAATACGGGACTGATTAATCAATTAATTTAGGGATAATATTAACACTTACAAATTGCCAATTACGGTCAATAAAAGAGGGATACTTAAATAAATAATCAGACAAACAACCCCAAATCGGGTCTTCGAAATATTCAGAATAATCATATTTAAGGTCATAAATATTATGAATTATTTCCTCAGCGTCCGTAATTAATTTTGATTCACTACTATTAATCCCTTTAAATCTAAATTCATCAATAACAAGACTTATATCTAAATGAAAGGATTCAGAATCATCCCAGTACATATCAAAATCATTATCGACTACATACATACCTTTTATTTGATAATATCCTTTTATATTACTTATTGATTCTTTTAAATCGGTTTTATTTATACATTTCAAAAATTCATTTTCTAAAACATTTGGAATGTAAAATTGGTGTCTTTCAAAGTCATCAAATTTAACTAAGGATTCAATTTCTCGCATTGTTAAATTAGTACTTAGTAGTTTATCTAAAACAACTAATTCATCCGCAACTAAAGTAACCAAAGAGTTATAAGAGAATGGTAGATTCTTAGGGTTAGATATTTTTAAAGTTGGTACATAAAAATCGTAAGAACGTGTGGTTAGTCTATCAAACTCACCTGACATATATAATTTCAAACCGTTAACATCAATGTCTTTAATGTATTTAGGTAAAAATTTAATAAATCTATTTATATTATCTATTTTGGACATTTTTTATATATAAATATTAACCCGCACCACAATCGGAGTAAGGTTCACCAACAGTAATATCAAATTTATTTTCAACCCAACTGGCTACCAAATATAAACATTCATCCAAAGATATTGAAAAGAAATTTGAAATCTCTTCCAATAAAGAACAACTAATATAACAATCATTAGATTTACGATGAGTGGAAATAATTGCGTAAGATAAACGTTCCCTCCAATGAATCTCAGATGGCCAAAAAAGAATATCACCTTCATCCTCAAGATGAAAAAAGTTTTGCATATCAAGATACTTAAATACTAATCTATCAAACTGTGATTCGTCTATTAGGTATTTCATGATATATGAGCACTCCTTACTTCTGTAACTTTATATTCAGGGAATAAACTAACAAACACGTCTGCTAATAGGTATCTGGCATTAACCGACCAAAAAGGGTGAGGAAGCATCTCATCATATCTATCCAAAGACCTATCATAATATAATTCACCACTATGTTTATTAAATACCATTAATTTAACACCATCAGAATCGTATAATGTAATGTGAGAATCTCTTTCACTATATTCATCAATTAAGTTCTCAAAATGAGGAATAAGTTTATGTTTTAGTTTCTCATATATTTCAACATATTTAACATCTCTCCAAGTCCTTTCAAGCTCGGAAATAAGTTTAAGTTGTGATTCGGTGATAAGGTATTTCATATGATATAAATACAAACATAAGTCAAAATGGTCCCCTTAACAATTCCATAATATGTTTAACCATTTACCTTTAATATTTATATGTAATGGAACTATCAAGATTTCTTACAATAGTCATTCCCTGTAAGAACGAATCAAAAATTATTGATACGACTCTTTCTTTACTTAATTCCCAAAAAAATATTAATGGTGTTAAAGTTATTATTTCAGATTCTTCTGATGATGGAACGACATATAATCTTGAAACAAGAAACAGAGACCATTTTGATTTATTAATAATCCAAGGAGGACTTCCAGGTTATGCAAGAAACAAAGGGGCTGAAAGAGTTGAAACCCCATATGTTTTATTTATGGATGCCGATATCTTTATTCTTGACCCAGATTTATTAACTGAAGCGATTAAGTTAATGAGAAGAAATGAGTATGACTTACTAACAACAAAGGTAAGAACAACCAATGGGAAATATAACTACGTATTCAGGTTCTTTGATGTGGTACAAAAGTCAATTAAAGTATTCACACCATTCTGTCTTGGTGGGTTTATGTTATTTAAAACTGAGACATTTAATAGACTTGGTGGATTTGATGAAGAAGCAAAAGTTGCTGAAGATTACCTGTTATCAAAACAAGTATTCAGTGATAAGTTCAAGATAATAAATACAACGGTATTCACACCACCAAGAAGATTTGAGAATAAGGGACTATGGTATATGACAAAACTAATGGTTAAATCATTCTTCAATAGGAACAACAAGAAGTTCTTTTCAAAC